ATATAAATAAATAAACGAGTCGACTTTTTGTTACCTAAATTTCCGGTGAGCTAATTATGTAGGAATATTTAAAGTATTGAAATAATAGAATAGATTATTAGTACTTTTCTTAATTATTGAAATAATAATATAAATAAGCTCACCGGGGAAATATGTAGACTTTTTGTTACCTAAAGTTCCGGTGAGCTAATTATGTAGGAATATTTAAGTATTGAAAATAAATATAAATAAATAAGTCGACTTTTTTAACATAACTTTTTCTTAAAAAGTTATAATGGATTTTTATCTTATTAGTATTTTATTTTTTTAAAACTTTTTTTTTCAAAATAGTAAATAAAATAAAATCGTTATAATATTTTTTTAAAAGACAATAAGAATAAAATTGATTAAATAATTTTGATTTTTAAAAGCGGTCAAATATTGGATTTATTAGCTCTTTTACCGCAATTTAATGCTAAAAAGTTACTAATATGTTCTTAATATACGATGATTTGTGTTCAAATATTGAAATAAAATGTAAATATAATAATATAATTGATAAAATATTTATTTTAAAGTTTATTAATAAAATTAATGATTTATTTATTTGGTTATCAAGAAATAGATATTATAAAATTATTAAATCATCATCAATCTACAAAAGAGTTAATCCTAGTAATAGTAATCGTGCGATTCAATGGGCATCTAGAAACGGACATTTAGAAATTGTTAAATTATTGTTGAAAGATAAACGAGTTGATCCAGGTGATAATAATAATTATGCGATTAAGTGGGCATTTACTAATAAATATTATAAAGTTGTCAAATTATTATTAAAAGATGAACGAGTTGATCCAAATAATAATAATAAAAAATATAATAAATAAAATGGACATTATAAAATTGTAAAATTATTATTAAAAGATAAACGAATCTATCCAAATGATAATTATAATTGTGCAATTAAAGTTGCATCATTTAATGGACATTTTAAAATTGTTAAATTATTGTTAAAAGATGAACGAGTTGATCCAAATAATAATAATAATTTTGCAATCATAAAATCATTTGATAATGAATATTATAAAATTGTGAAATTATTATTGAAAGATAAAAGAATTGATAAAAATAATCAAATTGTAAAAAATATAATAAATAAAATGAAAAATATAAAATATTAAAATTGATTATTTTTTTCAATATTATAAAACATTTATAAATTATTTTTGCTGAAACTTTTTCTTAAAAAGTTTCTTTTTAAAAAGTTAATATGTTCTTAATATACGATGATTTATGTTCAAATATTGAAATAAAATATGAATATGATAATATAAATAATAAAATATTTATTTCAAAGTTCAATAATATAACATTTATTTCAAAATTTATTAATGATATTAATCATTTATTTATTTGGTTATCAAGATATGGATATTATAAAATTGTTAAAATATTATTGAAAAATAAACGAGTTGATCCAAGTACTAATCGTAATCATGCAATCCAAGTTGCATCATGTAATGGATATTATAAAATTGTTAAATTATTGTTAAAAGATAAACGAGTTGATCCAAGTGATGACAATAATTTAGCAATTCAATGGGTATCTGAAAATGGATATTATAAAATTGTAAAATTGTTATTAAAAGATAAACGAATCTATCCAAATGATAATTATAATTGTGCAATTAAAGTTGCATCATTTAATGGACATTTTAAAATTGTTAAATTATTGTTAAAAGATAAACGAGTTGATCCAAGTGATGATAATAATTTTGCGATTAAAGAATCTTTTAAATATAGATATTATAAAGTTGTTAAATTGTTATTAAAAGATAAAAGAATTGATAAAAATGATCAAACTATTAAAGATATAATAAATAAATTGAAAAATATATAATAAAATTGATTATTTATTTCAATATAAAATATAATATTTTTGATATAATAAATAAATTTTTATATAGTTAGTATTTTATTTTTTTAAAACTTTTTTTCAAAATAGTGAATAAAATAAAATCGTTATAGAATTTTTTTAAAGTTGATATAAATAAAGTTGATTAAATTATTTTGATTTTTAAAATAGGTTTAATTCGGCTAAAGAAGTTGAATTAGTTGATAAAAGGTTTGTTTTTAATTGTTTTTGTTGTAACTTTTTCTTAAAAAGTTACTTCTATGTTCTTAATATATGATGATTTATGTTCAAATATTGAAATAAAATATAAATATGGTGATATATTTGATGAAACATTTATTTCAAAATTTATTAATAAAATGTTTATTTCAAAATTTATTAATAATAAAAATTATCTATTTATTCGGTTATCCAGATATGGGTATGATAAAATTGTAAAATTATTATTGAAACATAAACAGGTCGATCCAAGTTATAATTATAATCATGCAATTAAATGTGCTACTTCATTCGGTCATTATAATATTGTTAAATTATTATTGAAAGATAAACGAGTTGATCCAAGTGATCGTGATAATTCTGCAATTAGATGGGCATCTGAAAAAGGTCATTTAGAAGTTGTAAAATTATTATTAAAAGATAAAAGAGTTGATCCGAGTGATGAAAATAATTATGCAATTAGATGGGCTGCTAGTCGTGGATATTTTAAAATTGTTAAAATATTGTTAAAGGATGAACGAGTTGATCCAAGTGATGAAAATAATTATGCAATTAGATGGGCTGCTAGTCGTGGATATTTTAAAATTATTAAAATATTGTTAAAGGATGAACGAGTTGATCCAAGTGATCAAAATAATGATGCAATTCAATGGGCATCTAATAATGGATATTATAAAATTGTTAAATTATTATTGAAAGATAAAAGAGTCAATCCAAGTGTTCATAATAATTTTGTAATTAAAACGGCATCTGAAAACGGATGTTATAAAGTTGTTAAATTATTATTAAAAGATAAAAGAATCGATAAAAATGATCAAATTATAAAAGATATAATAAATAAAATGAAAAATATTTAATAATAAAGTTGATTATTTTTTTTCAATATAATAAAAACTTTTCTTAAAACATTTTTTGCTGAAACTTTTTTCTAAAAAGTTTCTATGTTCTTAATATATGATGATTTATGTTCAAATATTGAAATAAAATGTAAATATGATAATATAATTGATAAAATATTTATTTCAAAGTTTATCAATAAAATATTTATTTCAAAATTTATCAATAATATTAATGATTTATTTATTTGGTTATCAAGAAATGGATATTATAAAATTATTAAAATATTGTTAAAGGATGAACGAGTTGATCCAAGTTATGATGATAATTCTGCAATTAGATGGGCATCTTATTATGGACATTATAGAGTTGTCAAATTGTTGTTGAAAGATAAACGAGTTGATCCAAGTTATGATGATAATTTTGCAATTAAATGGGCATCTAGATTTGGATATTATAAAATTGTTAAATTATTATTAAAAGATAAAAGAGTCAATCCAAGTGATTGTGATAATGATGCAATTAGATTGGCATCTAAATTTGGATATTTTAAAATTATTAAAATATTGTTAAAGGATGAACGAGTTGATCCAAGTGATCAAAATAATGATGCAATTAAATGGGCATCTAATAATGGATATTATAAAATTGTTAAATTATTATTAAAAGATAAACGAGTCGATCCAAGTGATAAAAATAATCATATAATTCAATATGCATCTGAAAATGGATATTATAAAATTGTTAAATTATTATTAAAAGATAAAAGAATTGATAAAAGTAATTCTTTAATAAAGAATATAATAAATAAATTAAAAAAAATAAAAATATATTATTAACTTTTGTTGAAAAAATAAAAACATATCAATAACTTTTGTTGAAAAAATAAAAACATATCAACAACTTTTTGTTGAAACTTTTTTCTAAAAAGTTTCTTTAAGATATATTTTATAATTTATTATTATATTTTTTGCAGATGGAAATTTCTTTAATAATTCAGTAATATCAAGATTTTCATCTTTATGAATTAATATATAATTTAAATAATGAGTTGAATATGTCCAATACACATTTGTTACATTATGATAAATATTATTATCTAAATTATTATCATAAATATATAAATTTTTTGCATAAATATATATATTTCTACATGTTTTTTGTCTACCAACATAAGTGTTTATTGATATTAAATTTTTACAATCAACATCCTCTGTATAATCATATTTAAAATATGAATTAAATAAGATAATATCATTTATTTTTTTATTTTTAAAATTTCTTACAAAATTATCATAAAACATTTTAGGAATAATTAATTTAGATTTTATAATTATATTATATTTAAATCTATTTGTATAATCATATAATAAAAATATATTTGAATAATCATTATCAGATTTTAAAATATTTTTTTCAAGTTTTAATTTAAATTTTTCAATCTTTGAAGATAATAAGTTAGATTTTTTAAAATAATCATAGATAGTTTTATTTACGCAAATCCAATTTATTAGATTAGTTGAATTCAAATATTTGATTATTTTTTTATGTATTTTAGAATTTATATACATTTTGAAAAATTAAAAAAATAAATCAATTTTATTTTTATAAATATTTTTCACGATATAACTTTCGTGTAAATTGCAATTCTTTATATAGATTTGTAATAAAACTTTCATAATGTACTTTATATTTAATTTTACCTAATATTGATATAGTTTTCATTTCATTTGGATAAATGTAAGGATATTCTTTTTTAAAATCATTATTTAAATAATTATCTTCAAAATGTTTAAAATTTTTAATTGTTGCTCCTTTTAATAACCATCTAGGTTCATGTATTTCTGCATATTTATCATCCATTATCCGTAATTTATTATTGATTTTAATAAAATTTGCAATAATAGCTCCCAATTGAAAAACATCGATAGTACTTATGACATTTTTTGCATGTTTATCTATAAATTTATTCATTTTTCCAAATTTATATCTAACTTTCTTTTTTATCAAAGCTGCACCAATCCATTGAACCCAATTCATATAATAAATATATTTTTTTGTTCCAATCATATCATTATCTGCCCAATTGTCATAATTGGAAAATGTTTTTTCATAATTAATATTATTTTCATAAATTAATTTTCCTTTTTTATTTTCAGAAACAAATTCTAAATTATTTAATGTTTTAATATCAAAACCATTTGCATAAGTTCTAATTAATTCAAGATATCCCCATAATTGAAGAATATCAAAACATAACATATAATATGATTGTCTTGATATATTTGGTAAACATTTAAATAATTTTTTATGATAATTAATATAAAATTTAAATCTATTATTTTTTCCTACTAAAGCTCTTGCATGATAATATCTTTTTAAAATTTTGATAGAATTAGTATCAGAAATTGTATTTTCAAATATTTCTAATTGAAATAAATTGAAATTAGTATCATCTGAGTCATCATAGAAAACCATTGATAATCTTAATTCATCAAAGTTTAAATTAAATTTTTCATGTATTCTATTTATAATATCAATTAATAATATTATATCAGCTTTATTTGGCGATGATTTAATTCTTGATAATATTTTTGATGAATTATCGTAACCTAAAAAATCAATTTCAAAATTATCAAAATTATATAAAATTTTATTGTTACAGTCTAGATATTTGTCATACTTAAATTTCAAATTATCCATTATGTCATATATTTCAATATAATAACATAAAATTTTTAAAATACATTTATTTTCTTTGAAAATTAAAGTTTCATTTAACAGTTCTCTGTTATTTGAAACATCTATTTTAAAATCTTTTATACACAACTTAATAATTTTATCAATGATATAATTACTCGCCTTCTTTCCAGAAAAAGTAATGTTTTTCGGAATATCATGGATCATTGAAGAAGACATAGCGTTGCTTATTAACAATTAAAAATCAATTTTATTATGAAAAATAAATAACATAATTAACAATCTTCTATCCAAAAATCATCATTTATCATTTATCAACTTTTTACTGAAACTTTTTTCTAAAAAGTTTCTAAGTAACTTTAATATTTTTTATATAATTCCATGGTTTTTTATTCCAATTTTTTAAATAGTATTTACGATATAAACTTATATTAATTCCAGAACAATCATCTATAAATATTTTTTCTTGTAATTCATTTTGTCTTTTAATCATATAGTTGAAAATATATTTAGTTAATTTTTGTTCTTTTGGAATTAATGAATGTAATAAAATATATTTCATTAATAAAATGTAACTACCATTTTTATTTACTTGAGGATAACAATATCCTTTTCCATTATAGATTTTTGCTAAAATAACATTATTTTTATATACAATCAAATAATTATTATTAAATTCAGGATCACTATGTACAAGTTTATATTTTAATTTTTTATTCAATTTTATAATTTTAATAGCAGAATATATATCATTTACAATAAATTCATCATAATCAAATAATCTTATACCAATTGCTAAACTTCCTAATTTAACAAGGATTATTTTTGAAAATAATTTATATATTTTTGGTTTATATTTAACTGTTTTTAATTTTCTAGGTAATTTTATAGATTTTAAATATAGTGGTTGTATTATTTCTAATAATTTCAATATATCTTCTAAATTATCACTTAAGTTATATATTTCTGGAAAACATAATTTATGATAAATATTATGTAATATAATATTTAATCCAACAAAATAACTATCTTGTTTTGTATTATATATTTTATCAAAATCATAAAATAGATTTATAATTTCAAATTTGATATTAGTTTCACCAAATCGTATATTAATTGTATTTTCATTTATTCTTTTTGAAAAAATCCTCATATTTTTATTCCCAGTTTGTAATTTTTTATATAAAAAATCAATAAAATCTTTGGTAAATTTAATAGAATTTTTACTATAAATAGAAATATTAGTTATATTTATTTTTTGATTAAAATTATTAATAGAATTAAATATTATTTTTTCATTTGTTAATTCTAAAAATTCTAAAAATAATTGATTTAATATTTGATTAAATTGAGAATAATAATTTTCTTTATACACTTCTATAAAAGTTATTAATTTATTCATATATATAATGGATAAAAATAATTATAATAGACACGGAGTTAGATTTAAACAACGAAAAAATAAACCTGTTAATGAATATGGGAAAAATGTTGCTGCATCAAATAAAAATGAATTAAATCATGTTACATTTAAAAATGGTATATCATTTAATCAAATTGATAAAGAAACTATAGATTATTTATTATCAGTTATTCCGTCTTCAAGTAAAAACATTGAAAAAGATTTTGATGATGAAGTTGATAATACAATGGAATTATTTGATGAATTGAGTAGAAAAATATATAAACATGATAAACATTTAAATTATTTAAATTTAGCTGATAAAAAAATAAATAAAATAGAAAATACACAACTTGAAATATTAGATCAATTACAATTAATAACTAAACAAGATAAAAATGTTAAAACTATTGATAAAAAAATATTTAATAATAAAAAGATTTGCGATGACAATATCAAAACTATTGATAAAAAATTGAATAAATTATCTAAAAAAATAGATGATAAATTTGTATCTTTTGATGATAATTTATATTATAGTAAAGCATTATCAGAAGAAGTAAGTAAAAAATTAGATTTATTAATAGTTTCTGTAAATAAAACTAAGTCTGAATTGAAAGAAATAAGACAGAGGCAACAAATATTTAAAGTAAATATAACTGAAACAAAAAATCAAAATCAAAAAATATTAAATAACATTGAAAAAAATAATACAAATATTAAAAAAATTAATAATGATTTAGATGATTTTAGTACATTTGCAAAAAATGTTAATACATTTATAACTGAGTCCAAGAAGAATTGAGATATTTAACTTCAACATAAATATCCGAAATAAGTGTTGGAACATTATTAAATAAATTTTTTAATCTTTTTTCAAAATTAGTTAATTTATTTTTTATATTTTTTATTTTATTATCATCAGAATATGTTAATTTTTGTACATGTTGCATTTGCATACATAATTCAATAGATGTAAATAGTGAATTTATATCTAAGTTACAACACGGTATATATAAATATCTATTATGTTCTAAGGTTATTTTTGGTCGACCAACAATATTTGAAGTCAAACTAGCAAATATTCCAAAATTACTATTAGTATATTCCATATCATTGATAAATTTATCTACTTCTTTAGAACTAACTGTAGTTTTATATTTTTTTAATTCAATTAATATAGTAAATCCATTTTTTTCATTTTTAATTTGAATATCACCAGAATGTTGTAGTTTACTAGTATTAATAACGGAGTATTGAGGAAAATATTCTCTTAATTTTTTTTCAATATTATTTTCCGCAAATGCTCCTTTAGTTGAAGAAGATGCATTAATACCAATTAATTTATTACTTTGTTCTTCAAATTTAGAACTTATATCAGATAATTTTTCTAATTTTTCATCAAAGTTTTTATTTTGTTGTTTATAAAAATTATTTGTATCTTCACTAGATTTATTTACGAATTGCAATTTACACATTTCAACAACATTTTTTCCTATTAAGGCATATTGTTCACTATTCATAATTATATAATAACATAATTTCCCTTTAGTTACTTTTTAGGAAAAAGTAACATCAAAAAAATAATAATTTATATATTAATATATTGTTTTTATTATTATATTTTCTTAAAATAATTTTTCATTATTATATTTTCTTAAATTATCTTTTAATGTTATATTTTCTTAAATTATCTTTTTGCTATCACTTTTTCCTAAAAAGTGATGATGCTGAATACACATGCTAAAATAACAATAGTATTCTTTCCTTTAAGTATAATTTTTCTAGTATATCCAATTAATTTATGATCAACTTTGAAATTTAATAAAGGTGATATATTATCTTTTGCTATTTCATCGCCACCATATTGAGTATAATATGTGTCATTTATTGGTTGATAAATAGCACGTTCGCCGGTAAACGTTTTTATAAAACATTTTATTATTCTTTCTGGAATTGTATCTTTAATATTTTCAATAGCATACATTTTTATAACTTCATCTTTCTCTTGTTGTATTGAATTAATATTAATTATCAATTTATCAATATCTCTTTTTAAATTTTTAAATATTGGATATATAAAGTCGTTTTTATCACACCATTGTTTTAATCTTTTATTATATAATTTTTTTTTAATATTTTTTTGTTTTTGTTGAAAATTAGTAAGAAAATATAAATAAATCATATAAAATGCAACAGGATCTCCCCATATGTTTATATATTTTTTATATGATGTGTTTATTGTGAATAGTTTTTGTGGACTTCTATTATATGTCATTAATACAACTATTGGAATAATATATCGTTGAACATTATATAAAAAGCCATATATTATTAAAATTGCAAAATCTATTTCAATTCCTAACTGGGCAACATATTTACCCAATATAGTGATATTATCACCACTTATTAATCCATGATCATATAAGTTTTTCCAATATCCGGCAGATATTTTTGTTGGAATTCTATCGATCATACTTTTGATAAATATTCTTGATAATTTAACAGATTCTGTATAAAATACTAGTTTTAAAAACATAGATCTGAGATCACTTCTATAAATTTCTGGAGATTCATAATCTCGCATTTTGTTATAAAGATCTTTTGAATATAAATGATAACAAACACCACTTCTAACTCTTCCGCTTCGTCCACATCGTTGAATACTATTGGATTTATATATGTATCCAGTTTTAACTACAATTTCTCCAGTAAATTGATTTAAAGTTACAATATTACTTTTTCCCGATTCAATTACATAAACAATTCCTGGAATAGTTATTCCGGTTTCGGCTACGGTTGTTGCGAAAATTAATTTTCTTTGTTTATTTGGATTTACCAACAATGTTTCATCTTTTTCATTAACTCCTCTATATAAACCACCTATTATTATATTTGGATATTTTGTAGAAAAATGATCAATATTCATCATTAATTTGGAAATAGTTGGAACAAAAACTAAAATATCACCATCAGTTGATTCGGTGATAATTTTATCAATTATTTTTTCTATATCAGGTTTTTCATCAATAAATATATGTTCTATTGGTTTAGATCTACCTTCTATAAATAAATGTCCAATATCGGTTATGTTTTCAAAGTATTTAATGAACTTTTCACTATCAATAGTTGCACTTAACAAAATAAATTTGACTTTAGGTTGTTGATTGATTTTCTTATAATATTCAAAATACTTTTTAATTAACATTAATAATATATCCATATTAATATTTCTTTCATGTACTTCGTCAATTATAACAATATCGTATTTTTCAATATTTTCAATTAATTGTAATACTAAAATGGCATCAGTAACAAGTGTTATCTTGGATTTTTTAACATTAAGGTTTGAACCTTTACCATGTTTATATCCAACATAAGTTCCAAGCTCCACATCCAATTGCGCTGATAAAAATTTTGATAAAGTTATCGTTGTGAGTACTCTAGGTTGGCTCATAACAATTTTCTTTTTAAATTTATACATCTTTGCAATAGTAATCGGTACCGTAGCACTTTTTCCTGCTCCTGTCGACATTTCCAATATACTTATATAATTTTCTTTTATTGTTTTTTCAATCTTCTTTTTCTCAAGTTTACCATTTGCGGGAAGCTTTGATAAGATTTTTTTCAGTTCATAATAATCTTCACCATATTTTTTATGATTCAAAGGATTCATATCTATATATATACATATCATTTAAATATGATATTTTACAAATAGTAAATTTATTTATATAACACAGTGTAGTTTTATAAGTCATATTGCTATATAAAAATTCTATATATTCGTAATCTATATTATTATTATTATTATTGTCATTCATTATGAACTGATTATATAATACATTTAAATCAATTTTATTGTGAGGATGTCTTACTTTAATAAAATTGAATAAATAAATAAATAAATAATTAATATATAAAAATGTTCGAGATAACACATATTTTTAATAATGGTTATTATATAAATGATTTTTATCAAACATTATATCGAATTAAAGTTGATAAAATATTAATAAATGAAAATTATAATATAAATAATAAAAATATTTATAAAATATTTCAATTAGCAGCTGAAAATGGATATTTAAAAATTGTTAAATTATTATTAAAAGATAAAAGAGTTGATCCAAGTAATAATCGCAATTATGTAATTCAATTAGCATCAAAACATAATCATATAAAAATTATTAAATTATTATTAAAAGATAAAAGAGTTGATTCAGGTGATGATAATAATTTAGCAATTAGATGGGCATCTGAAGAAGGACATTATAAAATTGTTAAATTATTATTAAAAGATAAAAAAGTCGATCCAAGTGATAATAATAATGAAACAATTCAAACAGCATCTGAATATGGTCATTTAAAAATTGTAAAATTATTATTAAAAGACAAGAGAGTTGATCCAGGTGATGATTATAATTTAGCAATTCGATGGGCATCTAAAAGTGGATATTTAGAAGTTGTTAAATTATTAATGGAAGATAAGAGAGTTGATCCTAGTGACTGTAATAATAATTCAATTATATGGGCATCTGAAAAAGGTCATTTGAAAATTGTTAAATTATTATTAAAAGATAAACGTGTTGATCCAAGTGATTATAATAATTATGCAATTATAAAAGCAGTTAAAAATGGTCATTTAAAAATTGTTAAATTATTATTAAAAGATAAACGTGTTGATCCAAGTGATTATAATAATTATGCAATTATAAAAGCAGTTAAAAATGGTCATTTAAAAATTGTAGAATTATTATTACAAGATAAACGAATTAATTTAAATAATGTTATTAAATATACAATTGAAAATAAATATACAAAAATTACTCAATTATTATTGAAATATAAAAATAAATAAGTAAATTAATACTTATTATTTTTTTTTAAATTACTCAAAACAATCTCACAACCCAAGATTATAAGAAGGCAAGCAGCTTTAGCTGCGCAGCGGTCTTACTACTAATGTACTATTTTTCTTTGGATTTATATAAAAATAACTTTTTCCATAAATAGTTTTGATAAATACACTTTTTACATGTTTATCCTTTTCTAAACTAAATTGCATAGTATTACTTATGTCACTACCTAATCCAGTGCCACCATATATATTTTCTTTTGTTAATATTGAATCATCAGATAATATAAGTTTTACTCTAGCATTTGTAAATGATTTATTATCAGGAACAACAATATTAAGATAATTATTATTATCAATATTAGTATCAGAAAATATTTTCATTGGCCCAACCATATTTACCCAAACAATTTCATTTAGACCATTATTATTTAAATCAACTAATAAAATATTATCACCAAATCCAAAATTTGGAAATGATTTAACTTTTTTATACTTTAAAGGATCTGTTCCTTCAACATATAAAACTGGATTAATTTGAGGAAAAATACTATGAAATGGATTAAGTATATAATTTGCTGAAAAAGCTATATCATTTTGTTCATCTAGATTTATATCTTGCATAACTGGTCCCCATCCAAATGTTTTATCTTTAATTCGTAATTTTATAAATTTAAAATCACCATTATTTAATAATAATAAATGATCATGTATAATCGGTTGATTCTTTTTACTATTTCCTTTTGTTATATTTTTATTTATATTATTACCAACATTCGTTGAAAAAACATCCATTTTATCATCATTATTTATATCTCCTACACTTAGTCCCATCCAAAATCCAAAACCACTATTGAATTTAGTTTTTTCAAATTTACCAAAATTATTTTTCCATATTTCAATTTGCCCAACATCTTGTGTAACTACTAGATCCGGCCAACTATTATGATTTACATCAGTAAAAGTATTATCAGATCTACCAATTTTGGATTTAGTTTTATCTTCTTTAAAATTTCCATTATTATTTTTCAATAATACATTTGCTTTTGAATGATTTAAATTATTGAATACAAAATCTTTATATTCATCAGAACGTATAAAATTTGAAACGAATATATCTAAATTTCCATCTTTATTATAATCACTTACAGCTAAAGCTACAGGAATTGCATGTTGTTGTTCTTCAAAGATTTTTTTACTTTTAAATTTACCTTCTTTATATTGAGTGTATAAAGTTACACCATCATCTCGAGCAACTATTAAATCAGACATTCCATTGTTATTTAAGTCAACAGATACGCCACCATAAGTTGCTGGTAAGAAATTTCTCCATTTACTCTTTTTCTTTTTAATTATTCCTGTTGTTGAAATTATATCAATCATTCGTTTATTATTGTATTTTAATAATTTATCTGGTTCATCTTTGTTTCCACCAACAAAAATATATTCTATTTTTCCAATTTTTATTGGTACACCAGCTATGAATGGAAATGTATATTTTTTACCCTTATAATCAACTTTTCGTTTTGGAACTTTTATTTCTTCTGGTTTAACTGATAATATCGATATAATTCTATCTTTACCACTCTCATATAATTGTGGACCAATATTATAATAATAAGAAATTATAATAAATAAAGATGAAATTATTATTATTATCAATATAATAATAAAAAATAAATAATTGTTAATCATTATATATAAATAAATAAAATTGATTTTTTTGTTGTTTTTTTAAAAAGTTATTGAATGTTTTTATTATATAATGATTTATGTTTAAATTTTGAAATAAAAAATAAAATGTGTATAATATATAATAAATATTATGAAAATTATAATGAAAATATGGATATAAAAAATAAAATATATTTAATTAAATATATCAATAAAATTGAACATATAGATCAAATTAATAAATTATTTATATTATTATTAGTACAAGGATATCATTCAATTTTCAAATTATTATTTATAAGCGGATATGTTAATCCAAATGTTGATGACAATTATGCCATTAAAATGGCACTTTCTCAAGGTTGGTATAAAATTGTAAAACTATTATTAAAAGATAAACGAACTATTTTAAATAACGATTTCAATTATACGATAAATTGGGTAATCAGAGCAGGATATTATAAAATTGCTAGATTATTATTAAAAGATGGACGACTCGATCCTAGTCGAAATAATAATGCAGCAATTAAAAAAGCATATATGAGAGGACATCATAAAATTGTTAAATTATTATTAAAAGATGACCGTGTTAAGTATTTTTGAAATATTATTTTTTTTCTATAACTTTAACTACAATTTTTAATGTAACTTTTTCTTACATTTTTTACTGTATCTATATAATATTTTTGCCGTATTTATATGTAATATATAGTTACTGTATAATACCTTTTTGCCGTATCTATATATAATATATAGTTGCAATAAAATTGATTTATTTTTTCAATTATTAAAATAATGTTTGAATTATATAATGATTTACTTTTTAATATAAATTTTAATGATATAGAATATTTTTTAAAAAAAATATTAAATAAAACATATATATTGAAATTTATTGAAAATAAAAAACAAGCATTATTAATTTCATGTAAAAAAAATTATTTATCAATTACCAAAAAATTGTTAAAAAATCCAAAAGTTTTTTTAAATATTGAAAATAATATATTACAAAGTTCAATAAATTCAGGAAATTATAAAATTATTAAATTATTAATAAAATATAAATATCATTGTAAAAATATTCAATTTAATTATCATATGTGTTATCATATAAATAAAGATGGTATCGAAGAAAGGAGATATGGAATTTCTCTTTTTGATGTAATGATAAATGGGTATTTTAAAATATTTAAATTATTAAAAAATAAATTTAATATTGATGTTAATAATATAAATAATACTGACAATATTGACGATATTGATATTATTATGATTTATGAATTTATTTCACATAGTAAATTAGTTAAATATATGTTTAAATGTGGTTACAAAAATCATTTTTGTCATCATGATATTGATGGTTTATTATGTTATACAATTAAAATTAATGAATTGGCAACTACTAAAATATTAATTAAAAATTGTCCTCAATTAATTACTTTTAGGAATAATATTGCATTATTTGAAGCCGTTTATAGAGGATATTATAAAATAGTTAAATTGATGTTAAAATATAATAAATCAATTGATTTGACTAAAAATAAAATAATACAAACTTCTGTAAATTGTCGACATAAAAAAATAACTAAAATATTAAAAAAATATAAAAAAGAATACAATTATTAATTATTATCTTCTTACAATAACTTTTGCAAAATTTAATATATAACTTTTTGCCGTAACTTTTTCCCAAAAAGTTTCTTTCTAAAAAGTTGCAATAAAATTGATTTATTTTTTCAATTATCAAAACAATGTTTGAATTATATAATGATTTAGTCAATAATGTTAAAATTAATAAAAAATATTATTCAAAAAAGATATTGTATAGATTATATATATTGAAATTCATTGAAAATAAAAAAAAAGCATTATCAATATCATGTAGAAAAGAATATTTACCAATTGTTAAAATATTATTAAAATATCCAAAAGTTTATCTAAATGTTAAAAATGATGTTATACAAGAATCGATAAATCTAGGTAATCATAAAATTGTTAAATTATTAATGAAATATAAATATCATCATAAAAAAATTGATATTACCTATCGTGATAAATACAGCTATACAAATGTTAATATTGAAAATGCACTCAAATATGGTCATTATGGTATATTAAAAATATTTATAAAATATATTAATATCAATCATATTAAAAATATTTATGATTTTATTAGATATCCTAAAATAATTAAATATTTAATTAAAAAAGGTTATAATATATTTAATAATTTACCTGATTATAAGAATCCATTAATTTATTCAATTGAACATAAAGAATTAGAAACTGCTAAAATTATGATAAAACGATTTCCTGAATTAATTAATCATTATGATAATATTACATTATTTGAAGCCGTTTTTAGAGGATATTATAAAATAGTTAAATTAATGTTAAAATATAATAAATCAATAGATTTAAATAATAACAATACAATAGAAATTTCTATAAATTGTCGACATAAAAGAATAACTAAAATATTGAAAAAATATAAGAAAGAATATAATTATCAATTATAATTTATTTTTTTCTATTATATATGGGGGGTTTATGATTCATCTTGTATAATATGTGCAAATTGTTTATTAGATAAATATTATGATGAAAAATTACATATAGAAAAAAAATTAAATAAATGGTTAACACAAGTATATATAATCACTAATGATAAGAAAAAAATATCTATTAAGAACTATTATGATGATGGACAAGGTGAATATACTAAAAATAAATTAATATATAATGTTACACCATATAATTGGTTTTTAACAGATAATTTTGGATTTATATGTCATAAAAATTGTTATAAGTTAATATGTAAAAAATTAAATTATAAATTAAAATTTATAGATATTTGTAATCTTTCAATTGAAGATAGATTAATTAAACCAATTAAAAATTATGGAAAAATAATTAAATATGAACCAGATGCTCAAAGTTATTATTATAATTATAAAATGATAAAAAATGATCCATGGTTATTAAAAGATCCATTAATTAATATTGAAAATCAAAAAAGAATCTTGAAAATGTGGAAACCATTGATTAAAAAAATTAAAAAGAAAATATATAAACCATATCCATGTATTTCTGCAAGTAAATTTGGTCAAGGTATTAAAAAATTTGGATATGATGGCAATTTATGGAAAGTTAAATTATCAAAAAATAAACAAAAACAATGGATTAAAATATAATTATTATTATTTTCTTACAATAACTCTTAATAAAACTTTTTGCCTTAACTTTTTCCTAAAAAGTTACTTTCTAAAAAGTTACAATAAAATTGATTTATTTTTTTCAATTATTATAATATCAATATATTAATGTTTGAATTATACAATGATCTACTTATTGACATTGAATATAATAAAAAATATTATTCAAAAGATGTATTACATAATATTTATTTATTAAAATTCATAAAAAATAAAAAAGAAGCTCTGTTTTTATCATGTAAATATAATTATTTATCAATTACTAAAATATTATTACAAGAACCAACGGTCCATTTAAATATTGAAAATAAAATATTACAAAAATCAATAGATAATGGACATTATAAAATTGTTAAATTATTATTAAAATATAAATATTATCATAATAATAATAACGATATTGTAATTGATTATTGTTGTTATAGTCTTATGATGGACAAATATAGTTATCATAATATAGGAATTCATATTTGTAACGCAGTTATTAATGGTAATTTAAAAATATTAAAATTATTTATAAATCATATTAAATTTAAATATATTAATCCTTATGATTTTATAAAACATCCTAAAATAATAAAATATTTTATAAAAAAAGGATATGATTTTAAAAATTGTGATTCTGCTCTGATAAATTCAATTAAGAAACAATACTTAAGGACTGCAAAAATATTGATAAAAAACTATCCAAATATGATTAAAAATAGAAATAATTATGCATTACAATTAGTATGTAGAAATGGAAATTTTAAACTATTGAAATTAATGTTAAAAGTTAATCCATCTATTAAATTTCATAAAAATGTAGCATTACGTTTTGCAATAACATATAATCAATATAAAATAGCTAAATTTTTATTAAAATATAATAAGATTGACAATATTTTGAAATATTATAATTTAATAGATTCATTGAAAGATAATATTAATATAAAAACAAAATTTTATAAATTATTATTTAAATATAAACATAAAATAATTATTAATAAATTAATTAAAATTATAATAAATAAAAATTTTAATACTCACAATTTAATATATATACGAATATTACTTATAAATGAAGAAAATATTGAAAAAATATTAAGTAATATCCCAAATAGTTTAATTAATAATTTATTAAACTATTGTTTATTACATAAAATGAAAAATATATTATTATTGATATTAAAACATATTGATAAAAAAGTTTATAAAAATAATCATTATATTGTTAAAATGTCATGTGAATGTGGTTATTTAGAAATTATTGAATTATTATTAAAAAATGAATATATCGATCCATGTGTTGATAATAATTATACATTAAATATAGCATTTGAAAATGAATATTATCAAATTGTTATATTATTATTAAATGATAAACGTATTTTAAATAATAAAAATCATGATTCATATTTTAAAAAAATAATAGATAATAAATTAGAAGTTACTCTTAATTTATTGAAGTTTATTAAAATTTTAAAACTAATTGATCAATAATTTAAACATTTTTCACATTCGGCTGGAGTTTTCATTCCATCAGAAATACATTGACCATATGAATTATAATGAGAACAATTTTTACATTTGTAATAATTATTATATTTTTTCATACAATTGTCAAATGTTGTTTTTCCTGGACATGGATTTTTATTTACTAACATTAATTTTTTATTTACTATATCTCGTCGTACATAAGTTGGTGGTTTTCTAGCCGGGAGCTTTTGTGATTTAGGATTGGTAAAATTTGAAATGAATAATGTTCTTATATTCAATAAAGAAGCTATGAAAAATAAAATAATTATTATTATTATTATTATTGATAATTTATTCATTTTATATAATACAATAAAATTGATTTATTTGTTATAATATATAAAATGAATAAAAATTCAAAGATATATAAAAATATACATAAATTAATTAAAGACAGAAATTACACAATTATTTCTGAAAACAAATTGAAAAATAATGATATAATATTTACTATAAAAAATAATATTTCAATATACATTATTGATATAAATAACAAAGATATCAATTTAAATGAATTGCGTAGGATTTCTAAATTAAAATATACTAATGATATTAAAACACTCATTATTATAGCTAATAAAGTAAAAATAAATATAACACTAATGAAATATATTAATACATTGGATTTTATTTTACAATTATTAGATTTCGATTTAATTCAACGCGATCCAATTACTCATATTTTAGTACCAAAACATGAATTGTTATCAAAACAACAAAAAGATACACTTTTAAATAAATCAAACATTAAATTGAAAGATATCCCTAAAATATACATTAATGATCCAATTGCTAAATGGTATGGAGGTAATATTGGAGATATATTTAAAATAACAAGAATTGTATCATCTTATATGAATATATCAACAATGAATGAAATTACATATAGAGTTGTAATTAATCCTATATTAATTAATGATGGACTTATTTAATCTGCTTCACTGTATATTTTATAATAATTATGTAATATTCCATCTTTATCATAATAACGTAATATATTTTTTATTGTTGAAACTTGTAAATAATTAATATCTTCAGATTGTTTTGATCGTTCAATTATCATTGGTATATTATTTTTTTCTGCTATTTTTGCTACTTCAATCAATACATCTGGATTTCCACCATATTTTTTATTACCAATCAATCCAATAAATAAATCTGCATGTCTATCTTGAGTATATGACAAAGAATCATTTAAATGTATTAATGCTATTAATTTTGGATCAATAGTTGAAAATATATTACGAATGTCTTGTTTAGTCTTCATTGGTACTTTACTAACAAACATATGACAAGTATCTAAACAAAATTGAACATATTGTAAATCAGATTTTGAATATCTTTTTTTCATAGTATTCCATAATTTCATAATAGCAGATAAATCTGTTATAACTTTTCTACCGCATTTTGCTTCAATTTCTAAAATAATTTTACTTTTTACTTCAAATTTTTTTAATATTGTAATAAGACTATGAATATTTTTAGAAATCATTGAATAAATTTTATCATTATCTTCAACATTTGACCCGGGATGAATTACTACTCCAATTCCTCCAATAGATCTACAAATTTGAAAATCAAATAATAATGATTCTATATTTGATTTAAATGTAGATTTAGTCAATGAAGTAATATAACTTGCATGTATAAAAACTTTTATATTATTTTTTTCAATATATTGTTTGGCTTTTTGGACTGAAGTATATTTATTAGTAGTAGGTGCATATTTTGATAATTTTCCTTGACTAAAAATTTGTATTGTATTAATATTATAATTTGTATGAGTATCTTTAATAAGTTTATAAATATCAAACTTTCCTGATCGTAATATATGAAATCCTATTGATAATGTCATTTTATATATTGAATAATAATTAAATTTTAAATAAAAAAAAATAATTAAATTTTAAATAAAAAAATAATTATATTTTAAATAAAAAAATAATAATTATATTAATAACAATTATCAAAATAATTTTTTTTGATGTAACTTTTTTCTAAAAAGTTACTGCATAGATTCTTCAATCTCATTAATGTCAAGTTTACTAAATGATGAACTTGCAACAATTTCTTCTTCCTCATCTTCACTATCACTTTCACTTTGAGGTAATTGGCTCATATCATGTTCCTGTCGTTGTGGTTTTCTGTATTCAACTCGTTTAATCCAACCTTTAATACTAATTGCATTTTGAGTAATAAATGCTCCGCTAATTAACAATTTTAAACTTTCTATTTTTGTACCTCTACAAAAGAAAGTATCCATATTTTTCCAATGATAGATTTTATTATCTTGCTTTTTCTGGTGTTCTATTTTTTTAGCTTTTAAATCATTTTTACTTAAACTCTCACATTCTTTGTCAAATTTTTCCTTTTCATCGAGATCGATGAATTCTTCATAACCATGTTTCCAAAATCGTGTATTAATACACGGAAATTTAAATCCTTCTTTTAAACAGTTAGTTTTGAATTTATCCATTTCCAACCATTTTCCTTCGATTTTTTCGTTCAATTTAACGTCATTTAAAAATGGAACTTTTAATTTTTTCAAACATGCATATACTCTATGAGTTTTACCATCATCAGACACATAAACACCATCTTTATAACGTTTTGGGTGATCTGTTAATCTATATAACTGAGGACGATTAGAACCCTTTTTTAGATTTGCATATTTAGTATCAATCTTTGAAATTATCATTTCTTCAATTTGTGTTTCAATCCATTCTAATAAATTGAAAACTAATCTCTGTTCCTTAATACCTTCATCAATTGCTACAGACATTCTATAATCTGTATCTTTTTCTTCATAAGTATAACATACTTTTCCTTTAACTAAATAAGTTTTATTTAATTGGATAATAACTGGAGTACCTTGATAAGATACGTCAATTGCCCAATTTTTTTTCTTTTGAGTAGATTCAAATTTAAATTTTGATTTGTTAATCTCAGGATTATGTTTATTTTTCAAAGCATAAATCATAATACCATTTTTATCTTTAAGTTCTCCTTTGTAAAATTCTTTAATAGTTCTCATTGCTACGACCATTTTGTATAAGTTTTATTATTAATATTTTATATTATGAAATCAATTTTATTTATTTTGTTATACTTATAATAAAATTATATTTTTAATTTGTTAATATAGAATGAATATGTCTAATAATTTTTGCACAACATTTGATTTATTACAACAATCAAATCTTGATTTGGGTAAATTAATTACTGATTGTTGTTTATCTGGAGTAGTGTCCAGGAAGTCAGTAATTATGCCGTCTTCAGCAACAATTAAAAAAATTAAAGCACTTAAAACAATTGAATCGAAACGTAATAATTTGATGGATTATATTTTATTATTTAAATATACTCCAGAACAATTAACATTTGCTGCTAAAAATGATAAGAAAATTAAGGTAATAAATGGAAAAACTTATAGTGTTAAAAAAGTTGATGAAAAAACATTTAAATTAAATGATAAAAAGATTACTGTAAAAGGTAATGTTAAAGAAACATACTATTTATTCAAAGCTTCGTCAGAATTAAAACCATTTCCATCTGAACACAAAACTAAACCAGAAAATAAAGTTAATAAAGAAAAATTGAAAGATATATTAGCAGAAAAAGGTGGAAGTAAAAGAAAAAGTAAAAGAAAAAGTAAAAATACTAGAAAAATTAAAAAAGGAATAAATCCAATATTTAAAAGACTATTGATGTAAATATTTGAATTAATCTTTAGTACCTTTTAATAAAATCTACTTTATATTTTTTTAATAATTTACCATTTTTTTTATAATAAATATACTGATTAAGTAGAACAATTGGATCAATTCGTTTATCTTTTAATAATAATTTAACAACTTTTAAACGTCCATTAATAGTTGCCCATTTAATTGCTGCATTAGACGTACTACATGGATTAACTCGTTCATCTTTTAATAATAATTTAACAATTTTATAAAATCCATTGGTAGATGCAAATTTTATCGCATAATTATCACGAGCACCTGGATCAATTTTTGATGTATCTTGTTTTATTAATAATTTTACAATTTTGTAGTGTCCAAATCGAGAAGCTGATCTAATTGCATAATTATTATCACTATTAAGATCAACTTTTTGTATTTTTTTTGTTAAAAGATATTTTATAATATACATTTTTCCAGTTCGAGATGATATTTCAAATACATATTCAATATTAGTAATATAAAAATCAAAATAATATAATTTATCAAAATCTAATATTTCAATTTCAATTTTTGAACAAATATCTTTATATAATACAAACATAATTTAATGTATATTCTATTATAAATCAATTTTTAATATAACTTTTTACTGTAACTTTTTTTAAAAAAGTTACTTTATAATTAAATTAAAAATTCTTTTTTCTTCATGTCTCATATGTTTTGATAATATTCTATACATTTTATAATCTCCACTTTTATATGCCCATAAACTAAAATTATCGACAGTCTCATTTAATTTATCAATATTTGAATCTATTTTTAACGTGGCTTTTAATAAAATATATTTTACAATTTTATAATGACCTTCCATAACAGCAGCTTTGAATGCATAATTATCTTCATCATATTGATCAACTTTTGGTGTATTTTTTGTTAAAAGATACTTTATAATTTTATAATGCCCATTATATGAAGCTAATTGAAATATATAATTTATATCAATAAGATAAAAAATAAAATGATATAATTTATCAAAATTTAATATTTCGATTTCAATTGTTGAACAAATATCTTTATATAATAAAAACATAATATATATTTATTACAAAAACAATTTTTAATATAACTTTTTGTTGTAACTTTTTTTAAAAAAGTTACTTTATAAATCAATTTTTAATATAATTTTTTGTTATAACTTTTTTTAAAAAAGTTACTTTCAAAAAAAATATTTTGATAAAATTGATTTTATTGTTATTATATATTAAATACATTAATATGTCAAATAAGTTAAATTTTCTTAAATTGAATTTTGAAACCATCTATGATGCGTATTTTAATCAAAAAAATAGCTCAGCATATCCTTTGGTGGAACATCATATTAATCCAATGAATAATTTTCTTACAAATGACGTTGAAACGATATTGACAGATAGAAATCCTATTATTAAAACATATAGAGATGATAAAAATGGTATATTTAGAAAAGTAGAATTTAATTTAAAAAATTTATCAATTGAAAAACCTCAAGAGGGAACTTTGAATAAAACACCATTATATCCTAATTTATGTAGAGTATTTAATAAATCATATACATGTAATTTATATTGTGATTATACATTTAAATTATATGAACAATATGATAATAAAGAAATAAAAGTAATGGTAAATTTAGATAGTATTAATTCAAATAAATTGAAAAAATTATACATAGGAACTGTACCGTGTATGTTGATGACAAAATATTGCAATTTATATGGTAAATCGCCAGATACATTGAAAAAATTAGAAGAAGATCAAGATGAATATGGAGGATATTTTATTATTAATGGACAAGAATTTGCGATAATTTCACAAGAACATAAGGCGTCAAACTTTCTTTATAGAAATATTGAAGATAATAATCATGTTGTTTGGATTCAATCAAAGCGTTCTGGAATTTTTAAGTATCCGTATTATATTTTAGTTAAAATAAATAATAAAATGGACTTAACTGTAACTATTGATATAAATAAGAAATCTAAAAAGAGTATTCCTATAAAAATACTCTATACTGCTCTGGGAATCATAACTGATAGGGAAATATATAATTATATTGTTGGACATGATAATAAAAATGAAAATTTAGATAATATTATGCGTAGGAATTTTGAAAATAAAGATGAAAATATTATTACTCAATCTGATGCATTATTATGGATAGGAAGACAAATGATATCAAATTTTAAAGAATCAAGAATGAGTGATACAGATATTATAGAATATGTGAGAATAAAACTGATTAATGAAAGATTGTTTCCACATATTGAAGAATTGGATAAAACTGATGGATCTGTTAATTTAATGGAGAAAATATTATATTTATCTTATATGATAAGAAATACAATTGAATTTAAATTTGGAAATTTAAAAGTTACAGATAGGGATAATTATGGAAATAAAAGAATATTTACATCTGCTAATTTATTTGGTCAAGTGTTAAAATATCATTTTGATACTCAATTAAGTGAATTTGAATTATTGTTATCAAAAGAATTGGAAACTTATGTTCCGGAAAAAAATTTTAAATCTATTTTACCAAGAATTATTGGAGGTAAAGATAGTAAATTTAAAATAAACAATATTTCTATCAATATAAGTAAAGGAGAATGGCCAGTTGGTTCTACAACTCAATATTCAAAATCAGGAGGAAATACTGATGTAAAAGATGGTGTTGCTCAATCATTGGGCAGAAAAAGTAGTGTTGATCCTATAGATACTTTGACAAAAATATCAGCAATGATTCCAAAATCAGGCGGAGGAACATTATTATCAATTCATCAATTACATAATAGTCAATTTGGTACTATTGATCCTTGGAACACACCAGATGGTTCAAGTGTTGGTTTAGTTAAACATAAAACACCGTGGATTAAAATTAGTGAAAATTATAATTTTGATATAATTCTTAAGCTAATTAAGAAACATATTCCATACATTTTATCGGTTGAAGATAATATAATTGTTAGAGATAATTTTCATGAATTAACGAAAGTAATAATTAATGGTAATATAAAATTTTGCATATATCGTGAAAAACGTTTTAAATTATTAACAGATTTGAAAAAATTAAGACGAGCAAATATTTTATATAGATATATTTCAATTATATTATATCATATGGAAAATGAAATTAGAATTTTTACAGATTCTGGTAGAATGTTGCAATGTCTGCTAATAGTTGATAAAAATAATTTACGAATGAGTAAAGAAATATTTACTGGTTTAAAAAGTGGTAAATATGATTGGAATAGTTTATTATCAGGTTGTGGTCTTCCGAATAAGAAACCAATGTTAGAATATATTAGTATTCATGAAAAAGAACAAAATAGTATTATTGCAGAAAATTATTTAGTTTTACTTAAAGGAACAAAAAATTTAATTAATTATACACATTGTTTAATTGATGAATCATCAATTATTGATTTAAGTTCATGTCAAATACCATTTGCAAATTATAATCCAGCGGCAAGAGTTACTTATCAAAATAGTATGTCCAAAGCATCAATTGGAACTTATGTTTCAAATTATGCTCAACGATTTGATAAACGTTCATATATTCTTCAATATCCTGAGCGGGCACAAGTTAATACAATTGGAGGAAAATATACTATGGTTAATAGATATCCAGCTGGAGTAAATATACGAGTTGCAATAATGCCATATTTAGGATATTCACAAGAAGATTCTGTAATTTTCAATAAGAACTCAATAGATAATGGATTATTTTCAATATATACTTATGTTACAATTTCTGATAGGAAAACTTCAGAAAGTGAGATATATATGAAACCAAATGAATCGTCTACAAGTAAATATAAGATAAATAATAGTTATGCTGCTTTAACTAATAACGGACATCCAAGAATTGGGTATACACTCAAAAAAGGAGATATTATTATTGGTAAAGTTAGGAAAATAAAAGAAAATGACAAATATATAAGTAAACGTGGAAGAAATATGTTATATATTGATGAATCTATAACATTTAAAGAAGAAATTGGTATTGTTGATTCTATTATTAAAACAAAAAATAATAAACAGGAAGAAATATTGAAAATAAAAATTAGAATTAACAAACGTCCAGTGTTTGGAGATAAATTTGCTTCAAGAATTGCTCAAAAAGGAGTTAATGCATTAATAGTTCCTGCATATAAATTGCCTTATACTGAAAATGGAGAACGTGCAGATTTATATTTTAATCCACATGGTTTTACAACAAGAATGACAATGTCGTTACCAATTGAATTAAATTTATCTGATACAGGAGCAAAAATAGGAATAATTTTTGATGGAACTCCATTCAATGGTTTGAAAATTGAAAAAGATTTAATAACAAGTATGAAAAAACTTGGTATCAAAAAGAATGGAAATACTATTATGTATGATGGTATAACTGGTAGACAAATGAAAGTAACTATAGCATTTGGTTCGATTTATTATCAACGTTTGAAACATTTAGTTTCAGAGAAAATATCATATAGAGCTGATGGAAGAATCGTTCCAATGACTAAACAGCCGCTCGCCGGTCGTACAATTCCTGGTGGAGGAGCTTTAAAATTTGGAACAATGATGAATGATGCCGTGTGCGGATTTGGAACAAGTATAACATTAAGAGAAATGTTATATGATAAGTCTGATAAATTTTCAACATTTGTTTCTAGAAAAACTGGAATGCTTTGTGCTGGAAATGAACAAAAGGGTATTTACAGAGATATAAGTTCTGAAAGTGAATCATCTGGACTTCCAGATGTAGCAAAAATTGATATTCCTTGGACAACAATTATGTTGCATTATTATACTGCAATGATGGGTATTGGTATGAAAATTAATGTTGAAGATGATAAAATCTAAAAAATAAAATTGATTTTATATTATTTTTTTTAAACAATGACTTTTATTGAAGACTCATTGATTAATTTATTAACACTTAATAAAAATAGACAATTAATTGAATATATTAATGAAGATATTTATATTACAACAATTGGAAAAATATTTAAAAATAAAAAATTTAATAAATGTAATTTACTTCAAACAGCCATAAAATATAATAATTCAAAAACTATTCAATTAGCTTTAGATAATGATGTTGATCTTTCATTCAATGATTCATATTTATTATATTTAGCTTCAATAAGCGGATATATTAAAATAATGAAATTATTATTACAAGATATACATGTTGATCCATCTGCAAGAAATAATTATATATTATATAATGCAGCTCAATTTAAACAATTAGAATCAATGAAATTATTACTACAATACAATCATGTTAATCCAGCAATAACAAATAATATAATTTTGAAAGAAGCTGTTGAAAATCAAAATATAGAAGTAGTGAAATTATTGTTAAAAGATAAACGAGTTAATCCTGCATTTTATCGCAATTATGTACTTAAAATTGCTATATATTATGGATATATAGAAATAGTTAAAGTATTATTACAAGATGAAAGAGTAGATCCATCAATTGATAATAATTATCCACTTAGAATTGCATTAGAGCAAAATTATAAAGAAATTATAAAATTATTAATACCAAGATTTAAATTTGATTCAAATAGTAATGATAATTATTATTCAAAACCGTCATCACCAACAATATAAAAATACTTTTTGACGCAACTTTTTTTTAAAAAGTTACTCCATCATTTCGACATAACTTTTTGACACAACTTTTTTCTAAAAAGTTACAATAATATAAATTGAATTTTTTTATTTTTTTATAAAAACATGTATGTCAATCCATTACCAATATTAACTTTTGGATATTCAGATAAACAAAAATTACAATTAAATGTCGATAAATTAAGACATATGCATAAATGGTGCAGTAAACAAACATATAGTAATAAAAAATCATTAGAATTAATTAATAAATTGATGATTAATATTGAAAAAAAATTACGTATATTTTTATTAAAAAAAATAAATAATTATTACGAATTTGATTATAATGATTATATTCAAAATAAATTACCAGAAATTACAGTTTTTGATAAAATGTGGATCGAAGAAGATTTTTATAATAAATATTTAAAAGATAAATATAAAGTTATTGATTCTTACAATAAACAATCATTTGATATAAAATATGATGTTTGTGATGATATATTATTTGAAAGTATTGAAGATTATATAACACAAGTTTTCGATACAAGTAGAAAATCTGAAATATTCTATAACTATGGTATTGGTGAAATTTATCAATGTAGGGAATCAATTATGTTAAATAAATCTTTAATTTTAGATATAATTAAAGAAAAACATTATATTGGAAGCACATCGTTTGTATTACGAATGATAGTTATTGAAAAAAAATGAAATTTTTATTTTTAAGAAAAAGTTTCTTTATACTAATAAAATTGATTATTTTTTTCAATATTACAACGAAACTTTTTGGGAAAAAGTTTCAACAAAAAGTTTTGCCATAAATTTTCTAAAAAACTTTTACCGTAAATTTTCTAATATAACTCTTTAATATAACTTTTTGCTGAAACTTTTTTCTAAAAAGTTTCTTTCTAAAAAGTTTCTTTCTAAAAAGTTTCTACAATGTTCTTAATACATAAAGATTTATGTTCAAATTTAAAAATAAAAATTAAATATAGTTATTTTTATTCAAATAAATTATTTATAATAAAATATTTTTATAATATTGAAATTTTGTTTAGTTCAGCATCTAGATGTGGACATTATAAAATGGTTAAATCATTATTAAAAAATAAACAAATTGATCCTAGTATTCGTAATAATTATGCGATTAGAGGAACATGTGAAATTGGACATTACAAAATATTCAAATTATTATTAAAAGATAAACGAGTTGATCCAAGTAATAACGATAATTATGCAATTCGCTTAGCATCCACAAAGGGATATTTAAAAATAGTAAAATTATTATTAAAAGATAAAGGAATTAATAAAACTAATTCAATTATAAAAAATATAATATATAAATTGAAAACATAAAATAATAAAATTGATTATTTTTTTCAATACAATAAAACATTTATACAAAACTTTTTGCTGAAACTTTTTTCTAAAAAGTTTCTTTCTAAAAAGTTACTACTATGTTTTTAATATATGATGATTTGTGTTTAAATTTTAAAATAGATATTAAAATACATATAGTATTGAATAAATTCTTTATAATAAAATACTTTCATCATATTAACGAATTATTTATTTATGTATCAATAGTCAATCATTATAAACTTTTTAAATTATTATTAAAAGATAAAAGAGTTGATCTAAGTGATAATAAAAACCATGTAATTAAATGGGCATCTTTTTACGGATATTATAAAATTATGAAATTATTATTAAAAGATAAACGAGTTAATCTAGGTGATTGTAATAATTCTGCAATTTATTGGGCATCTGCTAATGGACATTATAAAATTGTTAAATTATTACTAAAAGATAAACAAGTTGATCCAAGTGTTAATGATAATTTTACAATTCAATGGGCATCCTTTAATGGACATTATAAAGTTGTTAAATTATTATTAAAAGATAGTAGAATTGATAAAAATGATTTAATTATAAAAAATATAATACGTAAATTTAAAATTATATTATAATAAAATTACGATATTTTTAATTTTTTTAAAATATATAATGATTTCTAAACAATAAGATCCAATTATAAAAGATATTATTAATGAATTGAAAAATATAAATTAATTATTTTTTTTAAATTTATTTTTAAAATATATAATGATTTCTAAACAATGTTTAAATAATAAATTTATAACATTAAGTAATCATCAATTAAATGTAATAAATAAAATGTTTAAAGAGGATGGATTAATTGTTGTTCATTCAACTGGTTCTGGAAAAACATTAACTGCAATTGGAGTATCTGAATGTTTGTTACAGGAAGGAAAAATCAATAATATTATTGTAGCAGTACCCAGAGTTTTAGTTGATAATTTTAAAAAAGAATTATATAATTATGGATTGTCCAATTTACATATTGATAAATATTATCATATAAATACATATTATAAAACATTGAAATATACAAATGATATAAATGAAACTAAATTAAACAAAAGTTTACTAATAATTGATGAAGGCCACAATATACGTACACAAATTACATATAAAGCTAATACAAATAAACAAGAATTGGCCCATGGTAAAACCGCATACAATTATATTAAATTATCAAAAAAATGTAAAAAAATATTAATATTAACTGCAACACCATTGATAAATAAACCTCAAGATTTTAATAATATAATGCAAATGGTAAATAAAACTGGAAAAGTGATGTCAATGAATAAATTCAATGATTGTTATGTTTCGCCTAATTTGAAAAAAATAACAAGACAACAACGACAAGGTATGAGTTTTTTAAAAATTTTTAATACTAATGATCCAGTAAATATGAAATCAGTACAAAAACGTTTAACAAAATTCATAAAAGCTATATCATCAACGGATGTTGAGAAACGTCGAGCAAAGTTTTTTACAAATAAAGTGGATTTTTACAAAGTTGATGTTGTATCTAAATTTTATCCAAAAAAGGAGACAAATAATATACAAATTCCAATGTCTAGAAATTATTATTCTTTATATCTTAAAGTTGAGAAAAAAATAATTAAAAATCTTGGAGAATTGAAAAATTTTAATATTCAAGGAAAAAATACAGCTAGTTATTATATTTCTTTACGTAAATTTTCTAATTCAATTTCTACTGATGGATATAAAGTTGATTGGATAATTAAAAAACTTAAAGAAAATTATAAATCAAATGTAAAAACATTAGTATCATCTCAATTTATTGTCACTGGATTAAATTTAATTATAAATGAATTAAAAAAATTAGATATTCCATATTTTTCAATAACTGGTAAATCTAAGGTAAAAGATATTAATAAATCTATAAAAACATTTAATTCAGCTATACGTGGAGGTATTATGTTAATTTCTGGATCAGCATCTGAAGGATTGGATTTAAGAGGAGTTAGAGAAGTAATAGTTATGGAACCATTTTGGAATTTGAATAATCAAGCACAAGTAATTGGCCGGGCCGTTAGGTTTAAATCTCATTATCATTTACCAAAAAATGAACAATTAGTTAAAATATATAAATTATTTTTAATTAAACCAAAAAGTAAATGGATTATATTGAAAGAAAACTTAAAATATTTTTCAACAGGAGATAAAACACCATCAGTTGATGCATATCTGTTTTTATTAGGAATATTAAAACAAAGTATTATCAATGCTTTTCTTAAAAATATTAAGAAATATAATTAACAATTGCAATATTTTATACTTTTTGATAATTTATATTGAAAATAAATATAAAAAATAAAATATTTTGATATTTATTTTATTTTTATTTTTTTATTTTTTTTATTTTTTTTATTTTTTTTATTGATTATATATATCACAATGGTTACAAATACTAAATTAGAAGGCGTCGTACAATCCACAGGAACATCTTATGATAGCGCATATTATACAGTTACTGGAGGTAACCATTTGACTACAGCAGCAGAAATGACTCAACAAATAGGATTAAATAGTGCAGTGACCACGATTACTACACCTACAGCTGCTCAGTTCATTTTAGATACTCAAGCAACTGTTGGACAAAGTTTTGATTGGATTATTGTACAAAATACAGATGATTTAATTACAATTGCTGGTGGAGTAGGATTTACTATAACTGGTGAGGCACTTACACTTGGTACTGTATCAAAAGTACATAGATTGTTGGTTAGAGTTAATAGTGCAACAACATGTATTGCATATATCGATTAAAGAAACTTTTTAGAAAGAAACTTTTTAGAAAGAAACTTTTTAGAAAAAAGTTTCAGCAAAAATATCGTTAAAAATAATAAAAAAATTAAATAACCATTTATTGGTTAATTTTTATTTTTTTAGATAAATATTTTTTATAATTTTTATTTAGTAAATCATTTGTTAATAATTTATTATATGGTTCTTTGATAATTCTTCCTGTTTGTTTACAATCTGTCCAGTACCCACCCATATCTGATCCATTTGAAAATTTATAATTATTTCTTGTAGGTATCATATTGTTTTTTTCTACAAATAATAACAATTCATTAACTTTGTCTTCAATTGATAAAATTGTTTTATTTTTATTAATTTCTCTAATTTTTAAGTATTCTTCATAATTTTTATTTAGTAAATCATTTATTAGTAATTTATTGTATGGTTTCTTATTTAATTTACTTCTTTGTTTACATAATGACCAAAAATTACCCATATTACTATCATTTGAAAATTTATGTTTATTTACAGTGGGAATCATATTATTTTTTTCTACAAATTGTATAAATTCATCAATTTTTTCTTCAATTGACAATTTTATTTTATTTTTATTTTTTTCTTTGAGCATTAAATATTCTTCATAATTTTTATTTAGTAAATCATTTATTAGTAATTTATTGTATGGTTTTATATTTAATTTTCCTTTTTGTTTACAACAACCCCAAAATATCCCCATATCAGATCCATTAGAAAATTTATGTTTTTTTTCTATAGGAGTTATATTATTTATATTAACAAATAATAACAATTCATTGATTTTTTCTTCAATTGACAATTTTATTTTATTTTTATTTTTTTCTCTAATTTTTAAGTATTCTTCATAATTTTTATTTAGTAAATCATTTGTTAATAATTTATTATATGGTTCTTTGATAATTCTTCCTGTTTTTTTACAACCTGACCAAAACGTCCCCATATCAGAATTATTAGAAAATTTATAATTATTTATAGTTGGAATATAACCATTCTTTTCAACAAATAACAATAATTCAACAACTTTATCTTCAATAGATAATGGAATCATATTTCCAATACTATCATATACTTTTTCATATAATAACTCAGCATCTTCTAATTGAGATTGATTTTCAATATTAATTCTAACTCTACCCATATTATTTTTATTTTTAATACTTTTCTTAATTTCTGGATCAATATCAGAAAATGTTTTTATAAGGTCTTTGATATCTTTTTCACTAAAGTCATTAGCAACAACTGGTAATATAATCCTATAAAATGGTTTAGTTTCATGTATTCTATTTGCTCTCATAGCAATTTGAATTTTATTAATCCTCGAATGTCTTAAATCAGCAAACATAACACTTCTTAATTTATTGAATGAAATTCCTTCGTTATAAACACCACATAAACACAATATTTTAAGATCATTAATATCTAATTTTCTTCTTATTGAACGTCTTTTAATAGCAGTATCCTTTCCAATCAAATAATTCGCATTCATATCTTCATCTCTTAATAATTGAGAAAATTTTATACATCTTTCAGTAGTATTGAAATAAATAAACATAGGACACCAATTATATTTTTCTTTAATTAATTTAATCAAAGATTTAGTTTTATCTCCACTTGTGAAATATTCTATATTCAAAACATAATCTGATATAAATTGACCATTAATTGCATCTCTCATTGAAAGTTTATAATCCAATTTAGAATCATCTTTAAATGTTGCACTAAAATTCAATTCTTTATCACATTGAATTAAATTAATTTTCTGTTTTATTTTTGAATCTTCATTTTCTAAATGATGTGCTTCATCAATAAATTTGTATTTAAATTTAACATCAGGTATATGAACAACACTTGGATTCACACAAATAACAATTTTAGAATTATCTATAGTATTATTACCATCTCCAATAAAACAAACAGTTAATTTCATATTTTTACATAACTTCAAAGTTTGTTTTGCTAAATCAACCCATGGGCAAAATATTATACATTTATCATTATCTTTAATATCCATTATAATCATATATAACATTATATATGTTTTTCCGGTTCCGCATGGCAATTGAAAATTAATTATATCATTAGTTGAATTTTGAAGTAAATTATAACAATCCAATAAATATAATCGTTTTTCAATAATACCTGATTTAGGTTGAATAAGATCAACAATTTTTAATTGACACATTTCATACATCAAATCATCATAATTATTTTCAATTAATTTTATTTTACCACTATCAATTAATTTTATTTTAGCAAGTTTATCAAGTTTAACATTTTTACATGTAGCTAAAATCATATTATCAATTTCTAAAATATCTTTTGAATATGTACGAAATGTACAAAAATGTTTCCATGTTATTCTAGATTTTTCATACAATTTTACTTGTACACATTTATCATAATTAATTGAGACTAAATCCACACCATAATCACATCTATGTGGAATATTGTATTTTTCAACAATATCTGGTGATATATCTTCCCAAAGAATAAGATTTAATTTAAGAGCATATAATATTTCAAATATTTTATATTTTAGAAGTATTGTTTTATTAGATTGTATATTTTTAATATCATTAATATATTTATTTCTCCAAAAATGATATGGTAACATTTTATATATTATTATTAAATAATCAATTTTATTGATAAAAAAATAAATTAAATTATTTAATCGATATTTTCAATTATAATTAATCTTTTTAATAAATGTTGTCTATAATCTTTTTTCAATAATTTATTTGATAATAATTTTTTATATGGTTCACATACAAGATTTAAATTATTTTTACATTTTATCCAAAAACCACCTATGTTTGTATTATCATAAAATTTATAATTTGAATCTTCTTTAGGAATTTTATTATTTATTTTTATAAATAATAATAATTGTTCAATTTTATTTTTGATTATTATTATATTGCATTTATATGTTAAATATAAGTCATAATCATGTTTTAATAAATTATTAGTTAATAATTTACTATATGGTTTATCTTTTAAATTTTTAATACGTTTACAATACATCCAGAAAGTATACATATCAGTATTATCCTCAAATTTACATTTTGATTTTTTATCAGGAATTTCATTATTTTTTTTAACCATGTTAAGAAATTCATTAATTTTATTTTCAGTTTTAATATTAATTGAATATATTTCATAATTTTCTTTTAATAATTTATTTGTTAATAATTTATCATATGGATATTTGTTTATATAACATTTACTTTTACAAGTATACCAAAAATCATATATATATTTATCATTTGAAAATTTATGAATATTTTGTTTTGGAATTATATTATTTTTTTCTACAAACAATAATAATTCTTTAATTTTATTTTCAATTGGTAATTCACATTTTTTATTATTTAAATATCTTTGATAATTATCATTTAATGATTTATTGAGTAATAAAATATTATAAGGTTTTTTATATAAATCATATTTACGTCTACAATTTTTCCAAAAATTTAAAATAGAACTACCATTTGAAAATTTATATTTATTGTCATTAGGAACTATATTATTTTGTTTTACAAAAAATATTAATTCTTTAATTTTATCTGTAATTGTTAGATTTTTAGTTGATAATGATATTTTCTCATTATATTTCGTATTTATATATTTTTGATAATTATTTTTTAATAATTTATTTGATAATAAAATATTAAATGGTTCTTTAGATATATCATATCTATATTTACAAGATATCCAAAAATGTCCCATATTAGATCCATCAGTAAATCTAGTTTTAGTTTTTATATATGGTATTATGTTATTTTTTTCTACAAATGTTAAAAATTCTTTTATTTTGTTTTCAATTGTTAATTTAGGTATTAATTTTAAAAAATCTTTATTTGATGATTTAGTATAATTTTTATTTAATAAATGATATTTTCTTTTTTGAAAATTATTTATAATATGAACATTAGATATATCCATTTTATCTTCTTTTTGATAATCATTAAATAATAAATCATTTATTATTATTTTACTATATGGTTCGTTTTCTAATTTATCTTGATTTTTACATTTTATCCAAAATTTACCCATATCATCATTATTTGAAAATTTATTAATATTTTGTTTAGGAATTACATTATTAATATCAACAAATGATATTAATTCATCTATTTTATCTTCAATTTGTAATACCATATTTATATATTCTTATATAAAATCAATTTTTATTATATAAATTGATATTGAAAATATAAAATAATAAATTATGAATTCCAAAGAATTTAAAAATTATAATAAAAGATGTAGTATTATTGAAAGACTTATATTAGATAAATTTATATATGAAAATATAACATTTAAAAGAGATAATAAAACATTATATGTTGAAATAATCATTAATTTAAATTCTAAAGTGACAATATATCCATATAGTACTTTATATGAAATTTTTATAAATGTAAGTGAAATAATTGCAAATCGTACAACTGATTGTATACATTGTAATAAAAGAATTAATAAAAATGTATCTTGTCCATATTGTTTTAATGATTATTGTATTAATTGTTATATAAAATTATTTGAACGTGGAAAAGGAATAATTATTTGTCCAAAATGTCTTAAATTATCTGGATTTATAATTTCTGATCATATTTTAAAAACATCTATTGAAGAAATTATAAAACAGTTAGATTATTATAATAAAAATTGATTATAATTATATATTTAAAAAGTGTTTTTATTATTTTTTTATTATTTATTATTAATAAAAGTTTCAATAAAAATAAAAAATAATAATAAAAACACTCTTTTTGCTAAACGTTTTCCCAAAACATACCTTTTTGCTGAAACTTTTTTCTAAAACATACCTTTTTGCTGAAACTTTTTCCTAAAAAGTTTCTTTCTAAAAAATTTCTTTAATATAAATTGATTAATATATTAAAGTTTATAAATATGGACGTAATTATTCAAGGCGAAAAATTTTCATTAACTGAAAAACAATTAGAACATTTTGGTTATCTTTCAATGTTAAATACACATATTGAAAATGATACCATAAAAGTTGACAAAGAAGATGACATGGTAGTAGTTGACAATATTTCACCGATGTTAATGTTGTATTTATTAAATGAAAATAAATTTCAAGATGAATTAAAACAATTTAAAAAATTTATAGATTATAAAACTGACGAAGATTTAAAACAAGAAAAACATATGGAGGATATTGAAAAATTAATGAAGGAATATAATGAAAATTATGGTAATACTACTATCGCAGAGATTTTCAATAATATTAATAATTATTTTAGAGATTATGTATTAAAGATTGATAATTATAAAAAATCTAAAAATTTGATTAGAGGTAATGATTGGTTTTTTAAATTTGATGAAGAAGTATTAAAATGTCATAAATATAATGAAAAATTATCATTTATATCATGTGTTAATAGTTATAGTTATAGGCCATTAGGATTCACTAATGAATCTAAAATAAAAATTCCTAATAAAATTTTATTAGAAATGGATATAATCGGATTAAAAATGTGTGATCATAATGAGATTTATGGTCACTACAAATTAGTCAAATTATGTTTACGGGATAGACGAACTGACTCTTGGTGAGGATAAATACATCAACCCGGCATTTAAAAATGGTTATATTGATATAAAGAAATTAATATTTAAAGATTAATAAATCTTATCATTTTATTTTTTCAAAACATACCTTCTTGTTGAAACTTTTTGGGAAAAAGTTTCATCAAAAAGTATTTTTAAACTTTTTCTCCAGAACATACCTTTTTGCTAAAACATACCTTTTTGCTGAAACTTTTTCCTAAAAAGTTTCTTTTTAAAAAATTTTAATATAAATTGATAAATATATCAAAGTTTATAAATATGAACGTAATTATTCAAGATAGGAAATTCTCATTAACTAAAGAACAATTAAAACATTTTGGTTATCTTTCAATTTTAAATACACATATTGAAAATGATACCATAAAAGTTGACAAAGAAGATGACATGGCAGTAGTTGACAATATTTCACCAATGTTAATGTTGTATTTATTAGATAAAAATAAATTTCAAGATGAATTAAAACAATTTAAAAAATTTATAGATTATAAAACTGACGAAGATTTAAAACAAGAAAAACATATGGAGGATATTGAAAAATTAATGAAGGAATATAATAAAATTTATGGTAATAATACTATCGCAGAGATTTTCAATAATATTAATAATTATTTTAGAGATTATGTATTAAAGATTGATAATTCTAAAAAATCTAAAAATTTGATTAGAGGTGATGATTGGTCATTTGAATTCAATGAAGAATTATTAAAATGTCATACATATAATAAAAATTTATCATTTATATCATGTGTGAATAGTTATAGTCCATTGAAATTTACTAATGAATCTAAATTGAAAATTCCTAAGAAAATTCTATTAGAGATGGATATAATTGGATTAAAAATATATGATTATTATAAATTTAATGTGATTAATCACATTGAAATAGTTAAACTTTTATTGAAAGATAGACGAATAGAACCGGATGAAGGTGACATATAAAATCAATTATACTAAATTAACATCTCATATTGGCAAAAAGAATCTATTATTATTATTTAAAGATTAATAAATCTTATTATTTTATTTTTCCAAAACATACCTTTTTGTTGAAACTTTTCCCAAAACATACTTTTTGTTGAAACTTTTCCCAAAACATACCTTTTTGTTGAAACTTTTCCCAAAACATATTTTTTGCTGAAACTTTTTCCTAAAAAGTTTCTATAATAAAGTTGATTTAAATATATAAATAAAAACAAATGACAAAAATTGTGGTTTGTTTAGAAGGTTGTCATGCAGCTGGTAAAACAACTTTATTAAAATTAATTGAAAAATCTAAATATAAGATTATAAATGAAAATTTCCTTAATAATACTAAGTGTAAATTAGGTGTCCAATCATTAACTATGGAAGCACTTTGGATGATGAAATGGATTGAATATGTGATATCTTTACCTGATAATGAAATATATATTAGTGATAGAGGACCATTATCTTCAATTATTTATACAAAATATGGAAGTAATTTATTAGATGCATTAATAATAATGATTAATGAATTGAAACAAATAGATATAAATGTGGTAAATTTTTATATAAAAGTTGATGAAAAAAAATTATGGAATAGAATTCAAAATAGATTAAAAGTTGAACCGAATCGAAAGCAATATAATGAAGATAGTTATAATTGGATGAAAAATGTTATAAAACAATACGAAGAATTCTCGTGGGATATTATAATTGAAAATAATGGATCAATTAATGATATATATAATATTGTTATGAAACAAATAAATTCATATGATTATCTTTTAAAGAAACTTTTTAAAAAAGAAACTTTTTAAGAAAAAGTTTTAGCAAAAATATTATTGTTTTATTATTTTTTTTAATATTTCTTTTTTTCAAAACTTTTTAATAGAACTTTTTGCTGAAAACTTTTTCCTAAAAAGTTTCTTTCTAAAAAGTTTCTTTTTAAAATAAAATTGATACATATATCAATAAGGATAATATGAATGTATTGAATAAATATAAAAAAACCAATGAATTAGAACTTAGAATTACTAATTTTACATTACCAAATAAGATAAAATTAACAGATTCTCATATTCGCGATATTCAAGTTAGCGGAATTATTGATAAAAAAATTAAAGCTAATAAAAAATATTATGTTTATAATTTTATGAATAAGAGATTTACTGTCGATATAGATAAAAATACCACTGTATGTGATTATAAGAAACGTGTAAGTGAACAAAAATATACATATCATAAATTAGTATTATCAAAAGAAGAACCAAAAAAATGTAAACGAAAAATAGATACTGATAAAAAATTAGATTATATTAAATTAAAATTTAGAGAATCGTTTTTATCAAAGAAATTTCCAGATTGGAGATTTGATTTTACTAAAGTCTTTATTTATTGGAAAAAAGTTGGAAATACTAAAAGTATAAATGAAGTTAAGAAAATATTAAAATCTAAAACAATTAAAAATATGAATTTTGATAATGAATTTGAAATAGAATACATAGGAAAAAAGTTCAATATTAAACAAGTTGAACAAGATGTGAATTTTTTTAATGATTTTATCAATATTAATTTTGGATTAATGTCATGGATATTAAAAGAACTAAAAGTTAAAACATCTTTTCAAATTATGAACAATGTTTTGTCATTAGATAAGAATAGATTTAATATATTGAAAAAAAATAAAAAGAATTATGCTGTTAGCGAGAAAAAAGATGGTGAAAGATTTTTATTATATATCGGAACTAAATGGACATATTTAATAGATAAATCATTTGAAATAATGTTTCATTCTAAAAATGATACTAACACGACATTTACTTTATTAGATATTGAAAAAATAGATGATAAAATTATTGTATTTGATATACTTATTTATAAAAATAAAAATGTAACTGTACAAAATTTTAAAAATAGACTTAAATATATGGGATTGATTAAAAATATAACATTAGCTAACTTTTATATACCAAGTTTTCAAAAATCATTGGGTGTTTTATCAAAAATGGTATATACTAAAAAATATGATTATGATATTGATGGATTAATATTTACACCTTTGATGAGTAATTATAGATCAGGAAAAATATTTAAATGGAAACCAAATAATCTAATAACAATAGATTTCTTAGTTTTAGATGTAAGAAAGAAAAAAGATGAGTTGTGTGGAAATTTATATATTTCAATAAGTAGAAAAAATTATATGAAACAATATGGAACAACTATATTGTCAAAATATAAGAAAAAATTTAATTTAACTGGTCGTGAGAAGTTTTTCCCAATGTTATTTGATCCACCAAATAGTAAGAAAGAACCATATTGGAAATTTAAAATTAAAACAAAATTACCAATTAAAAATGAAGATATTGTTGAATTTGCAAGAATTGATAATAAATGGGAAGCTTTACGTATTCGACACGATAAAACAAAGCGATATAAACGTGGTAAAAAAGTTAATATATTTATGGGGCCAAATGGAACTACTGCGGCATATAATAACTGGAATATAATAAATAATCCAGTTTTATTAAAATCATTATATTCATTATAAATTATTATTAATTATTTTTTAATTTCAATTATATAAAAAATGAATGAAGATTTAGATATTTATAAATGGGTATCTGTTTTTATAATATTAATTACAAGTAGTTTGTTTATTTTTAAATTAATTGGTATATTTGGACTTATTATGATAAGTATTTCTAATTATAAAGATATTATATTTAAATATTGTTTTAATATAAAAAATAAATTATTACCAAGTATTAAATATGAAAAAAATTTATTGTCCAAACAAATTGAACAAGAAATTGATTTGTTTGGGCATATAATAACTGGAATATAATAAATAATCCAGTTTTTATTAAAATCATTATATTCATTATAAATTATTATTAATTATTTTTTTAATTTCAATTATATAAAAAATGAATGAAGATTTAGATATTTATAAATGGGTATCTGTTTTTATAATATTAATTACAAGTAGTTTGTTTATTTTTAAATTAATTGGTATATTTGGACTTATTATGATAAGTATTTCTAATTATAAAGATATTATATTTAAATATTATTTTAATATAAAAAATAAATTATTACCAAGTATTAAATATGAAAAAAATTTATTGTCCAAACAAATTGAACAAGAAATTGATTCTGATAAAGAAAGTTATGAATTTAGAGATAATAACACAGATAAAGAAATATGATCACTACTTATTTCAAAATTTGGAACTTTAGTTTTTATAATTGGTACAAATGTATCTTTAATTTTAAAACTATCTTTTTTGATAAAGAAATAATCTAAACAACCTTTAAATTCTTCTGGACTTGTACACCAATTAGTATATTTTGGTTCAAATCCATTAAATTGTTTATATACGCTTACCAACGGAGTATTATCAAAGATTTTATATTTTTTTTCAAGTTTTGATGGTTTATAATCTCCAGTAATATATAAATATGGTTTTGAATTTGGTTGAATATTGAAATCTCCTCCAATTATAAATGGATTTTTACCAGTTAATTTCAACAATTGATAATAATGCAACATTTGTATCATTGGTTGTCTAAATTTACAAGGCATATGATAATTGATAATATCAAACGTTTTTCCATCTTCATTTTTCAATGTTACAAAAATTGCTCTATTTTGTCTAAATCTGGCTATTTTGTTTTCGGTTTTCATCTTGTCGAATCTAGGTTTTAATAATTTAACATTTCTCAACCATCGTTTAACAAACCATTCTTTTGGTAAAGGATTATCCCAAGTTTCTATATTTTTTCCAATATTTACATATTTAAATTCTAATATATCATATATTGAAGGAATAGCTATTAATATTCCCATGAATCCAGAATTACTATTTCCATAATTGGTAGATAATACTGTATAATTACAATCATTAAACATCTTAGATAATTTTGTTACTTTTTCAAGGGTTACTTCCTGTAGTAATATTATTTTTTTACTTTGTACACAATTTGCTAAAAAAACTCTCAAAAGTTTATATCTATTTTCTTTGTCCAAATATTCTTTTTCATATGTTGATTCATACCATTCTGTTAAATCATCAGACAATATATTAAAAGTTACTAAATCTATCATTGTATATTATAATATAAATATTATTATAACTTTATTTAAATATAATATCAATTTTAATAATAATATAAATTGATTTTTTTAATTATATATATAAAATAATGAATATTAACAAAGAATTTATTTTAGCGTGTGAAAATTTTGATAAGTATAAAATTGAATTAATATTAAGTACATATACTATAAAAGAAAATACATTTTTAGATGTTATAGAAATTATAGAAGAACAAGGTAATAGAGATTTGATGAAAATGATAATCGATAGCAAACAATTTGATTTATCTATTGGATCTAATAAATTATTGTTATGTGCAGTAGATTTGGGATTTATAGAAATAGTAGGTGATTTATTGAAAAATAAAAAAATACTTAAATGTAAATCCGATATAATTGAAGCAATCGAGTTATCAATTGAGAACAACAATTTATTCATGTTTACAACTTTATTGAATGTAAAAATGGATATAAACGATATACAAAACACGATTTTATTGAAATGTTGTGAACAAGAAAATAGTAATTTTCTTAGGTTGTTAGTAAATCGTAATTTTATAAGCTGTATTATCATTAATTTGAATTTACATAAAAATTCAAATCAAGCGATAAATCTAGCTTACAGAATTAAGAATTTTGATAGTGTTAACATACTATTGAGAAACAGAAACGTACAAAAGACTTTATCTCCGGTTTTAATGTCGGAATACACAAACTATAAAAATTATCAAAATTAGTTTAAATAAATAATAATATTTTCTATATCAAAAATAAAAAATATTGTTATTAATTTAAAATAAAAATTGATTTTTTTAATTATTTTATAAAAATGTTTGTAATAAATAATAATTTTAAAATTTATATTAATATAGAATATGAAAAAATTATTGAAAAAAATTATTTAATAAATGTTATTTCAAATATTGATGATTTATTTCAATTTGTTGTCGGTAATGGATATTATAAATTTACTAAACATATTTTAAATAATTCTATATTAAATGTTAATCCAAGAAAAAATAATAATATAATTATATATTTAGCAGCTGAACATGGTTATTATAAAATTGTTAAATTATTGTTAAAAGATGGACGAATTGATCTGAGTAGTAATTCAGATATTGCACTTAGAGTAGCATTTATAAATGGACATTATAAAATTGTAAGATATCTTGTAAAAGATAAAACAAGTTAAAATCATATCTCTTATTTATATCATGAAGCAAAAAAAAAAACGGATATTTTAAAATTGTAAAATAAAATTATAAAATTATTTTTTTTATTATAATATAAATTTTATAATGAAATTATTATTTTTAATTATTTTGATTATATTAATTGTACATATAAATGCAACAACTATTAAAATACCTTATGATAAATGGTATATTAAAAATACTACTTATCCTTGCATCAAAATAGTAGTTAATTCCGGCGAACAATCTTATTTTTCAATGTATATGGTCAATGAATATATACATAAAGAATTTACACTTAAATCTAATAAAGATTTATTAATACTCAATGATTTATTTTTAAATGCGTGTATTGAAAAAACAACTTGTTCTGTTGAAGTAAAAAATGCAATTGGTATTAATTATATATACATAATCAATGAAAATATAATAATGCGAGGTATATATGATTATTATTTATCAAACTGTAAAGTATATAATTTAATTATGCAAGTAATATTATATATAAGTATAACTGTTACTATTTGTAGTTTATTTACAATGATATTTATAATTTGTTGTGTTATAATTTCAAATACATATATGAAATGCCATACATATAAAAGAATACGATGATTTAATTATTAATGTTTATTTTTTGATAAAATAGTTTTTTATATAATAGAAAAGACATGTTTAAAATATATAAAGATATTTTATCATTTATTTATATTCATAATAATTTATTAATAAATACTAATAAATTTTCAATTTATCCTCAAAAAATAGAATTGTATATTATTAAATATGTTATTGATAAAAAATATTTATTATATCAATGTTTTAAATATTCAACTGATAATTTGTTTTTATTAACATTGATAAAAAGTAAATGCATTGATTTTAGTTTGTATAATAATTATTCAATATTATTCGCAGCTAAACATAGTTATCTAAAATGTTTACAAAAATTATTGAAAAATAAAAAATTAAATCCAAAAGACAATAACAAAGCCGCTTTATTTGCTGCTATAAATTTTAAACGAATCAAAAGTGCCATAATAATAATCCATTATAGTAATATAAATATATATTTACATAGAAATAAAATATTGAAAATAATAAAGAAAAGTCATTTTATTAAATATAGTAAATCATTAATGAATATATTATTTACTAATTATAAAATACATCATTTAATTGTAAAGAAACTTTTTAGAAAAAAGTTTCAACAAAAAGTTTTGACAAAAAGTTTTAATAAGTGATTAATTTGTTTTTGCCGAAACTTTTTCTTAAATACTCTTTTTGCTGAAACTTTTTTTTAAAAAGTTTCTTTCTAAAAAGTTTCTTTCTTAAAATTAATTTATTTTTTTCAATATATTAAAATATGTTTTTATTATATGTTGATTTATGTAATCAAATATTGTTTTTAAATGGAAATGCATTGAAAAATAAATTATACATATATAATAGCATTATTAATAAAAATGAAATTATTGAAACTGTATTTAATGGAAATCATAGAATAATACCATCCAATTTTTCAGTTAATCTAGAATATAGTAAGAATTATGAATCATATAATAATAAAAATATATATAAATATCATAAATATTGTTATAATTATTTAAAAAAAGATGTAAATTATTATTTTACAGAAAATATGTTAGTGATATTATTAAATACACAAAAATATGTAAAAAGTTTATTATTTTATGCATATATGAATAATTATAAAATCTTAATTAAAAAAATATTAAAATACAACAATACTAATATTTTCTTATTGATTAGTAATGCAATATATGCAAATCATATTGAAATGTTAGTATTATTACTTAAATATATAAATAAAAACGATTTAATTTCTATATTATTAGATATAAAAACAAAAACAAAATTAAAATTATTGTATCTTGCAATTAAACACAAATATTCAAAATTATTTAAAATAATATTTTACAATTCTGATATAAAATATGTAAATATAAATAAATTATTTCTTGAATCATGTATAACTGGATGTTTATCAATTGTTAAATTATTAATTACAAATAAACACGTTAATCCTAGTTTAAATAATGATAAAGCAATTAGATTAGCTTCATATTATGGAAATATAAATATAATTAAATTATTATTAAAAGATAAAAGAGTTAATCCAAGTAATTATTATAATCAAACATTATGTTATTCAGCAGAAAAAGGACATTTAGAAATTGTTAAATTATTATTACAAGATAAACGAGTTGATCCTAGTGATAATGATAATTATTCATTAATATCTACATCAGAAAATGGTCATATAGCAATTGTTAAATTATTACTTAAAGATATTAGAGTAATTGATGAATTGAAACATGATAATTATGCAATTAAACAAGCAACAAAAAATGGTCATATTGAAATAGTAAAACTATTAAAAGAAACTTTTTAGAAAGAAACTTTTTAAGAAAAAGTTTCGACAAAAAATTTTAATAAAAGTTTCAATAAAGTTTTCTTAAAAAGTAATTAAATTGTTTTTGATGTTATTTTTTCTAAAAATATTTTTTGATGTTACTTTTTTCTAAAAAGTAACTTTTTATGTTAATAATATAAATTGATTAATAATTACAATCAATAAATTTTAAAAATATGTATGAACTTTATAAAGATATGATATTTGATTTAAATATTAAAAAACCATATAATGACCAACAAGTATATCTTTATGATTTATCACAAAATAAACAAAAATTTATAACTGATGCATTAATTGAAAATAAAATACAATTAATAGAAAATTTAATCAAATGTAAATGTATTAATTTAGATTATATACGTAATCTTATAATACCATTTGCAACGAAAAACAATCATTGGAAAATTATATATTTGATATTAAATGATGAAAGATTTGTTCAGACTCCTAATGGTAATTATTTATTAGGCTGGGCATGTAAATATGGATATTATAAAATAGTAAAACATTTATTAACAAAAGCTACACCAAAAGTTGATCCAAGTGATAATAATAATCAAGTAATTCGATTAGCATGTAAAAACGGACATTTAAAAATTGTTGAATTATTATTAAATGATATAAGAAGCTATTCTAATTTTAAAACTTTATTAAGATGGATATTAAAAAATAAAAAAATAAATATTTTGAAAATTATATTAAAGATAAATAAAAAAAATAAGTATCATAGTATAGTTAAAAGTGTATTAAAACATGGTAATATAGCTGATTATACATTATTATTGGAACAACATATAGATAATATGTATATACTTAAATATGCAACTAAAATTAATAATAAAAATATAATTTTATTAATGGCTAAATTAATATATAATTCACAATTTTATGATCCAATTATCAATAATAATTATTTATTAAATCATGCATGTAAATATGGATATATTGATATTGTAAAATTATTATTATCTGATAATAGAATTGATCCAACTTTTGATAATAATTATGCAATTAGATGTGCATGTAAAAATGAAAAGTTTGAAATATTTGACTTATTATCAAGACTTCATCGTATAAAATATGATCAAGATTTAACAGATAAATTATTAACATTGGCGATAAAAAATGATAAACCACATTTCATAAGATCTATTTTATTATATGCCAATCAATCAACCAATCTCATCAATTTAAACAATTATTGTATCAATTTATTCAATAAATTATTTAATAACAATGATTATATATGTATACTTGAAGTATTATTAAAATATTATCAACATCATTTAAATCAAAATATTATTGATAATTTATTAAAATTATCTATAAAAGAAAATAAATTGGAAATTATTGAAATAATATTGAAATATAGTAATGTTGCTTCAAATATTAATCATGAAATTATAGATAAATTTGTATCTCAACCAAATATAGATCATTTTAATATATACTCATTATTGTTATTAAAAGATATACAAATTGATCCAGACATTGGAAATTTTATGATAAAAAATGCATGTAAAAATAATTATATAAAAATATTTGATTTATTGATAAAAGATAAATATATAAAATTAAATTCAAATATTTTAAATGACTTATTTATATTAGCAATGGAAAATAATAATTTAGAAATTGTAAAAAAAATATACGAATATTATTACACTTATATTAATGATGGTAACAATTTTATACTAACATATATATTTAAAAATAATTATCAAGATATATTTGAAGACTTAATAAAATATTACCAAATAAAAATACATAAAGATTATTTGAATGAATTATTTAAAATATCAATAAAGGAAAAAAAATTAAAATTTATACAACTATTTATAACATATTGTAATGTTAATTTAAATATTAATAATAATTATCCAATAAAAATACTATATATTGATAATAATATAAAAATAGCTAAATTATTGATACAAAATGAAAAATTTAAATTTGATAATATTGATCCAAACATAATAGATTGGATATTTTCAAGTTGAAAATTTCATAATAGTAAAATATAACATAATAATATAAATTGATTTTATTTTTTTTAATATATTAAAATAAATATATTATCAAAAAAATGGTATTGATAAAGATAAATAAAAAGAAAATTGATATAAATCTATATGTCAATTTTCATGATAAAATAAAGGATTGGTGTGAAAAATGGGCAATAGGAAAAAATAATTTTAAAATGTGTATAATATATTCTAAAAATATTAAAATATATCATAAATGTATAAATGGTATTATAAAAGATGAACGAATTGTTAATAATAATGAAAAATGGAGTGATATTGATTATAGTAAAATTAGTATTAATTATAAAGATACAGATGAAGAACTTATTAATGTAATTATTAATTTAAATAATTGGTGTGAAAATTGGGCAATAGGAAAAAATAATTACGAAATTTGTATATCATATTCGAGAGGTATTAATGTGTATAGAAAATGTAAAAATGGTATTTTAAAAATATATTGTAAAGTAAATCTTACTACAAAAAATAATATTGATATTAGTAAAATCGGTGTTGATTATGAAAATAAAGATATACAAAATTGTGGAGCAAATTAAATTTTTATTTTTTTAATATTTTTTTAAAAAACTGATATAAATTGATTTTATTTATTATTTTATCAAAGCCATATAAAATGAGTTCTCCTAAACAATCACCTGAAAATGATACTAATAAAAAATTATTACAAAGTTTATATAATTTATATCAATTATATGAAAAAAGTGGTATCACATTTAGAGCAGTAATAAATTTTGATTCAAATAAAAAAGATAATCAAAATAAAGAAAAAACTAAAATGGAAACGATTAAACAATTTGTTTATAAAATAGATTCAAGAACAGAATTTACTGATATTTGTTTAAAATTGATAAAACTTGGTTATACTAAAATTATTAATAATAATATTGATATCAGATGGGCAGCTAAATGTGGGTATATCGAATTAGTTAAAGTATTTTTGAAAGAAATGAAAAACATTTCTAGTAATGATATAAATGTAGCATTGGTAACTGCTTGTGAAAAGGTTATATTGAAATAGTTGATTATTTAATTAAAAATGAAACAAATTTGATAAATGTATATAATTTGGCTCTGAAAGGAGCACTTAAATACAATTATTTTAAAATTGTTAATTTATTATTACAATATAATATTGTTAAAAAATAAATTTTTTAATGTTACTATTTCCTAAAAAGTAAATTTTTGATATTATTTTTTCTTAAAAAGTAACTTTTCTAAAAAAGTAACTATAATAAAATTGATTTATTTTTTTAATATATCAATATATTAAAATATTAAAATATGTATTTATTATATAATGATCTGTATACTCAAATATCATTTTCAAATAAAATAATATTAAAAAATAAATTATATCTATTAACTAATATTATTGACAAAAAAAGAGTAGTTGAAAATGTACTTAAATATGATTATATAAAAATATTAAAATATATATTATCTAATTCAAATTTTAATAAAAAATATAAATTTTTATTTGAAATAAAGATATCTAATGCATATATGATAAATATAAAAATATTTTGTAATAATATATGTGTTTCGGTTATTAATAATTTTACTTTAAGTGAAAAAATATTAATATGTTTAATATTGAATAAATTTAGTAATTCAGAAATATTTTTAAATGATTTATTAAGATATTCATGTATATTTAACTATTATAAATTAACTAAAATATTAATAAAACAAATCAAAATAATTTATAAATATAAACTATATATTTCAATAAATTGTGCTATAACGAACAATTTTGATAAAATATTAAATTTATTATTGAAATATGTATTGAAAAATAAAGTTATCACCAATCACAATTTAATAATAGATATGTTAATTAAAAATAGTAAAGTAAATAGCATTAAAAAATATATAATAACAAAAAATTGTATATTAACAAATGAACATAAAATCAGATTATTAAAATGGTCATTAAGGAATAATTATATGAATTTATTTTATAAAATAATAAAAATTTATAATATCGATTTAAATAAGTGTGATTATTTATTTATAATAGCAGTAAGAATAAATAATTTAAAAATTATAAAAATATTATACAATAATATTAAAATTGATAAAAATATTTTAAATGACTCCTTTAAGTTAGCATGTATATATGGATATTCCAAAATAGTTGAAATATTACTCAAAAATAAAGATACTAATCCTGATATAGAAGATAATAAAATGTTACAATTAGCTTCAGAAAATGGATATTTACAAATTGTAAAGTCATTATTAAATGATAAACGGGTAGATCCAAATACTAATGATAATTATCCATTAATGATTGCGTCAGAAAAAGGATATTTAGAAATTGTTAAAATATTAATCAAAGATTCTAGAATAGATATTGATTATAATAATAATTATGCAATTGAACAAGCAGCTTTAAATGGACATTTTAAAATAGTTGAATTATTACTTAAAGAATCAAAATCTGATATAATAAATATAAATTATTATACGTTTAAACCAATATATGATAAATATAAAAATATATTAAAATTATTAATAAATAATTGTAAAATTAATATAGATAATAGAAGTATATGTATGTTATTGTCATTTGATAATGTAAAATTGATACGTAATAAAATAAAAGACGAATATATTTATAAATGGTTGATTAAAAATGATCGTATACTATATATAATTGATATTATCAACAAAAATATTGATATTGGATTTATTAATTATAATGAAATATTATTATTTGCATGTAAAAAAAATAATAAAGAATTAGTAGAATTATTATTTAAACAAAATTTAATTGATGTAAAGTGGGGAAATAGTATTTTTTTAAAAATAATTGTAATTAATAATTATTTAGATTTATTAAAAATAATATTAAATTTTCCAATTATTGATCCAAATATTGAAGATCAATGTATTGTAAAATTAGCATATTTACATAAAAATAAAGAGATGTTAACATTTATTATACAACATGAAAAAATACATTTTGAAAAAATTGATACAAATATAATAAATTGGATATTTTCAAGTTGATTTTTTAAAATTATTTTTATTTTTTATAATATAAATTGATTTTATTTTTATTAATATAAAAATGTGGAATATAATTACTAAAATTATATCATTTGCAATTACATATCCAAAATTAACACAAGGTATGATTATTATTACTACTATTATTATGTTGTATGAGTATAAACCTGGAGATAGATATAAAAAGTAACTATAATAAAATTGATTTATTTTTTAAATATAATAAAATGAATACGATAAAAAATATTTTTGAAAATATAGTTGATTTAGATTTATATAATAAAACCATTTATACTAATGAATACGTTGATGTATTAGAATTATTATTGAAATATAAATATTTTAATATATTATTCAATGATGATGCATTACAACACGCAGTTAAAGTAAGAAATATCAAAATGATTAAGATTTTATTGAAATATAATAAAAATTATAATTTTGATTTAAAAAAAGTGATAAATATTGCTAAAGAAAATAAATATGAAGAACTAGAACAATTATTTATAGAATATAGTTCTACTTAGTTATTTTTTAGAAAAAGGTAATATCAAAAATTTATGTTTTTATTTTTTATATATTTTGATATTAAAATTGATTTACTTTTTTTATTTTTTATATATTTTTTATAATAAAAATTGATATTTATTTGATAATATATATAAATAATGTATGTTATTTATAATGATTTGTTAACCCAAATTACAGTTAATAAAAAATTGTTACCAAATTATAGTAAAAATCTGTATTTATATAATATTGTAAAAATTAAACGAAACTTTATAATAAATCTATTAAAAAATGATAATGTTGATACATTACATAGTTTAATAAAATCAAAAGTATTAAATAAAAAATTATCATTGAGATTAACTTTATATAAGGGTAAAAAATACAAAGTAACAATAAAAATAAATTCCAATAAATTTATAAAAATTCATATTTCACAATCTATATTAAAATTATTATTAACATCAAATATATTGCAAAGATTTACAATAGATGATATATCTAATATTATAAAATATATATTAAATTTTGAATATTGGGATAGTTTAAAATGGTTACTCAAAAATGTTAAATTATTTCAAACAAATAAACATCAATTATATGAATATATTAAATGTAATAAAAATGTTATATTAGTATTGAAATTATTATTAAAATATACTTTAGATAAAGATGATTGTACAAAAAAGATTGCAATTAATTATGCTTTAAAAACTAGAAATTATAAATTTATGAAAAAACTTTTAAATATATATAAAATTAATCCAAGTATTGATAATAATTTTGCAATTATATGGGCATCTGAAAAAGGATATTATAAAATTGTTAAATTATTATTAAAGGATAAAAGAGTTGATCCAAGTATTCAAAATAATGGAGCAATTCGATACGCATCTGCGGATGGACATTATAAAATTATTAAATTATTATTAAAGGATAAAAGAGTTGATCCAAGTAGTCAATATAATTATGCACTTCGTTATGCAATTCGTTGGGCATTTGGAAATGTAAAATATAAAATTGTAAAATTATTATTAAAAGATAAAAGAGTTGATCCAAGTGTTCAAAATAATGAAGTATTTCGATATGCGTCTAAATATGGACATTTGGAAATTGTTAAATTATTATTAAAGGATAAAAGAGTTGATCCAAGTGTTCAAAATAATGAAGCATTCCGATATACATCTAAAAATGGACATTCAGAAGTTGTAAAATTATTATTAAAGGATGGTAGAGTTAATTCAGATGATTTAAATGAAGCAATTCAATATGCATCTAAAAATGGACATTTGGAAGTTGTTAAATTATTATTAAATGATAATAGAGTTAATCCAAATAATTGTTATGCAATTTATCAAGCATTTAAACATAAACATTTAAAACTTGTTGAAATGTGGTTGAATAATTCAATGGTTGATTTAGATAAAATTTTTAAATATACATCAAATTATAAATGTACACAACTTATGCATTTAATTTATAATAAAAAAATTGAATTAAATAATAAAATTGAATTAAATAATAATAAAAAAATTGATGATACTTCTATTGAATATGATTTTAAAAATAATTATGATGAAATTGTTGAATTAATGTTATATAACAAGAATATTGATAAAAATTATATAAATAAATTATTTAAAATTGCAATTAAACAAAATAAATATGATTTCATACAAAAATTTATAGGAAATTCAAAAATAGATTTAAATATTGATGATAATTATATAATTAAAACATTATATATTGATAATAAAATTAAAATTGCAAAACTAATAATATCTGATAATAAATTTAAATTTGATAATATTGATCAAAATATAATGAATTGGATATTTTCAACTTGAGATTATATATTTTGTATTAAAAAGATATATTTGTAATTATAAAACATTATGATTTTCAATTTAATCTATAATTAAAAAATAATTTTATTAAAATTTTAATTATTAATTAAAATTAATTTATTTTTTCAATATATTAAAATATATAAACTATATAATGATTTATATTCTTTACTTAAAACTGAAGAAGAATATTATAATAATGGATATAGGATAAAATTTATGAATATTGATAATTTATTTCGTATGATTTCATATTGTTCAAGAACTGTAGATAAAGATATAAAAATATTAAATAAAAGAGGATTTTTGAAAAAAATATCAAAAGATAATTATGGATTTATATATTGTTATATTCATGTTAAATTGGAAACAATAAAATTATTATTAAATTATATTGATTCATCTATGAATGATAATTCCGTATTACATAAAGCTATTCAATACGAAGATAAAGAACTTATCGCATTATTATTTACTGATATGCGAATAAATTCAGATAAATCAAATGATTGGGCAAGACAATATTTAAATAAATAAAAAAAATATTTATTAAAATTCTATTTATTTAATTTTTTGATATTACTCCTTTGAAAAGTGACCAACTATCATTTCTGTTATTTGAGGTCGTAATTTTTCAAGTATTTTATTTGTCATTTTTTCAATATCTTTATCAACATTCTGTTTTTCTTTTTTTCGTTGTTCAGCATTAGCTTTCATAATTTCAAGTGCTTTATCTAAACGTATATTTTCAACTAATATAGTTTTGTTTTCTTTTTGAATATCTTCTTTTGTATTTATTTTATTTAACATTTTCTCTATTGTTGGTTGATAATTTACATCATTTTTATTATCTATTTTCGATTCTACTTTATCAAATAATTGTTTAAATGTTTTAAATTCAGGTATTTTTATTTTTTCATCTTTTTTTGTATTTGTATTATCTATTTTATCCAATATAACTAATTGATTATCGTTGATTATTTTTTGTATTTCAACATTTCTAATAATAGATTGTTGTATATTATCATCTATAAATTCCGTTGCAAAATTGAATTTTGTTGGAAAACGTCTCATATTATATAATAAATAAAAAATAATATTTAATATAAATAACTAACTTTTTGATGTTACTTTTTTCTAAATATCTAACTAACTAACTAACTAACTGACTTTTTGATTTTACTTTTTCCTAAAAAGTAACTAAGTAACTAAGTAACTTTAGCTTTAACTCTAGCTGAAGCATCTGTAGCAAGTTTATCTGCATAGTCATTCCATTTATCATTAGAATGCCCTTTAACATGTTTAAATTCTGTAGTTCCAGATCTTTCTTCAATTTTATTGAAAATTTTAGCTATCAAATCAGTGTTTAATTTATATTTTAGAGTATTATTTATTATCCAATTCTTATACCATTTTGTTATACAATTTATACAATATTTAGAATCAGTAAATATTACAACATTATCTGTATTTTCAACTATTTGTAAACACATTGATATAGCTAATAATTCTGCTTCATTATTAGTTGTTTTATCATTTATTTCAATAGATTGATGAGTATATTCATGATTTGGAAATGCTATTCCACTTCCACCATAACCATTTTTTAAACAACTCCCATCAGTATATATTTGAATTACCATTTTATATTATATATATTAATAAATCAATTTTATTATTGGTAAGACATCCTCACAGCTGCGCTGTTCGGCCTCTTACGATCTTGAGTAGTAGAATTATTAATAAAACTTTTTATTAAAACTTTTTGCTGAAACTTTTTTCTAAAAAGTTTCTTTCTAAAAAGTTTCTTTCTAAAAAGTTTCTTTCTAAAAAGTTTGTTTTAAAAAAATAAATATATTTATGATATTAATTGAATAATTATAGAATGTTCTTTATTTTTAATTATATCTAATATTAATATTAAAAACATTGTAAAGAAGTATAATTTTCCACCACGAAGATTGCTTTTATTATTTTCTTTATTTTTCAATATTGTAGTAGTAATATATTCTTGTTTATTAATATTATTTATATATTGTTTTGGTATTTTATTTAATTTATGAACATTTAAATTAATCGGTACTTGTTTATTGAAATTATAAATATTATTAATTTTAATTTGTTTATTTAATATTTTATTTAATGAATATTTTAAATTTATTTTTTCATTTGATGAATATTTTAAATTTATTTTTTTAATTTTATTATATTTAAAGTTTTTATTTAGTTTAACTTTTGGTAAATTATATAATATTTTATTCAATCTGATCATTTTGTTATATAATAAATATAAATCAATTTTATTTAATATATAAAAATGGGTTTTAATTGTATTCTTTGTGGTGAACGTGAAATATGGGCATTTGAATCTTCTTCATATCCACGTATATGTTACACATGTCATTATTGTGTTGATAAAGAAACTATTGATATGAAAAAACATCGTATATTAAATAAACGAACTCTTGTAGATATTAAAAAAAATAAAAAATCACAAATTAACAAAATTGTAAAACATTTTAAAAATAAATTAAAAAAATAAATAACTTTTTACTGAAACTACTCAAAACAATCTTACAATCCAAGATCGTAAGAAGGCAAGCAGCTTTAATTACTCAAAACAATCTTACAACCCAAGATCGTAAGAAGGCAAGCAGCTTTAGCTGCGCAGCGGTCTTACAGCAATTGAAAATGATAACAAAAATATAAATAAAATATTTGATAATTCAACAGTTAATAATGAAACTATTAAAAATATGTTTATCAATGCTATACATGGACAAAAAATTCATATATTAAAAACATTATTTGAAAATGATAAAATTGATCCAACTATAAATGATAATTTTGCAATAAAATACTCAGTTGAACATGGACAATCAGAAATTGTTGAATTATTATTAAATCACGAAATGATTGATTCAAGTATTGATAATAATTATTTTGTAAGATATGCTAGACAAAAAGTTTATTCAGGTAAAGATGAAAACTTAAAATATTCTGAAATTGTACAATTATTAGAACATCATAATTAATTTATTAATTATATTTTATTTTTTTATAAAATCAATTTAATATTTTAATAATAATGATCAGACTAACAAAAAAATTATATAATAATTCAAACATTAAAATACATAGAAATTCTATAAAAAAATAAAAATATAGATATTAAATTATCAAATATTCCATTAGATAAAAATATAAATTTCAATTATTTAATAATTAAACAATATAATAAACATAAATTAATCAAATCTAATGGTAAAGTTGATGCAATTACTCAAATACCAAAAATAGATATAAATCATGAATTTGATAAAAATAATTACATTTTAAGTAAAACAATCATACAACCGCAAAAATGTAGCTTTATCAAACAGGGTAATGATGATAGATTGGATTTTATAAAAAATAAAGTAATATTTTTTGATATTATCTTAAAGAAAATCAATTAATATAATAGGTTGGTTAATAGGTTGTTTAATAGGTTGGTTTATGGGTATTTTTATAAGTAAAATACTTATATTTTATATTGATAATAAAAAAGGAAAAGATTATATTTATAATGAGACGATGGATTTTTATAAGTGTATAAAAGATAAAATAATTAATATCCGTAATAAAATAAGAGAAATATATAATATAATAATATCATAGTTATTATAAATTTATTTTTTTTATAAAATCAATTTAATATTTTATGAAACTTATTTTAAATTTTCTAAAAAAGAATTATATAACATAATTATATATTTAAACTACATAATTTGGACAATTATATTTATATATTATGTCATAGAGAAAAAAAGGATATTATTATTTTAATATTAAATATAGAGACATAAAAATGAAATAAAAGATATATATGATAAAATGATATCATATTTTATATAAAATTATTTTATTTTTATTTTTATTTATATAAATCTCAATTTTTTATCAAAACTTCTTTCTAAAAAATTTCTTAATAAAATTGATTTAATATTATTATATAAAAACAATATTAATCTAAATTTGTCAATCAATTTTCCTAAAAAGTTTTTGCTGAAACTTTTTTCTAAAAAGTTTCGTTAAGATGTCTTCAAATAAAATAATAGTTCCGACTAAAAAAGTAAAAAGTATACAATTTAGTATACTAAGTCCAGAAGAAATACGTAATATGGGATATGTTGAAATAATACATCCAGATGGTATAGAAAATGGTGAAATAAAGTCAGGATCTATGTATGATCCTAAATTAGGTGTTACAACGCGAGGAATTAAATGCCATACATGTGAATTAACTTCTGATAAGGATGCTGGACATTTTTCATATATTAAATTTGCTGAACCAATTATTAATACAGAATTTTTGGGTGATATTAAAGAAATATTAAAATGTATTTGCTTTAAATGTGGAAGTTTTCTTATACCAACAGATAATTTTGATATGTTATTACAATTAAAACAACATTTACGATTGAAAAAATGTGTTAATATCGCTGAAAAAATAGCAACGGTTTGTAAATCAAAAGGATGTGAAAATTACAAAAAACCTTTATTTTCAAAATATTTTGGATTTGGTATTGAAATTAAACTAAATAAAGATACTAAAGATAATAAGGATAATAAGGATGAAAAAAGACCAATAAGACCAAAATATATAAAATACTTATTTAGTAAATTAACAAATAAACAAATTGAAGTATTAGGTTATTCTCCGATATACAGTCGACCTGAAAATATGATTTTTGTATATTATCCAATAGCTCCTCCATCATTGAGGCCAGTAATTCAGACAAGTGATAATAAAAAATCGGAAGATGATTTATTTAGACAACTTACAAATATTTTAAATAAAAATACAATATTTAAAGAATTATTACTCAAAAATAAGAATGATAAAGAATATATTTCGGCTAATATTCAAAAAAATCATGATAATCTATCTGCTCTTGTTGCAAATATAATAAATAAAAGCACAGATAATAATTTTAAAGTACAATATTCATATAACCCAAATCATAAAATTAAATCAATTCATGAGATTCTAGAAAAGAAAAAAGGATTGTTTAGAGGAAATATGATTGGTAAAAGAGTTAATTTTGTTGGTAGAAGTGTTATATGTCCAGATAATGATATTGAACAATATGAAGTAGGAATTCCTCAAATTATAGCAAAATCATTACAATATGGTGAAATTGTAAATAATTACAATATTGAAGAATTGAAAAAATATATTATCAATGGATCAGACGTTTATCCTGGAGCAAATTATGTATATACTACATCTCACACTCTTTCAGGTAAAAAACTTGAAAATAGAAAATCAAGAACTAAATTATCAATATTCCCATTGGAAATAAGAAAAATAATAGCAAATGATTTAGATGTTGGTGATGTTGTAGAAAGACATGTGATTGATGGAGATATAATTCTATTAAATAGACAACCATCACTTCATAGATATAGTTTATTGGGATATAAAGTTAAAATATTTAATGATAATGAAAAAGTTATATCATTATTTATAACTAATACTTCTCCTCATAATGCCGATTTTGATGGTGATGAAATGAACTTGTTTCTTATGAATTCTATTCTTTCTCAAGTTGAAGTTAGAAATATATCATTTGTTAGTCAGAATTTTGTTGGTATTGGAGCATCAAATACAATTATTTATCCAATACAAGATAATGTTCTTGGTAGTTATTTGATAACTAAAAATGGAAACAAATTAATTGATTCAGATTTATTCATGACAATTGTTACACATACTAAATATTATGATCCGTTTAGAGTTAAACCTGATGAAAATAATCAATATAAATTAATTGATACATTAAGTTGTATTTTACCGGATAGTTTTAATATAAATATTAATGGATTTATTGTTATTAATGGAATTGTAAAATCTGGTATATTGACAAAAAGTATAATTAAGAAAGCATTAATAAAACCTTTATTTCAAAAATATGGTGAATTATTAACAAGTAAATTTACATTTGCTTTTGTCAGGCTTACAAATAAATTTTTATCAATATATGGTGCAACTTTATCAATTAATGATTTGATTATTGAAGATAAAATAACAGAAACAATTAATAAAAATTTAGCTAACATTCAAACAGATATTTATAAATTGTTGAATAAATTTGATAATGGTGAAATAGTTATATCTTTAACGAATACACCAGAGGAAATATATGAATCTGAAGTTGATACAATAATTAATAAATATCAAAAATTAAATGCAGATCTTTTGACTAGTTATTTTAAAAATAATAAAAATTTTATTGGTGAACAAAATAATTTATACAATATGATTGATTCTGGTTCAAAAGGAAGTGAACAACATCTTATACAAATAAAAAATTGTTTAGGCCCACAAAAAATTATGAAAACAAGAGCATTAAAGAACTCTGGATCAAGAACATTACCATTATATCCAAAAGGATCTGAAGATCCTAGATCTAGAGGAATGGTTTATACTAATTTTAGTACTGGAATGACTTGTAATGATGCTTTTCATCATGCAAAGGCTGGAAGATCTGGATTATCAGATACTGCATTGGGAACTGCAAATGTTGGATATATGTCAAGAAAACAATCAAAAATGAATGAAGGACAATTTGTTTCATATGATAATATGGTTCGTGATCATGACAATAGAATTATTTCATTCAATTTTGGAGCATCACATTTTGATACATCTAAATTGAATAAATATACAATTGATCTATATAATATTACTGATGAAATGTTTAATATTAAATATAGTTATTAAAAAAATAAATTAATTTTTTTTAATTAAAATAAAATTGATATTATATATAATAATTTTAAAAATGAGTAGTTCAAATGATGAAAGACAGATTAAAAAATTAAGTGAAAAATTTACCAAAGAAAATACTGGTATTGAAATAACTAATAGATTTATAAAAGTAGTTGGAAAATCTGATGATTGTGGTGACGATAGACAACAAATGTTATTTGAGGCAGGTATTATTGAAAAATATGAAGATAATGAGATAATCATGGATACAGAACAAATCTCAATCAATATGGATGTTTGGGGTTATTTTTGTGAATTTGTTGAAAATTTGGACGAATGTGAGGATGATAGTAATGACGAAGTAATTAAATTTACTATGTTTTGGAATTCATCATTAAAGATGATAAAAAAATTCTTTAATTTACATATTAAATTCAATCCAATTATTCCTGATTCAGGTGTTGAATTTGTAAATGAGAATAATGAAAGATGTCTGAGGAAAATGTTAGAAAATCAAAATTTAAAAAATAAAAACGCCGTATGGGAATGGTGTAAAGAATTATTGGTAGTAAAACTTGATGATATTTCAGATCTAACTGAAGAAGGAGCAGATAATTTGTTTAGGATGGCGGATACGTCAAATGCTCTGAATTGCGAGGTAATTTCTTACCTTTGTTACAGATTGTATGAATGTATTTTCGTAACAAAAACATATGCAGAAATCAATAAAATTGGTATATATCTATCAGAATGCATCGAACCAGATACATATTATGATGATAAAGGAAATATAATCAAATATGAACTTCCAGAAAGATTTAATGAAAGTGAAAGTGATGATGAAAGTGATGATGAAAGCGAAAGTGATGATGAAAGTGAAAGTGATGATGAAAGTGATGATGAAAGTGACAATGAAAGTGACAATGAAGATGAAGATAAAACTAAAGATGAAACTGTAACTGAAATTGGAGAGAACAAAGAAGATGAAACTAAAGATGAAGAAGATTCAACTGAAATAGATTGATAAATAATTAATCTCATACATTTAAAAAAATATTTTTTTATTTTATTTTTTAATATAATGAAATTAATATTAAAATATTTTTATCAATTATTAAATATAAAATAAAATAAAATTGATTTTATATATAATAATTTTAAAAATGAGCAGTTCAACTAATGAAAGACAGATTAAAAAATTAAGTGAAAAATTTACTAAAGAAAATACTGATATTAAAACATCTGGTAGATTCATAAAGATTATTGGAAAATCCGATAAATCTGGTGACGATAGACAACGAATGTTATTCGAAGCTAAAATTATTGAAAATTATGAAGAAAATGAAATAATTATGGATACAGAAGAAGTTAAAATTAATTTGGATGTTTGGAGTTATTATACAAAATTTTGGGAAAACATGGAAAATGATTTTGATTGTTATAATGAATATGACGGTGAAGTAATTGAAAATTACATATTCTGGAATTCATCATTAAAGATGATAAATAAATTTTTAAATTTACATGTCAAATTCAATCCAATTATTCCTGATTCAGGTGTTGAATTTGTAAATGAGAATAATGAAAGATGTCTTAGTAAAATGTTGATAAATAAAAATTTAGAAAACAAAAACGTAGTATGGCAATGGTGTAAGGAATTATTGGATGTAAAACTTGATGATATGTCCGATTTAACTGAAGAAGGAGCAGATAATTTGTTTAAAATGGCAGATACGGCAAATGCTCTGAATTGCGAGGTAATTTCTTATCTGTGTAACAGATTATATGAATGTATTTTCATAACTAAAACATATGCAGAAATCAATAAAATTGGTATATATCTACCAGAATGCATCGAACCAGATACATATTATGATGATAAAGGAAATGTACTCAAATATGAACTTCCAGAAAGATTTGATGAAAGTGAAAGTGATGATGAAAGTGATGATGAAAGCGAAAGTGATGATGAAAGCGATGATGAAAGTGATGATGAAAGTGATGATGAAAGTGATGATGAAAGTGATGATGAAGATGAAGATAAATCAAAAGATAAATCCAAAGATGAAACTGTAACTGAAATTGAAGATATCATTAAATGAATGTAACTGAAAAATGAAGAAGATTCAACTGAAATAGATTGATAAATAATTAATCTCATACATTTAAAAAAAATATTTTTTTATTTTATTTTTTAATATAATGAAATTAATATTAAAATATTTTTATCAATTATTGAATATATATGAATTATTCAACGATAGATATAGAGTTAAAGCTTATCGAAGTGCAATTTATAATATAAATAATGATAATATTAATAAAATTGGTGAACGATTGAGAATGAAAATTAAAAGTCCTCAAATAGCAAAAGAAGAAATTGATGTATTGAAAAAATATATACCATTGATGAAAATTAAAGGATTTGGTCCAGCTTATATTAAAAAACTTATAAAACAAGATATAATAATAAACCGCCCAATGGATTTAATTAAAAAACATAAATTAAAATTAACTAGAATTCAAAAACTTGGATTAAAATATTATAAAGATATGAAACCATTAAATAGATCTCAAGCGTCAACGATAATTGATGAAATACAAAATATATTGATAAATTGTAAAATAAAATTAGTAAAATATAAAGTAGCTGGTTCATTTCGTAGGCAAAAATCTAAAATTAATGATATAGATATTATTATTGTTGCTAATTCAAAAATGAAAAAAATTTATAATTGTATATCTGAAAATTATCATAGATATATTGATTATTATGCATTAGGAAAAACAAAATATTCTTTTTTATTGAATTATAATAAAAATATAGTACAGATAGATATCAGATTAGTTGATATAAAATCATTTTATACAACATTATTTTATTTTACAGGATCAAGTAATTTTGGAGTAATGATGAGATCTAAATTTAAAAAAATTGGATATAAATTGAATGAATATAGAATTTGTGATTCAAATAACAATGTATATGTAATAAAATCGGAAAAAGATATTTTTGATCTATTGGATATGAAATATATAAAACCTAAGTATCGTAAATAAAGTTGATTTATTTAATATAATATATAAAAAATGTTTGAAGTTTATGATAATTTAACTAGTTCATTAGAATTAACTGGATTTGTATCGACTGAAAATAACAATATGTATCATTCACAATTTAATATAGATACTAAACGATTTCTATATATTTATGGTGCTCTATTGAATAAAAATGATGTAATGGAACATTATAAAGAAGATTGTAATAACACTTATGAAATTAATGCCATGGCAGCAATTCATGCATTATTTGGAAATAATTTTAAAATATTTAAAAAAATGTGTAAATTAATTGGACATTTTAAAAGTGATGATTATAATCGACTTATACATTATTCAGTAATATATAATAGACCAAAATATATTAATGTATTGTTAAATTATTTTCCAATTGAATATATTGATGATATAGATATAATTTATATAAGTAATTGGATAATTGAAAATAATCATACAAAAATATTAAAAAAAATAATTAAATATTATACAAATTCAGATGGTATTTGTTATATTAGTGAAATAATAAAAGTTACAATATTTAATTCAAATATGATTTTTAATGTTATGGAAAAAAATCGATTATCGATGATGAAATTATTATTAAAATATAATATAGTTGAAAAGTTTGGATATTTAATAGATTGTGCTATCAAATCAAATAATTTTAAAATGTTTAAATTGATATTAAAATATGTTAAAATAAAAATGGAACACATAAAAACAGTTATAGACTCTAGAAATGATAAAATGATAGATTTTTGTTTAAAATTAGATATAATAAAAACATGTGATAAAAATGAGTTAATAATTGTAGCATTTGCCAACGATTGTATGAAAATTGTCAAATATTTACATGAAAAAGGATTTGAAATTCCGGTGGAAGCATTTCATTCAACTCCATATCGTATGTATAAAAAATACAAACATATTATTCATAATCAAAAAAATGTTATAAATTATAATTATAAATATGAATATGGATTACCGAATATATTATTGATAAAAAGATTTAAAAAATTGTATAAAAAAATAAAAAAATAATATAAAATGTTTTATTAAAATGTTATAACTTTTAAGTTTATTAATTTTTTTACACATTCAAAAGTTATGAATACATCATAAAATGCATCATGAGCTTCGTCTTCATCCATATCAGTTGCACATAAAAATTTATATAATTCACTTAATTTAGGCATTTTAATGTTACCTCTTTTATTTTTTGCACAAACTATGTGTTTTGTTATTTTCATTGTATCAATTGGTATTGGAAAATTAAATTTCATATAATAATAATCTAATGCCAATTTAATATGTTTCATATCAAATGTAATTATATTATGTCCAATAATATGACTGCAATTATTCATATCATTGAGGAGTATTTCCATTACTTTCTTCAATGATTTACCATTGCGTAAAATGACATCAATTGATATCATTTTATAAAAATCAACTTCACCCGATCCATCGTTAACAATTAAATTCTTTTTCTTTATAATTTCTTTCTTTATCGGACAATATATCCAATATGCTATTTGAATGATTTTTTTAGATTTTGTTGTTTCTATATCTAAAATCATTATATATTTTCTATCATATTTTTCAATTATTTTAGATTCTGTATTCAATTTAATAAATGTTTCATCATCAATTTCATGTTTTTTCTTATAGAATTTTTCAATAATTAAATATTTAATAAGTTGACTTAGCTTTGAAATATCTGATGTTATTTCTATTACTTCTCCAGATAATATATTCAAAAGTTTGAATTTATGTTTAGACTCGGGATATTTTATTAAAAATGCATACATATATATTGCTAATTGAAGAATATGTGTATTTTTAATACTTGTACAACATTTAAATTCCCAGACAATATCATCACTTATACAATCAACAAATCCATTAACAGTATAATCTAATATATTAAAACTAAATCTACACTCTATTTTTGGATCAGTTTTAATATATTTTGATAATCGATCATATGTTAATTTTAATTGATTGTTTGTTAACCAATCATATTTTTTTATTTGATTTAATTTAAATTTATAATTAGTTTTCGTTGCACTCCATTCTGTAGCTATTTTCAATAATTGTTCAATATTTATATTTTCAATATCGAATTTTTTATCTGGAACTATAGAAATTTTACCAGTTTTTATCAACTCAAAGTAAAACGGAATAGCTATTCCATTAATTTCACTAACTTCTTCAATCATTTTTCCCGATTTAATTTTATTATTGATATTTATTGGTAAATCATTATTAACTTCTTTAGTAATAGTTATAAATTTCATAGCTTTATTAGTTACATCATAATTTAAATAATTGACTAATTCAGTTGGGCAAGTATGTTTCCTATAATAGGTTTTAGCATTTTTCCCTGGATTAAATCTACTTTTTTCTGTTGCCCATGATCCAATTTCTTCTCTATTGATAAATGGCATAAAATCATTTGTTGAATGATGAAATATTACTAAATGATCAATTGCTCTTGTCAAAGCTACATATAATATATCTGGACAAAAGTTTACATCACAATTTTTATTATAATATTTAAAATATGTATCATCAAAGTTAAATACAAATACAACTGGTCGTTCCATACCTTTTATTTGATGAAAAGTACTAATAACTATTTTTCCTTTCATAACATCACTTGTTATTTTTTGTTCATCACTTACAGGAATATATACTGGATATTTCTCTGATAGTTTATTTTCTAATTTATTCAACGGTGATTTTGATTGTTTAAGTTTTGATTTCTTTTTAATGGATGGGGCTAATATAAATATATCATTTGGTTTATAACCTTTATCCATATATGTTTCAACAACATTAAATGTATTGTTTGCAGAAAATGTATTAATTATTAAATAATTAACTGAATCATCATTACATATTTTATCTGAAAATATTCTATTTTTTTTCAATATACAAGTATTGATAAATTTAGCCATTTTTTGTGTTATTCGATAACTTTTATTTAATTGTACTTTTTTCCATTCTAATTTATTGATATTAAATAATTTATCAGCAAATTTTAGATATCTTTTATCTGAATTTTGTAAAGTATCAAATATTGTTTGGTATTCATCACCAATCAAACACAACTTAATGGTTTTGTTAGAATTATCTTCAATTATTTTATTAATTAAATTATAATACAATTTATTAATATCCTGAGCTTCATCAATTATAATTAAATCATAATTAAATGTAGATTGAGGAGATATATCATTTTCTAATAACATTGAAATTCCTTTATCATTTTTTCCATCTTTTCCAATATAATATTTTACAGCAAATGCATGATAAGAATGTACTTCCATATTGGGTATTTTTAAAGTAAATACTTTTTCTCTTGTCTCAAGTTTTAATCTAGCATTATATGTCAATAATAATATTTTTTTATCAAGATTATCCAATGCAATATGAAGAGCTGTAGTAGTTTTTCCAGAACCAGCAACAGAATCAATAATAATATTATTATTTTTTATCAATTTAAGTATTTCAATTTGTTTATCAGATTTCTTTGGTAATACGAACATTATATTTTAAATATTTGTATTATATTATCAATTTTAATATAATATAAAACAAAGAAACTTTTTAAAAAGAAACTTTTTATAAAAAAGTTTCAACAAAAAATAATTTCTTATCTTTCAATAACAATTTAAATTTTCCATTTTACCCATTTATGATGACCGTTTTTAGTCTTTTTAACAACCCATTCATTACCATCTTTTCCTTTTCTTTTTTTGTTAATTTTTTCAGAATGAGAACACCATCCTAAACCTTTGGGGGATAGTTCGGTTCCTTTATAACTTTTTGTTGAATCATTTTTACAAATTGGCATATTTATATAATAAAAAAATAAAAATATAAATTGATTTTTATTTTTTTTATTATATAATAAAAAAATAAAAATATAAATTGATTTTTATTATCAAATTATCAAAACTATAATAAAATGTCTGCAATTCCTTATAAAGATCCTGTTAAGAATGAAAAAAATACTGACTACAATAATGCCGTAGATGATTTTATCAATGGTAATGGAAAAGGAATACCAAAGCCATATATTTGTGAGATATTAATGCAATACGATAAAAATATATGTGAATATATTAATCAGGCATTTAAAAAAAAATTAAAAGCCATATCAGTAATGCCTTATGGTGAATGTGTTGTATTTGCTGAAAATCCAGTATATACTGGACGATGTACTCAATCTATGTGGATATCAACCAAGGATCATAAAATGATGATCTATTTTGATCGTAATTGAGACTTACATTAGATAATGATGAAGAATTAGTTGATTATTTTCTTCTATATAATTGAAAATATATGATTAAAATTTTAGTCATATTTTTTTTATTTTATAAATAAAAATATAAATTGATTTTTATTAGCAAATTATCTAAACTATATAATCATGAGTTCAATTGCTAATCATGATACTGTTATGAAATCTATCTTTAATTATATGAAAGAAACAAATATTCCTAATATTAATAAACGATCAAATGATGTTTTTAAAAATAGTGTAGTTGATAAATATTGGTTTGATAAAATCAATAATTACTTTAAATCTCTTGATTTAGATGCTTGTTGTTATAAAACTTATAGCAATAAAATAAATTGGAAATCTCGATATATTGACATAGAAGATTCCAGATTAAAAAATCTTGATAAGAATAAGAGAGATTATATTAATACTTTAGTTAAACAATATTCTTCTGAAGAATTAGTTTTTGCGATGCATCCAGAATGTTATATTTTCCCAGAGTTATGGCTACAAGATAATAGTTATCAGAAAATTGACTTATCGGATGAGTTTGTTGGAAATTTTTTAAATACGAAGACGTATGGAGATTATTTTGCTAATGAATTTCATCTCATATTTTATTGTGATTGGAGTAAGGGAACAATGTGGAGCAATGTAAATAATTTTTTTAATGGGAATACTGGAGATGAAATTGATTTATTGGTTTTTATGAGGGAACAATTTAGACATAAGACACAAAATATATGATTAAAATTTTAGTTATATTTTTTTATTTTATCAATAAAAATATAAATTGATTTTTATTAGCAAATTATCAAAACTATATAATCATGAGTTCAATTGCTAATCATGATACTGTTATGAAATCTATCTTTAATTATATGAAAGAAACAAATATTCCTAATATTGATACACGATCAAATGATGTTTTTAAAAATAGTGTAGTTGATAAATATTGGTTTGATAAAATCAATAATTACTTTAAATCTCTTGATTTAAATGCTTGTTGTTATAAAACTTATAGCAATAAAATAAATTGGAAATCTCGATATATTGACATAGAAGATTCTGAATTAAAAACTCTTAATAAATTTGAAACAAAATATGTTAATACTATAGTTGACCGATATTTTTGTAAAAAACCAATTAAATATTCTTCTGAAAATTTAATTATAATTGATGAAAAATATAATATTTTCCCAGAGTTATGGCTACAAGATTATAGTTATAACTTATTTGAAAATTCTATTAAATATGATGATATTGAAATAACAGTGAGAGTATTTATGGAAGGATTGCTTTTTATGAGGGAACACTTTCATGAGACAGATTTTGAGACAGATAATGGATGGCTGGGCTGATATAATTGAAAATATATGATTAAAATTTTAGTCATATTTTTTTATTTTATCAATAAAAATATAAATTGATTTTTATTAGCAAATTATCTAAACTATATAATCATGAGTTCAATTGCTGATCATGATACTGTTATGGAATCTATCTTTAATTATATGAAAGAAACAAATATTCCTAATATTAATAAACGATCAAATGATGTTTTTAAAGATAGTGTAGTTCATAAATATTGGTTTGATAAAATCAATAATTACTTTAAATCTCTTGATTTAAATGCTTGTTGTTATAAAACTTATAGCAATAAAATAAATTGGAAATCTCGATATATTGACATAGAAAATTCCGAATTAAAAACTCTTAACAAATTTGAAAGAAAGTATGTTAATACTATAAAATCAGCATGGTTATACTACGATAAATCTGTTAAAATTATAAAAATAAAATAAATATTAAAATATATGATTAAAATTTTAGTCATATTTTTTTATTTTATCAATAAAAATATAAATTGATTTTTATTAGCAAATTATCTAAACTATATAATCATGAGTTCAATTGCTAATCATGATACTGTTATGAAATCTATCTTTAATTATATGAAAGAAACAAATATTCCTAATATTAATAAACGATCAAATGATGTTTTTAAAAATAGTGTAGTTGATAAATATTGGTTTGATAAAATCAATAATTACTTTAAATCTCTTGATTTAGATGCTTGTTGTTATAAAACTTATAGCAATAAAATAAATTGGAAATCTCGATATATTGACATAGAAGATTCCAGATTAAAAAATCTTGATAAGAATAAGAGAGATTATATTAATACTTTAGTTAAACAATATTCTTCTGAAGAATTAGTTTTTGCGATGCATCCAGAATGTTATATTTTCCCAGAGTTATGGCTACAAGATAATAGTTATCAGAAAATTGACTTATCGGATGAGTTTGTTGGAAATTTTTTAAATACGAAGACGTATGGAGATTATTTTGCTAATGAATTTCATCTCATATTTTATTGTGATTGGAGTAAGGGAACAATGTGGAGCAATGTAAATAATTTTTTTAATGGGAATACTGGAGATGAAATTGATTTATTGGTTTTTATGAGGGAACAATTTAGACATAAGACACAAAATATATGATTAAAATTTTAGTTATATTTTTTTATTTTATCAATAAAAATATAAATTGATTTTTATTAGCAAATTATCAAAACTATATAATCATGAGTTCAATTGCTAATCATGATACTGTTATGAAATCTATCTTTAATTATATGAAAGAAACAAATATTCCTAATATTGATACACGATCAAATGATGTTTTTAAAAATAGTGTAGTTGATAAATATTGGTTTGATAAAATCAATAATTACTTTAAATCTCTTGATTTAAATGCTTGTTGTTATAAAACTTATAGCAATAAAATAAATTGGAAATCTCGATATATTGACATAGAATATTCCGGATTAAAAAATCTTGATGAGTATCAGAGAGGTTATATTAATACTTTAGTTAAACGATATTCTTCTGAAAAATTAGTTTTTGCGATGCATCCAGAATGTTATATTTTCCCAGAGTTATGGCTACAAGATAATAGTTATCAGAAAATTGACTTATCGAATGAGTTTTTGAGTTATTTTAAGCCGTATGGAGATTATTTTGCTAATCTTAATCATCTCATATTTTATTGTGATTGGAGTGAGGGAACAATGTGGAGCAATGATCCATTCTTATTCAAAATTGGAGATGAAATTGATTTATTGTTTGATTTTATGTACTATATATATAAATAGATATGATTAAAAATTTAGTCATATTTTTTTATTTTATTCAATTGATGATATTATGAAAAAGGCTTATATTGGTAGTGATGTTATTTTCAATTATTTATTAACAATTAAAAATATTGATATAACAAAACACGAAGAAAGAATTGATTTTGCATATAAATGTAAATACACTAAACACGTTAAAAAAGTATTACAAGATGAACGAATATATTCTACGGATTACTTAGATCCAAAGTTATTAAAATTAATTACATTAATTCATGATTAAAACTAGATTTATTAATAATCACAATCATCTATTAACCAATTACATTAATTTTTTGATGTCACTTTTTCCTAAAAAGTGTCGTTAAATATATTTTAAATATTATTATAATAATGTTTGAAATATATGAAAATTTAAATAATTTTAAATTAGATATTATAAATATAGATACAATTATAAAAGATGGATATAAATATGATTATTATTCTTTTGATGTTTGGAAACTTTTTGTAAATTATTTAATTTTTAAAGATTTTACTTATTGTAAAAAATATATGAAATCTCTATTTTTAAGAATTAAATATATTGATGATAATAAAATATCATATAATGAAGATATTTTATACAAAAATATAAAAATTTTTAATTTGTTTCAAAATCAAATTAATACAAAGTTATACTTATATAAATTATCAATTAAATATAAATATAGTAAAATTTTTAATTCATCAATTAATTTGAATAATAAAAAACTATCAAATAACAATAATAAATATAAAATGTTTAAACATATGTTATTCTATGATTTTAAATTACATCATAAATCAATATACACCAAGTATTTTAGTAATAATTTAATGAATGATATACCCAGTATAGATATTTTTAATAAATTTTTATCAATAAATTATAAAGATAATGTTTTAGATATATTAAAATATTCATTAGAACTTAATCATTTAATTCATAAAAAAATAATAGATTATATTATAATTTTTATAATTAAATTAAAAAATTATAAAATTTTTACATCAGCATTGAAAATTTATGAAAAATATTATAATTTTGAATATAATATATTTATTAGTGATTCTATTTTAAAATATGGATCGTTGAAACAAATAAAATATGCATTGAACCATAAATCGAATTTTAAAAATATAACAATTGATATAATATATAATAATGCTGTTGAAAATACAAAATATAAAATATTAAAATATTTAATTAAAAATTATAAATCTAAACTTAATTTAACTAATTTAGATGAATATAAAATAATTCATATATTTAAAACTCATAATCATGATTTTTTACAATTTTTAACTACAAATAATATAATTGATTATACAATATTATATAAAGCTTTAATATGTCTATTAAATAATGATAATGGGGAATCTAAAGATGAATTTTATATGGATATAAAAATATTATTAAATAACAATAAAAATATTAATATACTTAAATTTTTTAAGAGATCAATAATTAATTCTTTAATTGAAAATAAATCTTTAAAAGTGTTTAAATTATTGATAATGAATAAATATTTAGAATCATATATCAATCATAGTATGATTTATTTATTATTGAAAAATAAACATTATGAATTAACAAAATTATTAATAAAACATAAAAATATAAAACCTACACAACTTAATTATGATATGATTGAAAATATTGCTATTTATAGACATTTTGATGTTTTAAAATTATTTATTAATGATAATTATAATATATTTGAATATCCAAGAATAGTACAAAATATACTTTGGTTTGGTACAAAAGATCTTAAAAAATACATAATAAATAATAATAAATTATATACTGATAATTTCTTTTATATAATTACTCAAAATCTAATATATTTAAATGATATTGATATGATTAAAAAAATATTACAAAATAAATCATTAAATAAATTAAGTTTTAGTATTATTAATACTTTATATAAACATTATCTTGATTTAAAATCAAGGTAATAAATATTAAACTGTATTATAATAAATAATGGGAAATAAAATAACTAAATTTTATATTTGTACATATTGTGATTTTGAAATTAATGATAAACAATTATTATTCAATCATATATGTAAAAAACATAAATTAAAACACATTTATGTTTGCAATTTATGTAATAATAAATTTTTAACTAAAGTAAAATTAAATAAACACTTTGAAATACATAAATATATTGAAACGTTTAAATGTCAACATTGTAATAAAATTTATACAAATAAAAGTTATTATGATAAACATATTTTAACAAAACATAAATTAAACAAATGTAAAATATGTTTATCTAATTTTTATGGTAATTCTTCAATGTGTAGAATTTGTGAAAAAATAAATTCCACAAGACATGAAAATATTATGTCAAGTTATTTAGACTTAAATTTTGGTACAGAATATTTATTATCTTCAAATACAAAAATAAAAGGTAATTTATGTCAAAAATATAGACCAGATAAATTGTATGGTAGTGATAATTTAGTAATTCAAATTGAATGTGATGAACATGAACATAAATATGGTAATGGTAATTATTTGTGCGATGAAAAACGTATTAGTGATATTTACGATGAATTTCCTGGAAAACAATATATTGTAATTAGATGGAATCCTGATTCAAAATTATTTACTATTGAAAAAAAATTAGAAATTTTATTAAGAATAATGAATAATATTAAAAATATGAAATTTGAAACACTTATTCATATAATATACATGTTTTATTCAAAGAATAATAAAAACATATCAAAAAATATTCCTCACTCGTTTATTGATAAATAAATATATTTTATTTTTTCAATATTTAAGATTTGTATTTGTCTCCTGCAAGACTTATTAACATAGCTTTGTCTTCATTTTGTAAACTAAATAAATTAGAATCTTTATTTGAGTCAATAACATTGCATGTTATACATTTTATTGGTAAACCATATTTATGTATTATTGTAAACCATACTCTATAATATAAACAAGTGTCTTCTCCGCATTCACTACATTTAACTAGTTTATATTTATATGGTAATCTACTTTTGTCGTTTTTAACATCATTAATAGTATAATAGTTCTCCATTTTATATAATAAAAAATAACTTTAAATGTAATATATAAATGGAAGAAATAAATTCATTATTAAAAAATGATAAAAATAAAGAACGATCAATTAAAATATTAAAATACAATAGAACAAGTGAAAAATATATTGAGAATATATTAAAATTTAATTTATCAAAGTTAGTTAGTGTATTAATACTAGTTATTTTAATTATAATAATTTATATTATAGCATTTTTAATGTTAGGTAGTGTTGCATTTGCTTCCTTAGGTATAGTATTTCTTATAGTTGGAGTTTTACTTCATCTTTTTACAACAATTATTATATTGAGTAGTATATGGTCTTTTATTTTATTTAATATTATAAAATTTTTACAAAAAATAGAATCTAATGAAAGATATTCAGAATTTTTGAAAAACCCACCAAAAATGTTTTTTGATAAAAAAAATAAAAATAAATTGAATAAAATACTTGATAAAATAAAATAAAATTTTAATTGTATTATATAATAATGAATAATAATCCTAAAACATTTGTTAAAAATAATAATTTAGCACAAGTTAAATATTCTAAATTAAGAGATGGATTTTTATCAATTAATTTATTAATTAGTGAAACAATACATAATACAATATCATTTTATATCACTTTCATTATATGTGCAATTATATTATTAATTATATCATTATTATCTTTTGTTGTCCCTCCGATTTCCGCTCTATTAATACCTTTTCTTGGTATAATAGGTCCTATGTTAATTTTACTATTCATCCAAAGAACAGTAGGATATATATTTAATACTGGAAAAGTATTAAATGTGTGGAGAGGTTTACCAACTTGGGATAGTATATTTAAATATCAGATGAAAGACCATAATGTATTTCAAAATGCAAAATTTAAATTTAATATGTATAAAGCAATTTTAAAAACTAATCCAGTTATAAATGTATCTGTAGCTTAAAAAAATCTTCTTCTAAATCTATTTAGATAAATTCTGGGTTTTCCAATAGTTCTAACAATTGATTTATCAATCGAATTAGTTTGAACAAATGTAAAAATGAATGTTGACAAAATTGCCAAAATAATAAAAATTAATATTAATAATATTATAATAAATTGAAACATTTTATTTTTTTTATATATAAAAAATAAAAAATGTTTATCGAAATTTTATTATTAGTAATAATCATCTTAATAATAGCTATTGTATCTATTTTCATATTTACAATTATTAAAAAACCCCAAAAAGATAATAAATCCATTAAACCAGTTAAAATGGTTACTTTTAATATTTAAACGAAACTTTTTAGAAAGAAACTTTTTAGAAAAAAGTTTCAGCAAAAAATAATGTTTAAAAGTTTATATACTTTCTTTTTGCTAAAACTTTTTTCTAAAAAGTCTCTTTTAAAAAGTTTCTTTGTATTATATAAAAAACCTTAAAATATGTTATCAATATTGAAAAAAATATTAATAAAAAACAAGTACATATATTAAAATTTATATATATTCTTCTAAAAAATTTTATTGTACATGCTATTATTTCTTTAATTATATTCATAATTATGGCTATAATTATGTTATTAATAGAAAAAAATTAAAGTAAATTTTTATTAAAAAGTTTATTTTGTAATATATAATGACTGAAATTAATAAAATAAAATATAATGATATTAAATCTATAATAAAATTTATTTCATATAATGCACTTTACACTGGTATTATAATTATGATTATAATGATAATTTGTATCATATTAGGAATAATTATAACGAATCCCATTCCTGTTATTATTGGAAGTATTTTGTCATTTTTTGTTTTTTGTGGGTGGATAGCTTCATCTGCTGTAATAATAAAGATTTATTTAAAAAATAAAAAAATAGAGTAAACTTTTTAAATATTATTTTTTTGCTAAAACTTTTTTCTAAAAAGTCTCTTTTAAAAAATTTCTTCGTAATATATAAGTATGAAATTAGGAAATATTACAATAAAAAAATGGAATCCAACAAGTTTATTAGGAATTGTTGGATATGTTATAATTGCATTTATTAACTTTATAATTATCGCATGTATCATAGGAGCGATTTTTGGAATTGCAACGGCTATTTCTTCCTCCATCATCCCACTTGCAGTAGTTATTGTGGTTATAGGATTAATTGCGGAGATAATAAATTTTGTTGTTTTTTTGCTTGAAATTTTTAATAGAATTAAATATTATGTTGATAATAGAAAAAAATCAAAATAAACTTTTTAATATATTTTTGTTGAAATTTTTTTAAAAGTCTCTTTTAAAAAGTTTTTTTTTATTATATAATTATGTTTAGAAATTATTGTCCTCAAAAATTTGATTATAATGATGATAAAGTTTATAATTTAATTGATAAAGTATTGGGTAATAAAATAGTTAATAAGGGTATTATTACATTACTTAATATCATATCTTCTTTAGCAGGAGTAGGAGATGTTGTCTCATCTGTTGTTGTTGATATAATGAAAATATTAGAATTAGATAATAAATCGTATTTAAGATTTGCAAAAATATTTAGATCTTTACTTCGAGTTACAAATTATAGCACAAAAACTATAATAACTATTGAAAAAAGAGTTAAAGAAATTAATCCAGATTCAAGTTTTTTCAATGAATTACGAACATTAAGATTTGATGGAGATTTTGATGCATTTGAAAAAAGATGTGATAAAATATTTGATAAAGAAACATATAATTATTTAGCAGGAGATTTTGCTAAATTGTTTTGTATATTGGGAGATATGGCTGGTGAATATGTGGCCAAACAAATAACAGCAACAAATTTATATGATTTTACCAATCCACCAGCAGCTGATCAATCTCAAAAAATAAATGAAAAATTAGATGAAATGTTTGATCATAATGAAAAAGCTATTTGGGAAGTTCAAAGAGATGATATTAAAAAACAATCAAAGGATAAATATATTTTAAAACAAGATCATAAGAAAGATATATCTAAAGAAGGAGTTAAAGCAATTAATGACATAAGTGAAACGCAATTTAATAGAGAAAAGAAAATCAAACAATATTATACAGAAATTTATAAGAATTTTATTCAAACAGTTGATGAAGATAGAAGAAAACTTGGTAAAGAAATAAAATTAAAATATATTAACCAAAGTATAAAGGATTTTACAGATTATGCAAATAATGGTAATAATAGTGATATTATAGACATATTAAAAAAACCTCAACCTACATCATATGATGATATAATTGCAAAAATATTTGGTGATCAACAACAAATGATAAATAATGTTACTACAAGAACTGGGAATTTTAATCAAGACTTTCAAGATGGTAAATATATTAAATTAATCACAGCAATAATGATGCATTTATTATCAGAAAAAATTATATCAATTGGAGTTATAGAAACAAAAAATATAAAAAATACAAAAAATTTAAAAATAATAACAAGAAAATATATTATTAATTTAGAACCAACTAACGATCCATTTATTATAGATTATAGAACACAATTTGTCAATAAAATTGAAGATCTTCAAGAAGGATTTCCAGTTAAAATATTGAATTTAAATAATATAAATTTAAATAATATTCAACGGTCTAGACAAGTAGAATTTTTATCACAAAAAGATTTTGTTGAACAAGTACATGCAACTCCAGAATATGCAACATATTTTGATGATTTAACTAAATTAAAAGCAACAACTGTTGATAAATACAGAGATAAACAATTGGAAAAAGAACGTAGAATTAAAAAGAAAATTGTTGGTTCATCTTTTAGATTTACTGGGGAATATGGTTATACTGGTATAAAAATGATGATACAATTAATACCAACAAAAATCAAAAGAAAAATATTAAGTCCTCAATATTTAAATGATGTATTTGATGAATTTCTCAAAATTGTTGGCGGGTTGTTATTAGGTGCAGATTTTTTAGTAGATAAACAAAAAATATTAAAGAAAGATAAACAAAATATTTATGATATGGATGATGAAGAAGAGTACGATGAACCATTTATTAATGAATTTCTTGAACAAAATCAATTAATTGATAATATTCCTAAAAAATTTAAAAAACAAGAACTAGATTTTAATATATTTAAATCAAATATTGATGTAAAAGATATTGAAAAATATAAGATAAAAGAAATTGAAGATAAACGTGATGCTTTTAAAAAGAAAACCGATGATATGAATAAATTCAAAGTTGAAACAAAAGATCATAAAACTAAAATTGTTGATATTATTGTTAAAAATAAAAATCAAATTGAAAATATTGATAAAACTGATACAACAACGCTCACCGGATTATATTCGAACAAAATTTTCGAAAATAATGGTGGTAGTAAGTTAAAAAATTCAATATATAAATCATTGTGTAAATTATCTAGTTCTTCAATGATGATATCAAGTAAATTTAATGATATAATATCTATAGATATAGCATTACTGTACATTATATCAAAAACTCAAGTAATCGCTAGAACTTTTTATAATAATTGGAATAAAAAGTCAAGTCAATCATTTTGTGAATTTGTTGATAATATCTAGAAACTTTTTAGAAAAAAGTTTCAGCAAAAAGAGACTTTTTAAAAGAGACTTTTTAGCAAAAAGATATTATCATATTTTTTTTTCAATTTTATAAACATTTCTTTTTGCTGAGACTTTTTTCTAAAAAGTCTCTTCTAAAAAGTCTCTTTTTAAAAAAGTTTCCTTTTATATAATGGATCTAATAACAAATCTTTCAACCAAAGAATCAATATCTATTGATATACAACGAGATAGTTTAAGTATTGATGTAACAGAAACTCATAGTAAAATATCAAAAAAACAAAAAAGAAAAAATAAACAAAGAAAAAAGATAAAACAAGATTTAGATTCAATAACCATTAATACCATTAGTACTACAGATTCTACAAATAGTATTTTAATAGATCTTCCACATAAAAAGAAAAATAAAAATATAGATTCTATTTCATTCAATATCATTAGACCATTGAAAATAAAACTAACGCCAGATTTAGAAACAAGAGAAAGTATAATTATACATAAACGAAAAGTTCCTTCATTTAATACTCAAACATCAAGCAACAAATCTACAAAATTTAAAAATATATCTATAAAACAAATAGTTAATCCAATTGAATATAAAAAACTTAGAGAAATAGCACCATTTGTTAAAAGACGTAAATGGGTTAAATCTAATGGTGTAATTGGTATAGAAAGATTCTTTACTATTTCAAAAGATGATTTTTCTAAATTAATTTCAAAATCATTTAGTCAAGTTAAATATATAGCAGATTATGAGAGTGGTTTTTTCTCATACATCTTAGATTGGGAAAATACTGAATCAGATTATATTTCTGGTGGTTATTTAATCAATAAATATAAAAATTTTATAATACTTTCTGATAAACAAAAGTTATTATCAAAAAATTCTAGAGTTTGGAGAGTTTATTTAAAACCTAGAAGTAAAAAAGGCGGAAGAGGATTAGTTACGTGGTTTAAACAAAGAACATTAGATGAATTTAAAAATAAATATCATATTTTGAAAAAAAATTTTATAAATTTAGCAAAAAAATATAAAAAGCTAAAAACCGCAAAATCCTAAGATATATATTTATATTTTATGAATAAAATATATTTGACAGATATGGAAAGTAATATAACATATATATCAAATATAATAATATTTAAGTTTTAATAAGATTTTATATCGCTATTATATTAAAATTGATTTTATAATATAATATATAATAAACATTATGGACATTTCTATGATAATTAAAAATATCAACCATTCTAAACAATTTCCAACAATTTATAAAAAAAGAAAATGTGGAAAGAAAACGTTATATTGGAAATTAACTGTTGAAGAACAAGATAATGGTAATTCCAAAATGTTAAGAGAATCATCTATTCTAGAAACAACCGGTAAACCTAAAATTGAAGTTACTTTTGAAACTAAAACAAAAAACAAAGGTAAAAAAAATGAAATGACTCCATATGAAAGTCAATTTAAACGAGCAATAACTATTTTTAAAAATAAATATGCTGATGGTTTTACAATAGATAAAGATAATACCGAATTATTTATTACACCTATGTTGGCAAAGAAATTTAATAAATTTAAAAATAAAGTTAGTTATCCTGCAGCGGGACAACCTAAATTAGATGGAGAGCGAGCAATTGTTTATTTACATAATAATCAAATTGAAATGATCACAAGAAGAGGAAAACAATATATATTTTTAAATACATTAAAAACTAAACTTATGGAAATTTTTAAATTATATCCAGATATTTATATAGATGGAGAATTGTTTAATCCGAATTTATCACTTCAACAAATTCATTCAATTGTTTCTAGAAAAAAGACAACAAATAAAGATGAAGAGACTATATCATTGTATATGTTTGACTGTTTTTTCAAAGATAAACATAATCAGCCATTTATCAAAAGAATAACAACTTTAACAGATATTTATGATAAATTGGAAGATAAACTAAATCCATATATAAAATTAGTTAAAACATTTACATTAACTGATGAAAATCATGTATATGCTAAAACTAAAGAATATACTGAAAAAGGATTTGAAGGAATTATTATTCGACAAAAATTTGGTAGTTATGATTTCAATAGATCAATAAATTTATTGAAAAATAAGATGTTTTATGTTGACGAATATCTAATTGTTGATATAACGTCTTCAGAAAAGGATCAGGACAGTGTAATTTTTGTAATTAAACAACAAAATGGAAAAATACGTCGTATAGACGCCGGTGGCACTAATGAATACAGAAATGAATTTATGAGGTATGGAAAAGATAGATATATTGGAAAATATATACGAATTAAATATTTTGATAAATCTGATGATGGAATTATTAAATTTGCAAATCCAGTATTAGATAAAAATGGAGAATTTATAATAGTTGAAAAAGATCAATAAATATTCATGTATATGGATTAAATAATGGTTTTTTGTTTATTATTTTTTTATACCATCTATTAAATAATATTTCCTTAGTTTTTTGTATATTAGGACAAACCATTATTTTTACATTAGATACTCTTGTTTTATATTTACATTTTTCATCAAAATAAATATATTTCAAAGATTTAGGTAACATGCTTACATCTATTAAATAATCTAAGTCTTGAATAACTAAAGTATGTAATTGAGTACAATTATATAATGATGATATTGCACGTTCTAAAGTATGTTTACCAATAATACACACTTTTAAATTTTTTGGATTTATTATACATTTTATATTACTAATATCAATGAATTCCATATTTTGAGGATAATATTTAATTTTTGTAAATATATTTTTTTTATTATTTATATTACTTACTTTTACTTTTGGTAATTTTAATACTTTTATTAATTTTAATGGTATTTGTACTGTAAATATTTTCAATGATTCCGGTAAACTATATAAATTTATTCCACAATTTGGATCAATTAAGTGCAATTCCAATAATGATGTTTCTTCTAACGATAATGTTTTTAGACTTTTAAATCTTTGATTTAATATTAAATGTTTTAATCCTATTGGACTATTTTCTTTTTTATATACATTTCCTCCTATATATAAAAATTTTATTGGGCCAAATTTTACAGTAAATTTTTCTTTTCTATAAGTTTTAGGAATAAAAACAGTTTCAAGTGATTTAAGTTTAGTAAAATTAAAACAAGTATTGAAAATATCTATTTCTGATATATATAATGTTTTTAGTTTAGTAAATACATTTAATTCTATTAAATCAAAACAATTAATATTTTTAATTTTCAAATGTTTTAAATTTATAAATATATTTAAAAATGAATTATATTCTCTTAAATGTAATGTTGTGATATTTTTTGAATTTATATATTTATTTTTTTTATTATATCTAAAATTACAATTTGTTAAATCTAATGTATTTATTGAATAAATATAATCAAGTATTATCATATCACTTAATTCACCACATTTAAATTTTATTGGTTTTTTATATTTACATTTATTAAAACTTTTAAAATTAAATATTTTATCATATATCAAAGTATCATGATTTATATTATAGAAGCATGTAGATAATAAATTAACATTATTTCTTGTTTTAAGATTACAATATTCAATTATTATTGATAAAATATCAAAACCTAAATCTTCTATATACATATTAATTAATATATCATTTTAATTTTATATTAAAATATTTATTTCAATAATATAAAATGCCAAGAAAAACGATTATTGCAAGAATTAAAAAAGTTAAAAAATCAAAACAAACTAATGTACGTGGTGGAATTGTAAATAAAACAGGAAAATTGACACAATATGGTTATACTACAGATATATCTACAAAATATAGATACATAGCATTAAATAAAGCTATAAATAAATATGGTAAAAAAAGTGTATTATTTATGTTGAAAATACCAGCAACGATGTTGAAAAATAAATCTCCAAAGAAATCTAAAATAATGTTATCAGATTATAATTATTTTTTAAATAAAAAATAATTTTATTTATATATTAAATATGGATTATGAAATAATTGGAATTGTATTTTTTTCAATAATATTAATAATTATTATTATTAATTTGATAAAAGAATTTTTATTAACACCAAAAGTGGTACATAGGCCTGTTATGTTAAATTCTAGAAGATATCAAAATATAAAAAAACATTTATATAAAATAATTAGAAAACCTAAAACAAAAGTAGTGTTTAGACATACACGTAGATTATATATTCCATTTATACCAAAACCTATTGCAACTAATGATAGAATTGATCGATTAACTGAACAACTTTATGATACAAATTATAATTTTAATTTAAACGATGAAGATTTTGAAGCACTATTATTAATTGTACAAAATGATACAAAACCTAAAATTGATAAAAGTAAAGTTGCAACAAGTGACAAACAAAATGTACATGATAGTGGAGTTATAAAAACAATAACACAATCAATTGAAAATGTAAAAAATAAAATAGGTGATTTTATTGAAAATCCTGAGATAACTGCGAAAATAACAAATTATTTTCCAACAGTATCAGATAAAAATAATAAAATTAAACAAACATTAACTCATATAAATGAAAATAATGGATTAGTTATGCCATATGGAATGACACATAAAAATATACTTAATGTAGTAGATAATTATATTAATAAACAAGATAAAGAAAAAAAAGATAATTTAATTGGAATTTTAGGTGATCAATTGTCTAATTGTATAAATAAAAAAGGAATGAATGTATGTAATACAGGTATTTTTAATAGAATTATCAATACATTGAATGGTGTTACAGACGAAGTATCAATTAAACCAGAATGGGCATTACGTAAAGAAATGTTAAATAAAGTATCAATAATTAAAACGGAATTTAATAAAAATTTCTCAAAAGATCATAATTTAGCACTAGAAAATGTTGAAGAAAATGATAAATATGATGAAGAATTTATTAAATATATGAAAAAGTCACTTATTTCAGAATATAAACCGGTTTTATCAACTGAAAAGATCAACGAAGAAATAACTTCTTGGGGATATTAAAAAATAGAAATTAAATCATTATTATCAGTTAAATTTTTTTCAACAGTATTCTTTAAATTATATTTTTTTTCAATAATCTTTTGTTTAGTTATCGGTTTTGGTTTTATTGATTTAGAATAAAAATCAATTAATACAAAAGATGAAATAAATATCAATATTGATCTTATTATAATGACGGTTTTCTTTCTATAAATATAATTCTTTTTATTTTTTATCAATGATTTACAATTTTTAATTTCTGTAGTCAATTTTATAAAAATCGTTATAAGTATATATATAATTGTAATAATTATAGAAATAATTATTTTATTATATAAATCATTAGTTGTAAACATTACGTATATATTAAATAATAAAATCTCCTGGAGTTGATTTTAATTTAGTTATTGTTTCAGTTTTTCTCTTATTTTTAATTTTAAATTTTTCCTTTAATTTTGGATTAATTCTCAATTTTACATCAGATGGTAATGATGCTTCCATTTCAACTATACTTTTTACTTTTTGTCTTGCTTCTTTATTTATTCCTCCATCCATTCTAAGTTTAAATTGATCTTCTGGATCAAAACATGAACTAAATATCTCTTCAAATTCATTTTCATCAATATTACGGAATTGATTTTTAGTTAAATTATTTTTTGGTACTTGATTATTTTTAACTAAGTCTCTTCTAGCTTTTTCTCTCATATAATCGGTTCTTGCCTGAAAATGTTCATTTGCTAGTTCTTTATTGTGTGCTGCACCAGACATTATTTTATTCATTTTATCGTCACCATAATCATTATTCTTTACCCAAGATAATGGTGGATTAAATGTACTAAATCCGCCTAAACCATGATTATAAGTATTACCATATTTAGCTATATTGGATTTTTTATAAGAAATATTTTTCAAATGTTTATTTGATTCTTCTTTATTCTTAAATACCCCAATTGGAAGAATAAGACCGTGGTCATCATAATCTTTTCCATATCTTTTTACAAATAAATCATTGAGAATTTCACTATTTACTCTTTCAAAATCATAAAACTTCTCATATAAGAATTCATAATTTTTCTTAATAATAGCTTTTTCTAATATCAATTTTCCACTAGTTGATAAGAATTTTTCCCATGCAAGACAACATTTCAATCTACATATATCCTCGTTTGGTTTTATATGTAATGCTGTCAATATATACCCTTCTTGTTTTTGTGGCGGTTTTAATTTGACTAATAAGTCCAATTTCTTACATGAAAAAATTTTAGGATCTGTTCCATATTTTTTAACAAAAGATTCTTCTTTATTTCTTGATTTATGTTTAAATTTACTGTACGGCATATTTATATATCAATATCAAAATTTAATTTTACAAAAAAAATAAATATGATATTAATTTAATGTTTATATTTAACTTTCTTCCTATAAGCTCTATCCAATAATTTAATATATCGTTTATTTGTTATATTATTTTTCCATTTAATTATATCTTGTTTTTCTTTACAATTAAAATATTGCATCATATTATTGAAAAATTGTTGTTTATGTTTTTTATCAATGATAAATTTTGATAAAAAATCTATTTTTAAAATATCTTTTGGTGTTATTAATGGATAATATTTATCATCTCTAACTTCTCCATCAGAAACAATACTTGTCATAAATGGCCAAAAATATGTATATTTTGGTAATTTGAAAAAATGTAATTCAAATTGTTTAAATAAATTATCATCTATTATAAATTTAAGATTTTTTATATTTTTATATAAAAATTTCTTCTTATTTGGAATATCCAATTCCTCACAAGCAGTTTTCCATTTTTCATTATTTTTCAATCCTCTCATTTTATAATATTTATCAAAATCACAATATAATGATGTTTTATCATTTTTGCAATGTAATTTAAAGTGATAATATATATTATCATATAATGATGGTATTAAAAATGGAACTTTATTCCAAAAATCATTTTTTGAAAATTGTATTTCATGTATTTTTTGTGTCAAAATAAGATCCTTAATATTTTTTGAAATTGAATTTATATTACAAAAATCACCAAATTTACTTATTATCATATCTTTTAATAAATTTTTTATATTTGATTTATTAAAGTACATATAATTTATATAAATGTTATTATTATTTTTTTGTTCCATAATATCATCAAATATATCAATATTACTTACATTATACAAATTTATTAAATTTTTTATATCTAATTGTTTATAAACAATATCTTCAAAGTATTTTGAAAACATATGAATAACTATTTGATAATTACAAAAATATATAAATTAATTTTATATAAAAAAATAATGTAACTTATTGTAATATTATATCTTCAGTTTTATTCATTAATTTACCCATAGCAGATTTACGTGCTTTTCGTTGCCAATCTTTATCATATATTTTATCTAATATTTTATTTATTGATTTTGATCCAAATCTATATTTTGGAATTTTTTTGGGATTTTGAACATCTATATATGAAACTATATCTGATATAGAATTTATTTTTGTATTTAACATCTTTTTTCTATTAATAACCATCATTTTATATTCTTGTGTACATTTTTCCATAGTTTGTTTTAATGTTATTTTATCATCGAATGTATCTTGCCAATAATGTTTATAAAATTTTTCAAATGCAGCATTTGTAAGATTTTGAGCAATTACAATATAATCTAAATTTTCTCTAGCCATTGAAGGAATAATCATTGGATCATGAACACATAAAATAAATGTAATTTTATAATGTCTTCCATCAAACATAAATTCAAGAAAGTTTGTATCTTTTGTCCAATTATTTTCTTTTGTTTTAGCATCTGCACTTAAATCATCAATAATTATCATAATACCATCACGTTTTTTTCTTTTATTATGTTTTTCTCGTTCTTCGTTTATTTCTGTTGAACAAATTTGCATGTTTTGTATTTGTTTCATTATTTTACTACTATATTGTTTATTTTGTAATAATTGGTTTACTGGCCCATCAAATACATGAGTCATTTCACACGTTTTTGAAAAAATAACAGCAAGTTTGTGTTTTTTTTGAGTATAATACATTAACCAACTCGCAAGTGATGTCTTTCCTGACATTTTTTTACCAATTACAGCAATGTTACTATATATTTCAAAATCATTTATATACATTCTATCTATCTTAACTGGTTCACTCATTTTAAATATAATATATTGAAGATAGTTTTATATATTAAATATAAAAATGTTTTTAGAGAATAAAAAAATTTTATCTATAATTTCAAAATATACTACAAATATTTTTAAAATAAATCTTTTATCTTCAAAAATTGATAAACTTCATAATTTGATAAAAAATGATTGGGAACCAACTGAGTATAATATAAATGATCTTTATTTAAAAGAACCAACAAATGTTAAATTTGAATATTATCCTTTAAGTTTATTCTTTATTGCTCCAATTTTTAATAGAAAAATGAACTCAATAACTATCACAAATAGTTTAATTTCTAGTATTATTGGAATATGTGATTGTAATCATTTAAATTTAAAAGGATGTCATCAAATAACAAATTTTGAACCATTGCGAAAAAGAACATATAAAACATTAATTTTATCAAAAACAAGAATTGAAAATTTAAATGACATAAATGTTACAGATGAATTAGATGTTTCCTATTGTATTTTTATAAAAGATTTTAAATTTATTGATAATTTAAATATAAGAAAATTAGATGTACATTATACAAATTTAAGAAGTTTAGATCCATTTATTCCATTGGAATTTGATAGAAATAATGATGAACATAAAGATAGTGTTATAATAAAATGTAAATCATTTAAATCGATTTCTGAATTACATATTGATGCTAGTCCTAAAAGATCATATAATGGTTGTTGTATAACAAATAAAAAATATAAAAAATTGGTTATATATCCAACTATTTCAATGGTAACACCTGATTTCTTTGATCTTATAATGGACAAAAATATTATATATGGAAAAAATAATATTAATGATATTCCAAGTGAAAATGAAGATGATAGTGATTTATTGGAAATTGAAAATTTAGACATTAAAGATGCATATGAAACACAACTTAGAACATTTTTTACAAATTTTAAACAAAAAAAATATAATTCAATAAATTTATCTAATTCTGACATGAATAATATTGAATTTTTGAAGAATACATCAATAAATACATTAATTTTCAAAAATTGTAAAAATTTATTTGACTTTTTTCCATTAACTGGCAAAACATTTAAATATATAGATTTTACTGGTACACCATTTTTTGAATTAGATAAATTTACAGTTTTAGAAACAATAATTGTTGCTAATTGTGAATCTATTATCAATTTTAAACCAATATATAATAAAGAATTTAAATTATTGGATTTATCTGGAACTAAAGTTAAAATGAGAGACATTGATCATTTATATGGACAAAAAATTATAGTAAGTAATTGTAGATATTTACATATGACTAAAATTGAACACACTGTAGAAAAACCACAAATGTTTTCCGAAGATGATACAGAAATATTATATTACACTAAATTATTACAATAATTAAGTTAATTTAATAATTTTTTCATGAGTTTTTTCAAATGAAAAGTTTGTATTATGAATAATATCTATCATTATATTTTTAATTACACGTTGTCTAATAATAAAATTATTTATCAATTGATGAGCTATTAAATTTATATAAATTAAATATTTTTTTTTATTTATCAATAATTTCCCATTATTACTACATTGATTAACCAATGATCCAATATTTGTCGGACATATTCGCCGTATGTGATTATATGACAATTGATGTGTTATATTATCAAAAGTTATATGTTTATTCAATAAATTTATAATAAATGTATACATTTTTTTATAAGTTTTAATTACAAAGAATTTCATTTTATATGTTTTAAAAATATTCATAAATTTAAATTGTTTATCATTTAATAAATTTAAATCAGAATAATAAAATTCATCATCAATATTTTTATATAATTTTAATAATTTTTTCTTAGTTATATTATATATTTTTTGATCAGTCTTATTAACATAATAAATTATATAATAAAATAATATATTGTAAATTTCTAGATCAACATCTATTTGTGTTTGCCATTTTTTCTCAATTATTGATGAATTAATATATAATTTTATTTTATTATCATTTTGTCTTGAAGATTTTATAGGATTAAATAAAATAGTATTATCTCCTATTTTATATCCAATTATTAAATCATTTACATCAACTATATTACTACTTATATTTAAATTGTATTTTTTAATAAATTTATCAACTTCTAATTTTTTATTTATTTTAATATCAAATTTATAAATAATTTTATTATTCCTATTTGGTAAATGTAATTCTGTTGATAAATATAAATCATCAACAATTATTCCTTTTACATAATAATTATCATTCAATAATTGAACATAATTATTGATCTTATCGATGATACTATTATCTTGTTTTTTTAACATTTTTAATATTGATAATGATAAACTTACAATAATGTCACTTTTAACAAATTGAAATGTATTTATATAGTGTTTTTTATATTTAGATTCAATTCGTTTAATTAAATTATATTTAACTTGATTATTGAATAAAATCGATTTTAATATGAATAAAGTTTCACAATTATTTAAAAAATATATAGTACTTGCAATATCATAATTCAAAATTATATCAATTTCATTATTTTTTTCAGAAAAGATAAATAAAAATATATTATAAGTTTTAATCATATAATTAATTAATTTAAATATATTATCAATATTTTTAGGAAGTTTGTATCTTTGAGATATAATATTTAATATAGAATTATCATGTTTACTTCCAGTAACAAAATAACATTTTGAATTAATTTTAATAATATTATTATCAATCATACAAGGATTTTTACTATTGATAAAAGAATTAAGTGCATTTGGTAAATATGAAATACGATTTATATTTAATTTCATATTTGGATTATATTTTTTGATATAATAAACATTCGTTATAATATCATTACTTTCTTTTATTTTAATTGATTTTTTACTTGAACAAGGAAGACTTAAATGTAATGGATGTTTAGATTTATCAATAAGAGAAATATATGGATATTTTTCATTATTAGATATATATGCCATATTCATATCAGGATATGTATGATTTTTCAAATATAATATTTTATTTTTTGAAATATTATTTACTTTGATAAAATGTTTAAATATGTCTGAATCTGCATCAAATATTAGCGGTTGTCTATTTTTTTGGCATATTCGAGTATATATATTATAAGGTGAACCAGGAAATATATATTTTGAATAATTGAATAATACAGGATCTTTTAATAAATAATCACGTTTACGTTTTTGAATATATTTATTATCAATAAATTTTATTGTTTTTGCCCAATCAAACATATATAAGTATAAAATTCTCATTATAAATAATATAACTTTGTTTCCATCATCTATATCTTTGATATGATTTATATTTATATTTAATATATTTTCTCCATATATTTTTACAATTATATTATCAGTGTCATTATTTACTCCAAGATAAGTAAATTTAACATAATTTGTACTTAAATCTCCATAAATTAATTCCCATTTTACTATATCATAAAATTTCTGTAATGTATTTCGTAAATATTTGTAATTCATTACAAATGGTATCATAATATTTATAGATACATTGTATGTAATTATTTTTTTCAATATTTCATTATCTACCAATATTTTAGATATTTTATCAATTATATTAAAATTTGTACCAGTATTTCTATATATAATTTCACCGGTTTTAAATATTGATATATCATTATTAATCAATATAGAATTTGTGTCAGGAATTACATCAAATGTTAATTTAGAATTAATATCATATTTTTTATAAATATTTTTATCATCAATTCTATAAATCATTGAAGTATAATTAGTTTTATCAGTTGTAAAATTTGAAAATAAATAGTGTAAATTAATTGGATAAAAGAATAAATATTGTTCAATTTTTGTTAGCACATTTATAGAACTTGTTAAATATTTTAATTGTTTTATATTTATGTCATAAAATTTTGACCTATATTTGGAAAATTGATAATAGTTTACCTTTTCTTCATAATTACCATAAAATATCATATTTTTAAAATCAATTATATTTATTAATGGAAAATAAATTGAAATAACGTTATTAAATGTATTCTCAATTGAAATATCATCATTTAATTCATTTATAACATCTCGTAAATCTATACATTCCATATCTCGCCACTTTGGAATATTAAATTTTTTATCAATAAATTTAGTATATATTTCACGTTTTGTAAATGTATTTTTATTCAATTTTATAATTTCTCCACTAAATATATATCCTAATGGTATTTTTTCATCTATAAAATATAATAATTGATATTTATATGGTATTTTTCCTAATTTTTCAATTTTCTTTTTAACTATATCTATATTATCATCATTATAAATATCGATATCAGAATATAAAATTTTATTATTATTCAATTCTGTATTTTCAATTTCATTAAAAAAACTTTCAAATGTTAAATTTTCTTTATTAATTTTTTTTATTTTTGTAGCCGCCAAATTGATACTTCCAAATGATAATATTTCTCCATTATATTTATTTTTTACTGATAATTTTATTTTTTCATATTTTTTTAATTTTATTTTCATTTTATATATTAATATGATTAAAAAAATAAAGATAGTTAAAAATAAAAAATTATCAGTAATAAAATTTCAAATGAAAAATGGATTAAAAGATGGTTTATTTTCATTTGATATTGGTAAATACAAATTATATGGATTTGTTGTAAATTATTATAATACTTTATTGTGGTATGAAAAACTTATACAATATCCAAACAAACTTGAAACATATTTTGCAATTAGTAAAAAAGGAAATATGTATAAAATTTATTATCAACATTTTAATATTAAAATATTTATGAAATTTATATCTTTTGCAATGAATTATAAAATTACAGAATTGAAAATAAAAGACAATTATAAAATTTATCATAGAAAACATATAAAAACTATATCAAATGATAATTATATTGAGCATATTAAAACAAATTTTCCAATTAAGAAAGATATAACAACAAATAATAATTATTTATTAATATTTGGAACATGTAAACCTCAATTTGAATCAATAAATCAATTATTGAAAAAAATATATTATAATAGACCAAAATATAGAACAATTAATTCTTTTTTTAAACAAGATGGTACATTAATTATACCATTTGATGAATATCTCTAGTTACTTTTTGGGAAAAAGTAACATCAAAAACTACTTTTTGGGAAAGTTAACATTGAAAAAAATAAAAATAAAAAGTGGTTTTTGATATTACTTTTTCCTAAAAAGTAACTTTCTCAAAAAGTAACGTAACTATCTAAGTTTATTTTCAATATTGTCCATTCTCAATCTCATTTGTTTATTAATTTTTTCCAATTGTCTAACTTTGGCTATTAATAATGAAGTTAATTTATGATATTGAACGGAATTTGATGTAACTAATTCCGGCATAACTTTTTTGACATCTTCTGCTAATAATCCAAATTGGGTAGACTTACTATTTAAATAATTGAAAGATACTGGTTCCAATTTATCAAATGATTGCAAATAATTAGTTTGATCAATATATTTGATATTTGTTTTATGTTCGAAATTTGAAAGAAGCGTACCTATTTTTCCATCAGATCCAATAAATACTGGCAATTCTTCAGCACCTGGTAATCGCTCTCTAATTCCATCAATATAACATTCTTTTGTTAGTTCCATATTGGAATCAGGTAATTGAAAGTTAGATCCAATTTTAATTGTATAAGATGTCGAAGATTCACTATCAACATTATCACCAATAAAGACATTATATGATCCATCGACCAAAGTTTGTGCAGCTTTACCTCCAATGACAATATTATGACTATCAGTTAAATTAATAGCTGCATCATTTCCAATTACGACATTATCTGTTGCAGATGTTATTGAGGACAAAGAATTACAACCAATTGAAATATTATTTAGTCCAGTAATTGAACAACACATAGAATTTGAACCAATGGCGATACATTTAGTTCCATTTGTATTTAAATACAATGATTTATATCCTATAGCCACATTTAATTGTCCATTAATGTTATTGAATAAACCACCAAAACCACAAGCAACATTATATGATGCAATATTATTTTTGAGCGCATATGTACCAATTGCTACATTTTCAATACCATTTATATCAGTATATAATGATTGATAACCAACTGAAGTATTACTATCTCCATTAACACAACAACATCCATTATCAACTCCAACAAATACATTATTTTTACCACCAATTAATTTTGTTCCGGAATTTAATCCCAAAGATTCATTTGTATTTGACATTTTAAAAATAAAACTATGATTATATAATTAAAATAAATAATTTAAATTTAATTAAATAAAAAAATAAATTATAATAATTGGAAAATAAATTAACTAAAAATAATTTTAATTAATATAAACAATGACATTATAAGTAATAATTGAAGTCCTTTAAACTTAATTCTATCTTTTTTACTTGGGACATCAGATATCGTTAATAATTCATTTAATAAATTTTCAAAATAAGTACTTCCAATAACTAAAAATAAAAATCCAGCTATAAATGCATCAATTAATAAATCAAATTCTTTTGTTCGTTTTCTAACTGCAGGTTTTGGTTTTATTATAACTGGTTGCACCTTTTCAGGTTGCATTAACATTCTTGTAGGAATCCTCATAGATATATATAAGACAAAATATATTTATATCTTTGAATAATTGTTAAAGATACACATAATCCTTTTCTTATATTTTCATCTGTTAGATTAAATTTAAATTTAATCTGACAACATTTTAAAATCCATGCCATTAAACTGGACGCAGTTGGTCCACTATTGAATTTTGTACCAGATATCCTATTTATGAATAATATTATTACATTTATACATTTTCTATTTAATGTTGGAAAAATTATATGTATATTTTCAATATAATCTTTTAAAAATAATTTATTCTTATTTTTAAATATATTTGTCAATTCTTGTGATTTTCTACATATCTTTGATATAAAACTATTTCCTTTATTAAGATATTCACGTTCTATATCAAATATATATAATAAATCATCAGATCTATAAAGTTTACCATATCTTTTCGCCACAACTTTTAGACAACCAGCAATAACACCTAATTTGTTATCACTACGAGCGGTTTTAATAGCTCGAATTTTCATAAATAATTGAATTGTTTCATATAATATAGTATTATCTGGTTTTATGTATTCTACTGTATCATATTTAATCAAATATTCAATTGGATCCATATTTTCATTTTCTTTTATTATTTTATTTTCAATTTCTTTTTTATATTTTGGAAGTTTTTCAAAAAGTTTGATAATATTTTTTCTTTTTTCAAATTTTATTAATTCTTTTTCTAGATTTGTGATCAATGATTTTCTCAAAGTATCAATATATCCAATTTGTTTATTTCTCAACAAAAATCCATTACCATATTTCGAATTGTAACCAACGAAAGAAAATTGGGTATGAATATTTGTTGCTGATCTCGGTACAAGTATTGATGAATTATTAATTTCAGCATTACAACAATTAATTCTATATGAATGTTCATCTGTAAATTCATTAGATAATAAAGAATTGTATGAAATATCCATAGATCCACAACATTTACATATATCTTGATCATCATCTATAATAATATCATCTCCGTTACATACATTGCAAATATTTGAACATTTTCTGATAGTTTGTTTTTCAATATCATAACTATTTAAAATATTATTTATATTTGTATGGTCAACTTTTAACTTATTATTCATGATTATAATAATTAATTTTTACCTTTATTAAAATAAAATATCAAATCAATTTTATTCAAATTAAAAAAAATAAAATAATTTATTTATTAAAAATTTAAAGTTAATTTATTATTAAAAGATAAATGAGTTGATTCAAGTGATGATAATAATTATGCAATTGAAATAGCCACAAGTAATAAAGATTTAAAAATGATTAAATTATTATTAACAGATAAAAGAGTTAACCCTAATCAATTATCAATTAAATTAGCATTTGTAAACAAATGTATAAAAATAATTAAATTATTTAAAAATTTAGAAAAATAATTTTATTTTTTAATAATATTGAATAAATTTTTATAATATCATATGATTATTAAATAAAAAAATAAATAAAAATATATTAAATTTTAATAATTATTTCATTTTTTGAGTAAATTTAACTCGTTTATCTTTTAATAACAATTTAATAATTTTTAAATAACCATAACTTATTGCTTGTTGAATTACATAATTATTATCATCAATCATACCAATACATCATATCTTTTATTAATAATTTAACAATTTTATAATGTCCATTTTTGGATGCCAATTGAATTGCATAATTATTATCAACATTTGGATCAACTCGTTTATTTTTCAATAATAATTTAATAATTTTTATATATCCACAACGAGATGCTTGTTTAATTGCATGATTATTACAATTACTTGGATCAACTCGTTTATCTTTTAATAATAATTTAACAATTTTATAATGTCCATATTCAGATGCATATCTAATTGCTTGATTATCAAAATCACTTGGATCAACTCGTTTATCTTGTAATAATAATTTAACAATTTTATAATGTCCATGTTTAGATGCCAATCTAACTGCAGAATTATTATAATCACTCGGACCAACTCGTTTATCTTTCAATAATAATTTAACAATTTTTATATATCCACAACGAGATGCTTGTTGAATTGTATAATTATTATTATCACTTGGATCAATTCGTTTATCTTTTAATAATAATTTAACAACTTTATAATGTCCATTTTCAGATGCATATTTAATTGCATAATTATTAGCATCACTTGGATCAACTCGTTTATCTTTTAAAAATAATTTAACAATTTTATAATGTCCATTTTCAGATGCATATCTAATTGCATAATTATTATCATCACTCGGATCAACTCTCTTATCTTTTAATAATAATTTAACAACTTTTAAATATCCAAATCTAGATGCCAATCTAATTGCATTATTATCACAATCACTTGGATCAACTCTTTTATCTTTTAATAATAATTTAACAACTTTATAATATCCAGTTTCAGATGCCCATATAATTGCACAATTATTATCATTTCTAGGATTAATTCGTTTACATTTTATTAATAATTTAATAATTTTTAAATATCCTCTAGAAAATGCAATATCAAATATATAATCATTTTTATAAATATATTTTATTATATACAAATTATTTCGTAAAATATTTAAATATTTAAGACAATATTTATAAGATGAAAATACATTTATCATTTGAAAATGATTGATATCAAACATTGATATAAGATCATTATATAGTTTATACATTTTTAATAATTGATATTATAAATCAATTTTATTTAATATTATATATTGTTCATCTGTAGACATTTTTATAATTATTATCATCAATCATACCAATACATCATATCTTTTAATAATAATTTAACAATTTTATAATGTACATTTTTGGATGCCAATTGAATTGCATAATTATTATCAACATTTGGATCAACTCATTTATTTTTCAATAATAATTTAACAATTTTATAATGTCCATTTTCAGATGCCCATCTAATTGCCCATCTAATTGCTAATTTAAAATGTATTTTATTTTGAAAAAATATTCGTTTATCTTTTAATAATAATTTAACAACTTTATAATGTCCATTTTCAGATGCATTTATAATTGCTTGATTTTCACAGTCACTTGGATCAATTCTTTTATCTTTTAATAATAATTTAACAATTTTATAATATCCATTTTCAGATGCAGATATAATTGCATAATTATAACTATCACTTGGATCAACTCGTTTATCTTTCAACAACAATTTAACAACTTTATAATGTCCATTTTCAGATGCCCATCTAATTGCAAAATTATTAGAATTAATTGGATTAACTCGTTTATCTTTCAACAACAATTTAACAATTTTATAATATCCATTTAAAGATGCCCATCTAATTGCAAAATTATTATTATCACTTGGATCAACTCTTTTATCTTTTAATAATAATTTAACAACTTTATAATATCCAGTTTCAGATGCCCATCTAATTGCATAATTATGATCATTGCTAGGATTATTTCGTTTACATTTTAATAATAATTTAATAATTTTTAAATATCCTCTAGAAAATGCAATATTAAATATATAATCATTTTTATAAATATATTTTATTATATACAAATTATTTCGTAAAATATTTAAATATTTAAGACAATATTTATAAGATGAACATACATTTATCATTTGAAAATGATAGATATCAAACATTGATATAAGATCATTATATATTTTATACATTTTTAATAATTGATATTATAAATCAATTTTATTAAACTTATTTTATATTTTTATAAAATTAAAATAATAAAATTGAATTTATATTTAAAATAATAAAATTAAATATATATTTAAAATAATAAAATGTTTAAATTATATAATGATCTTATATCAATGATCACAATTGATAAATTTAAATTAAGTTATGAATATTATTCAACTAAAATAAATAAAATAAATTTAAAATTTATTCAAAATTACATGTATTTGTTTAAATTTATTGTTGATATTGAAAATATAAATGATATATTTAGATTGGCTGCAGATATTGGATTTATAAATTTAATTAAAATATTGATAAAAGATAAACGAGTTTATCCTAATAATAATAGAAATTATGCAATTAAATTAGCATCTGAACATGGACATTTAGAAATTGTAAAATTATTATTAAAAAACAAACATGTTAATCCAAGTGTAGAAGAAAATTATGCATTAGGAATGGCAGCTGAAAATGGATATTATAAAGTTGTTAAATTATTGTTAAAAGATAAACGAGTTAATCCTAGTGATAATGGAAATTATGCAATTGAATTAGCATCTGAAAATGGACATTATAAAGTTGTTAAATTATTATTAAAAGATAAACGAGTTGATCCAGGAGATAATAATAATTTTTCTCTTCAACAAACAATAAGTTATGGTCATTTAAAAATTGTTAAATTATTATTAAAAGATAAACGAGTTGATCCAAGTAATATTATTAATTCTGCAATTATATATGCATCTGAATATGGACATTATAAAATTGTTAAATTATTATTAAAAGATAAACGAGTTGATCCAAGTGATAGAAATAATTATGCGATTCAATTGGCATCTGAAAATGGACATTATAAAGTTGTTAAATTATTATTAAAAGATAAACGAGTTGATCCTAATGATAATAATAATTATGCAATTCGATATGCAACTGAAAATGGACATATAGAAATTGTTAAATTATTATCAAAAGATAAACGAATTGATATTAATTAAATTAAATTATATTTATTTTTTTTAATTGATAAAAAATAAAATAATTTTATTATTTTATAAAAATATAAAATAATAAAATTGAATATATATTTAAAATAATAAAATTAAATATATATTTAAAATAATAAAATGTTTAAATTATATAATGATCTTATATCAATGATCACAATTGATAAATTTGAATTAAGATATGACTATTATTCAACTAAAGTAAATAAAATAAATTTAAAATTTATTCAAAATTATATGTATTTGTTTAAATTTATTGTTGATATTGTTAATCTTAATGATATATTTAGATTGGCTGCAGAAATTGGATTTATAAATTTAATTAAAATATTGATAAAAGATAAACGAGTTTATCCTAATAGTAATAATAATTTTGCAATTCAATTTGCATCTGAAAATGGACATTATAAAGTTGTTAAATTATTATTAAAAGATAAACGAGTTGATCCAAGTGTAGAAGAAAATTCTGCAATTAAATGGGCATCTGAAAATGGATATTATAAAGTTGTTAAATTATTGTTAAAAGATAAACGAGTAAATCCAAATGCTTGGAATAATTATGCAATTCGATATGCATCTAAAAATGGACATTTAGAAATTGTAAAATTATTATTAAAAGACAAACGAGTTGATCCAAGTGTAGAAGAAAATTCTGCAATTAAATTGGCATCTAAAGATGGACATTATAAAATTGTTAAATTATTATTAAAAGATAAACGAGTTGATCCAAGTGATGCTAATAATTATGCAATTCGATATGCATCTGAATATGGACATTATAAAATTGTTAAATTATTATTAAAAGATAAACGAGTTGATCCAAGTGATTTTGATAATCATGCAATTAGATATGCATCTCGTTATGGATATCTAGAAATTGTTAAATTATTATTACAAGATAAACGAGTTAATCCTAATGATAATAATAATTATGCAATTCGATATGCAACTGAAAATGGACATATAGAAATTGTTAAATTATTATTAAAAGATAAAAGAATTGATATTAATTAAATTAAATTATATTTATTTTTTTTAATTGATAAAAAATAAAATAATTTTATTTAAATTAAAAAAATAATTTAATTAGCGAAAAATATGTTAGTTAAATATACAAAAGAATTGATAAAACTAATAAAAGATGAATACATGAATAAGTCAAATAAATATACTAATTATGATGTACTTCAATGGGCAGCTGCAAAAGGTTATTTAGACATTGTTAAAATATTATTAAATACTAGATTAGTTGATCCAAGTAATTGTGATAATTTAGCAATTAGCTTGGCAGCTGAAAATGGACATGATGACATTGTTGGAATATTATTGCAAGACAAACGAGTTGAATCAGAACCAGATTTTTATAATACTGCAATTGAAAATGCAATTAAAAAATTAGAATCTAAAAATCGTAATTTACTATTTTTGGATCAGTTTTTATATATTTAGATAATCGACTATAAGTTGATTTTGACTTAATTTCTAAAAAAAATTTTTATTTTTTATAAAAATAAAAATTGATTTTTATTATTAAATTATCAAAATTATATAATTAGCGAAAAATATAAATTGATTATATAATTAAACATTATAAAAATATTAAGAATGGATAACGATATTAAGGAAGACCTCGATAACGATATTGAGAACGACCTCGATATATTTTATATCGATTGTAATGTAGAATCAATCAAAATAAATATTGATAACTTATCGGTATTAATAGAACGTTATATCAAAAAATATAATAATTTAAAAAATGACAACATCGAATATTGGGTTGACTATTTATTAGAAGAATTATCCAAAAGGCTAAATTCATTTGAAATATTTAAATATTTTGTTGATAAAATTCCACAATATCAGATTAATAAGTGGGATATTGCTAGATTTTTTGAGGAACATATGAATGATACGAATGATATTATAAAATATATCATCGATTATAAGTTATATGATGATATTAGAGAAATATTGGTATCAGCATCAAATTTTCTAAATTATACAATTGTAAAATATATTTTTGATAAATATCCGAACATTTTCAAAGGATGTTTACAAGATATGATAAATGAAGTATATCACTGTATATGTGATGATATATTTGAATCACACTATTCTGATAATGATTATTCGGTTGATATTGATAATGATCCGACAGCTCAAATATTAAATCTTCTAATTGAAAATGGTGCAAATTTATCTGATGATCAAAAAGAATGGATTAATGAAATGAACTGTGAAGGATGTACATATAGTCTAGCAAGAAATTGTCATTTTGCACAATTAGTAGGGATAATTAATGATAATTTATAATAAAAATCTCATTATGATATTTAAAAATTGTTAAAACTATTATTGAAAGATATTAATGATAATTATGATAATTTATTAAAAAAAATATTTGAGAAATTGTATTTGATAAATGGTTATTTTGACTTAACTTCTAAAAAATTTTTTATTTTTTATAGAAATATAAATTGATTTTTATTATTAAATTATCAAAACTATATAATTAGCGAAAATATGTTAGTTGAATATAAAAAACTAATAAAAGAATACTATGATATATCAGATAAATATACTAATTATGATATACTTCAATGGGCAGCTGCATCTGGTTATTTAGACATTGTTAAAATATTATTAAAATGTAAACAAATTGATCCAAGTAAATACAACAATTTAGCAATGATATGGGCAATAGAAAATGGACATTTAGACATTGTTGATTTATTATATGAAGACGAACGAATTGATACAGAGGATGATGATTTTTATAATGATGCACTTCAAGCAGCATCTGAAAATGGTCATACTGACATTGAAGATTTCATATTTCACAAATTTAAAAAATGGATAGTATTTTACGAACCTGATGAGGATGATCCATATTTTAATTGAGGTTATTTTGACTTAACTTCTAAAAAATTTTTTATTTTTTATAATAAATAAGTTTTTTAATAAGATCTCTATATTCGTTATAATCAAGAATATTAGAATTAATATTAATATTGATCATTGAAGAAAGATTATTATAAATTTCAAACATAATTACTATTCATATACATCTATTGTTAAATATTCACAATATTTATTTTTACAAAAGTTGTTTCAATACCTCAAGTTTTATTTTTCTCTTAGTTGGGAAAACTTTATCAACAGTTATTGAAAAAATTTCATCTAATAAACATGTTTCATACTTTATTAGTTTTTCATAATGTTTTTTCCCACTATAAACTTTATGTAATACTTTAATCGGAGAACATTCACTTCTAGCATTTACAAAATGAGTTGGATAAGGATTAAACTCTAATAATTTAACATTTAATTTTTTATTTATCATCAAATCAACTCCAAAAATATGAAAAGTCATTTTTCCCTTTTTGTTTTTAAGTTCACCAATAGATAATACTGATTCTTTTATAATTTTATTAATTTGTGGCGTTATTTTCTTTTTATAAAATCCTTTTCCCAATAATTTATCATATACTTCATTTGCAAAACCAAGTTTACCTATAAATTCATTTTTCTTTGGAGGTAAAGCAATATAGCAACCATCGTCATGATAAACCCATTTTGCCATTGACATATTTACCATACCAGTTGATTTATTTTTGACGCTTGAATATTCATTAATTTGTGAATTATATAAAGATGTTTCACCATCATATAGTACTATTATACAAACTGATCGTATAAAAGAATCTAAATCCGTATAACTTGTAATAAATTCTTGAAGTTGCCAATTTTTGAATTTGTGTTTATATTTTTGTAATTGTTTTTTCACATCATTATATTTGTTCGTTTTTAATTGTCCTTGTCTTTCATATCCTCCATTGGGCTTTAAATAATATTCTTGTTGTTTTTTGAATAATTTTTTATCTAAAGATCCTAAACTTATATCATGTGTTAATGGCAAATATTCTCTATCGCCATATTTTTTAATTATTGATTGAAATAGTTCTTTTTTATCACTTAATTTAACAATAGATTTGGAAAATATATAGTCTAGTATACCAATTTTAAAATCACCGCTGATTTTACTTCTATTACAATTTTGTTTTATGAATTTTTTCCAACATGTTTTTAAATCTGAACAAGTACGATAATATGCTGATATTATACACAAATCTAGATCATAATTGGAAGTATTAATTGGTTCCCAATTACCTCGTTTATTTAAGGTAGTATAAATAAGATATTTAGAAAAATTAGTACTTTTATAATAATATCGTTTAATTTCTTTATCGTTCATTTATATATATATATATACATAATTATTTTTTAAAATTTATATTATAATATCATAGTATATCTAAATAATTTATACATTTTTAATAATTATATAAATTAATTATTTTTTTATTGAAAAAAAATAAAATATTTTTTATTTTTTAAAATTTTTTAAGATTTTAATAATATTATCATTTTCACCATTTTTATTAGTTTCAATATGGAAATTTATTCCAGATTCAATTATTTTATTAATATTCTTATTTGTTTTAAATTTTTTACGATTTATTAATAATTTAATAATTTTATAATGTTTACTAAATACTATTGTATTTAATATAAGAGAATTTTTAAGAATATATAGATCTAGTCCTGGGAACTTTTTCAAAAGATATTTAGCAATTTTATAATGTCCATTTAAACATGCCCAACTAAATGGATAATTAGACTCACAATATATATCAACTCTTTTATCTTTTGATAATAATTTAACAATTTTATAATTACCGAATTTAGATGCATATCTAATTGGTTGATTTTCATTAATACTAGGATCAACTCTTTTATCTTTTAATAATAATTTAACAATTTTGTAATATCCTTTTTCAGATGCAAATTGAATTGCAAAATTGTTATCAAGACTTGGATCAGCATTTTCATCTTTTAATATTAATTTAATGGCTTTATAATAACCATTTACCGAAGATATTCGTATAGTTTTTTCAATATAATGGTTTTTTTCTGTTTTAGGTACTACTTTTTTAAAAATATATTTAATGATTTTATAATTTTGTTTAAATAACAAATTATATTTAAATATAGGAAATATATTAATTATAAATGGTAATATGTAAAATTTATTGTATTGTTCCATATAATCTAGGCTTTGATTATAAATAAGATTATTAATTAATTTTATTTTTATATTATATAATAAATCATTATACAATTTATACATTTTTAATAATTATTTAGAATAATCAATTTTATTAATAAAAAAAGAAAATTGATTAAAAATAATCAAGTTTTCTTTTTTTCAATATATTAATTTCTAAGTTTAATTTCAATTCCTAATTGATTTGCAATAAATGAAACAGGAAGAGTATATAATCTTTTCTTTACCATACCAATAGTTATATTAATTTTTGTATTAATATATATTTCATGCATTATTTCACACATTAATAGATTGTTTACTTCTTTATTCTTTAAATAATTGAAAATATAATCATTATATATTTCCATAACATATTTATACAATGTGTCTTTTATATTATTATATATTTTAATCCAATATGCAGAATAATATTTAATAAATGTTGAATCATAACCTTTTATTATAACATTTAAAATACAATAATATAAATTATTGGAATCACATAGAATTTTTAATCTATTTTCATATGATTTAGAAAAAAGCATATAATTAATGTTTTTCTTAAATACAATTAATCCACAACGTTCACATGTCAATCTATTAAGTATTGGTTCTAATTTTGATTTAACAATTGTTTTTGTGTTAAACATTTTATCATCTGAATCTAAATCAACATATCCAAGATATTTTACTAGTACTTTCTTACCATATATGATATAATTTATCAAATTTGGAGAATAAAATGTAAAGAAATAAGTATAGCGTTTATTACTTAATTTTATTTTATTTGGTATAGTAAATTCTTTTTTAAACACTTCTAATAAACTATGTTGTTCAATTTTTTCATTTATGATTTTATTTGAAATTCTTGTATTATCATTAATGTCTATCATGTTACTTGTTGTATAATTCCATTTATTATTATACCAATAAGCCCTAATAGTTACTCCATTTAGAATTGGAGCATATTTATATACAATATCATCTTTTAAAAAGTCTTTTATATTTTCAATTTCATCTTGTTTAATTTTTTTAGTTATACCAATATCCGCACACACGAGTTTTCCAGCATAATTGAATATTTGTGATTGTCCTATAATTGTTTTATCTTTTGGTATTTGAATAAATAATTTTTTATTTTGATCATAATTAATATTATAATATTCTCCTCCAAACTTATCTATTATAGTTTTTAAATCCATTTTGTCTTATATAATAATGTAATTAAACTTTACTGTAAAATTTATTTAAATTTGATTATATAAAAATGTCAAAGATTAAATCTATTGACAGATTAAATTATGATGAAAGAATAACAAAATTTAAAATATTAACAAATAATGATGATTATGCTTTTATGTTTAATACAACTTATGAATCGTTTCAAAAAACAAGACAAAAATTTATAATGTATGCTACAATAATATTAAAATATGATAAATTGTCATTTAATAATAAATTAAATATTTTAACAAAATATATAAATATTTCATTATTAAATATTTCAAATAAACAAAAATATCCAGAAGTATTTATTGACGAAAATACTCTTGGTATTGATAATAAAAATAAATATATGATAATTGATAAAAACCAAAAATTGAAGAATATTTATTTATATAAAGTTGAAAATATGGATTTATTTGAAAATGTAAGTAAAATAAATAATGGAAAGTGTATATTTAAAAGACCAATTGATACAGTTCCAACATTTGAATTTGTAAAATATGATATTTCAAATATAGATGAATTGTTTGATTTTTTTAAATATAAATCAATAAATATATCTGATATAGTTTTTGATAATAATTTTTATGATTTATTGTGTACTGTTAATTACAGTTATAAAAAACTTAAAAATTATTTAAAAAATGATGGAGCCATTATAAATAGTCCAGATTTACCACATTATATTTCATATTTATCTTTATTAACACAAAAATACGATAAAGTAGTTTATGAAAATATTTCTAATGCAAATGATAAAATTATTGATAATGAATCTCAATATTATGATACATTTTTCATTAAACACGAATTAGCTTCAGATGTTTATTCTGAATTACAAAGTTATAAAGATTTTACATACATAAAAGAAAAAATTAATTATATTCTCAATTCTGATGTATTTATAATTATTATGTATAATGAAGATAGAATATTACAATCGATTGATATGGAATTTTCATATATAATATCAATGTTTATGAAAAAAATTAAAAATATTGATAAAATTAAAGTAATAACGGATACAATATTAATTTTAATTATTTTATCAATTTTAATGAATGAAGCAATTAATTTAAATATAAGAATAAATACTGATTCATTATTATATAAATCTTTTCCAAAAGTTTACAATAATTTATCTATAATTAATTATTATATAGAATTTATGATCTATATATTTAAAAATTTATATTCAAAGAAGATATTTAATTCATTGAAAAACATCGGATTAAATAATAAAAATTTGATAAAATTAATTTATGAAAAAATAGCTGTAGATAAAATTGTTAAATTACAACAAAAAATTTCATACAATGTTATAGTAACACCATTTAATAAACAAATTAATTCATATAATAAATTTTTAACATTAAGAACCGCAAATATAAAATTTTATTTAAAATTGAAAGCTAAAAAATATATTATTGTGAAAGATTTAATGAGAATAATATTCAATAAAATATCTAATAAAAGTCCACAAGAAATTGTTGAATATAGTACAAAAGTATTGAATAACGCTAAGATGAAAAAGAAAAAGATTATTAAACAATTTAAATATAAAAAAATAAAAATTTTATCAAAAATAAAATCAAATATTAAATCAAATTATGAAAATAGATTAAATAATCTACTCGTAGAATTTAATAAATATAATGTAAAATTTTCTAAAAAATATATTAAAAGATTATTAAATTATGGATTTATGACAAATAAAATTAATGAAGATACTAAATATTATAAAATTATGAAAACCAAACAAATGACTCTTAAATATGTTAATTTAGCAATAATATTAACTAAAACTGCGATAAATGAATTCTTAGTAATAAATATAAATAAAAATAAATTTTTAAATCCTTATTTTTCAAAACTTAATGAAATTTGGATTAATGATAAATATAAGTATTGGGATAGATTAAAGTATCTATTATTTTCAATAATTTATAAATTTATTAAAAATAATAAAAAACCTGGAAGTTCTTTAAGTCGATTATTTTTATTGAATAAAATTGAAGAATTAGAGAAAATTGATATTTCGCAATTCTCACTTGAACGAAAACGTTCAAAAGAAATGGAATTAAGAGAACAAAGAATAGATGCTTTTTATAATTTAACACCAGAAATTAAAATTGACGCATCATTTGAACAAATGACTCAAATTGAAAAAAATAATTTCTTAGATAGAATTATTAAAGAAAAAACAAATATTTTTAATATTGAAGATTAAATTACATAAGATCAGAATCATCTTCCATCTCATCTAAAGTACTTGGTTGCATATTGCCACCACCTTCTCTATCATCTCTATATTCTGCGTCAGCTTCCCCAGTTTCTAATTCATGATGTAAATTATCTAAAGATTCATCTATTTCTTGATGCCGTTTATTATTTTTTTTGGTAGTTTTATTTTTTTTCTTTGAATTTATAAACATAATTGTTATAATTCCTCCAACAATAAGAACTATTATTATTATTATTGCAATAATAATTGTTGTCATATGTTTATTAAATAGATTTATCAACATGCCTTTATCGTTGTTATTTGGTAATTCGATTGTTTCAATTCCGTTGGTTTCCATATTGTTTGTTATATATTTCAAAAATGAATTTATATTCAATTAGATATTGAATGTCCAACAATTTTACTTTTCCAATATTTATCATAAGATATCTTTGAAACAAAAGGCTTTTTCAATGATTTATTAACCATTAAATGATATTTATATAACCATTCAATTAATTTATCTCTTCCAGATAAATATGTTCCAGATAATGGAAATTTTTTTAATAATTGTTTTGAATGTTTTCTACATACAGGACAAGATATTTTTGTTAATGATAAAGTAAATAAATATTTATATTCTCTTTTTTCTTCTTTTGAAAAGAATTTTGGAGAACTAAATGCATAAATAGCTAAATTTGACCATATTAATCTTCCATGTTTAGAACTATCGAAATTCCATCTTTTAGACATTATATATATAATGATAAAATATTTAAACACCAATGATTTTAAACTTTACAATGTTAAATCATTAATGAAATATGAAATAATACCAAAAAATAAACATATTACTAAAATATTATTAGAATTGAATAATAAAATTATTGGACAAGTACGATATGGAAAAAATATTAGTAAAAATAAAGATTTATATATTGTTAATTTAAATAAATGTAATTTATTATATACATATTTTATTTTAAATTAATTAATTTTATTATTTTTTTTTAATAAAGTATAAAATTATATTTGTTATATATTATGTCTACATCTAAAATTGATAAAAAAAATAAAAAAAATAAAAATAAATTTATTCCAGTACGAGATTTTGAAATAAATACAAGAAATATATGGCCGATTTCATCAGAAGATTACAATACAAAAGAAATAAATTACATAGAAAGTAAAGAATCATTATTATATTTTGAATGTGAAAATAAAACTACATTAATGGTTGCATTTAAACATTTGTTAACTGAAAATGATAATTATGTTCAATTAGATGTTGATAAAACTGGCATATTAATACATTTAGAATTAAGAAATCATGATTATCAAATGAAATTATATGCATCAAAATTTAAAAAATATATGGTATCAAAGCCTTTTAGAAGAATTTTAAATATAAAAGACATTAATGATGTATTGAAAGTATTAGACTCAAAAGAAACAATAGGAATAGAATTATTTAGTTGTCAATATAAAACTACAACAATACGAGTAACTTTATCTCCAAATATCAAAGAATCTGTATCCGAAGATATACATTTTAAATTACCAAATAAAATGTCATTAACAAATCAAACAGAAGATAATAAAAGTTATATAAAGAAAATACCAAATTATATAATTATATTGAGTGCAGATAGTTTTAATGCAAAATTATCTAATATGATTAAAATAACTAATACTAAAAAAATAAAATTCATAATGTTAAATGATAAATTGACAATTGAAGGAAAATCAATAGATGATAAAGTTTATGAAGCTAAATACACAGTTAAAAATGAAACTTTATATATTTCTTCAAAAAACAAAACATTATTTAAAGGTATATATTATTTGAAACTTTTAAGTCAATATAGTACTTTACATAAAATTAGTAAGAAATTTGTGAAATTGTACTTAACAAAAGATGCTCCATTGATAGTTGAATATAATATAGGGAATTTAGGAGTTATACAAATATTTATAAAAAAATATATTGAGGAACAATAAAAATGATTTTATTATATATTATAATAAGATGTATATATTATATAAAGACATTTTAACTGGTTTAAATGCCAGTTCAGATAATTTATATTCATTACAATTTACATATTCGCATTATGATATTATTAAAAATTATTTATCATCATTAAAATTTAAAAAATCATTTCGAACTAATAAAGTTGTGCAATCAATAACAAATATTTACTATAATAGCAATATTTATGAACAATATTCAACATATATGAAAGTTATATTATTATCAATTAAATATAATTACATATCTAAAGATGATGCTTTGGTATCAGATTTTTTTACCAAAGTCAATATAAGAGAAGTATTATTAAATGATAATTTAAAATTTATATTAAATTTAGTGATTGATTTTATTATAAAAGGTATTATCAAATTGGATAAAATAACTTTATATAAATTACTAAAAAACATAAATTATAAACAATTTAAAAAATTATATAAAAATGATGTAATTTGTAATAATATTAAATTAATTTTTCAAGCTGACACACCTTTTTATAATAAAAAGTTTTTTAAAGAATTATTTAAATTTAAAAAAATAAATATTATTATAAATAATTTAATTAATGAAAATACAGATACACCTATATTAGATAATGTTTTAAGGATTGCGATTAATACTAATAATAGTTATATTGTTAAAAAAATTTTAAATTATAATAGAATAAATTTTGAATTTAGTTACGGATTTATTCCAAAAAATTTTAAAATATTTAAAATGTTATTTAAATATAGTAAAATAGAAAAATCTAATAAATTAATGGATAAATTATTTATTAAATTATACAGTTTTCATAAATATAACATAAAAATATTAAAATATATGTTTAAAAAAATAAAATGTTTTGATAATATCAAAGTATATTGTTTTATACCACGTTTACCAATTGAATTGATGATTAAATCTATTGAAAATACCATTTTTGGAAATAGAGAATTGAAATTGTTAATTAATAAATATATAAGAGAAAATAATATAGAAATAATAAAAATTATATTAGATTCTTACAATAGAAACACAATAAGAAATATTTTTAGTTGTGGATGTTATAAAAACTTATTTTTATATAGTAAATTGGAAACAATAAATTTATTATTTTCAAATATTATATATGAAAATGATCAAGATAATATATTATTCAATAATAATGATATTGAAAATAAATTTGAATATATTGTAAAAAAAATAAATGGCACATATAAACTTCGGTCCTTAATGATTTATATTTGTGAAGAACATATTGATATATCTAAAAAAATAAAATTAATCAAAATAATAATGTTATATTTTAAAGAAAGGTATATTAAATCAATTAATAAAAATAACATCGATGTTATTAAAATATTAAGTGATTATAAAAATATTAAGTTTAGCTTAAATGATTATTATTATCAAAAAAGGATTGATGAAAAAACTTTAATTAAAATAATAAATTTAAATTTAAATATCGATAAAGAAAGTTTATTAGAATATGCTATGAAATATACATATTTTGATGCTATGAAATTATTATTTAATTATGGTATTACTTCTACTATGGAAAATCTTGTTGTACAACTATATGATGACAATGATTATGAAAATGGAGATATTATTGATATTGAAAATTGGAATGAATATATTAAAAATTATTCAACAAAATTTTATTATAGAAAAAAATATAAAAAATTAGAAATAATATCAAATAAAGTTATAGTTAAAAATAAAGTTACCACAAAATGGGCAACTAATTTAGGATTAATATAATATTTTTTGTTTATTTTTTAAATTTAAGAAATCTTAATTTTTCTAATTTATTTCTATTTATAACATCATATATTTTCAATATTTTTATTTTTTTATGATATTTATAACTTTTTGATGTCACTTTTTTTCTAAAAAGTAACTTTAATTAAATAAATTATAAATTAAATAATAAAAAAAATAAAATTGATTTTAATAATAAATTTTATACAATACAAACTTAAGTGTAAAAAATAAAAAAATATTTTACTAAAGCTTTTTAAAATATAAACTATATAGATTAAAGATGTTAAGAGTTATGAATGATGATCAAAAAAGTAGAATTGTTGCAAGTATCGGATATTTAAAAACAGATATTCAATGTTTTCAAGATGCAGACAAGTGGGATGAATCAGCAATTGATAAATTGTTGAAATGTTGTGATAAGTTAGTTACTGGCATTAAATTGGTTGGAACTGAAGGCAAATATAGTTTTGCACCAAAGGTTGTTGTTAAACCTGATCTATCATACAAAAGAAAGCTTCAAAAGATTCTTTCTACATATCCTGGTGATGAAGAAACCGGAGTTCCAGCTTATCCAAAGAGTTTAAACGCTTCGACAGAATATTCTGATCAAAGAAAGGCTGAAGGCATTGAACAAGAATTAAATTCAAGAATTGGTCACGCTGTGAATGATAGAGAAAAATATAGAGATATCAATAAAATTAAGTTATTGACATCTAGATTGACTGAATTGTGGGATAAACATTATTTTGATATTCAAAAATATGATCCACAACAACATGAAGTTATCATGAAACTATTGATGAGTGAAAATATTCCATTGAAGACTAAAACTGGTGAACCTGATTTAAATGAATTTGGTGTACAAAAAATTAAACAAAAACTAGGTTTAATTGATGTTTTGAAGGATATGGAATTTACAAGTGATACTAAGAAAATTAAGGCAGAATTTATTAAGAAACTTATTTCACTTGAATGGGCTCTTGTAACTCCACGTTATAAGAAGAAGAGAGGTTATGAATTGAAGAAACAGAAAGAAAAAAATGAATTAATTATTGTTGAAATCAAGAAGAGTACACATTATCAACAATATGAAAAAGATAAGCTCCAACAACTTAATTCTAAAACTAAGCCAAAGAAATCTAAGAAAACAAGTTCGATTAGATTAAAAATCAATGATTACAATACTAAATATGAAAGTACTGAAGAAAAATTTACAACAAATAATGTTGTTTCTAATTCATTAGGAAGTAACAGATTTAATTTTAGTAATCAAATGTAAATGATTTAATCCATTTAATTTCCAAATATAAAATATCTAACATTTCATTAGATATTTTTTTTAATTTATATTTTTTATCACTTATTAATATTTCACCTATTAAATCATGATATTTTTCTATAATACTATAAATGCTAACTGTTGATTTATATAAATTTAATGAAAATGTATATTTAAGTGAACCAAGAAATTTATATAAATCAATAAAATGAGTATTTAATTTAAATCTTTCAATATTTGATATATTATTCATAGTAAACAATGGAAAATATCTTTTATAAAAATTTATCAAAGTTTGATCTTTTATTCCAATTTCACCATATTCCCAATCACTAATAGCAACATCTAAAGAATTTTTACTTTCATTTACTAAAATATTTTTAAGATGTAAATCATTGTGAAATATATTATATTTTTTTAATAAAATGTTTTCTTTGATAACAACATCAATAATAAATAAAATATTATCCAAAAAATATGAATTAGCTATAGGATATTCTACCAAAAGTGTATATAGATTAAATGAAAAAAATTCTTGAAATGATATTATATGTTTTTTATGTTTTGAAATTTTGAAAGTATATGGAATATGTTGTATTATTTTACTTTCATATAATTTATTTAATTTTTTTGTTAAGTTGATTTCATTTGTATTTTTCAATATTTCTTTTTGTTTTTTTGTATAAATAAAATCTAATTTTACATTTTCATATATTTCTATTGGATATTGTTTAAATAATAATTTTGAATTTTTAATCAATTTATTCTTAATTTTGAGGAAAAATAAAAGTTTTTCATCAAATGATGAAAATTGTGAAACAACTTTAAAATCTTTTTTAATCAGTTGAGGTTGTTCCTTCTTGATCTTCAATAAATTCATAACCAATAATTAAAGAACTTTTCTTTATATAGGTAGTTTTAAAATTTTCTTCTAAATATTCTTTTAGACTATTCATGTTTACTTGATATTTAATTCCAACATATATATTTTTCCATGCATCAAATTGTCGTTTAATTTGAAGTAATGTTATTTTATTATTAACATCTTCACTTTTCTTTATTTTTTGTTTAACAAAATTACCAATATGATTATCTCTATGAACAAATTCCATAGAATCTCTTAAAACAGATTCAGGTGTTTTAATTTTTTTACCATATACATTATTTATAAACAAATACATTAATAAACTCATCATTAAAGGTCCCCATGATTGTATATCTGATAAAATATCACAATCTAATTGTATTTCATCTAATTCAGGATTTGGATTTTCTTTAAATGTTTTCAAATATTTATTAACAATAAAACGTCTTTCTGATGAATGAGTAAATTCATTTAAACCAGGAATTGAATTAACTTGAAATATTATTCTCCACATTGGAACAAAATATACAAATGGTTCATATAAATCTCTGCCACCCATCAATTCATTTCCTGATGTTGTTTTAACGGTTTTCATATTGAATCTAGAATGTTTAGGTGCTTCATTAATTAAAAGAAGTCTACATTTTCTCACTTGCATAATTTCAGGAGTTGCTTGACCTGATTGTTTAGTTTTTCCAACAAAATATTCTGCATCAACTATACCAAAATAAACATCAAGAGCTAATTTCATAAGTGTATAAAATACACTTTTTCCATTTCCACCTAAACCGTAATCTATATAAACTAGTGAACTAGTCCTATTTCCAGGTAAAAAACTTGCAGAGGTCAACATTTTCCATGTATAATTTTCACCATGTATATCTTTCAATATTTTAACCATACTTTTAGCCGGTTCAGTATCTTTAACCTTTTCCCAAGGTTTTGGATAATTATATGAAATTTTCTGAGATAACATGTCATCTTTTCGCCCAGGTCTAAACCTAAATGGATGTGTTAATTCCAAAATACCATCATTAAATGCTAATAAATTAATATCTAAATCTAATTTCTGACTAAACATTGGATAATCAATATTTTCCTTAAATGTTTTAGTTATTGCATTTGAACCAGAATTACTTCTGAAATTTTTATTAATAACATTTCTCAATAAATTTATTGTATAAATATTATTTTTATTACTTTCATTAGCTTCATTTTCAATTTTTTTATATGCATATTTCAATGATTTATTATTTATATTTTTATCACTAAAAGTATTCTTCAATTTATCATTTATTGCATTATCTGTATTCATTTTTTCTGATGTAATCAAATGTAATACTTCTGTGTATAATTCTGATAATTCATTATAAATTTTTTGTTTAATAGTTGAATCACCATTACATCTATTCCAAATATGATCTTTAAATTCATATAAAGTACATTTTCCAGTTTTATCAAATTGTGATCTAAAATTATCTCCAGTTATTTTTTGTAAATAACTAGCATATTTATATTCAGATTGCCATAATTCATTATGTTTTATTGATAAATATATTTCATATGCCATATGTTTATTCATAATTTTCTTATGATTTTTTAAATCATCTTCAGCTGACCAATTTATCAATCTTTCACATTTCCAATTGAAAGAATCTCTAATTGTTTTTACAAAACTATCAATTCTATTATCAATATTTGGTTTATTTTTAAATCTTTCTTTCAATTTATTAATAATTGAAACATGAGATTTTGATATTGATAAACAACACAAAACAAGATCTCTAAACCCAGATGAATTAGCTGAGCCACCATATGGTTGTCTTTTTTGTATATTTATATTATCAATCAAATCTAACATTAATAAAATTAATGGTCCATTTATAACAGTTTTATTAATACTAATTGCCGGTTTTTTATTTATTTTATTATTAATTTTATTCAATATATCCTTATTTATTTGTGTTCTATCATATTTTCCATGAATACTTAAATATTGAGGAATTTCATTATTTTTAATATTTGGAACTATTGATATGTTATTTTCAATAAGTTTTACATTATTTAAATCATATACATATCTAATTAAATATGGTGGATCAACTCCACACATTTTACTAGATTTAGAACAACCATATAATGTCCATGGAGATTTTTTCCTATACATATTCTTATCAACAACATCTTCTAAATTTTGATCATTAAAAAAATCCATATCAGTCAAATTGTCCAATAATAATTCTCTTATATACATATGAGTATCACAATCAACAATTATACCAGGAAGCATAATATGCATACCATCTTTTACTATTTTTCCATTATTGATAAGTTTTGGTTTATCTTTTAACATAATAATAATATTAGGATCAAAATCTATACTATTTAATACATTATCATCATATAGTTTATATAAAATGTCATGTAATATTGTACAAAATTCTTTACATAGCGATTTATTGAAAAATGCTGGTCTTATATCATTATTGTAATATTCAATATCCTTTTTAATATCTATATCAATCCTAAATGGGCCAAATTCTTCAGATAATTGTATCCATGATTGTTGTTTTTTCTCAATAACACAATTGCCCCAATGTTTGAGAAATTCAAATTCAGATTCTGTATCTAAATTAAAATTACATCCATATCTCTTTAAAGTTGGTAATCTTCTATAATTCGCTTGAGCCTTTTTTTCTTCATCGTTGTATGGAATTGTACACTTATTTATGATATTAGATGCAAGAATTAAAGAATTTTGCATATGATTATGTTTATAATATATTAAAACTTAAATCAATTTTAATAAAAAAAAATAAGTTTTAATATAAAATTAATAATCTTGATTATTATCTAATGTTATAATTTTAACAGATTTAAAGCCTTCTAACCAGATTTTAAGTTTGTTATATTTATTTATTAATACATCTAAATAATCTTCTGATATATTTTTCTCAGATTCTCGTCCTCTGTTAGTTATTCTTTGTTTAGATTTCTTTGAACTAGTATTTACAAAAATGTATGTACAGTTACCCCATATTGGAGAATTTTTATAAGCATTTATAAAATTCTTTGTTAATATTAATTTTTCTGCAGTAGAAATTGCTAAAACTTCTTTTCCAGTTAATATCCATTTACCAGATTCTAAATCATTTTCATTATCACAAACAAATTTCTTTTCTGGCCATTTTGTTGTATATAATGTTTCACCAAATACTTTGCAACAATCTTGGATTCCTCGTTCAATCAAATGTACGGCAGTTGGTTCATTTTTGAAAATTTCCATTATATTTTCAGCAATTTGTTGTTTATCATTCCACGATATACTTTGTAAAGTAAATGCTGATCCTGGAATTTGATCATAAAATTGTTGTAAATTAAACAAATAAACTCTTTCTCTCCAAACATATACTTTAACTCCTATTTCTCTCAATTGTTTAGCATGTTTTTCAATAATATAAGATTTACCTACACCAATTGATCCGCCATAGATTCTTACATCAGGAACGGGAATATTACTTTTATATTTTAATGTTATTTTTTTATACATGATAATAGTAAATATAAGAACAAATATGACACTAATAATTGATATAAAATCTAAATTTATAAACATTTAATATTTGATATATCATTATATAAAATCAATTTTATAACAAAATACAAAAATTATTTTTTAATATAATTACCTTTTTCATCATAATTTCTATGTTCTATTTTATAACCACATTCTAAATAATATTCTAAACGTAATTGATAATGATTTATAAAAAATGTCGTCATGTCGTTGATTATCCATATTTCAGGTGATATTTCCCATTTTCTACGTAATATTCTTCCAGTTAATTGTTCCAATGATTCAGAATGTTTTCCATGATCTTTTGTTTTGAAAGAATTAATTAAAATCATTCTATTTGTTGTTTCAATATCAAGTCCTTGTTTTCCCATTAATAAAGAACAAAATATTAACTTTTTATCATATGAAGCTTCAACTATGTTTTTTATTTCTTTAGTTTGTGAACTAATACCTAAAATTATCCCAACATCATATTTCTTTTCTTTGAATAAATTATATAAATACCAAAGTTGTTGTATTCTTTGTGCCATTACCAATATAGTTTGTGATTTTTTATCATTGTATATTTTTTCAATATTTGAGGTAATAATTTGATTTCTATATTTATCTTTACAAGTATTTGTTATCATTTGTGAATATGCTATATCATATTTTTTTGTTTTAACTATTTTTGTTATTTCTTTATTTCCAGTATAGTTTATCATAATAACTTTTGGTAATTTTCCATTATAACAAGTATCTTTTCTATAAACTATATCTCCAACGAACCATTGAATTAAATAATCTAATTTATCTGGACGTGTAATTGTTGCAGTTAAACCTAAAATATAACGCCTACTTATAAAATAAAACATTTTTATCCATGTTTTAGTCATATATAAATGTATTTCATCAATTATAACAAATCCAATCTCATTAAATACTATACTTTTAAATTTACCTTTATGTAGTGCGTGATGCATTGTTAAAATTATATCATTATTTGATATTAATTCTTTTGCAGTTTCAATTGACATTCTACTTATTAAAATCCCTATTTTATTATTAAATAATGATTTAATAACATTATTCCATTGTATAATAGCTGCTCCAGAATTTACAACAATTAATGTCTTTTTTCCAATCATAGAAGCACAACATAAAGATGTTAATGTTTTACCAGATCCGCAAGCCATTTTTAATATACCTCCTAATTTTCCATTTAAATATGAATTTTTTACATTTTCAACAGCCGATTGTTGATAATCTCTTAATTTAATATTCAATATATCTAATTTTACATCTGTTCCTAATGTTATATTTTTTATATTTATTTCTTTATTATTAAAAATTGTAATAGCTTTATTTCGTGGAATTCCTATATATTTTTTAGTTTTTTTACAAACTGAAAATGATTTACCTTTTTTTGCATATTTTTTATTTTCAACATATTTAGATACAAACATCAAAGATTTTCTATCATGAGTTTCTAATTTATTAAATTGCCCATTTGATAACCATAACCATCCATCTGATTGAAGTTCAAGTATAATCATAATAAAATTGATTAGTATATAAATAAATAACAATATGATTGGTATATTAAATAATATAAAATATATTTATAAAGAATCAGAAGGTTGTTGGTTTTTATTTCATGGAAGTAAAATAAAAGATGAAAATATACTTAATTTAAAACAATCTAATAAAAAATTAATAACATTTTATAATAATAATATTTGTTATGATATTGAAAATAAAAAATATAGAAAATTAGTTTATACTGATTATATTTTTGAAAAAATGAAATATAAATATAATCAAGATATTTATAATGATAAATCTATTATAATGTTGAAAAAAATATTTAAATCTGATAACTATAAATATTTTTTATCAATATTTGAGACAATATATAATTTTAAATCAAACAAATTATTTATAGTAGCTTATTCTGAAAGATTATATAATTTATTATATAATTTATTTGAACCATTGGCAAGTGTTATTATTTATGATAATACTTATAAATTGAAAAAAAAGAATGATATTTATGGTATAACTTTCTTTAAATCAGATAATATAATTTCATTAGACGATTCATTAAGTTATTTTATAAATAGTAAATTAAAAGTGGTTATTATTTCTCAATATATATTTTCAAATAAAATTGATAAAATAAAAGCTGATAATAGTAAAATTATCAATAGTATTAAATATAATAATGAATTTAATATAATTGAATTAGATGATGATGATAATAATTATTTTTATGGATCAATTGATAATGGAAATTTAATAAGAGAATTAATTAAGAAAAATACGGTCTATATTTAAATTTATATTTTTCTGCTTGACATAACATATGTTTATTTATTACATTCCATTCACCTGGTTTATAATCATTTGTTATTTTATTTTCATTAGATTTCCATAAACAATCTGATGATTGATTATTATTTGAATATAAAGTTAATATAAATTGCAATATATATCCAGGTTCATATGAAAAACTATAACATGGAAAACTATTAAAGTATTCTTTTCCTTCATGAACATAAAATTCCAATAATTGAGGTAAAAATATTAAATATAATGTTTCTAATGGCATATATTTAAATTTTTTCAATGCTTTAAATGCTCCATGCGCCATTTTCTTTCTGGCTTCTCTATCATTTTTGAATTTATTTCTATCAATAGAAGAATTGTTAGCATTTATTCTTTCATTGAATTTTCTTTTATCATTTGCATCATTTACAAGCATATTATAATCAGATTTAACCATATCTCTTGTTGTCAAAAATATCAACATTGGTCCTAATATTTTATGGGCTTTATTTATAAATGTTCCCATTTTATTAAATGATCCATTTTTAACTGAATTTCCACCATATTGCTTAAAAAGTACTAAGAAATCTTTTTGTGTCCAATTAACGGGTCTTGGAAATATAAAAACTAATTGTTTTTGATATTTTTTTCTCATACTACCGTGCCAAACAAAAGATATTTGCAATTGATTAGTTTCAAATAATCCTGACAATTTATCTTTACAATTGAAAATATTCATATGAAATGGTAATGGAAACAATGCATCTTTAATCAATTGTTTATCTGGCAATATATTTTTATCAATATCTATAACTTTATGATAATTTGCATTATGAATGTATAAACATTTAACCATTGTATAAATAAAAATATAATTTAATTTTTATTAAAATATAATATATATAACAATGGGTATTGTAGATGATATAACGAGGCCGATTACAAATTTAATAAATAATGTTAAAAATGGCATAACAAGTGAAATTAATGTAGTAAAAACTGATATAACTGATATTGAAAAAAATATAACAAAAGATATTGTTAAATTAAGTAATGAGTTAACTCAATTAAAAAATGAAATCAAAAGTATTTCAACAAATGTTAGTAATATTCCTAAAAAATTTATATCGTTTGAACAAAAATTAGAAAATTCTGTTGCTGGAATTACTGATTCAGTAGGAGGTAAGATTGCTGGAATTACTAATTCAATAGGAGGTAAGATTGGTAATCTAGAAAATTCGGTTGCTGGAATTACTGATTCAGTAGGAGGTAAGATTGCTGGAATTACTAATTCAATAGGAGGTAAGATTGGTAATCTAGAAAATTCGGTTGCTGGAATTACTGATTCAATAGGAGGTAAGATTGTTAATCTAGAAAAAGGTATTAAATCTCATGTTGATTCACAGATTTCTGTAATAATAAGTAAAGTATCTAGTTTAATAAGTACTAATATTGCAACTATTCTAAGTAAAATTAAAAATACATTATCAGATCTTGAAAATAGTATATTTAAGAAAATCGTAACAGAATTTGTGAATTTTTCAAATAGTTTTGAAAAATTAATTTTACAAAAAATACCTAATTTAATATCGAAAATAGAACAAGCTGTATTTAAGACAATTTCTCCAATAATAAAGAATGTGGAATCTGCTATTGCTAATGAATCAAAAGTTATCATTAATAGAATTCAATCAATTGAAAAAGGTATTGTAAAAATTGTTGAATCAACTGTTACAAATTTAACTACTAAATTTATAGGAGTAGTAAATGTTATTAAAACTAGCATAACAAATGAAATCAATGTAATAAAAACTGATATAACAAATGATATTTCTATTTTGAAAAATTTATTTAATAAAACTGTTTCATCTATGGAAAAATTATTTAATGAAGCTTATGTTGATGTTAAAAATAAATTAAAAGAAATTGATGTATTTGTTGGTAAAGAAGTGAAAAAATTATGGGTGGATTATATTGAACCAGGATTGGAGAAATTAGAAAAAGAATTAATTGAAAATCCAAAGAAAAAAATAAAAGATTTCTTTTATAATTTATTGAAAAAAATATTAATTTTTATAATTTTAATTATATTAGGAGTATTTGCATATAAACATTATCATCATTAGTTTTTAAACTTGTCGTGGATGATGATCATAATAACCCATTGCATCCATATAGGTTTTTTGTGGAATTCGATTATAAATAGCTGTTTCTTGTGGAGCGCCATAGGCGTAACCATCAATAGTTTTATTATTTTCTCCAATTGCAACACGTAATCTATTTCTTGAATAATTATCATGAAAATATTTTTCCTCTCTATCAAGATATTGAGTTGGATCATTATTCCAATCATTAATGGAATTTAACATATTTGTTGTATTTTTTGATCTAACATTCACATTTGTTAATTTTATTTTTTTACGGTCTCGTAATCTATGTGTTTTACTTTTAATTATATTTTCAACTCTATCAGACAATTTCATTTCATTATCGTATCTTTCTCTATATTTGTTTTGATCATCAGTCCATTTGACAACATTTTGATCATATATATGATTTCTAATGCTATTCGATGATTCAAATCGTTCAGGATTATATGATGTCATATTTTCTTTTGACACATTGTAAATATCTTTAAAATATTTTTTATTATTTTTGGCATAATGTTTAGTTATATAAATAATTTCCATTAATACTAAAGAAAATAAACTTATCATTATTAATGTTTTAATTAATTTATTATCCCAAAAAATAATAAGAGCAATCACTAAATATATAATTGATCTCATAATTGAGTTCATTAAATCTACTTTACAAACATTTTTACCTTTTTTCCAAAAAATTATAGGAAATATATCAAATAATTTATCAGAATCTATTAATATTTCTGGGTCATCTAACCATAATTTATTTTTCATACAATTCATATTATTCTATATATACATATTAAAATAAAATTGATTAATATATTATATAAGAAACAATGTCTCAATTCATATTAAGTGTCGGACCTATGTTTTCACAAAAAACAACTAATTTAATTTCTGATTTAGAAAAATCTAAATATAAATTTAAAGATAACAAATATATTATTTTCAAAATTAATTTTGATAAAAGATATTCAATTAAGAGTGAAATTACAACTCATTCTGGATTGAATAAAAAATGTGTTATAATAAGTGATACTAAAGAAATATTGAAAAAATCAGAAAATTATAATTTAATAGGTATTGATGAAATACAATTTTTTGAAAATATAGATAAAATTATACAACTTTTATTAAATGAAGGCAAAACTATTTATGCAACTGGACTTTCAAGTGACAGTAACATGAATTCATTTCCAATAATGAACAAATTGTATTCATTAGCTACATCTGTTATTTTTAGACATGCAATATGTGTAAAATGTAAAAGCGAAGCATCTTATACTAAGAAAAAGATAGAAAACGATAAACTTATTGAAATAGGTGGTGATGAATTATATAATCCTGTGTGTTGGAAATGTTATTGGAATTAAAATATTATTAAAGATAATTATTTATTTTTTATATAAAATATGGATTCAGCCAAATTACATAAATATTGTATAACTTATGATAACTTTTTATTAACATCAAAGTTTAATTTATCAAATCTTGATGAAAAAATAAAAGAATTAAAAACTAAAATAATATTTGCATTAAAATCTGATAAAAATATAGATGAGAAATTAGTAAAAGGATATAATCAAACTTGTATTTTATCATATATATTGAATAAATCTGATAAAATTGAAAAACATAAAGATATGATTAAATATTTACAAAGTGGTAAAAGTTTATTATATTATTATAATGGACATGAAAAAAATGAAGATTTTTATGAATTTATGGAATATATAGTATCCAGACTTTCTTAAAAGTATGAATGTAATTGTTTATTTAATAAATATTTACAATAATCATCATATAATATTTTATTTTTTAATAAAATTTTATATTTATCATTTTTAAATCTATTTCTATATTTACACATTCTCCAAAATATACCCATATAACTGTAATCAGAAAATTCATCATGTTTATATGGTATTTCTTTATATTTTTCAATATATTTTAATAATTCTTGTATTTTTTTATTAATTGATATTTTATATCTATTATAATGTATTTTTGGTATAATAATTTTTATATTAGTATTTTTTTTAAATAAATTATCCTTTTTTACTTGAATAATTGATTTATTTTTCATTATATTTTTATTAATATATTTATTATATATAATTTTATTTTATTAAAAATTATAATTTATTTTTTTTTATATAATATATATTGTAAAAATATGAAATATATACATATAAATAAAAAGCATATTAGCATTATGGATTTATTATTTGAAAATTTAAATAAAAGAATTAAAAAAAATAAAAATATTGTTAATATAAAAAAAATAAAATAATTTATAATATTTTATTTTTATTTTATTTTTATTTTTTTTTATTTTTTTTCAATTAATATATACAGTCAAATAATAAAAATAAATTATGACAGGTGGTGGTTCTCAATTGACTCTCGTTGGAGTACAAGATAAATATTTACATTATAAAGCAGATCATTCATTCTTTGAATCTTCTCATGTAACATATGAAAACTTTGCTATTGAAAGTATGGAAATTACTGGTAATGGTACAGCAAATTTCGGTAGAACAGTAGATTTTACTATACCAGCAAATTCTGAACTTATTGCGGGTGCTGCAATGGAAGTTACTTTGCCAGCACTAACTGCACCAGCATTGAATACAGTTGCATGGATGCATTCAATTGGATTTTATTGCATGACTAAAGCTGAATTTAAAGCACAAGCACAGACTCTAGATACACAATATGCTGAATATATGGATATGTGGTCTAGATTGACAGTTCCAGCAAGTAAAAGAGCTGGTTACAATGATTTGATTGGTGAAATCAATCTTTGTACAACTTTTACTGATGGTTCTAATGTAAATCCTAATCAAGTACCAGGAGATGCTCTCCAATCCCTCGCTGCAACCAAAGCAGAAACTAAATTCCTTGTACCATTCCAATTTTGGTGGTGTGATGATTATACTCAAGCAATTCCTATTGGAATCCTACTTTATTCCACATTGAGAATTAGAGTATACTTTAGAGCAGTTGCATCTTGTTATATTGTAAGCGGAGGTGCGTTGGCAACTACTCCATCTCTAGTTGAAGTAAAACTATATATTGATTATGTGTTCCTTGATGATTTTGCTAGAAATAGATTGGCTCAAGAAGCATCATTCTATGTTATTACACAAGTTCAACATGATGGATCTACAGCTGTATCAGATTCTACTTATAATTACAAGATTCCTTATGTTATGCCAGTATTGCACCTAATGTGGGGTGTTCGTGAAGATGGAGCAACTGCAGCTAATGTTAGACGTTTTGATTGGTGGGATAGATTTGCCGGAAACGCAACAAATCTACCAGATAGATCAATGACTCAAGCTAGATTGAGAATTAATGCTCAAGATAGACTTGATGCAAGAGATGAACTATATTTCACACGTTATGTTCCTTATAAACATCATACTACGATTCCTACATCAAAAGGTATTTGGATGTATTCATTTGCATTGCAACCAGAGAATTCAGATGCATCTGGTGCTGCAAATCTTTCAAGATCAGAAAACAATAATTTGAATTTGACATTTAATACTGCTGGAGGTAATGGTATTGGTAATGTAAATGGTGAATTGTTTGTATTTGCTAGAAATTACAATTACATTTATATTGAAGCTGGATTCTTGACCCAACTTTATAATGCTTAATTGTAAGACCGCTGCGCAGCTTTGCTGCTTGCCTTCTTACGATCTTGGATGTTGGAATAATTGAAAAATCATTATAAAAAAATTGAAAATATTAAAATAATATTTTCAATTATTTTTTTAAAATATAAATTGATTTTTTATTACTAAATATTAAAACCATAACACAATGATAACTTTTATATCTGGAAGCAAAGAATTACATGAAACTAACTCAACTATTTCTGAATCTGATTATAGAACAAATAAAATGGTAGTTCAAGTAGAAAAATTGAATAAAGTTAGAAAAATTGAAGAAAAAAGAAACAATATGAAAAAATATGCAAGAATATTTATAGAAAAATACAACCGGGGAACAATGTCAAAATGTGATTTTCTCAAATTAGTAAGAAAAATGAATAAAGATTGGGATTCTTTTATGTCTGATATGAATTGACTATTTTATAAGGTATACATACTTTTTTATTTTTTTCAAAATAAAATTGATTAATTAATTAAGGTATATAAAATTATGTTTAAAATATATCCCGATTTAATCTCAAATATCCATATAAAATATAACGAATACATAAAATGTACTTATTTAATACAAAATATTCATTCTTTAAAAAGAATACTTTGTAATGATTCAACAAATATATCTGATACTATATTGACATTAATAATTAAAAATAGTTATTTTAATATATTAAATAAATATGATATATTTTATTATATAATAAATTTTGATAATATAAACTTAATGAAGACATATATTAAATGTAATCATCACTTAAATTATAAATATACTATTTATAAATCTGTTTTGTGCGATTCACCAAATTTAATAAAAATGTTATTAAATTATAAATTTGAATATACAAGTAAATATGATAGGAATATATTTGATTGTTTAATACATTCAACTTGTGATTTTAATATTGCATTATTATTATTACGTGATGGAAGATTTGATCCAACATTGAATAAAGATTTAATTATTGAAATATGTGATATGAATATTGATTTAACAGATATATTAGAAGAATTATTAACATGGAAATCAGATTATGTACCTCTTAAAAATAAAAAAATAAAATTTATAGATAAAATACCATTAATGATGAGATATTCTGCTGGAAGAGGTAACATAAAAATATTTAAATTATTATTATCATTATCAAAAAATTACATTGATGTACAAAATATATCTTTATATACAATTGGTTTATGTAATAAAAACTCTATAGAAATTATAAAATTGTTTTTACAAAAACCAAAATATAAAAAAGAATTAAATTTGTCTTATTTATTCAATTATTCAATAAAACATGATAATTTACAAATAGTTAAATTATTAATTGAAACAGAATATATACCTTTTATTGATTATTATGATGATATGTATTTATCTTTGACTAATGGTAAAACTGAAATAGTTAAAATATTATTAAAATATGATAAAGTAGATCCTAGTAGTTTTAATAATAAATTAGTCAAATATGCATTCCATTATGGTTATACAGAAATAGTTGAAATATTATTAAATGATATTAGAGTTAAAAAACTGGATGTTAATAATCATATTTACGTTAGTAAAAGTATAAAATTTTTCAAAACCATATATTGATTTTTATATTTTTTATTTTTTTATTCAAAATTAAAATTGATTTTAATATTAGTAAATTATTAGACATATAATTAATGAAAAATATGAAAATAATTAATATTGATAATAAAAAATTTTTAAAGTTATCAGAATATAAAACTATTATTGAAAAAAATAAAAATGAAATTTATAGAAATAAGAACGGTTGGTGTACACGGGTGAACATAACAAAATATAATAAAAAATTATATGAAACTGTGTGTGATATTTTGAATAAATATGATAAAAAATATCAATATTGGAATTATATTTAAATAATAAATATTTTATTTTTTGCTAACAATATAAATTGATTTTATATTATAAATTTAATGGCCGAACCCAAAAAAGAAAAGACTTAAATATAATTCACGTTATATTTAAGTCTTTTCTTTTTATTAACAATATAAATTGATTTTTATTATTAAATTATCAAAACTATATAATTACCGAAAATATGAGAGTGATTGAACAAATCGATAACGATACTGAAGAATGTACTATTGTTAACCCAGTTAAAAAAAGTTCATTAAACAAAATACAATATAAAGCTTTAATTAGTGAATATAATAAAAAAATTCATAAATGTAACAATAAATGGTGCTTAAGAATGGATGTAGCATTTCATGATATGCTTGTATATATGACAATATGTAAAGAATTAAACAAATATGAATTAGATACAATGTAAAATATTTTTTTCATTTTTACTAACAATATAAATTGATTTTTATTATCATATTATCAAAACTATATAATTACCGAAAATATGAGAGTGATTAATGCAATAAAAAACCTTTTTAAAAAATCTAAAGATAATAATACATTATTAAAATGTATACTCGAACCAATTGATGATTGGGAAATTATGGATTTGGTAGATTATTATGTTGAATATGAAAAAGATGAAAATTTATTACAAACATGTAAAAAAGTTAAAAATAAAATAACACTTCAAACAATTCTTAATACAAGAAAACAAACAATGGATAAATATAAACAAAATTGGTGCTTAGTAATGGATACAAAGTTTCTGATTCAAATTAATAGATATTCTCCAGAAATAGTAAAAAATATTTTGGAAAATGATTATGATTATAATTATGATGATTTGATTTTGGTAGAAATTATATGAGAAACTTTTTCCTAAAAAGTTTCAACAAAAAGTTATTTTAAAGAAAGTATTATTATTAAATAAAAATAAAATAAATATTATTTATTTTTTTAAATTTTTACTAACAATATAAATTTATTTTTATTATCATATTATTAAAATTATATAATTACCGAAAATATGAGAGTGATTACCAAAAAACAATATGAAGATTTAACTACTAAGCATAGTAGATGGATTCATAAATACAATAACAAATGGTGTATTAGACTAGATGTAGCATTTCATAATTGGGGAATTTATCTAACATTATGTAAAAAATTAAATGATTATGAAGATTTACTATTGTTGTGTTGTAATGCGGTTGATGAAATCGAATATAAAAAAATGAATAAAGATGATGAAATTAAGAGAAATGAAGATTTATTACAAGCATATAATAAATTTGGATGGGTATCGTATAATTAGGATGATATCTGACGATGGAGATAGGTTGACTTTAAAAATAAAACAAATATGAATTAAATACAATGTAAAATATTTTTTAAATTTTTACTAACAATATAAATTGATTTTTATTATCATATTATTAAAATTATATAATTACCGATAATATGAGCGTAATTAATGTAATAATAAACTTGTTTTTTGACTATGGAAATAACAAAGATAATCATTTACTCGAACCAATTGATGATATTAATAATATTACTATTAATAGTTATAAATGTGATAATTCGAATTATGATTGGGAAGTTGTCGAATATGATGATGTAATTCAAGATCTGGATGAGATAGTTGATAAATTTATCGAATATATGATAAATTGTTAAATAAAAATAAAATAAATATTATTTATTTTTTAAATTTTTACTAACAATATAAATTGATTTTTATTATCATATTATTAAAACTATATAATTACCGAAAATATGAGAGTAATTAATGCAATAAAAAACCTTTTTAACAAATCTGAAAATAACAAAGATAATCATTTACTCGAACCAATTATTAATGATATTAATATTAATAAAAGTTATAAATGTGATATTACGATTGATGATTGGAAAGTTGTCGAAATTGATAATAAAACACATTCACAATATATAATTGGTAAAAGTGTTAAATCTAAGATTTCGATTGATAATTGGAAAGTTGTCGAATTTGATGATACAATTGATTGGATTGCTGATTTTTGATGAATATAAGATAAATTATTAAATAAAAATAAAATAAATATTATTTATTTTTTAAATTTTTACAATAATACTTTCTTTACATCAACTTTTTCCTAAAAAGTTACTTTTTGCCGTAACTTTTTCCTAAAAAGTTACATTGAAGTATAATTTAAAATCCATAACTTCAAATTGCATAATACTAAATTTATTTGATTGTGTTGAACTAATTTTGTATTTATTTTTTTCAATATTTTCAATTGTACAGATTTGTTTAGAAAAACTTATATGATCTTTTGTAATACTAAATATCGGAAACATATTGTGTTTATTTAATATTAATTTTTTCGGTAAATCCCATTCTACTGAATCTTGCAAAGTATTGCAAAATTTTTGTTGTAAGATGTTATCGATAAACCATTGAAGTGTATAATTGTTAAATGTTATAAAATATAATAATCTATGTGGATATTTGGTTTTATGACATATAAATTGATATTTAATACTTGATAATGTATGTGTAATTGTTGTTTCAATATCATATTCAAATATTGGTATTATTTTTTGTTTATAATATTCATTTACAGTTAACATTATTTTAATTATTTAATTATATACAATTATTCAATTTATATTTTAATAAAAATTGATTTTATTTTTTAAATTATAAAATGTTTATATTATACAATGATTTATTAATAAATGTTATTATTAATTCAAAATTAAGAAAGTCTTATAATAAATTATACAATATGTCATTAATAGATGATTATTATGAAACATTTTTATTAGCATCAAATTATGGTGAATATAAAGTTATAAAATATATTCTATCAAAAAATACAATAGAAGAAGATGTAAAAAATATATTTTGTACTAGATCAATTATGTTGGTTATTAAAAATAAACATTATAAAATATTTAAATTATTAATTAAAAATATTCCAAATAATATGCATGTTGTTGATTTGATTGATGATTTTGTTAGATTACTTAATATAGTTTCTATGAATATATCAGAATTATTAAATTATGAAATATTTAATAATTCTGATTATTGTCCGATTATAAATCAGGTATTTTTAAATGAATTTGCATCTAAAGATGATGATGATAAGATTTATAATTATATACAAAAATATTATAAATTATGATCATTGTATAATTGTTTTGCTAATTTTTGTTTAATAATCATTAGTTTAATATCCGTACTTAAATTTTTTTCAATTATAGATTTATTGTTCCATTTTAGAATAATACTATTATTTAATTTAACAAATTGTGGAGGATTTATCGAAAGTCTTTGGGATATTTCATTTAATCTACCAATATAATTATTATTTATATTATTTTTATTATTTAAATTAGTGATATTTTCATAATCTATAAATAAATTATTGGTATTATTATTATTTATTTCAATAATTTCATTATTTTTAATATTATCATCATTTTCATCATCTTCATCATTATCATTATTATAATTGTTATTATGAAATATTAATGTAACATTATCTTTTTGTTTAGTTTTTAATAAGTTTATCATTGGATTAGTAAATGATATACCCAATTTATATGACATATATGCATCATATGTTGCATATTTTAATTGAAATTCAGTCAAATTAGTTGCATACCAATTTGATAATGTTTTTGTTGGAATATTTAATGATGGATAAAATAAAGAATATAAATATGATAAATTTGGTGTTTTAATACCAGCAAGATTTGCTAGATTTTTTAATTCAATTCCTCCACCACAATGACCTAGATTATAATTAATTGATAATATTTTTAAATCATGTTCAATACCTACACCGAATTTTATCCAACCATCTGAGGTTAATAATTTTATCAATATCGATGGTAAATATTTATTAAATTTTGTTAATCTAATTAGTAAACAAACTGTTGATGTTGATAATTGTATTAAACATGGTAACGGACTTACTGGATTTAAACACCAATAACCAGAACAATCAGAAGATTTTATACACATTTCAATATCTAAACCTATTATATAATTATTGTTATTTTTTGCAGATTGTTTTAATTTTGGAAAATATGATGAAAAATCTTGACCATTTTCTATAATATATACATCCATTTTTACTTACAATAAAAATTGATTTGGTTTTATAAAAAAACAAATTGTATGATGAAGAATGGATATTATAACAATTTAATTAGATCTATTTTAGATTCAAATGATATTGATGAATTAAATAAACAACTTAGAAAAGATGAAAAATTAAAATATTATAATTATTATCAATTAATAAGAAATACAATTGATCATGACGCATTTGATATATTGAAATATATGAGTACTAAATTGAATAAATATACTTTTACAAAAGCGCTTTCTTCAAAAAATAATGAATTATTTGTCAAATCAATATTAAAAGATAATATTAAATTTGTAGAATTTTTATTACAATATGGAGTTAAGGAAAATTCTATTAATTCTATAGGTTTTGGAAAAATTAATATAATGAACAATTATAAAATGGCACATTTGATTGATCAATATTTTCCAGGTCATTCTGGTAATATTAATGATATGTTCGTATATAATGTATACATGAACAATATTGGTGTTGTTAATGGAATGATTAAAGAAAATATTGATGTAAATGTTTATAATGGTCAAGCATTAATTACATCGTGTGTTTATGGGAATTTAGAGATGATTAAAACATTAAATACATTAGGAAAATTAGATTTTTCTATCAGAAATTATCTAGCAATTAAATTAAGTATATCCAAAAAAAATATAAATATATTTAATCATTTCAGTAATATTTTAGATTTATCGTTTATGAAAGAAAAAATGTTTAAATTGACTGCTGGAATTGGAAATATAGTATTCATGAAATGGATTATGGTTAAATACAAATTCAAAGACGTGAATTTTGATAATAGTTTTGCTATGGATATAGCATGTAAGAATGGATATATCGAAATAGTGAAATTTTTATTAACTTGTAAAAATATACAAGTTACAATTAATTCATTACATTATGCAATATTAAATGAAAATTACGATATTGTTGAATGTATTCTGAAATATAGAAAATTATCTGTTAATCAATTGAATGAATTATATTTCAATTATTATATGAATAATAATGAATTAAACAAAATTAGGATTAAATTTAATTAGTCCAATGAAAATCTTTAGTGTCTGTTACATTTATATGGGTTATTAATTTATTTTTTAATTCAGAAATATTTTTAACAAAGTTTTTATGTTCTCGTTGATGTGAATTCCATTCTTTTGTAATATTTTTATGATTTGGTGGCATTTTTTCAAGACCAATTTCATGTAATTTATTTTCATATTCCCAATGTTCTAAAACATCTTTTTTCAATATATCTATATCATTCAATATTTTAGTATGTTGTTTATCCATTTTTTTATTTATTTTTTTAATTCTGCTATCTGTTTTATTAATTCCGAAAAATAAGAATATTAAAATTATCAATATAGTTACAATTATTATCATAAAAATATCCATTATATATAATAATAAAAATAAAATTGATTTTTTATTATACAAAATAAAAATGGATAAAAATATTGAAGGAAAAACTGAATCTACAGATAAAATTGAAAAAGAACCAAATAAAATAGAAGAAACTAAAGATGTAATATTTGTGTATAATTTTATTGATGATAATAAAAAAGAAACTAAAGATGAAGTATTTGAGATTTTAGATAATTCTATTGATGATAGTGAAGAAAAAAAAATCAATAAAATAGAAAATGCTACTGATGAAATTAAATCAAGTGAAATTATTAAAGAAGAAATACCAGATGATAATATTATTAAATTATTAACTTCTGATGATCAAATTATTGAAGTAAAAAGAGAAATTATATTATTCAGTGATACAATGAAAGATATAATTGAAGAAACTGAGGACAATAAAGATCCTATATCTATTACAGTTGATAAAAAAATAATGAAAGCAATTATAAGTTATTGTGAATATCATTATGATGATCCGGCAGAAACAATAGAAGGACCATTATATGGAAACATATTTAATTTAATTTGCACATTCGATGGTGATTTTTTAAGAAAATACGATCCATTAACCATTGGTAAAATAGTAGAAGCAGCTGATTATTTATCTATTAATAGTTTATTAGAATTATGTTGTGCTTACATTGCAACAACTATTGATGAAAAAACACCTGAAGAAATTAGAGAAATGTATGATATTAATAATGATTTAAATCCAGAGGAGGCAGAAAAAATAAGAGAAGAATTTATTAAACTTTAATTTATTTTATATTTTATTTTACCATAATTTCTATAATTTTTCAAAATAAAACTATTGTATGTAAAGGAATCTATATCTTTTGTTTGTTTTTTTTCAATAAATAATTTTGGAAAACACAATGGATTATTTTTTTCTTGTTGTTTAAATGATTCTATATGATTTTTATATATATGTGCATCTCCCATACAATAAATAAATTTATGTGGTATTAAATCACATACATAAGCCAATATTATTGTTAATAATGCATATGAAGCAATATTAAAGGGTGCTCCACATGCTAAATCTACAGATCGTTGATATAATTGACAAGATAATTTTTTATCATTAGAAACATAAAATTGAGATAATATATGACATGGTGGAAGTGCCATTTTTGATTGATCTTCTGGATTCCATGCACTCAAAATTATTCGTCTTGAATACGGATCAGTTTTTAATAAATGAACAACATTTTTCAATTGATCGACGCCGTTAACATTTCCAAAATTTCTCCACTGCTTTCCATAAATTGGACCCAATTGTCCTTCAGAATTGTTTATTAATCCTACAGAATCTAAATATTCTCTTGAACTATTATGATCCCAAATATGAATCTTTTTCTTTTGCAATAACTTAGCATCCGTCGATCCAGATATAAACCATAATAATTCTTCAACTATTCCTCTATAAAATACACGTTTGGTTGTTAATAATGGAAAATTATTATCAAGTAATGAAAACGTTAATTTTTGTGGAGCAAATATTGATAGTGTTGGAATATTTGTTCTATTTTTTCTTATATTGTTTGTATCAATAACTTTTTTTATAAATTGAATAAATTTATATTCTTCAATATTTTTAATCCATGTTGTGAACTTATATTTTCTATTATTTTCAATATAAATTTTACTTTCTGTAATTTTATGATACATATCAAAATATGGGAAAAATGTATCAAATCTATCGAATGTTTTTTCTTCAATTATTGTACATAAAATTATATCAACAATTGGTAAAAATAATTTATATATTTGCTCTCCACCAATTATAAATACATTTCCTGATACATTTTCACATACATCTTTAACAGATGTAAATATTTCTGCACCATCTACCTTTTTTAATGTATTACTCAAAATAATGTTTCTTCTTTTATCCAATATATGACCAATGCTTTCATATGTTTTTCTTCCCATAACTACCGTATAATTCATTGTAGTTTTTTGAAAATAACATATATCTCGATGCATTGTTTTCCACGGCATATTTCCTTCAAAACCAATTCCTTTTTGTAAACTTGAGAAAGCTGTTATTATTATAAATTTATATTTCATTTTTTTATATACAAACTTTTTAAAAAAGTTTCATTGAAAAAATAATATTATGAAAAAATTGATATCTTGGGATGTTGGTACTGTAAATTTATCATATTGTAAGATAAAATATGATGAAAATGATATAAATAATTGGAAAATATTAAGATGGGAAAATATTAAAATAATGGATAAACATATTTCAAATTCTGTTATAATCAGTAAAACAATTTTTGAAAAATTAATGCAAGATAAAACGCGTTTAATCGATGTTGATAAATGTATTATAGAATCTCAATCAAATATTAGAGGTGGAATGGAAGCAGTAACAGCTGCATTAACAATGTTTTATTGTTTTAATGGAATTACTGATATTAATTCAATAAATGCAAAACAAAAATTTAAAGTATATCCACAAGTTATTTTTGAAAAAGGAAAGAAAAATTATCAAAAAAGAAAAAAAGAATGCGTTAAATCAACAATTCGATTATTAACTGAATTAAATTATACATCTGAATTGAATTTTTTAAATCAATACAAATCAAAAAAAGATGATTTATGTGATTCTCTTAATTTAGCTTTGGCGTTCATTGAATATAAATTTAGTTTTAAAACATATAATAATGCAAAAAACAAATATTGCGGGAATATTGAATGAAAAGAAATTAAAACCTGATATTGATAAAGAATTAAATAAATTAGAAGCATCAACACTACCAACAAAAAAAGAAACTGATATTAAACAAATTGTTAAAAATACTCCAATAATTAATACTGAAGAACAAGGTTTTAAAGATTTTAAACTTAAACCTCCACATATATCAAAAAAATATACTAAAGGTGAAAAAAATGATAGTGATGACGATGACGATGACGATGATTTGGATAGTATTTTATCAAAACCAACTTTTAATATAAATAAAAAAAGATTTAATCATGAACTTTCATCAGACGATGAATCAAATCCAAAAATAGATGACATAATAAATAAATATGATACTGAATCAGATAGCGATAACGATAGTGAGGATGAAGATGATAATAAAAGTATAAAATCAACTAGTTTTGAAAAAAAGAAAAAAAAGAATATGGTTAAAAAATTTTTAATTTTAAAATTAAGAAAATATGCGAGTATTAATAAGAAAAATAAAAAATATTCATTAAAAAATTCTATTGATGAATTACAATTGGAATTAACACTTGTTGAAGAAGATTATAAATTGCAATCAAAAATAAAATTCTTTAAGATTATTTTAATGTTTATTAGTTGGGGAAGTGAAAAAACATCATATATTTTATCCGGTAGACGAAATGATCATGTATTAAATAAATGGTCTACACAAGTTAATAATCAAAGTGAAAGATATGATATGTTTTTAAGTAAATTAGTCGATAAACATAAAATAATATATGATAAGGATGGAAATGAACGAATAAGTGAAATAAAGTCATCATTAATAGATAAATTATTTGAAAATCCATTATCTGGTTTAGTCATTGAATATATTACTTCAATGGTAATGTATATTTTTGCATCAAAATTACATAAATGGAAAATAGATGAATAACTGTTATTTAATTATTTTTTTAACTTTTTTAATATAATATTCATCAGAATGTTCTTTTTTTGTTTTTTTACGATACCAATTTATTTTTAATATATTTGGTTGTTCGTATTCTAATTTAATATTTTTGATTTTTTTCAATTTTTTACAAGTATACATTACAGCTCGATACACATTCCATTGATTGGTTAATGAATGTGAACAAAATATTGGAAAAATCCATATTAAAGAATATAAATTATTATCAGTTTTTTCTATTATTTTTGCTTTAAGTTTTTTCCATTCAATATCATATATATTTTGTTCTTGTTTAAATATTTTTTTTCTATATAGTTTTTGTTTATCAATTAATTTCATTATTATATAAATTGATTTATTATTATAAATATATAAAATGTTTATTATTTATACAGATTTAATTTTCAATGTTAAATTATTTAAAAAGAATATTAATAATAAATATCAATTAAATTTATATAAAAATAATTTATATGAATTGTATGATTTTTGTAGTTTACATAAAAAATGGAACATATTGTATACTTTAATTAAATCTAAAGCTATAAATATACATATATATAATAATATTTATATCGCTTCTGCAATTGAAAGTGGAAATATAAAATTAACTAAAATATTATTAAAAAATTCTTATCCTAATATGTTGAGTAATGAATTGGGAATAGTTGGAGAAATTGTTGATAGAAATGATTATAAAATGCTAAAATTGATAATTAAAAATGGTCATATACCTCCAAATGCATTTGACAACGAAGCAATTTGTCAAGCTTTTGAAGAAAAAAAATATAAAATGGTAAAATTATTATTTAATAATAATATAGTTCAAAAATCATTAACGGATAAAATATATAATGAAATAATTGTATGGTATAATAATAGAAATTGATTATTTCAATGTAATAGATTTAACTGGTTTTTTATTTTTTATAGATGCCATTTTACAATAACTTTCATCTTTTCCAGACAATTTCATACATTCATCAACAGTACTATATAATTTTAAATTTTCAACTTTATTTAAAAATATATTAATATAATTACTACCAAATATGATATCTATTAAAAAATTAGCTATTAATATTATAATTATAAAGATAATTAATTTTTTCAACATTGTATATGTTTAAAATAAATATTAAATATCGGATGGTGTATGACTTGTATAACCGCAAGCTGTGTCACTTCCTCCTTTTTCTTTACATTTTTCATAATCTTCGCGAGAAGATAATCCTTCTTTAAATCCAAATTTAACTAAATATTTATTAATAAATGGTTGATTCAGCAAAAAATGTATTATAAAGTAACTGATTATAAAAATAATCAAAACTATAATTATCATTACAATCAATGAACCAACAATAGCACCAGACTTAACATTAAACTTAATCATTTTATTTTTTTATATATGAAAAATAAAAATAATTAAATAATTAAATTATCATATCTTTTAATTATTATCTTTTCAACTCCACATTTTGTTATATTTTGAACGACACTTCATTTTTTTTCCTGAATCATTATTAGCTTTAAGAATACAACCAGCATAAGTTTCACCTTTAACTGTAGGTTTATATCTAAGACAAAATGATCGATAAACTACATCATCACTTTTTTCTATACATTCTTTATATTTTTTTTCAGATCTTTCAGATTCACTATAACCATAATTCATATCAATACCTTCATATTTAAGTAAATATTTAGTAATTGAATCATTTGTAATATAATTAAATAATATTATTGCAATAATCAGAATAATCAAAATTATAATTATAGATTTAATATTCATTATAGATTTAATATTCATTATAGATTTAATATTCATTTTATATATAATTGAAAAAAAATAAATTATTAAACAATTAAAATAAATCTTTTGAACCGGATAAAAAATCTCCATTCATTTTATAAGTATTTTTTCCTGATATTCTTTCTTTAAAAGATTTATTTAGATTTGTTTGACTATAATCTGGTAAAAAATTTGTTACAGCTAATCCACCTAATTGAGATTTATAATTTTCTTTTATAAATTCATCAGAAGTAATATTTTTTAATTTATTGTTAGTTTTTGAAATTATTTTTTTTTTAAAGATTTATTAGTTTTTAAAATTGGTTTTTTTATAGATTTAATATGTCTTTTTTTATGAGATTTATCATGTTCTTGATCTAATTTTTTCTCAATTGAATCAAATATAATGTGTGAAGTTTCTCGTTTTACATGCTCATGATTACCATTATATTTTTCTTCTTTAAATATAGGTATTTGACTCATTTGATCAATTAAAGTTGAATTATTGCCAGTTGACAATTTCATTGGATTAATAGCTGCTGGAGGAATAGTTGGTATTTGCAAATTTCTAAATTTTTCATTAGTTTCTCTAGCTTGTTTAGAAATTAATTTACCAGATCCATCATCTCCAAATATCCATTTATTTGGGTTACTATATTTCCTAAATTTAGTAAATCCTGCTCCCGAACCATGAGACATTGATCTTGTATCATAATCTGTAGTATGTGGAGCCATCGCTGCTTTATTTGGAATACCGGTAGCATTTATTCCAGTTAATTCCAAATTTTCGGTAAAAATATATTTTTTAAATAAAAATAATCCAACAATCGTTAATATAATAATAGAAATAATTGTAAATAACATATTATTACTATTATATAATTTACCTCCTCTGTGTTTAGTATATTTATTCTTCATATTACCTCCTTTATTCTTGTAATTATTACTATATTTCTTTCTTGTCGAGGTTACCATCTTGATATATATAATATTAAAAAAAGAAAAAAATAAAAAAAATAAAATGTCAACAATTATTATTATAAATGCCACAGTAAAAGATTTAATTAGTGAATCTTATATATCTTCAAATATAGAAAAAATATTAAATACTGATAAAAACGTTGAAACTGAATATATTACTCCAGAAATATTGAATAATATTAAATATGAAGACGATTTAATAAAACAAATACCAATTAAATTAAAACACGAAAGATGTTTATTCAAATGTTGGTGGTGTTCACGAAGAATTGAACATCATTGTATTGGGTTACCATATAAATTAGAAAATAAAACATTTTTCACAAAAGGTCATTTTTGTTCTTTCAATTGTGCATATACCTGGAATGTAAAGTTAAATGTAGATGATATTGTAAAATGTGATAATCTTTTAATAAATTTATTTAATTCAAGTGGATTACATGGTAAATTAGAATTAGCATTAGGTAGAGAAAGTATGTTAGATTATGGTGGACAATTAACAAAAGAAGAATATGGTAAACTTTTACACAATAATCAATTGAAAAAAATGAATGTTTCAATTATTTATCCACCAATGATATCTACTCAACAATTTTTAGATTTTGATATTTGTCAATTAGATAAAAATAAACAAAAGAAGATGATTATTGATGGATTAATCTTAGATATAGAAGATTTCTCAAATACAGACGAAGAATATCGTGTATATAGAAAAACTCCATTATTGCGAAAATAATCATTAGAAACTTTTTAAAAAGAAACTTTTTAGGAAAAAGTTTCAGCAAAAAGTTATTTTTTTAATATTTTCAGTATTAACTTTTTTGCTGAAACTTTTTTCTAAAAAGTTTCTTTCTAAAAAGTTTCTTTAAATAAAGTTGATTTATATTTAAATATATATAAAAATGAATAAATATCCTGTTATAAAACAAAAATCTCTTAAAGAATTTACTTTATCCAGGGCAGATACATTTTTAGGATCAACAAATAGATTGGAAAATAAAGTTTTTATTATTAAAAATAATCAAATTGTTAAAGAAAATATTTGTTTTAGTGATGCGTTATTACAAACTGTTGATGAATTAATTTCTAATGCAAATGATCATGCTTTAAGAACACAACATTTTAAGAATAAAACAACTAAAATATTTGTTAATGTTGATTCAGACTGCATAAATGTTCATAATAATGGTATTGGAATACCAATCAAAAAAGAAAATGGAATTTGGTATCCAGAATTAATATTTACTAAATTTTTAACATCTAGTAATTATGATGATGATAAAAAACGTTATACTGGTGGTAGAAATGGTTTGGGTGTAAAATTGAGTGTAATGTATGCAAAGCAATTTGAATTGATGATTATAACTGATAATAAATGTTATAAACAAACATATAAAAATAATTTATCAACAATAAGTAAACCAATTATAACAAATGTCAATAAACAAGATCAAGTTTCTATTGTATATTATCCGGATACAAAAAAATTTGATAATGGAACTATTGATGAAATAGAACCAATTATACGAAAACGTGTTTGTGATTTAGTTTTGTTTAGTGATGTTAATATTTATTATAATGGTAATTTATTAAATCCAAACAAAATTGATAATTTAGATTATTATGTTTCATTAATTCCAAATATAACATCCAAAATAGTAAAAATTAGATGTAAAAATTGGGATATTGCAATATTTATATCTTCATTGAATAAAGTTGGAAATCATGTTAAATTTTCAATGGCATTTATTAATGGTATGAAAACTGGTAGTGAAACATCTACACAATTGAAATATGTTAGAAATAAATTAATTGAAAAAATAATTGAAAAATTACCAAACAAATATTATGATGTGTCAAAAAAAGATTCTGAACAAAAAGGATTGAAAAAAAATGATATACAAAAAATTTTATCAATCGTTGTTTCTGCTACAGTTTCTCAACCAACATTTGCAAATCAACAAAAAGATAAATTAACAACTAAAATATCTGAATTTGAATCATTACCGGATTTCAATGATAAAAATATAAATAAAATATTTGCAAAATTAAATTTAAAAGATCATATTATTAATGTTTTTGATAAAAAGTTTGGAACAAAAAATCCATTTGAAAATAAATTAAAACAAACTAGAAATAAACGTTTAATTATAGATAAATATGATCCTGCAGAAATTTTAAAGATGAATAATTCTAAAGCTACACGAAAAAAGTGTACATTAATTTTAACTGAGGGCGATTCTGCTAAATCGACAATAACGAATTCATTATCGAAATTAAAACCAAGTGTTAAAAATTATTATGGTGTTTATCCTTTAAAAGGTAAACCATCAAATGTAATGAAAGCAAAAAGTGGAACTATTTCAAAAGATGGTAGATTATTGTCAATTATTCAAATTTTAGGATTAAAAATTAATGAAACATATGAAACTAAAAAATCATTAGATAGTTTAAATTATGGTTCTATATGTATAATTACTGATGCGGATGTTGATGGTTATCATATAACAACACTAATTATTAATTTCTTTCAATATTATTGGCCGAATTTGGTTTATAAACATAAAGGATTTATAACTAGTTTAAGAACATATATTTTGAAAATACTCCAAAAAGGTAAGCCTGATATAGGATTTTATACTGAAGCAGAATATAATCGTTGGAAAAAAACGAATACTATAACAAAAAGTATGATTGTAAAATATTACAAAGGTTTAGGTACAAGTAGTACAAGAGAATTTGCAGAATATTTAAAAAATCAAAAAATGAACAGAGTTGTTTATAATGATAGTGATAAATCCGGAAAAGAGTACTTTAATATTAGTTGTGGATCTGATGTAAAATTAAGAAAAGAATGGTTATCTCAATTTTCTATTCAAAACATAGATAATATCATAAATAATACTCAAATAACGTATATGGAATATATTAATACATTACATATTCAATTTGTTATGGATGATAATATAAGATCAATTCCACATATAAATGATGGATTAAAACCTTCACAAAGATTGATATTATATATTATTAGAAAATTGAAAATAAATAATATTGCTGGAATAAAAGTTAATGCACTTGGTGGAAAAATTATATCAGATGGTGGTTATCATCATGGTGATGCTTCAATTAATGCTGCAATAATAAGAATGGCACAATCATTTATAGGATCCAATAATATTCCATTATTGGAAGGAATTGGTGGATTTGGGTCTAGATTAGTTGGAACTAGTAATAAAGGAAAAGGAAGTGCTAGTCAACCTAGATATATTTCTGTAAAACTTAATTCAATTACAAATTACATATTTAGAGAAGAAGATAATTGTATTTTGAAACATAAAGTTATAGAAGGGCATTCATATGAACCGATAACTTATTTTCCAATAATTCCAATGGCATTAATTAATGAAATTCAAGGAATTGGAACTGCATATTCAACAACAATTGTATCTCATGATCCAATAGATGTTATTGATTATATAATCAGTGATATTGAGTGTAATAAAACAATATTAGGAAAAATTCGTCCATATTGGAGAAATTTTAGATGTAGAAATAAAACAATTATAGATGATGAATATAATAGATATATTGTTATCGGTGATTTTAAACTCAATTTAGAAGAAGGAGTATTGAAAATAAGAGAAATTCCACCAAGTATTTGGATAGAAGATTATAAACATATGTTGGAATCAAAATATGATAAAGAAATTTTAGAATTTACTCAAAATATGTTTGATACTAAGTTTGGTGATGATTCTCATATAGAATTTACAATATTCTTAACAGAAGAATATACTGAAAAATTAAAACTATTAGAGAAACGTGATTTATCTTTTGAAATACAATCAAATTTTAAATTAATTAAAACATTTTCAAATACAAATATGGTTTTATATAATAATGATTTTAAATTACAAAGATATAATACAATATATGATATAATGGATGAATTTTTGATAACAAGAAATAAAATTTATAAATTGAGAAAAAAATGTATTTTGGATAATTTGATGGGAGAAATTGATATTCTCAATTGTAAATTATTATATATTAAACATATTAGGCAAAATGATATAATAATTCAATCTCGTAACAAAACTTATAATAAAAAAGCAATAATTGCAAATATTTACAAATTTGTTCCAGCGATTAAAAAAATTGATCCATCTTGTGGTATATTGACTTCAATGAGTATTTATTCGTTAACTGATGAAAAATATAATGAATTTTCTAAAAAAATTAATGAAAAGCAAACTATCATTAATCAATTACTTAAGAAAAATCATAAAGAAATTTGGAAAGATGAATTGATGGAATTACGTTCTAAATTAATACAATTGGGTTATTAAATATATTTTTAATATATTTTATTTTATTTTTATATCAATATATTGCACTCTACTAAAGTGATTTTAAATTATAACAATATATAAAAATGTCTACAGATTTTACAAAAATTAAAATTAATAAAATAAATATCACAGAAAAAACTGATGATAGAGATAATGTGATTCATGAAATAAGATACAAAAAGGATAACTTAAGTATGTCGTTTCCATCGGCAAAAGTTGTTTCATTTACTCTTAAATCAAAAAGTCAAGAAGGTATTCTTGAATTGAAATTTGATGATGATGAATTGTTTGAATTTTTGGATAAAGTTACTAAACACATATCTAAAAAGTTGGTTCCATTCTATAAATCAAAATATAAATATAGAGAAATTATTGATATGATGAAACCTTTGTATAGAGGAGAAACAATCAAATTTGATATTTGGATGGATAATAGTGGTGAATTGAATACGAGAGTTTACAATGAAAAGTATGGAAAAGCTAAAAAGATGAATGATTTGAGTATTTATGATTTTTCAAAACTTATGAATAATAAAAACTTAGATTTATATCCAAATGGTGTTGTTTTGTTTTATATGAGATGTAAGAAAAGAAAAATTAAGATTAATCTTGAATTAGATCAATTGTGTATTGTTAATAAAGATGAAGATGAGGATGAAGATGAAAAAAGTGATGAAGATTCTGAATTAGATGACACATCGTCGGATGATAGTAGTGATGATGAAGATATGAGAAAATCAAATTTTGCATTAAGAAAATCTAAAGAAAAAACAAAAACAAAATCAAAGAAAAAATCTAAAGTACCAATTAAAAAAGTTAAAAATAAAAAGAAAAGAAAAAGTAAAGAAAACCCAGTCAAATCTGATTCTGAATCTGATTCCGAATCTGATTCCGAATCTGATAATGAATCAATTGATAAAATGATCGGAGGATCATATAGTGATAACGATTCATCTAATTCTGAAAATGAATATTTTACTGATTAATTTTATTTTAATATTATTTTTTTTAATTTTTTATATATAATTATATTTAATCAATTTTCTAAGATGAACGATACAACATTATATCTTATTATTTTTATAATAATTTCTATTTTCGTTGGATATTTCTTTTATCCTGTTGTCAAAAAGTTTATTTTTAAAGAAAAATTAACAACTGGCACATCAATTAAAACTGGACATCCATTGGCGACAGTTATATCTAATGTTCAAGATTCGGTAGCGGAATCTGCACTTTCTTCAATGAAAAATGCAGTAAATATTAATATGAAGGATGCAACAGATTTTACAGATGATATGATTGATATTTCAATGAAATTGGAAAAGAAATTATCAACGGCTCAAGATGGTAGATCAAAAAATGAAGATTATCTATTGAAAAATGGACCAAAGATGTATACTGAGCAAGCAGTAAAATCAGGATCTAAACTTTTATCAAAATATGGATTACATGCATCATTGAAAAAAAATCTTTTGGATAAAATACAATTTGATGTAAACAAATTGGCAACTGATGGTTTTAGTTTTGTTAAGAATTTTGATGATGATAAACATGTTTTTAAGATAAATGATCATACTGGAGACACAATGGATCAATTATTTGATTTACATCTTAAGAGACAAACTCCTAAGGATAAAGCAATTAGACATGTCAAACCTATTACAACTTTAACAAAAAATAAATCATTAAATGTTATTAAAGGAAAAACTAACGATATAATTCATACTATTAATAGCGATAATCCTTTATTATCAAACAATGGAGCATTATTGCCAAATGCTATTAATATCAATGATAAAAAACCATTAAATCTAGAAGTAGCTAATTTGTTAGCACAAAATAGAAGATATTATGTTAAACCACAAACTGTTGTTAGATCTTCAACTGATCCAAGAGGAATACCAAAGGCCCTAATTGAAACTGTTATGAAAAATAATTCTAGTAAAGATCCAAATTCATTACAAATGTCTGTAAGTTATAACCCAATTGATGTTTTGGAATCTGGAAGAGGATTTTCAAATTCACATGAAACTGATGTGGCACTTGCACATATGTTTGATAATGCAGAAATTCCAATTATAGATAATTTTGCTAAAATAATGGACAATATAACTAAAAGAAATCCAGGAAATCTAAGTAAGAATACATTTGCCAACAAAACTATAATGCAAGATGTAAAATATGGTACAAATGACGAACATTTTGGTCTTAGATAAAAAAATTAAATATATTCTAATAATAAATTTTTAACTTTATTATTATCATTCGATGTTAATAAAATTTTATTATTAGTAAGCACTTTTATACCAGCAGCTTTTTGTTCAGTTATAGTGTCAATAATAAAATTAATTGATCCATTTATCACTTTATTTTTCAGTTGAAATAATTTTGGTTTTAGAATTTCAAAATTCTTATCATTTATAGAATTATTGATAATTGTTTTAATTTCAAATATATTTGATTCATATTGAATTTCATTATCAAGACATAAATCAATCATATAAAATTTATCATTTCTTTTAATAGCAATTTTTTCAACATTATTTTCAATATTTATAATTGGAATATCGTATTTTTTATCAATTGTTTCATTAATTAGAACTTTTAATTTTTTATATAATATTGTTTTTAAATGATTGCAATGATTATTATATATTTTGTAATCTTCATTTATTTTTTCAATAACATTGTCTAATACAATTCTATTTATTTCATAAATTGCAGTTGATGGAGTAGAATAATCTAAATCACTTATTTGTGTAATTAATAATTTATCTCCTTTATCAGCTTCATGACCAATTGCTGTAATAATTGGAATTTTAGATTCTCTTATAGCTTTGAATAAGTCAAATATATCAAATGACTTAGAAATATCGCAAGTTGATCCTCCTCCTCTTACTATAATAATAACATCACATGTTTGTAATTTTTCAATAGATATTATACATTGTTTATATGTATTTTCACCTTCTAATGGTATTTCGCATAATTCTATATCTATTGGTATTTTATTTTGTGTCATAAAATCATTATAACCTTGTGTATTTTTCTTTGATATTAATCCAATTTTATGTATATTATTCCAATCTATTATTTTTTTATTATCAAAATATCCATTTTTAATACATTTTTCTTTCAATAATGATATTTTTGAAATATTTTCAGTTGTTTCAACTTTTTGTACTATTAAATGGAAATTATGAGAATAAAAATAATCTGCTTTTATATATCCAGTAACAATGCAATTTTTATTATCCAATTTTTCAATTTGATGTATATCTCCTTGTCTTGCCCACATTTTACATTGAAATTTATTTATTCCATCAATAATACTGAAACTTATTCCAGAATTATTTTTATATATTTTTCCAACAATCAAATCACCAACAATAGATATTGAAGATAACGATTTAGCAAATTCTGTAGTTTTATTCAATAAGAATGTATTTAATTCTTGTATTTTATATATTTTCGACATAGAAACTTTTTAGAAAAGAAACTTTTTGGAAAGAAACTTTTTAGGAAAAAGTTTCAGCAAAAAGAAATGTAGTATTTATAATGATAACTGATAATATCAATTTTATTATAAAGAAACTTTTTAGAAAAAAGTTTCAACAAAAATAAATGTAGTATTTATAATAATAACTAATAATATCAAATTTATTATAAAGAAACTTTTTAGAAAAAAGTTTCAATAAAAAGAAATGTAGTATTTATAATAATAACTAATAATATCAAATTTATTATAAAAAACTTTCCAAAAAAAAACTATTTTTGCTGAAACTTTTTCCCAAAAAATTTCTTTATAACCAAATATCATTAAATTGATCTATATACATTTCATTATCTTTTATAAATCCAATTTTTTCCATTAATTTTGTTTTTTTATTAAACATATATAAATTATCTAAAGAATCTTTGTCTAGAATTTGTCCTTGATATGTAAATCTGCTTTTTATATAATTTTTTATTACATTTTCTGTATTACAGTGACTTCCATTTAAAATATGTTTTTTAATATCTGGATCAAAAAGTGGTAATGAAAAATCTTTATTAATGCACGTTCTACATGTTATAGGATTTTCTTTAGTATTATTTTCATATAAATTCATTGAACAGTTTACTGATGCACTTTTTATTGCATTTAAAAATGTTTCATTTAATTCAAAGGTTTTTCTACTCATATTGAATAATATTTGATCGGTCGACATTCCATTATCAAATATTATTTTTCTTGGAAAAGTTGAAATATATAAATTTATTTTTACATTTCTAAAATGATGAGCTAAATTTTGATGAGAACATGTACGAATTCCTCTACCAATTACTTGTTCTATATCAATATATCTCCATTGCGGTTCAACTATATGTATTACTCTCAATGCTGTAAACGAAACGCCTGTTGAAACAACTGTAGTTCCTAAAATCAATTGTATATATTCTCCTTTACTATTTTTTGGATCATTGAAAATATTTGTCATTTTTCCTTTGTTTTTTGTTTCACCATCAATTACTATAAATCTTTTTAATTTTTTATCTAAATTATCACCTTCAAAATGCTGTTTATATCCTACTTGTTCTAACATTTTACCAATTATTCTTGTTCCTAATATTTCAAATCTAGAAAATATAAATTCTTTTCCAGTTTTACCAATATTGTTAATTATTTTTTTAATTTTTGAAGATAATAAATCAAGCATCTTATATATTTTTTTAAATGTAAACATTTTTTTCATTATATTCCATTTTGTTTCACTAATTTTATGACCTTTCTTTTTTTCTCCACGTCTATGCATTTCAATATCATATTCTCTCAAAACGTCGTCTGGAAAGGAAAAATTACACACTTGCGCACTAACTATTTTATATGTTCCAATACTTGATCTTACAGCTTTTTTATATTTAGATTTTTTGAATTTAGATTTTTTATATTTTGATCTTCTTTCATTATCTAATTCTGATTTTCTTACAATAATATATCTAGCAAACTGTATCTTCCCCATTGGACATTTTATAATCTTCATACCCATATTTTTTGGAACAATATGTTGTTCTTCATCTCTAATACCTTTGTAATATAATACTAATCCAGAAATTCTATCTTGAAAAATATTTATATTCTTTATTGAATTGAATTCAGTGGAAATGAAATATTCTTTAAATTGTTCTATATTTGTTGGAAATAATTCATATTTACGATTTCCATCAAACATATAACCTCTCAAAACATTAAATAGTGGAACTAATTCAAATGGAGTTCCGGATATTGGAGAACCAGTCATTGCGACTATTTTAACATTTTTTGCATCCATTAATTTATGAAATATCTTTATAGCTTGTTGAGCTTTACCACTAATAACATTTTTGAAGAATAAATGTGATTCATCGATTATTATTAATTTATCATTAAAAAAATTCTCAGATAATTGACTTTTGTTTCCAATTTTTTCATATTGTTCAACAAAATTTGGTGCATTTGTTGAAATATAATCAATTGTATATTTATTTGTATACATTTTTCTTATATGTTCTTCAAAATTAGATTTCAATGAAGCTGGAGATAATATAACAACATTTTTATCAATATTATTAGCAATATTAACTACGGTAAAGGTTTTACCACTACCTAAACCATAATATAATAATACTCCTCTATATTTATCATCTAATTTTAAATATTCTGCTGGAAACTTTTGATAACTTCTCAATTCCAATTTATCAATAGCTTTTTGACAAAAAGTTTTATTATATTCAATATTAGGTTTTGATATATAATCTTTAAACAAACTATTTATATTTTTTAAAAAATTAACATTATTTTGATCTAAATCCATATTTATATATATAAAAATAAAAGAAACTTTAGAAACTTTTTAGGAAACTTTTTAGAAAAAAAGTTTCAGCAAAAATGAGTTTTGGTAAAAAGTTACAGCAAAAAGAAACATTTTGGAAAAAAGTTACAGCAAAAAGAAACATTTTGGAAAAAAGTTACAGCAAAAAGAAACATTTTAAAAAAAAGTTTCAGCAAAAAAACTTTTTGTTATAAATTTTCCCAAAACTCCTTTTTGCCGAAACTTTTTCCTAAAAAGTTTCTAAAAAGTTTCTTAATATTAAAATTGATTTTATTATATAAAAAATATAAAATGTTTGAATTGTATAATGATTTACTTGAATTATTATCTATAAAATTATTTCAAAAATATAGTACTATTAAAACTAAATTTTATGTATCACAATTTATAAATAGACAAAATAAAACACAATTAATAAATATTATTATCAAAAAAGTTAATTATTATGATAAAAATATTTATAAGTTTTTAAAATATTCAAAAACAAATTATGTTTTAAAATATATTTATTTATGGGCTTCCTCATATGGATATTATAAAATAATTAAAAATTTAATTAAAAATAACCGTGTTATTAACTATCCTGAAATATTATTTAAATTATCAAGGTTTGGTCATTATAAAATAGTAAAAATGTTATTAAAAAATAAAAAAGTTGATCCATCTATTAATACTAATCATGCAGTTAATTTATCGTCAACATATAATCATTATAAGATAACAAAATTATTGTTGAAGGATGAAAGAGTAAATGCAGGAGATTTTAGAAAAAGATTTAACTATTCTGCATTAGAAATAGCATCTAAATGTGGATATTATAGAATTGTGAAATTATTATTGAAAAATAAATATGTAAATCCTTGTATTCATAATAGTAATGCTTTATATGTTGCATTTGACAATGAACATTATAAAATCGTAAAATTATTATTGAAAAATAAATATTGTAACCCAGGTTTAAAATCAAATGAAATTTTAAATCATTATATTAAAATAAAAAATAATAAAATGGTCAAAAAAATATTGAATGACAGACGAATTAATCCATGTATTAAAAATAATTATCCAATAGAATTATCTGTTTTGAAAAAGAATTATAAAATTATGAAACTATTATTAGATTATAATACTGTCAGAAATGGTCCATTAGAAAATACATTCGATGTTTTGGTTATTAATAATTCATTAAAATATATAAAATTATTATTATTAAGAACTAATGTTGATCCAGGTTATAAAAACAATAAATCATTAATTGTATCTGCTAGATTTGGATATCTTGAAATAATAAAATTTTTAATAAATCATCCAAAAATAAAACCAAATTGTAATATTAATTTTATAGTACATACAGCAATTATTCATAATAAAATTGATGTTTTAAAATATCTTTTAGGAAATTCAATATTAAAAATCGATTTAAGTTATGAAAATAATAAAAATATTGAAACTGCATGTATATATGGTTATACAAATATAGTAAACTTATTACTTAAATATAAAGAAGTTGACCCATACAGAACTAAATCATTAGTTTATGCAGTTAAAGTTAAAAATATAGAAATTATAAAACAATTGTTATATTATGAAACATTATATTATGAAGAGGCTATAATGATTGCAATACATTGTAATAATATAGAAATTGTTAAAGTTTTATTAAATAATAAACCACTTTGTATTTCAATATATGGTAGTAAAATGTTGTATTTAGCAATATATTATAATCATCCGAATATTGTGAAATTATTATTGAAAACTAAAATTAAAGAAAATATTAGTGATGTCAAAACATTAAATTGGGCTATTGAACATAATTATTATGATATATATAAAATGTTAATTGATTTAAAACATATTAAACCCAATAATGAAACAATGATGTTGGCTACTAATGGAAAAAACCCTGAAATTATTGAAACAATAATGTTATCAGTTTTTTAATTAAAATAATTTATAATATATATAAATATAATGGAAAAAATTAATAAAATTTTAATATTTATAATATTTTTTTATTTATTTACAATAATTAATACAAATTTTGTAGATATTTCTCCAACTAATACATATTATGATATTTTTTATTTAAATACAAATCATTCTCTTAATATTTTTTATTCAAAAATGAATAATGTTAGTATATTTATTACAGGAGATGGAAAGCATACAAATACTAGTATAAAAGATATATATAATTACAAATTTACTAACATGGATACCAAAATGATACAAATTGATATGATAATTGAAAATAAAAATACGAGAATTATTTCATTTTACTATTCGTATACATTTGACGAATTACCAAGATATTTAAAATGTATTACGATTGTAAAGAATAATTCTATATATTATAATGTAACATTGAAAGAAGAAGGTATTTTTGGTATTTTAAATAATGTCGTTACATTTATTTCTCCAATGATACTTTCATTTTTAATATCTTTTATAATATTCTGTTTAGTGATATTATTTTATATTGTAAAGCGTAAAGCGATACGATATGATATGTTTCGTTAATATAAAATAGTTTTATTATAATTAATGATTGATGAATGTTTTTTATTTTTTTTAACATATTCTAAATGATTTAAATAGTTTTTTATTTTAGTTATCATTTTATTATAATGAATTGTTTCGTCAAAATTTAAATTTCTTACTTTGTTGAAATAATATGTAAATATAATTGGTAATCCTTTACAAAGTTCTTCTGACGTTAAACTCATTTTTATTTGACTTATTTTTGAATTCATTTGTTTTACTGTTTCATATCGTACATGTTGCCATGGAAGTTTTCCTTTCATAAAATAAACCATTGTAAATCCCAAACTCTCTAAATCATCTTTATAACTTAATTCACAAGATTCATGAGCATTTATTGAGCAATAACGTAATGTTCCAATAATTCTACCATTTCCTATAATACGTTCTTCATCTGCATGTATTTTTGCTAAACCAAAATCAATTAATTTCAATTCTTTATCTTTCAACATAAAATTCGATGGTTTTATATCTCGGTGTATTACACATCTTTTATGTATTTTTTTCAAAATATGTAATGCTTGAATAAATATTTTAAGTACAATTTTTATTTTAAATTTTTTATATTTATTTATCATTTTCATTAAACAACTGTCCATTTTTTCCATTAGTAATATATTATTTTGTCCTGTATTTACAAATCCAATTATATTTGGTAATCCTCTAAGTTTTCCAATAACTTTATAAATTTTATACTCATATAATAAATTATTTTTATCTTTTTTTTCAATTTTTGCAGCACAATCTATAATTTTATCTGAATCATTAATTCTCAATTTACAAGGAATTACTGTTGAAAATGATCCTTCTCCTAATTTAACATTATCAAATATTATTTTTCCTTGTTCTGTATCTAGTTCTTGTATATTTAAATGTAATTTATTATCTGTTTTCCATTTTATTTTATTTTTTTTAATTGTATACATTTTTTTATATTATATCCAAAAAAAAATAAATTTATACATTTAATAGTTACATAATTCTTGTTTTTTAATGAGAAATATATAAGTTTTCAATTATGAAACTATGATCAGATTTTGGTATAAATTCTTTATTCATAAATAATTCTATAATTTTATATCTTTTATAGCGTATTGCTGTACATATTATACATTTATTATTAAGTTTATAATTGAACTTTTCATTATTTAATAACATTTTAGTAATTTTATAATAATTAAATTTAACTGCATATTTCAACGCTCCATTATCGTATGATGATGGATCTATTTTGGTTATATGATTATTTAAAATATTTCTTACTACTTTAATATAATTATATTTAACTGCTAAACGAAATACACTATTATTTCGATTTTCATTTGTATACTTACTATTATAAAGATCAAATAATAATATTTTTATAATTTTATGTTTACGTAAACGAAAAATTGTTTTAATATTAAGATATTGTTTATCCCATGGTTGAATATAATATTTTTTATACAATAATATAAATATTTTTGAATTTTTAGCTTTTATAGATTTCATAATAATTGTATTAATATTAAATGTTAAATTAATATTTTTTAAAATATATTTTATAATTTTATATTTATTTTTTTCAATCAATTCACAAAATAAATCATAATCTATACTTGTTAAATATTTAATTGTATATAAATTATTTAGATATTGATCTTTAATACTTATAGAATTTTGTAAATCTTTATACAATTCATACATTTTTTATATTTTAAATTATAAATCAATTTATATTAATATCTATAATTATCATCATACAAATTAATTGGGAATTTATCTTGAAATGTAACTGGAGGAATTTGTCGTTTATTCATTGATTCCCATTTATTGCGGAAATTTAATCCTTTTCCTCCACCTCTAGTCATAAATCCAGTTGCTGCACGTTTTTCATAAACCGACATATTGAAAAACTTATGAAACCATAATTTACTTTTTATATTTTTTTCAATTATAGGAATACAATAATCAATAGTTTTTACATTCAATTGATGTAATAATTGTTTCAATGTCATTGGTTTTTTTGTATGTTCCATATTTGGTTTATATTTTGGATGTGCAGTTGTTGTGCGTCTAGTACTGAATATTATTCCACGTTCTTCATCTTTTGATGGATCATATCTCCATTCACGCGTTGCATTAAACATACGTGCTGAATTATTTTCTGTTCTAGTTTTTTGTAATTTTTTTTCAAAGACATCATGAAAATTTTCATGCATTGCTTCCATTAAGAATATATCACTTTGATTGGGAATTTTTACATTTAATTTTAATAAAACAATTTTTTTAATAGAATTTTGCAATCTTTCCATATTTTCTTCACTATAAAAAATTCTTCCAATATCAGTCCATTCATAATCATTCTTATAATCATGACGTCTATCAGTAAAAGGTCGCTTATTTAACCAAATTCTAGCATTTTCTGATCCTCTTGTTTTAGTTGGACCCTTTCTTTTATTAAATCTCAATGAATTAAAACTCATTATATATTAACATAAAATAATATTTTTATTATTTTTTTTATTATTCTTTTTATTTATATTTCTTTTCTTTTTAGGTTTCTTCATAACCAATGAACCAAATAATTGAAATATATAATTAGTTGTCATACATTGTGTTTTTTTAGTTAAGTGTTTATTTTGACCAAATTTAATATTTCTATGTGCCCTTATCAAATATGTTTTAGTTGTTGTAATTAAAGATAAAATTTGTTCATCAGAAAATCCATCAAGTATTAATGCCATAATAATATATGGTTTATCTCTTTCATTATATTTATACATACATATATATCTTAATTTTGCAAATATTAATTTTACATATTTATTACTTGTTTTTTTCTTTGGACATATAATATAATTCTTTTTTGTTAAGGTAAATGGTTTTTTAACTTTTAAAATATGTAAATCTTTATTAAATATACTCTTTTTATTATATTTTTTTATAAATCCAGATACATCACTATTTTCTTCATTTAATTCATCAATAACTTTTTTATTACCAGAAATTAGTAAATTTTCTTTTTCGCAATATAAACCATATATTGTAATACGAAAAAATATTTTATCTTTTTTATTATCTAATACAATATCTAATCTACCAAAATAAGCTTTTGATATATCCCATGTTTCTGAATTTGAATATATAATGGGTTTTGTGTGACTGGGATCCCAAGATTTAGATATTATTTTAACTTCAAGATCAATCATTCTGTATTTTTTTCCATTACAAACAATTACATATGATGAAATTAATTTTTTTAATATTTTGTCAATTTGAGATTTAAATGGTTTTTTATCATAAATTTTTAATTCACTCATAGAAATTTTTTAGGAAGAAACTTTTTGGGAAAAAGTTTCAGCAAAAAGAAGTTTTGGGAAAAAGTTACAACAAAAAGAAGTTATGGGAAAGTTTTAATAAATATTATACATAGAAAATAAATATTTTAAAAAGAAACTTTTTAGAAAGAAACTTTTTGAGAAAAAGTTTCAGCAAAAAGAAACTTTTTAAAACTTTCCCATAACTTCTTTTTGTTGTAACTTTTTCCCAAAAAGTTTCTTTTTAAAAAGTTTCTAATTAAAATTGATTTTATATTTTAATTTATTTAATATAATATGGAGCTCGAGTTAAAAAGGAAAAAAATATTCAAATCTATGAAATCGACTTTTTTTAAAATATTAAACAATAAACAAGAAATAAAAATTAAAGAATTGTCGTTTAGAAAATGGTATTATTTTCAATTTGTAATTAATACATTAACCAAAGATCCGGTTATTCCAAATATTGAAAAAATTTCTGAAAATCATTTAAAATTTGTAAAAGAGCAAATACCAAATATAGATCCACTTCATTTATTGACTAATATGAAGAAATTTTTAAATAAAATATCTATAAAATCAAATGATATGAAAATTGATAAAACTGTTATTATTAAAAAATATAAAAATGATATAAGTTTAAGTAATAGTAATCAAAAATTTAAGATACCAAAGAAAATATATAAAAAGTTGATAAAATTAAATAATAATATTTATGATGTTTTTGTATTAATATATAGATATAAATATACTGGATTATGGCAAAGTAATACACAATTATCAATAAATGACAATATTGCAAAAATATTTAGAGATAAACTTAATGTAAATTATGAAATGTTTGCTTCACCTATTAATTCTCAATTTAAATATTATTGTAGTATGTTTCCAGATATTGAATATAAATTTGGTAGTATAGGTAATTTTTTCAATTATACACCGGGAGAAAATGAAATTATTGAAGCAAATCCTCCATTTAGTGAACAATTGATGAAATATATGGTAAAACGTATGTTAAAATTTATTAAAAAATATAATAATCTAACATATATTTTATTTATACCGGTTTGGGATATTACTGGAAAAACTATATTAAAATCTAAAAAATTGAAAGATGATTATAATGAATTTGATGCAATGAAAATTATTAGGGATAATCCAAAATACATTACCAATACAATATTAATTCCTAAAAAATTTATTTCCTATAAAAATCCATTTACATTAAAAGTAATAAATAATGTATCAGATACATATATTATAACTATTCAATCAAAAAATGCAAAGAAAATAACATATAAAAAATTAAAAGCTATATTAAATATTAAATCAGAAAAATATATAGATGATATAATTTTAGTTAAATAATTTAATAATATTTTTATTTTTTCAAAAACAATTCTTCATGTTGAAACTTTTCCCAATATTTTTTTGCTGAAACTTTTTTTTAAAAAAGTTTATTTGAAAAATAATTCACCTTTATTAAATTTAATTTTTGCTTTATGATAATTATCATAAGATATATCTTTCATAAGATACTTATATTCATTATTTGATAAATCAAATGTGATTTCTATTATTAAAAATTCTTTTGTTTTTAAATTTCTATTCAAAATTAAATTTGATATAGTATGAGATTTATATATAGCTAAATTACTATATATTGTTTTCACAATATTACTATCACATTTATAAATATTAATAAGTAAAATTTTATCATATGTTTCATTGTTTATACTTAAATTTATTAAATTATTATCATAAGAATTTATAGTAACAAAATAAGATGCTATAATTTTATCATTATATTTATACAATATATTTGAATTATTATTAAAAATATATCTTATTAAATTATTATTAAATTTTTTATCAAAATTATCGTCGCTGAGACCACAATATAATTGTGTATTATCATATATTTCCATTTTATTTATAATATTTAAAAAATCAATTTTATTATATGAAGCATTTATTTTTAATTATTATAATATTAATATTAATATTAATTATTGTTTATTTTTATTTTACTAAAGAAAATCTTCAAGTTCTTACATTCTGTGAAACTTTATATAAAGATATGCCACAAGGATGTGTAAATAAATATGTATATCAAAATATGAGTTATAATCGAGATTATTATGCCGATGGTGGATGGATATACACCATAAAAATATTTACATTTTTTTTAATACTATTTTTGATATCATTTTTTTCAAAAAATATTTTTTTCTATTATATATAATGGAGAAGTATTTAATTATTATCATTATTATAATAATTTTAGCTATATTTTATTTTTGTTTTACTAGAGAAAAATTTTCACTTAAAAAGAAATTATATTGTGGTTTTAAATGTGGAAGAAATAAAGAATGTATATTTGATTGTTTATATCCACAATATATAAATACTTGTGTAAAATCTTGCGGACGTAAACGTAAGGATCCACATATAATGTGCAGAAAATACCATAAGAATTCTATACCTTGGAAAAAATGTATGAATTCAAGAATTAAAAAAAATCATGTCGTTTACGAAAGATGTAAACGAGGATGTTATAGTTAAATTAATATATTATACTTTTTTTAATACTATTTTTTTGATATTACTTTTTTCTAAAAAATAATACTAAATTTTTGATATCACTTTTTTCTAAAAAGTAATTTTATATAAAATATATAATATGTTAACATTGAAATATTTGTCCGATAAATCGCCATCGTTAACAAAACATATTGAAAATGATATTTTAAATAAACCATTAAACACCATTGATTTAAATTCAACAATTTATGATCTTTCATATGAATCTCATTATGCATATTCACTATTAGCATCTAGATTGAGAATATATTTTTTACATGAAAATTTAAAAATAACATATTATTCATCTTGTTTATTAAATGAAAATGTTTTACAACCAGAATTTTTGTCGTTTGTAAAATTGAATAAAACACAATTAAATGATATGATAAATTTAGAAAATGATTATAAATTTACACAAAATGCTATAAATATGTTATCAAATTCTTATTTGTTGAAAGATTCATCGGGCAAATTGACAGAATTACCACAATTTATGTGGATGAGAGTTGCTGTATCATTATGGATTGGAAATTTATCAATGATTAAAAAAACTTATGATCAATTAAGTTCATTTAATTATATTCATTCATCTCCAACATTGATGAATAGTGGATTAAAAAATGGAAAATTGATTTCTTGTTATACAATGGACCTAAAAGAAGATTCAATTGATGGTATTTATCAAACATTACATCAATGCGCGATTTTATCTCAAGGTGGTGGAGGAATTGGAATAAATTTTTCTCAATTGAGATCAAATAAAACAACAATAAGAAATGGACATTATTATGCAAAAAGTATAACAAATCCAATAAAATTGTATGAAATGACAGCAGAATACGTTGATCAAGGAAGAAAGCGACTTGGTGCATTTTCTCCATATATGCCATGTTGGCATATTCAAATATTTGATTTAATTGAAATGAAAAATCAATTAAATGGACGAGAAGCTGATACTGCAATTTCATTACATTATGGATTATGGATATCAAATGAGTTTATGGAATGTGTTATGAACAATAAATCTTGGTATATTATGTGTCCAAAATATTATGGTGATTTAGAATCTGTATATGGTGATCAATTTAAGGATTTATATTATAAATATATTAAAAGTGCAAAAGAAAAAAACTTATTAATGAAATATGATGATTATTTACTTAAAATTAAAAATGGTGAAAATATTGTAACAAATGGTATAATCTTTGAAATAAAAGCAACTGATCTTTGGGAAAAAATATTACAAATGCAAAAACAAAGTGGTGAACCATATATATTGATGAAAGATAAATGTAATCAAAAAAGTAATCAAAAAAATAGTGGAATGATTAAATTGAGTAATATTTGTACAGAAATTACATTAAATACTACAAAAGATATGACATCTGTTTGTTGTTTGGCTAATATCAAGTTATCAAACTTCACAAGCATGAATAAATTATATAGTATGACTTCAAGACTTGAAAATATTGATATTAATGTAAATAATAATGGAAAAATGGTAGAGTTAATGCCTACAATCAGTAAATATAGTAAATCTTTAATAACCAAAATCAAAAATGTTGAAAATAAAATAATATTATTACTATCAAAGGATAATGAAGGTTTTGAAAGGGCTAAATATTTATTTAAAACATTCACCAATTGTTTTAATGATTATTATTATTCTGATAAAATATTGGAATTTATATTAAAATCATATATATCAATTACTGATGAATTTAAAAATGTTTTCAAATGTGATAACTTTAGGGAAGAACGAGTAAAATTTGTGATTGTTTGTAGAATTGAACCAATATTATTAAGTTATAAAATTAAAATCAGTCAATTTATATCTAGTGATTCACCTCGAAAACCCGATTGGCAGAATAAATTTAATAAAAACTCGACTAATAATTTATCAACTTTTAGTAAAAGTATAGAATATATTATTCCGAGAACTGCGGATTTACCATATAATGGTACAATCAAAAAACATGTGATACCAAGTATCAAATATATTGGATTTGATTGGGATAAATTTAAAAAAATAGTTAAATTGGCGATTAGAAATCTTGATAGAGTTTTAGATGTAAATAATTACACAAGGCCAGAACCAAAGAAATTTACTGATAATTATAGAGCAGTTGGATTAGGAATTCAAGATCTTGGTGGTTTATTTATAAAATTAGGAATAGCATATGAATCTGCTGAAGCGAGACAATTAAATAGAGAAATTATGGAAAATATGTATTATTTTGCATTAGAAGCTTCTATGGAATTATCTAAAGAATTTGGTTCATATCCTCTTTTCAAAGGTTCTCCAGCGTCGAAGGGATTACTTCAATTTGATCTTTGGGAAAAATATGATAATCATAAAATAATTTTAAGTCGAACTGATTGGCCTGAATTGAAGAAAAAAATAATCAAATATGGATTAAGAAACTCTACAGTTTTGGCACTTATGCCAACCGCTTCAACTGGTTATTTACTTGGAAGTACATCAAAGTCATTTGAACCATTATATACAAATATTTATGCATCAAGTTCATTAAATGGTAAAAATACAATGATTGTACATAAATTGGTTGATGATTTGGAAAAATTTGGATTATGGTCAAATGATATGTTTAATGCAATTATTGAAAATGGAGGTAAATTAGAAATAACTGATAATCCAATAAGCAATAATTTATATTTACATTTATTGAAGAAAATACCACAAAATTTAAAAGATATTTATAAAACTTCATATGACATTAGTATGAAAACATATATTGATATGGCTGTTGAAAGAGGTTGGTTTGTTTGTCAAAGTCAAAGTTTAAATTTATATCCAAAAAAATTAAACATAAAATATCTTAATAGTTTGTATTTTTACGCATATAAAAGCGGATTGAAAACATTATGTTATTATTTAAAAAATGGATCAGTACATCGAACATTTCAAGCTTCAACTAAAAAAATAAATTTTAAATTTAAGAAATTTGATGAATGTGTTTCATGTCAATAACTTTTTCCTAAAATATTTTTTGTTGAAACTTTTTTTAAAAAAGTTTATTGATTTAGTAATTTATTAATTACATCATCTTTTCTAAATAAAATTGTTAACCATCCACCAGCAAGTCTTTCTAATATTTTTATTGGTTGAAATTTAATATCACCTTTAATAACTCCAATAGAAGTACTAATTAAAGATAAAATCCATCCAAGCATAAGAATTATTATGGTTAATATCAACCATGTTATAAATCCAGGAACGTATGGTGGGATGGCTGTCATTACAGCTCCAACAAAAATCCAGCCTCCTATAAAAGCTCCAGTAGCTCCAATATTTTCAATTGTTTGCAAAAAACCCATATTTAATTTTTTTAATATTGTATATATAATAAAATGAAAAATAAAGAAAATGAAATTTTTTTTGTCGTGTCTGAATTTATATATATAATATTATTTTTAATAATATTGTTTTTTATTGGAGTATTTATTGAATTTTTATTTCCAAAATACAATAAAGATATTTCTACAGACCAATTACTTATCCAAGTTCTATTACAATTATCAACAACAGTAATTGTAATTCATGTTGTAAATATTGGATTAAAAAAAATATATTCAAATTTTGATAATATATTTAATAATAAATTATTATCACCTGGAAAAGTATTACCTACTATATCATTAGGATTGTATTTCTTTTTAATGCAACATAATTTTGAGAAGAAAATAGCTTTAATTGCAAATAGAATTGAAAATAGTGTATATAATTTTTAATTAATTTTAATAAAAAATTTTATTTTTCAATATATAAACAACAATGAGAAAATCTAGAAATCATAAAAAAGGTGGTGTAGCCTATGCGAAGCCAGGTTTTTTCGTTGAAGAAATTGTTGAAGTTGCTAAAACAGGTACTACTGTTGCAAAACAAGCTGCTGAAGCTGTTTCAAAACAAGGCACTAAAGTTGTTGCAAAATCGTCATTCTTTAAAGTGATTAAAGACATATTTTTGGGATTACCGTGGTTTGTTATTGGAATAATTCTTGCAATTGTAGGTGGACTTATTTTCGTGGCATTTGGATGGGTAATGGCAATAGGATCTATAATTTATTTTAGTGGAGCAATTGTAGCAATATATAAGAGTAAAGATACTAAAACAGATTGGTTATGGGCTGGTGCACAAAGTTGGTTTTTTGTAATTAGACATTAATTTTATTTATATATAATAACCTTTTTTTTAATAAAAATGGAAGAAGATATAAGTAAATTATCTGAATCATTTTTAAAAGAAGTTGAATTTTAATTATTGTATCCCGGAAGATGGCCTTTTAAAATTATGATAATAATAATTTTAGCAATTGTTATTGGAATAATTTTAACATATATTGGATTTTCTATGCTAATTATTGGTCCAATTTATATAATAGGAGCGATAGTAGCTATGATTAAAAGTAAAAATACAAAAACTCATTGGTTGCAGGCTAGTTTACAAAGTTGGTATTATGTTTACAAACATAGAAAATAATTTTTATTTATCATATATATATATATATATATAAATGATGGAGAAATCAAAAGGTAAATCAAAAATTAAAAGAACATTAACTTATTTTAAATATATAATATCATATACTATGATAATATTGTCGATAATATATATGATATTTGTTACTTTGTTTTTTAGTACGATAGATCCATTTAGCGCGATATCTAATTCAATTATTACAATTATTATATCTTTATATCTTATAGGAGGAATATTTGCAAGTGGTATGAGTATATATCAAAAAACTGATGAAAAAAAAGCAACATTTCAAAGTTGGTATTATGTATTTAAACATATGTGATAATATTTTTAATATATAAACAATAATGTTAAGTAAAAGAAAAAAAGCGGGAGCAGCTGGCAACGTAGCTCAAAAAGCATTAAAAAGTTGGATATATGTATTTAAAAAATAAATATTATTATATTATGTTTTCTTAAGTTCTTCTACTTTTTCAATTATTTCTTTAAATATTATAAGATCATCATTAGTAATTTTTTTTGCATCAATTATACTACAATCGTCACAATCTTCCATCATTTCAATTATTTTTGGGAGTTCTCTATTTAACATTCTAAATATTTGAATATGTTGATTTCGATTTAAATCTTCCAATTTATTTTGAATATCTTTAATTACATAAAATGACATTTTATTATATAAAAAAAATAATAGAATATTTAATCTAAAAATTTCATACATTTTGATAATTGAAATTTATGATATATTTTTTTATTATAAGGAATTTCACTCAATTCATTGGCAAAATTATAACAAAATCTTCTTGTATTATGAATGAATGTATTATATTTAAATATTTTTTCAACAAATACATCTGGTAACTCAACATTTATTAATTTACTAAAAAATCTTATATAGCCTTGTTTTGCTTGTGATTTCATTATTTTAATTGCATGAATAGCATCTTGAACTAATGAATTAAGTCCTTTAAATTTTTCACCAATAATAAAAACTTCTTGACTAGCAATTCTTGATGATTTTGGTTTATAAAGTTTGATATTTTCAAAATATGATGAAAACCAATATAATAGCTTTACAGTTATATCAGTATATCTATTATATAATTTTATAATACAATATCCATCAATTTTACATAATAATAACGAAGATACTATTTCTGCTAACAATAATTGAATATGTAATATTTCTTTACATTTATTATATTTATCATGATCAAATGCACCATCACATGATACAATTTCAAATTTGGTTTTAATTTTTTCAATATATAATATATTTTCAATATTTGTAATATCACCATCTTTTGTTTTTAAATAATCAATTGTTATTTGTTTATTATTGATAATTAATTTATCATAAACAATTAAGTCAGTTTTTAATGAAGTTGTAAGTACATTTACATTTTTTCCAAAATATTGAGTATATGCTTGTGCAAACCCACCGGGAGCATCAGCTATTGCAGCAACATTGATAATTGTATCTGATTTTGGATATTTTAGAATATGTAATATTTCAATTAATTTAAAATATGCACGAGAAACTGGGTTTTTAATATTTAAATTATATAAATTATTTAAATATGGATAAACTTTTTCACTAATTTTATATTTTTTATCAATTATACTTGTTGTTTTGATTAATTCGTATGGATTAATTATTCGTCTAAGTTCATTGTTCCAATTTTTGTGATTTGAAATATATAATTCTAATTCATCAAATTTGGTTTTAAAATATCCATATTTTGAAGAATTTTCTTCGCCGATAGTATTTATTTCAATATTAAATTTTGGTTTAGATTTATTGTCATATTGTAAATTTATCATTCGTTTATGTTTTGGTATATCATATAATACAAATGGTAGTCCATAAACAAAAATATTATTCAATCCTTTGGATAGATTTCCTTTTATATCTAATGATCTGACATTATTGAAATTTGAAATTAAATCATTATCAATTTTTGATATATCTATTTTAAATTTAATCAAATCATCATATTGACCATAATTAAATTCTCCATCTCCATTTACATTTTTAACATTACAAAAAATATAATTATCATTTAGTTCCATACATATTGCGGATATTATACATGTAAATACATATCCACCACCAACTCTTCTCATATTTCTTCTTCCTGGAGTTCTTGAAACTAATTTATCAATTTTTAATATAAAACCATAACTTGTTATTTTATTTTCAAGTTTTTTCAATGATTTTAACAATATGTCATCTAATTTTTTTTCATTTTCATTAAATTCATATGTATTTATTTCAATATTAAAATTTAATAATTTATAATCATAATATTCTAATACTTTTTGATTGGTTGAGAATAATATTGGATATGGATCAAATGACATGTTATAAATAATAATATATAAATCAATTTTATTTATATATTTTTAATTAAAATTGATTAATTATGTATATTATATAATACTATGGAATTTAAATTGCCAGTTAATGATAATTTAGAATTATCCAATATGCAAGATAAATTTGAAGATGATGATAATGAAGTATTAGTTGATGAAGAAATAAATAAAACTCAAAAAGAAATAGACTTGAGTAATATTAAAAAAGAAGAACTACGTTTATTAAAAAAATTAATGTTATTATGTAGAGTAAACATGAATTCTGATTCAGTATTGTTGCCATTTGATATTGAATTTATTATAAATGATATTAAAACAAAAAATAAAGATGATGTTGTAATAATTGAAAAAAATATACCAGAAATCATATCAATTGTTGATAATTTTTGTACAAAAAAATTACAAAATATATATGGAGACAATTTGCCCAGTTTACAAAAATCATTAATTTATAATAGATTATTAATGTGCGAAGTTAAAATAAGAGAAAAATTAGCATCTAAAATATTATTGAATAATAATTTTTCAATAAATCAACTAAAATTAATATTAAAAGAAATTTATCAAACTATTCAAAAAAACATAATAAATGCAGGTGAGCCAGTTGGAATTGAAGCTGCAACAAGTTCTAGTGAACCGACAACTCAATTAACATTAAATACATTTCATTTAAGTGGTGTTGAAGGAAACGCTAATGTAAATGTTGGAATGAAAAGATTAACTGAATTATATCATGTTAGTGCAAATGCAGTAAATGTTTTTAATACTATTGTATTATTAGATCCGGAAAATGAAAATGAAGCAGAAAGAATAAGTAAAAAATTTAATTTAAATATATTTAATGATTTTGTTGATGAATATCAGATAGTTCAAGATGTTTCTCCATTTACTAAAACACAAATTAAAGAAGATACAAAAATAATGAAACATTATTTAAAATATAATAATATTAAACCAACTGCAAATAATATTCTTTCAAAATTATCAATAAGAATTAAATTTAATACTCAAATTATCTTTGAAAGAAGATTTGATCCAAGTTTAATAGAAGAAAAACTTATAAAAGCTTTTCCATTTTTATATATTGTATCAGATGGCTTAAAAAATATGAGATTATTCATTGACGAATATCAATATTCAAAAACATTACCACCTAAGAAAAATAATTTAAATTTATTGTTATCTTATTTGAAAAATGATTTTATAAATCAAAAATTAAAACCATTTATATTAAGTGGATTTGATAAAATTAATGGAGTTGATATTTCAAAAAGAACTATAACAAAAAGAAAAGATAATGGAAAAATATATAGAATAAAAGAATATATTTTATATACTAATGGTAAAAACTTTAAAAAATTACTATTATTGGATTATATTGACACCCGCCGAACAATATCCAATGATATTTGGGAAGTTTATTATTTATTGGGAATTGAAGCAGCATTACAAGTTTTTATGCAAGAATTAATAAATGTATATAAATTTAATGATGCAAAAATCTCACCATATCACATTCATACAGTTGCATCAAGATTATTTATGTCTGGAATACCTGTTGATACAAAAACTACAGGAATGAGTAAAAATAATTTAGGAATTTTAAATCAAGCTTCATATGAAAGAGGAGGCAAAGTTTTAGTAGATGCTGCTAAATATGCAAAGGTTGATAATATTAATGATATAACATCTTGTGAATTATATAATAATTTAATTCCTGTTGGTAGCGGATCCTTTGATTTATATGGAATAGAGAAGTAACTTTTTAAAAAAAAGTTACGGCAAAAAGTAACATTTTATAAAGAAACTTTTTAGGAAAAAGTTTCAGCAAAAAAAATGATATTTTATTATTTTTTTGTTGAAACTTTTTAGAAAAAAACTTTTTAAAAAAAATTTCAACAAATAATGTTCCAAAAAGCATCCCATATTTTAAGATTGTAAGAGGCCGAACAGCCTTAGTTGTGAGGATATCTTACTATATAAATTGATTATTTTTTTAAAATATATAAAAACAATGGAATTGAAACTTGAATATTTTCTTGATTTTGTAAATACAAATAAAAGATTACCAAAATTTGCTGTTGATAAATTTCCTGATGGTACTAATATGTATATATTTTGGAATAATCATAAAGGTAAAATGAATGATTATCCTTATTCAATATTATTAAAGAATAATTTTTTACATAATAAATTTAAAGAATATAATAAAGTAAGAGAAGATAGAGAAAACAAAATAACCGAATTATTCAATTTTGTTGAAAAATATGATAAAATTCCAAATACATATATTTACAAATTTCATGACGGACAATCAATGTTAAAATTTTTAACAAATAATAAAAATATCTTAAATAGAAAACCATTTTCAAGATTATTGAAAAATTTTAAATTAAAACAATTTTTCATAAAAGCAGTTACAACAAAATTAACACAATCATCAAAAATAAATGAATTATGTAGATTTATTAAAATAAGAGATATGATGCCAGTACCATTTAAACATAGATTCTCAGATTATTCATTTATGTATAGTTTTTGGATAGATTCTAAATATAAATTAAGAAAACGACAATTTAAGAAATTGTTAGATTTACCATTGATAAATGAATATTGTTTTAGTTAATAAAATTGATTTTATTTTTATTGTATAATATGAATAATATAAACAATATAAAAAATCTTAAACAAAAATATCGTACAATTATAAAAAATGATAGCAATTTATCATCTGCTCCAAAAATATTTGAAACATTATATGCTCTTGAATTAGATATGATGTTATGGGAAGATATACCTGATTCATTTATTGAAAAACATGAACTTCCTCATAAACGAGATTTTGGAATTGATTTAATAAGCTGGGACTTTAAATCATGTGCACAGGTAAAGAAAACTGAAAAATCTAGAATAACATGGAGCAAAGTAGCTAATTTTGTTACTTATTGTGATATTCTCAATATAGAAAATATGATATTAGCTACAATAACTAATCCAAAAATAGATAAATTAGTTAAGGAAAAGTTAATTAAAACAAATAAAATTAAATTAATTGAAAACAATTATACAAATTTATTGAATAAATATACAAATAATAAAATATATAATATTTCAAATTATGATTCAAATGAAGAACAGTTTATCAACAGTAACTTTTTAGAAAAAAGTTACAACAAAAAGAATGTAGTTGTTGCAGCAAAAAAGAATGTAGTTGTTGCAGCAAAAAAGAATGTAGTTGTTGCAGCAAAAAAGAATATAATTGTTAAATATCCAAAAATTAAAAAAGTAATAAAAAGTAACTTTTTAGAAAAAAATGATAAAGAAATAATTTCACCATTGCCAATTATTACAGAAAAAGAGATTAATCATGATAATATTATTGATTTTTCCAATATTAATTATGATTTACCTATGAATAATATTTCAATTGTTAAAGAAAAACCCAAATACAATGATTTGATTACTTTTCCGGAAATTAATTATAGTATTGATGATATATATAATTCTGCAAATATAGATAATTTTGATAATGAAATGCTTAATCAAAAAGAAAAAAGTAAACCAAATTATAAAATTATAACATTATTGCTTAATATATTTGTTCCAATGTTATCATTAGGTTTTGTTACTGGAAGTGGTGTTATTGTTATGGGAAAAGTAACAAAAAATAAAAAAATGGAGAATATTGGATGGTTATTATTTATAATAAATTTAGTTGTATATATTTGTACAATACTTATAACATTTACAGCAATAGGATTCGCATTAATTATTATTCCATTAATTATTTACTTTGCGTGTATAACGCATTCTATAATATTATTAATTGTATAATTTGATTATTATTTTTTACTATAAAATATATGATAAATAAATCGTTAACAGTTAAAAAAGAATATTTATGTAAATTAAATGATGATAAAATAAAGTTATTAAAAATAAATACACATTGTATAATGTTTTTTGTAATTTATCAAATATAAGTAAAAAGTTTAAAAACAAACAACATTTGAAACTTTATCAAAAATAAAAACAAATTTAATATACAATTCTATTCTTGGTTTTTGTAACACCCATTTTATATTGATTCATTTCCTTTATAATTAACTGCTAACTGCTAATCGATAAAATTTTTCTTTTTTTCTTCTCCTCATCAGAATTAAGTCTAAATCTTCAATTCCATGACCCCATATTCCCCATTTTCCTGTAGTGGTTACTCTATTCAACATACCCTTAATAAAACCACTACTTTGCTTTTTGGGTTTTGTCTGTTCTTCCTCATCATAGATTGATTGATATTTTTTTGATATAATATTAAATAATTTTCTTCTTGTAAATCCATTTTTACTTTTAAATTTTATTATTTGTGGATTATTAAATGGATAATCAAATAATATTTTAATTGTTGTGTTTTTGATCATAAGTTCAGATGAATTTTTTAATTTTATTGTATCAATAGTTTTTTCAAGTGGAGGATGATAAGGAACGTAATCGATGAGATTACGTTCTATATAATTCGTTTTAAAAAATATTTCATTTTTACTTTCTTCTTTCCATCTTTGTCTTTCATTTTTATCTCTAACAATTCTCCATAGTTTTTTATTTTTACCTTTTTTTATTGCTAAATTATCTTCAGCATGAGCACAATAACCCAAACCTTTTGGTGATGGTTCATCTCCTTTATAATTTCTTGTTTTATCGTTTTTACAGACAGGCATTTATATATAATAATTAAAAATATAATTAACTTAATCAATTATTATTATTATTTTTTATTATAAAATATACAATGGATAAATCTTTAACAGTTGAAAAAGAATATTTATGTAAATTAAATAATGATAAAATAAAGTTATTAAAAACAAATCCACATTGTATAATGTTTTTTTGTAATTTATCAAATATAAATGAAAATTTTAATAAGCATAAATATAAACATAATGGATTTTATTATAAAAGAAATTTTAAAAAAAGTGATATTAATAAAACATTTGATAATATTGATGAAAAGTTTAAAAAACAAACAACATTTGAAACTTTATCAAAAATAAAAACAAATTTAGTATATAAACCTCGAGGACAATTTCCTACAACAACTCTACATTTAGGACAATTAAAGTTATTTTTATCAACTTTTCAATTTTTATTAAAATATGCACCAAATCGTAAAAATGTACATATAATTTATCCAGGTTCAGCTGGAGGTTATAATATTCATATTTTGACATCACTATTTCCAAATTGTTTATGGTATTTATATGATCCTAATCCATTTTATAAAAAATTATATAATAATCCAAATGTAGTAGAAATACATAATACTTTATTTACAGATAATCATTGTAAAAAAATTAAACAAAAATTGAAAAATAAATTTGTTTTATTTATTTCTGACATTCGCGTTAATTGTGATGAAAAATCTATTGCACGTGATAATGAATTACAAAAAAAGTGGGTCGAAACTATTAAACCAAATTATGCTCAATTAAAATTTAGATTACCTAGATTAACTAAAAAATATTCTTATTTAAAAGGTAAAATTTATCTTCAAATGTATGCATGTGGTGCCAGTACAGAAACAAGACTTGTAGTTAATGGGAAAAAATGTGAAATAAAAAATTATAATTTTGAAAAATATGATAATAAAATGTATTATTTTAATAGATATTTACGTTGTTCTTATTATAGTACAAGAATAAATAATAAATGTATGGATCATTGTCATGATTGTGTTGCTATGTACTCTTTATTCAAAGAATATAAAAATAAATGTAAAAAAACTGAATTAATCCAATATAATTATAAATTTAATAATAATTTTTCAAAATTATCTTTAAAAAATATGATAAATCATATATTAAAATCTATACCAAATGTTAAAAATCGTTTTTGTTCTTATCAAAGTAATTTATTAAAAAGTTTAAAATATTAAAAATAATATATTATTTTAGTATATAAAAAAATGAATATTGATAATATACTAGTTGTAGAAGTATTAGAAGTTAATCATAAACCAGATTTACTCAATGATAAATGTACTCTTTTTGCAATATTGTTTTCATCTATGTTTTTAAATCTAATTGTTCCTGGATCGGGAACATTATTATGTTCATTGATGACAGAAGGCGAAAAATATACCAGAGTATATTCAATAGCATATACTCATTTTATTTTATTTATAGTTTCATTAATTACTCTTATTTTTGGAATTGGAATAATACTTTATCCAGGATTATTAGTATGGGCATTTTTTTATCCATTATATATTTATTGGTGTTTATCTTAGAAACTTAGAAACTTTTTAGAAAAAAGTTTCGGCAAAAAGAAAATATTTATATTTCTAAAAACTTTTTTTAAAAAGTTTTTTGTATATATATAATAAGATGACGTATGATAAAGATTTACTATATTATATTAAAAAAGGAGATATTAAAAACATAATAAAATTATTGAAAGATTATGGTATTAATAACGTAGATCATAATGCCAAAATATTAACACAGGCTATAATTGATCAACAAACTGATATTGTTAAATTATTATTGAATAATAAACATTTTAATCCAAATAAATATAATAAAAAATTAAATAGTTCACCATTAGTTATGGCTATAAAATATGGGAATCCTAAAATAGTTTATTTATTGATGAATCATAAACAAATTATTATAACTGATAATAAACATGAAACTAATAATGTTATAATGTTGGCATTAGTATATGGATATTTTTATATAGTTGATAAAGCTTTGAAAGAAAAAAAAGTAACTGTTGCTAAATTATGGAAAGATTTACAATTTGGAGAAAATGAAAAACATATGCTTAAAATATATAAATATTTAGTATCATGTAAAAAAAGTGATCCAAATGTTAATAAAAATGTATTAGATTCTATGATTGAAATTAATGCTATTAAAACTATAAAATATATATTAAATAATTATAAATTATCAAAGAAAACTAAAAATACTGCTTTAAAAGTAGCCAATAAATATAACCGAAAAAAAATTATAAAATTAATTGAACAAAATTGAAATTAATTATAAATTAAAAAATAATTATTTTTTTCAATAATATATAATGTTAAAATGGGATATTTTAAATGAAAACAAGCATGAAGGATATCCATACACAAATATTAACAAAATATTAAAAAAACATGATAAATTGATTATAAAGTTTTTAAATAATAATATTGAATTTAAATTTAAAAAATATAATGATGACGGATTGAAAAAATATGTAGAATTAACTAGTATTGGGTATGATGAAGAAACAGGTATATATAATTTAAAAATGAGATTTTATAGTAAAAATAAACGTATTTATATTGCCAGTATTTCAAGATCTGCTAATTTATCAGGTAAAACCTTTGTAAAATTAGCAGAAATGATTGCTAAGAAAATGGGAGCAACATATATTTATTTAAGTGATGGAACTAGTACAATGTGCGATAGTAATAATTATGAACAATTTAATAAGATTGATTTATCTTTATATTTATTATTTAAAAATAAAAGAACATATTATCAAAAATTAGGATTTAAATTAAATATTAATTCTAAAATTAACAATATGCCACAATTGCCAGATAAAACAGCTGAAAAAACATTGAAATATTTTTTAAAAAAAGTAAATAAATTAAAATTAGAAGTTATAAATAAAAATAATAAACAAGTTCTTAATGAAATTAGAACATCAATTATCAATAATTATAAAATTAAAATTAGATCAATTTCCTGGAAACAACAATTTAATAATATTGATGTTGAAAATAATTTTAGTTTATATAATGATTTTCTAATTTATTCAAATATATACAATTTTTTACCAAAAACAGGTAATTTTGTAGAAGAAATGTTAAAATTATACAATAAACATTGTAATATTTATAATTATATAATTAGCGTAATTAAAAACTATATCACATATAATGAAGATGAATTTGGATTTAGTTATGAATTTCCTGAATCAAAATATAATCTAGAAGAAGTGTATTCTTTATTAATGTTGATTACTTATAGAGATAATGTAAATTGGAATGGTTATTTCATCAAAAAAATATAATATTAAAATAATATTGAATCAATTTTAAAATAAAAAAAATTAATGATAAATGTTTATGTGTTATTAATATAAATAAAATTTTTAATTATATATATTATTTTTTTACGGGAAAAGTATTTTCTTATATGGTAATTCTTCTTTATTGATATGAGTCTAAACAAATTTACTTTTGGTAAACTACTTGGAGGTTTAATCCTTTTTTTTAAACAAATTTGCTTTTGGTAAACTACTTGGAGGTTTAAATCCTTTTCTCCATTTTGTTACTAAATGAACTGGATCATCTCCACCATGAGAAACAAATGGTTCTTTAGAATTATATGAATGTATAATACCGTATTGTTTTTTTCCATAAATTGATCCGTTAGCTTGAATAATGTCGCCATATATACCTACTTCTGATCCGGACCGTCTAGTATCAATATAATCCATAACGGCTATGTTATAATATCCTGTATATTCACTATTCCATCCTTGCTGCCATACTATATAATATTTTTTTCCTTTTTTCATCTGTTTTAGCATATGAGGATAAAATAATATTAAATTACCATAATGATGTTCTTTAGTTATATTATTTGAATCATTACTACAAATCAATTTCCACACTTTATTAGATGATAATTTTTTTACATATTTATCAAATATTTTATCAATTATTTTTATCAATTTTGATGATCTTTTTGATGATAAATTATAATAAATATGATAACATATTTTTTTATATTTAAATTCTAATCCATTAAATTCATTTGTTATATTTATTTTTCCAATATTTAATTCAATAATTTGACTATCAGCTGATGGGACATATTTACTACTCATTTTGATATATAAATTACCTTTTTCATCTAGGGTACATATTTGTTTTTTACCTTTTTTGGCAACAATTACACTATTACTTCTTATGATATGAAATTGATGTATTTTTGTCAAATCATAAATTTCGTAAAATTTTATCCATTTTTTTGTTCCATTTGAGGATTTTTTAATAATCCATATTTCTTTATTTTTACCCTTTTTTATAGTTCCAGTTTTTTCAGCATGTGCACAGTATCCTAATCCCTTTGGTGAAGGTTCAGTACCTTTATATTTTTTTGTTTTATCGTTTTTACAAATTAACATTATATAATTGATAAAAAAACTTATTAATGATAATTTTTATTTTTGTGTTCATTAACTAAATAAATTTAAGTATTCAAAAAGATGATTTACTAGTTGTAAACGAGATATTTAGAAAAATTAGTACTTTTATAATATCGTTTAATTTCTTTATCGTTCATTTATAATAATAAATGGATATTTAAAATATATTTTTTGATGTTTTTAATTCAATTTGTTCTTTTAATATAAGGTTTTTTAGTTTGGTTTATACATATACAAATGCATATCCATATATATAAACATATACAACATATTAATATTGTAACAATTAATACACTAATAGTTGTAATTGTAATTCCAACAATACCAAATCCAGAAAGTATACTCCAATAATCGTCACTTGTTAAACAATCATATTTATCATATTCATAAACACCATCATAAACTAAATTTGTATTTACAAGTATTATATAATGTATTCCTTTCAAATTTTCTTTTTTTGCAGAGCAAGTTAACATTTTTATACATGCATGTATAAATAAATCATTATTATCTAATATTTTATGATCAGGATTCTTTATAAATATATTATATGTAGTTTTATCTAATAAATAAAATGAAAATTCTGATCCATATAAAGATGTTACTGAAAATTTTACACAATTAGTATCTACTTTGGATATAAAAAATTCATCAGATTTTATTCTAATAGAAGTTTTTTTAGATAATATAATTGATATTAATATAAATATTATTATTAATTGATAATATAATTTATTGATCATTTTTAAAAATGTTGTATAAATTAAAAAATAAAAAATATTTTGTAAGACTGCTGCGCAGCTAAAGCTGCTTGCCTTCTTAAGATCTTGAGTAGTTGGATTATTAATAAAAAATTGAAAAAAAATATTTTTGACGTAACTTTTTCATAAAAAGTTACTTTCTAAAAAGTTACTTTTTAATATCGTCTTGATAATCTTATACTATTTATCAGATTTATTAATGAATTATAATTTTTAATATCTTTAATTGTTTTTCTACGTTTTATAAAAGATACTATAAAAGATATTAGAAATGTTACTATAAACATAATAATTTGTGGAATTGTAATAGTAATTGTAAATGTCATTATTAATTATACTGTTTTGATAATTGTCATATAAAAATCAATTTATATTATTAATATTAATTTTTTTTCTACAGTTTGGACATGTTTTGTGATATTCATTCCAATTACTCAAACATTGAATGCAAAATATATGATTACATTTAGTAATAATTCCATCAATTTTTGGATTTTCTAAACAAATAGAACATATATCATTCCAAAATATTAAACATGTTTCACATATATGATTATTATTATAATTATTACATTTTTTACATTTATGATAATTATAATCATTGAAAAAATCATTAAGTTCAAAGATATCACTTAATAAATCAAAATCAATAAATTCTCTAAATTCCCATAAAAAATCATTTGTTATTTCTTCATCAATAGTTTGTAAATATATTGTTAAATCAAATGAATTTTTATTATTTATTAAAAAACTTGTAGTAATTTCTTTCAATGTTGGTTCAATTAAATCGGTATAATCGAATTCAATTGTCGTTATATAAGTTTTATCGAATATATATTTATTTCTTGATATATTATCATATTTATCAATATTTTCTATTTTTCCATTCAAATAATTATTCATTTCTTTAGAATATTTATTTAATTTACTTTTAAGTATTATTTCTTTATCAAAATTATATATTTTCAATAATTTATAATGATCATATTCATTTAAATATTTATTTTGAAATAATATATTTATTTTATTATATTTTTTAATCCATTTTACGATACAAGCATTATAATTATAATCATACAAAATATCATATAGATAAATAATATGTTTTTGATATCTTACTATACTTTCATATGTAAAATCTGAAAATTCATAATCATAATGTATTTTACTAGCAATATTTATATCAATTTGATATATTTTAAATATATTTGTTTTGAATAAATTATAGTTTAATCTTATAAATAATAATTGTTTTTCTGATAAATTTTTAATATTTGAATTATTATTTAATAATTCTTGTTGCCATTTTAATACCATTTTTAATATAATAAAAAAAATAATCAATTTATATAGTAAGACCGCTGCGCAGCTAAAGCTGCTTGCCTTCTTATGTTCTTGGTTAGAAACTTTTTAGAAAAAAGTTTCAGCAAAAAGTTATTTTTCAATGTTTTATTTTTGCTGAAACTTTTTTTTTAAAAAATTTCTTTCTAAAAAGTTACTTTTTTAACTCTTTTATCTTTTGATAATAATTTAATAATCTTTTCATGTCCAGCTTTATATGCCCATTTAATTGCACAATTATCTTCATCACTTGGATCAATTCTTTTATCTTTTAATAATAATTTAACAATTTTATAATGTCCCTTTCTAGATGCCCATCTAATTGAATAATTATAATAACTACCAGGATTTATTCTTGGAGTAGTTTTCTTTAAAAGATATTTTACAATTTTATAATGTCCTCTCCTCGATGATAATCTAATTGCATAATTATAAATATTGTTCGAAATATCTTTTATTATAATAGTTTTGATTACTCCATAAAGACCATATTCAGCTGCAGTTAAAAACATATATTCAATATTATTTATGGAAATTTTAAATATATTTTTTTTAAAAATTATTTTGATAAATTCATAATATTCAAGATGATCATAATTAATTGAAGATTTAAATAAATGTTTAATATTATTTATATAATTAACATAATGAAAATATTTATAAACATTATAATTTAAAATTTGAATTAAATAACATAAATCTTTATATAATATAAACATTTTTTATATAATAAAAACATAATCAATTTTAATAAAACCGGTCTACGTTGTAAGACCGCTATGCAACTAAAGCTACTTACCTTCTTACGATCTTGAGTAGAAACTTTTTATTAAATAAACTGTAAAATAAATTATTTGATATTTAAATATAATTTAATTATAATTTTATATAATAAATATCACATATAAACTAATCAAATTTCTAAAACTAAATATAAATATATTTTTACTTTTATAGATCAAAATACAGAAACAATTATTGAATTATTTGATCCAACAAAAATATTAAATTCGGGATGAAATATTTATTGTAACTGTTTAGAAAATGGTAAAAATAAAAGATTTTGGTTTGGAGATAAAGAAAATTCTTTTGATATTAAATCTAAATACATAATAATAAAATCAAATATAAAAACTAAAGATTATAAAATAAATTATATAAATAAATGTTAAATTAAGTGTTGAAAAATATGGAAAAGATTTTAGTATTTGTATACAAAAAAATGTTGAATGATATTAAATTACATTTAGAAAATGAAAAACTATAATTTATTATATTTATTTTTTTTCAATATATAAATCTGCATGTTAATTTTTAAAATTAATATATAGTTGATGACAATAACTAATATTTTTCGGAATGATACTACAACAGGAGTTTTAACAGTAGATTCTTTAAATTTAGTTGGTGGGATTGCTGTTGTAGGCTCAAATACAAATTATGGCGAAAATACAGGAGATTCTATAACAACTGGACTAAGAAATGTGTTCATTGGGCAATATGCAGGTCAAAATGCGACATCCAGTTTTGATAATGTACTAATCGGTCATAATTGCGGAAATGACATGACAACTGGTGATAGAAATACAGCAATTGGATCACAAGCACTTAGTCAATCAAATACATTTGATAATATAGCAATTGGATACAATTCATTATTATCTGCTGCAAATACGGCATCTGAATTAATTGCAATCGGTTCAAGTTCACTTTTATCTAATTCAACCGGAATAAAAAATATAGCAATTGGATTTGAATCTTTGAAATTAAATACAATAGGATCCAATAATATAGCCTTAGGATATAAATCGTTGGATGCAAATATATCTGGAGGATCAAATATTGCTATTGGTGCTGATGCTTTATCTGTTTCTACTACAACATCTAATAATATTGCAATTGGTGCACAAACTTTATTATCAAATACAACTGGTACCAACAGTATTGCAATTGGAACGGATGCATCGATAACATCTTCAAATATAAGTAATATTATTGCAATTGGATCCAATGCGTTGAAATTAAATGCAAGTGGAACTGGAAATTTAGCAATAGGCTTTAATTCCTTAACAACTAATGTTTCCGGAAATAATTGTACTGCAATTGGTACATCATCTTTAAGTACTAATACAGTTAGCGGAAATACCGCAATTGGATTTAATTCTTTAGCCGCAAATACAATAGGTACTGAAAATTTAGCATTAGGTGCATCTACGTTAGCATTAAATACAACTGGTAGTAATAATATCGCAATTGGAAGTAATGTTTTGTCCTCAAATTTAAGTGGATCAAATAATATTGCAATTGGATCAGAAGCACTAGAAGCAAACACAGGAAATACAAATATGGCAATTGGATATCAATCATTGAAAGCAAATACTTCTGGAATTGATAATGTTTCAATAGGTTATCAATCTTTACTAATAAATACTGATGGATCAGGAAATATTGGAATTGGAAGTAGTACACTTACTTCCAATATAAGCGGAGATAATAATACTGCAATTGGATTTGAATCATTGAATAATACAACTGGATCCGGTTCAACCGCAATTGGATATAGATCTATGAAATTTTGTACAAGTGGATCAGATAATGTTGCAATTGGTTTACGATCTTTAGAAAATGCAACAACTGGAGCGAGATGTATAGCAATTGGAGTAGATTCTTTAAATGTAAATAATGGTGATGATAATACAGCAATTGGTTATAATGCAATGAGATTAAATGTTGATGGTGCAGATAATACAGCTATTGGAAGAAAAGCTCTAGATTCCAATATTAGTGGAGATAACAATACTGCAATTGGATTTGAGGCATTATCTCAAGCTACTTCTTCCAATAATGTAGGAATTGGATATAAAGCGTTTACATTAGCTACAGGAACTATTGGAAATACCGGTGTTGGATCAGAAGTAGGTGGATTAACAACAACTGGAGAAATGAATACAATTTATGGTTTTAATTCTTTATTAAATAATGTAACTGGTGATAATAATGTTGCATTTGGATATGAATCATTATTAACAACAACAGTTAGTAATTTAACTGGAATAGGATTTAAATCTCTTCGAGCAAATACAAATGGTACAGATAATACCGCAATAGGTTATCAATCTGGTTTATTAATCACATCAGGAAATAGTAATGTAATGGTTGGAACAAATACTTTATCAACTAATTTAACAGGAGACAATAATACAGCTGTTGGATTTGAAGCTTTAAAAATGACAACAGCAGATAATAATACAGCAATTGGTTATCAATCTGGTTTATTAATCACATCAGGAAATAGTAATGTAATGGTTGGAACAAATACTTTATCAACTAATTTAACAGGAGACAATAATACAGCTGTTGGATTTGAAGCTTTAAAAATGACAACAGCAGATAATAATACAGCAATTGGTGCCTATTCCTTAACAGCTGTATCAAGTGGTTTTCAAACGACTGCGGTTGGTTATCAAAGTGGTCTTTCTTTGACTACCGGATATGGAAATACAACAATGGGATTTAATTCTTTGAAAACTAATATTTCCGGAATGTATAATACTGCATTTGGAGTTGAATCCTTGGAAGATTCAACAACAAGTGGAAATACTGCATTTGGATATAGAACTTTAAAACAATCTTCATCAGCTACTGGAAATACAGCAATTGGTTTCAATAGTGGAACAGCTTTAATAGCTGGAACAGATAATACGTCACTTGGTTATAATTCATTAATAACAACAAGTTATGGTAATGGAAATACTGCAATAGGTTATGAATCTTTAAAATTGACACAATTTGGAAGTAATACAGCAGTTGGTTATAGATCATTACCCGCTTTATCAGAAGGTCAATATAATACAGCAATTGGTCATGATAGTGGTTTATCTTCAACAGAGGCCAATAATAATACCTCAATTGGATGGGAATCATTGTTAACAAATACAACTGGTGATAATATTGTTGCAATTGGTTCTTGTGCATTACGTACTTCAACAAGTGATAATATTGTTGCAGTTGGATGTGATTCATTACGAGCATTAACAGATGGTACGTCAAATACTGCAGTTGGTTATCGAAGTGGTGTATTAACAACAACTGGTGATGGAAATACTATATTTGGTTTTAATTCTTTATCAACAAATGTTTCTGGTTCAGATAATACTGCATTTGGTAATGAGGCACTTTTAACTACAACAGTTAGTAATAGTACTGCAATTGGATATAGAGCATTAAAAGCATCAACAAATGGAACCGGTAATACGGCAATTGGATATAATAATCAATTATTACAAACAACTGGAGCAGAAAATACAACATTGGGAAATAATTGTTTATCTACCAATTTAGCTGGTTCAGGAAATGTTGCTGTTGGATTCGAATCATTATTAACTACAACCGTCGGCGAAAGTACTGCAGTTGGATGGAAATCTTTAAGAGCTCTAACAGATGGAACATCTAATACCGCAATTGGATATAATAGTAGTGTTTTGGTAACAACTGGTGATAAAAATGTTTCAATAGGCCATAGTTCATTAAAAACTAATTTAACAGGAGACAATAATACTGCTATTGGATTTGAAGCTTTAAAATTAGCAACAGCAGACAATAATACTGCTGTTGGTTATCAATCATCAGTAGCAATGACATCAGGACATTCAAATACTACATTAGGTTATCAAAGTGGTATGTCATTAACAATAGGTGATTATAATGTTGCAATTGGTCATAGTGCACTAAAATTGTTAGTTAATCAGGGTGGTAGTGTTGCTGTAGGATATGAAGCAATGTCAGTTGCTATTACATATAATACAGCCATAGGATACCAAGCATTAAAAAGAGTTACTAATGCATACAATAATACAGCTTTAGGAAGGAGAAGTGGAACTAATTTAACTGAAGGTTCTAATAATATTGCTATTGGTTCTGATACATTATATACATGTATAGATGGTGCAGGTAATACTGGTGTAGGGTTCAATTCATTAAAAACTACAACTGTTGGAGAAAGTACTGCAATTGGTTATAAATCTTTAACAGCATTAACAACAGGTACAGGTAATACAGTTATAGGATATGAATGTGGACTCGCTACAACAGACGGTATTGAAAATGTAGCAATCGGTCATAGTTCTTTACTTACTAATATTTCTGGATCTGGAAATGTTGCTGTTGGATTTGAAACATTAAAAGCATCTACATCAAATAATAGTGTTGCTATTGGATATAAAGCACTAACAGCATTAACAAGTGGTACTGATAATACAGCAGTTGGTTATACAGCATTAAGTAGTGGTAATGGTAATGATAATGTTGCTATAGGTTCATCTTCAATGGAGTTGGCGGGAAATGTTGTTCAATGTGTCGCAATTGGCGTTTCTTCATTGAAAAATGTAACAGTATCTGGTATAAATAATGTTTCTATAGGTTATAATGCTATGGCTACTAATGGTGCAGGACAAGGTAATGTTGCTATCGGATCATTATCATATGATACAAATATAACTGGAAATGGAACAGTTGCCATTGGATTTGAATCTATGACAGCCGCAACAATCGGCGAAACGACTGCTATTGGATATCAAGCATTAAAAGCGCTTACAACTGGAACATCTAATACCGCAATTGGATATCAAAGTGGAATAGCAGTAATAGATGGTGTAAGTAATACATTATGTGGATATACTTCTGGAACTGCAATAACAAGTGGTAGTAATAATGTTTCATATGGTTATAGATCATTATTTTCAAATGTTACTGGTTCAAGTAATGTAGCAATTGGAACAGAAGCATTAGAAAGTGTAACTATTAGTGATTCAACTGCTATTGGTCATCAAGCTCTTAAATCATTAACAAATGGCGGATCTAATACTGCAATTGGTTTTCAAAGTGGAACATCAATAACAACTGGTAATACAAATACATCATGTGGTTATAAATCTCTTACAACTAACATTTCAGGTGATGGTAATACTACTTTTGGATATAATAGCGGAACATTGGTTACTGCTTCTGGAAATACTGCAATTGGATCAAATGCTTTAGCAACAAATGCAAGTGGAGTAAATAATACAGCTGTTGGATTTGAAGCGTTAGAAAATACAACACTTAATTCTTCTACTGCAATTGGATATAGATCTCAACGAGAATTGACAACTGGTGTAAATAATACGGCTGTTGGGTATCAATCTTTAACTGCTAACTTAACTGGAGACAATAATACCGTAATGGGATATAATAGTGGGACTGTGGCTATAAGTAACAATAATACATTAATTGGATATACTTCTGGTGTTATTTCTGTTGCTGGAGGAAGTAATACTGCAGTTGGATCATTAACATTAACATCAAATATTTCTGGTGCATCAAATGTTGCCATTGGTGTAGCTGCATGTATGAAAATACAATCAGTAACAGGCAATGTAGGTATTGGTGATAGTGCAGCAAGATATTTAACCGGAAATGGTGTAGTTGCTATAGGATATCAGTCTCAACGTGGTGTAGATGGTGTTTCAACTGGTGGAAATAATACTTCTGTTGGATATCAAACATTAATAGCACTTACTACTGGTACAAATAATACGTTTATGGGATATGTATCTGGTTCTTCAATTACAACTGGTTTAAAAAATACTGCATTTGGTCACGATACTTTATCGAGTTGTACAACTGGTGCAGCTAATGTTGCAATAGGATATCAGGCTTTAAAAGTATATACTGGTTCAGATACAGTTGCAATTGGTTATCAAGCTGGTAAAGCACTAACAAATGGAGCAAGGAATACAGTTGTTGGTCATAATGCATTAATTACGTGCACAACTTCTGCAGACAATACTTGTGTTGGACATGAAGCAGGAAAATTAGTAACTGGCATATCAAATACATTAATTGGTAGTGGCGCAGGAAATGCTGTATCTAATGGAACATATAATGTTGCTCTTGGACACAATTCTCTTGGAGCATGTACATCTGGTACAGGAAATATTGCAATTGGATATGAATCATTATTAACTTGTTTAACAGGTGCAGTAAACGTTGGTATAGGTCATAAAGCATTAAAAGCATTTACTGGTTCAGATACAGTTGCAATTGGTTATCAAGCTGGACTCGCTTTAACAAATGGAGCAAGGAATACAGTTGTTGGTCATAATGCATTAATTACGTGCACAACTTCTGCAGACAATACTTGTGTTGGACATGAAGCAGGAAAATTAGTAACTGGCATATCAAATACATTAATTGGTAGTGGCGCAGGAAATGCTGTATCTAATGGTACTTATAATTCTGCTATTGGTCATAATGCTCTCGGAGCATTAACATCTGGTACAGCAAATATTGCAATTGGTGGTTCTACTTGTCTTGAAATGACAACAGCATCCAATAATGTTGGAATTGGTAATAGTGCACTTAGATTTACATTAGGATCAGGTAATACTGCTGTTGGACGTTCATCTCAAAGTGGAACAACAGTTGTTTCAACAGGAACAAATAATACTTCTCTTGGTTATAATTCTTTAAACGATGTAACCAATGGTACAGGTAATTGTATTATTGGAAAAGATGCTGGTGATGCTATAACTAGTGGTAATTATAATGTAGCGATGGGTATAGATGCACTTGGAGCATGTACAAGTGGTGGATCTAATATTGCAATAGGTGGTGCAAGTTGTTTAAGTTCTACTGGAGTCACCGGTAATATTGGTATAGGAGAAAGTGCATGTAGATTTGTAACTGGTGCAGGTAATACTGCTGTTGGATTTGCATCTCAAAATGGTGTAAATGTTAGTTCAACAGGAACAAATAATACTTCTCTTGGTTATAATTCTTTAAACGATGTAACCAGTGGTACAGGTAATTGTATTGTTGGAAAAGATGCTGGTGATGCTATAACTAGTGGTAATTATAATGTAGCGATGGGTATAGATGCACTTGGAGCATGTACAAGTGGTGGATCTAATATTGCAATAGGTAATGCAAGTTGTTTAAGTTCTACTGGAGTCATCGGTAATATTGGTATAGGAGAAAGTGCATGTAAATTTGTAACTGGTGCAGGTAATACTGCTGTTGGATTTGCATCTCAAACTGGAACAACAGTTATTTCAACTGGTGGATATAATACATCTTTAGGTTATAATTCCATGAATGATATTCAAAGTGGATCGAGTAATGTTGCAATTGGGACTGCTTCATTGGCTACATTAACAACTGGATCAAATAATACTGCATTTGGAAACGATACTTTAGCATCTATTTCAGATAAAAGCAGAAATACAGCAATTGGATCACAAGCATTATATAATTGTACAGGTGAATATAATACTGCATTAGGTGCTTTTGCAGGGTGGGATTCAACTGTTGGTGATGGAAATATATTTATTGGATATAGTGCTCAAGGATCGGATCCAACATCAGGAGCTGAAACTATAATTGGTTACCAATATCAACCTGGGGGGAATGGTGGTACAAATAAATGTTTTATTGATGGAATTTACTTAACAACAACAGATCAAACAGATCATATTGATGTAATTGTTGATAAACATGGTCAATTAGGAACCGCTGCATCTTCAAAAAGATATAAAAAAAATATTCAAACTATTTCCAATATTGATAAATTCAAAAAATTAAATGCTGTAGAATTTAATTATAAAAATACAAAATATACAAAAGATACTAAAAAAAATAAAATAAATAATTTACAATATGGATTGATTGCCGAAGAAGTCGAAAAAATATATCCAGAATTAGTTATTAAAAATGAAAAAAATGAATGTGAAACTGTTCAGTATAGAAAATTATATGGTTTAATTATAGCATTTTCTCAACAAAATAGAGAATTAATAGAAAAAAATAATAAATTAATTATTGAAAATAAGAAATTAATTATTGAAAATAAACAAATGATTGAAAAATATATAAGTTAAGAAATATTATCCATAATGCGCATAAATTTACGTGCAATCTTACCTTTTTTTCCAGACATACGAGATGAATTTAGCATTTGTCTCATTTTATTTTTATCCTTATTAAAATTTTTAAGTATATGTTGCATATTATTATTTTCTGACATTTTTTCTTTAGCCGCAGTATTTTGGATACTAACATCTAAAATATCCAATAATGAATCAGCTTCTTTATAATTTTTGGTCTTTTTTAATTTTTTCAATTTATCTTCTACAAAGTTATTAATTTTACTTTTTTTATCAAATAAAAGATCATGTAATAATTGTTGTTGATCTAAAGCTCCATTTTCTTTTGATGGAGTAATATGTTCAACATCCGACAATAAATTGGATAAAGTATTTTTTATTTCAGTCTTTTGTTCTTCGTTTTTATCAGTATTATCTAAAAATCCATCATATGTCATTTTAACGTTTTTAGATATTTTTTGTATTTCTTTTTCATATTTATTAAAATATTTACCAATTTCATCATCATTTAAATTCATATTTCCATTTGTTATCAATACTGTAATATCTGCAGAACAATGATACAAATTTTGAATAAGTTCTACAAAATATAAATTATTACATAATTTTAACCAAACTTCACTAAATGTTATACTATTTACCAAAAATAATTTCATTTCAATTTGTGTATTTATCATCAATCCGTTATTAATAGAATCTAATGTTATTGAAAAAGGCCATTCTTCACTATTATCTGTATCAATAATATTGAAATTATCTAAAACTGAATAATATTTAATCATATAATTTATAAATTTATTTTTTTTCAATGTTTTGATATCATATTTTTCAAGTCTCATTAATTTTAACAATTCTTTTTTATATACATTTTTAATATATATTTTTTCAAATTGTAATAATTCTGTTAGTTTTTCATCTTTTAATGCCATTTTAGCAAAATCAATAATTTCCATCATTGATTTTAAAAATTTTGTGCATTTTTTAATATAATTATTTTTCGCCATATACTTATATAAAAAAAATATTTTTAAAAGAAACTTTTTAGGAAAAAGTTTCAGCAAAAAAGTTGATGTAAATTATTAGGAAAATATAATAGAACGTTATTTATTGAAATATAATTTTCTCACACGTTCATCTTTTAACAATATTTTAATTATTTTTGAAAATCGTTTAACTGGTATAGTGCTTTTATTTTTAATTAAAGTATGAATTATAAAATTATTACCATAACTTGGATCAATTCTTTTATCTTTCATCAATAATTTAATTATTTTGTAAAATCCATTCCATAAAATTGGTTGTATAAGTATACAACTATCTAAATAAATTAAATCATATTTTAATAATAATTTTACAATTTTATAATGATTATTATAAATTGCTAAATTTATTATAAATTTATAATCAATATTAACAATTGATACAATTTTTTTCAAAAGATATTTAACAATTTTATAATGTCCATTTTTAGCTGCTCTCTTAATTGCAAGATTATACTTATTGTCTGAAAAAACTCTTTCTTCTTTTAATAAAAATTTTGCAATTTTTTGATATCCATGATTAGCGGTGCAATTAATTGCACGAATATAATCATAATTTTGATCAAATTGTTTATCAACAGCCATTATTTTAATTATTTTATAATATCCAACTTTAATGGCAAATTCAAATCCATCAAACATCTTTTGTTTATCAATTATTTTTGTTTTTAATAACAATTTTACAATTTTATGATGTTTATTATAAATCGCATTCATAAATACATTATTAGTATTATTAATATACTTTACTACATATTTTTTATTTCCACAAAACCATACATCAAAATTTGAACATAAATCATCATATAAAAAGAACATTAGAAAAAAACCTTTTACAAAGAAACTTTTTAGAAAAAAGTTTCAGCAAAAAGTTGATGTAAATTATTTTTATTATAGAGTTACTTTGAAAAAAAATAATAAAATATCAATTTTATTCTTTATTATATCAATTTTTGTTAAAACTTTTACTTCAACTTTTTTGCTGAAACTTTTTCCTAAAAAGTTTCTTTGTAAAAAGTTTCTTATTCATCTTCAACCTATCTGTAATTTATATTTTTCAGAATATTTCAATAGTATTTTTAAATATATAAAAATATTTTTTCTATCACATATTTTTGATTTTATATAAACAATTCGTATTGATTTAATAAATTGTATAACAGTTTTATCTTTTGAAATATTTTTTGAATTTAAAAAATATTTTACATTATTTTTTAATATAGCAGTTCTAAATTTAACATTATTATAAATATGTTCAATAAATAACAATATTAATTCATTATATTTAGTTTCCATTAATGTATTAACATGTTTAAAAATATCTTCAATATTTGCAGGAATATTAGTATTTCTTAAAGTTCTTATTAAACCTTTTGTTGTATTATTAAATTTATTTGCTATTTCAATATCCATTAGTTATGTTTAATAATAGCAATTAGTTTGATTAAGATTTTCTAACATCAATAATTTTTGGACGACGAACTACTTTTCCCTTATGTCTAAATGTTTCCATCTGCAAACGATCTTTTAACATTTCTTTTGTATTATCACCCATAGTAGTTGGTCTTTTTCTCAATTTTTTCAATGTTGATGTTCGTAATGGCTTCATGGATCCAGTTGATGAAACATTCATTCCAATCATCGCTTCCACATTTCTATCGGAGAATTTCTTTCTTGTATTTACGACTTTTGAAACATTTTTTGAATATTTTGTAAAATGATTTTTCTTATACTCTTTTTTATATTTATTTATTTTACCAATCATATGATTCCTTAAATATTCTTCTGATGGCCTTTTTCCTGTTTCTTTAGCAGGTTCCATTCTATTATTTCCAATATAACTAGGTCGTCCTACATTTGTTCTTTGTCTATTTATTATTCTTCTATCTTGCATAAAGCATTTGTGAATAATTCTTGAACAATCATTAAATCCTTCACATATTTGAATATTTCCAGTTGACAAATCTTTTATTATTAATGCTGGAACACTATTTATACCATAAGGAATTTTTACTCGTTTTCGAGTCAAACTTTCCAACGAAACACATTTTAGTTCATGAATGTTATATCTTTTCTTCAATGATACTAATTCTGTACATTGAGTAGATTGTAAAGTCCATAATAATGTAAATTTTAAATTTTCCATTTTATTATATTATATATAATAAAATTGATTTTAGAATATTAATTACTAAAATGAAATTCACTAGTTTGACTTTTGATAGTAAATTTAATTTAGGAAAATTCGATGTTGAATATTCTTATGGACCAGGTTTATTTAAATCATTTAGAAATGTAATGGAACAATACATTCCAAGATATAGTTTGTGTGATATTGAAATTAAAAATGTAAAATCCGATTATAAACCAGAACAAATTGTACATAAAATAAGACTTATCAATATTAATCAAAAATTAAAAAATTTTAATTACGATAATTACAAATTTAATGTTAATCTTAAAAATAACAATAATAATAGAGCTGTTGTTTTAGCTAAAAATTTATTGGATAAAAGATTATGTGTAGAAAATATATTTTTAATGACATTTGAACCAACCTGGGAAATGAATATTTCCGGTAAATTGAAAAAATCAACTAAATATATTGAAAATAATGGTTATCATAATGTAATATCTAATATTTCTCAAAAACCTATTGTTGAAAATAAAAAATATAAAATTGAAATTCAATTATTAGAATGTTTTGAATTTAAAACATTATTGGATTTAACCATGTCTAAAATGATCGATTTGTTTACTGATTTCTATAAAATAGTTGATAAAATAACAATTGATGATACAGTTACTAATGGAAAATTATTTATGACTGACAATCCTATTTATGATTCAACAATTTATGAACCAATTAAAAATAGATTATCAACAAAACCAAAAGAAGTTTGGTGTGGTTATGCTCCAGAACATCCGAGAAGTAATATATATGTTTTAACAATTATAGATTCTGTCTATCATGATGAAAGTAATATATTGAAATATGCAATAAATGACATATTAAATACATTGAAAAAAATTAAAAAGAATATTAATAATACAAATATACAAACTATGAAAAAAATGAATGTTACTGATAATTTTAATTATAGTAAAGTTTATTCTACCTTAAAAGTTACAACATTATAATTTATAATTTTTATTTATTTTTTTTTGGATCTAATCCTGAAGAACCATGTCCTTTTGATCCTCGATCACTTTTAGATAACGTTACATTCAATCCCATATTTATTTCACCAATTCCATAATATTGAAATACTAATTGAGCAATAGCTTTACCTTTTTTAACAGTATAAGCATTTTTTCCATTATTTATAACTAATACTTCAACTTCACCTCTATAACCACAATCAACAACACCAGCACCAATATCTATACAATTATGTTTAGCTAATCCACTTTTTGATAAAATTCTACTATACATTCCTATCGGCGTTTCAATAGCAATCCCAGTTTTTATTGATTTTCTTGATCCAGCTTCAATTTTTACAGTTTGATGTGAATAAATATCCAAACCAGCATCTGTTACATGAGCAGATGACGGAGGAACGGTATCTTCGTATAATAATTTAATTTGTGCAATATATTGTTTTTCTTCTTTAGGTTGTTCTTTTACATGCTCTTTTTCTTTTCTTTTGTTTTTTAATTCAGTTAATTTCTTAAATTCAAGAAATTCTTTATATTCTTTAAAACTTTCAACGTCCGTCATATATTAAATAAAATATGTTTTATCTTTATCAACAAATATAGAAACTCCAATATGAAAAACATTTGTATATATTTTATCTGCATGTGGAACAGCTATAACTGGTTTTGAAATAATAAAACCAGTTTTACATAATAATCCAAATATCTTTTGTTGATATTGACGAGAAATTGTTGAATAAATATCTTTATATCCAAATATCCGTTTATTTTTAAATAAATGTTTTAATTTTACAAACAATGCTCTCTGTATATCAATTTTTGGTTTCTTATTAGTTGGAGGAATAAAATATATAGTACATTTATCAACAGTTTGACTTTCCTTATCTTTTGATGTATTAGTACCATAAATATCAATAAAATATACACCAGTAGTATCTATTACATTATGTTTCAATACAGAATCTTTCAATTCGTTTGTCATATTTAATGAATTGGGAATTATTATTCTATTATCATCAAGTTTATAACCACATATATTTGTTAATGTTCCAATATTGTTTTCTTTCAACTTTTTACTTATTAATTTAGAAATATCTGTAATTTTTTCACCAAAATTAAAATTATTAATAACATCATTAGTAATTATATCTTTTATACATTTTATTTCTTTTATATACATTTTATCCATAGATTTAGTTATTGCTAATTTTAATTTATTACTTTCATTATTATTCATAATAGAAATTGAATAAGAAATACATGAACGTTTTTTAATAAACATTCCAGGAACAGGTGAACAATTACCAACAATATTATCTATTTCAAGTGAAAATGGTTCTATAATTTTTTTATTGTGTTTTGTTACCATATTTTCAGCCTCAACAATTACATTATACGCATCTATGCCAGGTTGAAGATTACTATAAATATATTTAGCAATTTTTTTCAATATAATAGAATTTTCTTTTAAATCTTGTTTATTCATTATTGATATAAGATAATTATATTTTTAATCAAATGGATTCTTATGACATATTGCATATTCATACTAATAAAATTTTAAATTATAAAGATAAATTTAAAAAAAATGTAAAAAATAAAGATATATTGTATGAATCGAAAAATAATCTAACTGATATTTTAAATAAACAATTAGCATTTAAAAAAAATGTTTGTAATTATGATTTTGAAAGTTTTGTAAATATTTCTATATATATTATTCAATTGAAAGATGAAATAAAATATATAAAAAATAAATTATATAATTATGAAAATAACATAAATGTTGAATTAAATGAATATATGAAGAAAACACATAAATATTTATCTTTGTATATGCTAGGAACTGACAAAGAACGAGAATATGCAATAAATCAATATATGTTATTAGTTGATCCGGTTTTATATGTTTCAATTAAAAGAAAACGGATAATATGTTGTGAATTGTGTAATTCTAAATATATAAATTTTGTTGAACATGGAGAATATGTATGTAAAAAATGTTCACATATAACAAAACGACTATTAGATGAAATAAGTTATGATAATAGTAATGATACTAATTTTTTATCAAAAGCATCAAATTATTCAAGGAAAACATTTTTTATGTCTCATGTTCGTGCTTTTATGGGATTACCTAAGAAAAATAAAAAACAAATAAGTATAAAATTAGTAAATAGAATAAAACAAGAAATGTTGGATAATAATATAAATAATTTAAAATCAAACATTTCATCAGAATTAGTAATAAAATATCTAAAACAAATGGGATTATCAAATTATGTTGGTGATACAGCATTTATTATTTCAAAAATAAAAGGTGAAAAATTACCAATCATAAATGCAGATGATTTAAATAAAATTATTGAAATGTTTACAGAATTTGAATTAATATGGCCACATATTAAAAATATTAATCAAAAATCTATAAACTATCAATATATATTGAAAAAAATATTAGAGTTATTAGAAAATTATGATAAATATTTAAATAGAATTAAAATATCTAATAACAATAACAATATAAAAAAATTGGATATAATTTGGAAAAGAGCCTGCAAATTATTAAAATGGCAGTTTATCAATACATACATCTAAGTAAGACCGCTGCGCAGCTAAAGCTGCTTGCCTTCTTACGATCTTGGGTTGTAAGATTGTTTTGAGTAGTTAAAGCTGCTTGCCTTCTTGCGATCTTGGGTTGTAAAATTATTTTTTCAATATTATAAGTTGAAAAAATAATTTATATAATAGAAATAATTAAAAATAATTCCACTAATTAAGATCATTGAAACAGCGCAGCTGTGAGGATGTCTTACTTACTATCGATCTAATTCTTTATTTTTTTGTGTCAATTTGAAGTCAAAAGATACTTGCATTTTATCAATTATTACATGTGCATTTAATCCCAATGTATATGGTGGTACTGTTCCAGTTTTTTGTTGATTCGCAGCTTCACCAGTTAAATCTACAGGTATTGTAAATGTTGTTACACCAGTCACTGTTATAGTATGAATTTGATTAATTAATTGATTAATTAAAGTTGTTGTTCCATTATTAAATTTACTAAATTTAATTTGTGTTCCAGTTGTTAAACCATGAGGTTTTACTATTGTGATAGTTGTTGGATTAGCTATTGAGAATGATGAAGTTGAAATAAATAATAATTCTCCATTTGGAATGACTGATATTTTAACATCTCGACCAAGTTGATAAGCAGATTCATCTATTGTTTTAGTTTGTAAAACACCTTCTGCAGATAAATCCAATGAACCGATGGTAACATTATTACCAGCAACAACTGTTGCAAACCAACCACTTTTATCTTCAATATGATCACGTACGGACTGTGTAGTTGCATTTTTAAAATTTTCAATGTGTAATTTATCTCCAACATTAATACCATGGCCGGCAGGTAGATTAACTACAGTTGGATTTGCATTTGTGAATGAAACTGCATCTGATTTAGTATTACCAAAGCTAAAAAGATCTCCATTATTATCATATATTGAAACTCTAAATTTTTCAAGAGTAGATATTTGTTCATATGAAATAAACCTATTATTAAATTTTAAATTAATAAAATCAGTAGTTAATGTTCCTACTTCAAAATTCCACCGCAAAACAGCAATTGCTTTATTATCTAAATTAGGACAATAAATATTTGAACCATCTAATTCCGTTATAACTAAATATAAATATGGAGTTGGTGTTTCTCCATTTGTAACGGAAACTTTTACGTGATTTGGTATTGTTCCACTCAATAATTCCGCTTTGCTAAGATGTTTTATTTTTGTAAAATTTGATGGAAATTTATATGTGAAATTTGATGAACTTACATATCGTCCTCCATTTCTATGTAAACTTGATATAGTAAAATAAAAAGTATTGTTAATATGTTTAAATTTTTCATGTTCCATTCTATCAATTAAGAAAGAATTTACATTTCCATATTTTCTTGTCATATTTATATTTATATAACAAAATTTATTTTTAAAAATTAATTTACTATATATTATATATGTTGAATAAAAAATATTATCATGGAAAACGAAATAGATGGTTGATAAAATACATACCATTTATTCATAATAAAATAAAAGAAAATTTATACAAAAAATATACTAATTCTCCAATTTTGGAATTATCTGGTGGTAGAGGTGGAGATATATACAAATATAAACTTATTAATGCAAAAGAAATATATTTTGTTGATATAGATGAGGATGCAATTAAAACTGCCAAAGAAAAGTATGAAAATTTATATAAACAAGACTTTAAAATGCATTTCTATGTTAGAAATATTTCTAAACCATTGAAATTAAATATTAAACAAGTTAAAACGGTAAGTATGCATTTCGCGATACATTATTTTCTCAAAAGCAGATCAACAATTAAAACATTAGTAAATAATATTGATAAATACTTAAAAGTTGGTGGATCATTTATTTCAACATTTTTAAACGGAAGAAAGGTTTTTGATATGTTGAAAGAAAAAAATATAATTGCTAGAAAAAAAAGAAAAACAATGTATTATATTAAAAGAATATATAATCAAAATGAAAAATTTCATAAATATGGACAAAAGATTAAAGTATTCTTTTCATCGATAGGAACACATGATGAATATTTAGTTAATATAAACTATTTGATAGATATGTTTGGAGATAATTATAAAGTTGTATATAATAAACAATTTAATCCTAAATCATTAATTAAAAAAGACATAAATAGAAAAGAGTTAATATGGATTAATTTAAATCATATATTAGTATTGAAAAAAATAAAATAACTATCATTCATGATTATCATCATCATTTTCTCCTAATAATATATTTTCAACTTTAATATTTTCTTTTTCATCTTTTGTATATTCTGTTGCAATTCCGAAATCATTAATATAAATCATTGTATTTTGAATTATATTATGTTTAATTTTTTCATCTTTAGATAATTTCAATTGTATTGTTGGCATTTTAACTTTTTTTTCAATTATGTCATCAAATGTCATATTTAAATATAAACATCTTTCTGTTATTCCATATTTATTTAATGATTTTTTGAATAACATAAATTTGTTATCTTCAATCATATATCCAATTCCTAAAGTCCATAAATTGTATTTAGTTAATTTTTTAATATTTGACACCATAATATATTTAAATATATTTTCTTTATCATTTACCAATTCTTTACAATACATTTCAATAACTTTGTCAATAATAAATGATCCATATATCATAAAATATTCTTCTGTAAATCTTATCATTTTTTTCAAGAATTTATTTTGTAAAATATATAATTTGTTGTTATCATTGATATTAAGTATATTTATACGCTTTATATATGTTAATAATTGTGTTCCAATCCATTGCATAACCATTTTTTTATTATTGAATAAATAATGTTTGTTTAAATACATTTCATATAACTCATTAGTAATTTTACCTTTTTGTATTTCATATGTTTGATTTTTATACGGTATCATAAATTTTAAATTTTCATTTTTCAATAATACGAGTTTCGTATAATCGTGATATAAAATTTTTGATTTATTATTAAGTAATAAATTAACTTTTTTCTTTAAACTACGTTGAATGTATTTATATATATTAAGAGATCTATCAAAATCAATATTATCTGCAACAAATATATAATCATCAACATAACTAATTTTTGTTTTAAAATTTTGTGGTATTAAATTAATTTTTTTACCATGTTCAATTATAATATTGAAAATTGTATCAATGTACAATGAGAAAAGTACTTTTGATAAATATGGTCCTTGGAATAATCCATAAGCCCATTCTTCAATTTTATTTTTTTTATAATAAATATTAGATTTTGTGTATATATTAAATATATATTTAATTATTTTTATATCTACACCAAATTTACTTAATAACATTAATATATTAACAATATTTACTGATGGATATGCATTTTTTATATCAAGCATAAAATATGTTTTATATTTTTTATAAATCTCTTTATTGTAATTCAATTCTACTATGAAATTTGAACGAACTATATCCATATTATTAAAATCATTTATATAAGCTAAATTTTGAATATTAACATTATTTTTTTTCAATACATTAGTAATTTGATCAATAATAATATATTCAATCAATAAAGATGTAAATGTACATTCATATATTAATGGTCTATATTTATTATTATTAGATTGTTCAGCAATATTCAATTTTCCTTTATATTTAGTATAAATTTGTTTACTACTATGTAATGAACTTAAATTTATAATTTTTTCAATATGAAACATAAATTCATTCATAAATTTTGGATATGTATCACATAAATATAAACATTTTCTAAACATAAGTCTATATTTAGAATAATCATTTAATATTCGCATAATATCTTTTTTATCAAATTTATATAATTGTTTAGGTTTCGGTTTCATATCATTAATATCTACTACATCAACACAGGGGTTTTTTCCTTTTGATAACATTTTAATAAACATCTCTTCAGTAACTGAATCAGTGATCATATTATATTGTTTATTTCTAATATCGTTGAAAAATACTATATCATTATATGAATTTATGATATTTTTATTTTTATAATTAGATTTTATGTTTATTTTTTTTATTAATTCATTGATTAATTTATTAGTATTAGAATCATCATCTGTTTTATTAGATTTTTCAATTAATTTAATATATTTAAAATATAAAGTATTATTTTCCATTTTTTAAATTTAATAATATAAAATCAATTTTATTTTAATTAAAATTGATAAATAATATTAATATAGTAATATGGATAAATTTATCAAACAAATTTCTAATTTATCAATTGGAATTAGCATTAATAATAATAATAATGAATTTTATGCTAAATTTAAAAATAAATCTAATAAAACAAAAAAACAACAACGTAATAATAAAAACAATAAGAAAAAACAAAATAAAAAAATGGATAAAAAGTTTAAATATAGATCTGTTCCAATAAAAATTAAAACAAAATATAATCAAAAACAATTAAAATATAGAACAAACTATAATCCAAATTTTAATCCAAATTATAACCCAAATTATAACCCAAATTATAACCCAAATTATAACCCAAATTATAACTCAAACTATAAAATGAATTATAATCAAATTCATAATTCAAATTATCAACATCCAAATCATAATTATTATTTAAATTATAATCAAAATTATAATCCAAATCCAAATCGAAATCTAAATCGAAATCAAAATCAAAATCAAAATCAAAATCAAAATCAAAATCATAATTATACCAATTTGTATAGTATAGAAGATAATTCATTGAATAATAAACCACAGAAACAAAAAAAAGTTATTAAAAAACAAAAACTTAGTACAAATACAACTAAAAAAAAGAAAGTAGAACATAATTATGATCAAAATATAGATGATTCCTTATTTGATGAACCTATAGGAGAATCTGTTAAAAATAAGATATTTTCTAGATACAATAATGATCTTTAATCTTTACGACCAAAAAATGTATCTTTTATTTTTTGTAATCTGTTTCTTTTGTGTGTTTGTTCCTGAATATATTGAGGAACTCTAATATTTGGATTATAATATCCAAGATTTTGTTGTTGTTGATATTGAATTGGTTGTTGATATTGAGGTGTATTTGGAGCTAATTGTACTTGTTTTTCTTCATTATCAATATAATTATTATTATTAATTTCTTTAGGTTGTTCTTCAGGTTTTTCTTTATTAATTTCATCTTGAATTTCTAGTTTTTCTTTTTCTTTTTCTTTTTCTTCAACTACTTTTTCAAATTCTTCAACATCATCATTATCTAAAATATGTTTTAATTTTTCATGATTAATTAACATTTTTTTATTATTATTTATTATTACATCCAAATCTTCTTCATCTTCATGTTTTGGAATTATTAATGGAAAAGCTAACTTAATTCCTATAATTGTTTCTTTTTTGATAAAATTTCTCAATTTAGATTTATTTTTTGATTTAAATTTTTCTGTATCATTATCCGCCATAAATAAATAAATATTATGATACAATTCTCTTGTAACATGTTCAAAAACTTTTCCAAATAATTTTTCTGGAGTAATATCATCAAATTCTATTGGATTTATAGTAGAATTCATTGAAATATAATTTTTTGTCATCATACTAGTTATCATTTTCAAAACATCATATCTAACTTTATTTTTTGATTCACCAATAACATTATATATCAATTCTCCATTTGTTATAAATCTAGTTGTATTTTCTTTAAGAAATCCTTTCATTTTTTCCCAATCTGAATTAGCATCCTTAAACATATCTTTAATTATAATTTCAATCAATAATCTGAAAGCTCTAGTGATTTTTATTTCATATCTTTGTTGATAATACTCTAAATTAATTCGTCCTTCATAATCTTTTTCAATAATTAAATCACTATCATCATCAATTGTAGACATTTTATATATATAAAAAAATATTTTCATAATAAAACAATATTAATTATATCTCTGTTTAACATATTTATTAATCAATTCCATAGCACCTTTATTTCGTTTATCATATATTTCCATTCTAGATCTTGCTTCAGATTCATATAATCGTCTAGATCCGTTTGCAGATAATTCATAAGTTGCTTTTGGACGAATATTGTAAATATTATAATGTAAAGATCCTGATTTAACTTGTTTGACTTTATGTAAATTTGGATTGGAATTTTCTGTTTTTGTAAACCAATTGTGCATATTATCTGGATTGAAAGTATAATGTGTATCCGGTGGTGTTGGTTCATAATTATCACTTATCCATTTGTCCATTTTATTCAATCTGTTATTTCGTTCCGTCCATATACGATTTTGATGCATATTTCTTACTTTATTTATATATGCTCCTCTTAAATAATCACTTTGTTCAGTACCAGTGTATGGCGTTGATGGAACTTTACTAATTCCATCAGAATCTTTATATGCTAAATCTTTTCTAAACTCATTTATTAAATCAGTTTCAATTTTATAATCACTATCAATAACACCTAATTTGTATCTTGTCATTATTATATAATTATATAAAAAAAATATTTAATAGTTAAATTTAACTATTTAATTGTTATATTTAATAACTAAAGTGTAACTGATGTTGGATTATCTTTGATAGCCTTAACATAATCACCATATTTTTCAACCAATTTAATATGTTTTTTATGTTTTGCCAACATAATGCATGGAATATTGATAAATGTATCAATAACATATTTCTTTCTTTTTTCATCATCCTTTGCCCAAGTTTTGCAATAAAAGTCAATGACATCTTCATTTCCATATTTAAATGCCCATAATATAGGATTATTTTTCTTGAAATCTTCTCCACTAAAATTTCCATGAGTTAATAAAGTTTTAATTACTTCCGTATTATTATTTTTAATTGCAAAACATAATAAAATTGGATCAATTTGTTTAATGTGTTTAATTACTGATTCCAACATATCATATTTTTCATATTCAATTATATATTTTGAAAATAATTGATAATCCATTTCATCAAATTTCATTTTATCAAAAATGCTTGTATCATTATACAATTCAACTAAAGTAGAACATGCAAATGTATTATAATCATCTTGATTGAAATAAGCTAACAATGCATACACGATATTTTTAAAATTATTAACACATGCATTAGTAAATAATTTATATTTGGATATTAATTTTTTTTCAATATAAACATCTAAATTATTTGTTTTACTATCAACAACAACTTTTTCAATTTTAAATAATCCTCCAAATAATTGTTTTAATGAATCTTCGGTCATTTTAATTGCAGATTTAATGCTAAATTTAGTTAATGCTTCTTCATCAATTATATGAATAACTTGATTGGAAGAAATGTGTTCCAGTAAAATTAATAATTGATCCATTTTGTATATATAAAAAAATAAAAAAAGTTTAAATAAAACTTTTAGAAAAAAGTTTCGACAAAAAATAGATAATAGATTGAAGAAAATATTCTATTTATAACTATAAAACCTTTTTAAGAGATATTTTATAATTTTTAACAAAAATTAGATAATAAATTGAAAAAAAATATTTTATTGATAATAATATATTTATAATTATTAAGATCATGATATAATTCAAACATTTATATATTGAAATAATATTATCAATTTTATCAGTTTCAATAAAAATAAAATGAAAACTAATTATAAAATAAATTGACACGTTTATCATTGAATAATAATTTCATAATCTTTAAATGACCGTTTTTATATGCATATTTAATTGCACAATTATTACAATCACTAGGATTAACTCGTTTATCTTGTAAAAGATATTTTACAACTTCTAAATGTCCTTTTGCAGATGCTATTCTAATTGCATAATTATTATATCTACTTGGATCAAATCGTCCATCATCTAATAATAATTTAACAATTCTTGAACGTCCATTTGCAGCTGCAACATCAATTGAATTATGATCACGAGTATCTATTTTAATTTTTTTATTTCGTAATATCAATTGTATTATACTGACATAATTATATTTAATTGCTTTATTTATAACTTTATGTTGTTTATGTATACATTTGATTAAATTTTTAATAAGTTTATTACTATATATATTAGTATTAGTATATGAATTAAACATTTTATATATTATAAAAACAAATATCAATTTTATTTATTGTAATAGTTTAACTCGTTTATCTTTCAATAATAAATTAACAATTTCCAAATGTCCATTCATAAATGCCCAACGAATTGCATAATTATAATAATCACCTGGATTAACTCGTTTATCTTTTAGTAATAATTTTACAATTTTTATATATCCATTTGCAGATGCATATCGAATTGCAAAATTAAAATCATTATTTGGATTAACTCTTTTATCTTTTATCAATAATTTAACAACTTTTAAATGTCCATGTGCAGCTGCCCATCGAATTGCATAATTATCATTATCACTTGGATCAACTCTTTTATCTTTTAATAATAATTTTACAATTTTTATATGTCCAGATTCAGATGCAATTTGAATTATATAATTGATACAATCAATTGAATCAATTTGTTTATCTTTTAATAATAATTTAACAACTTTTAAATGTCCATTTTTAGTTGCATATCGAATTGGATAATTAAGACAATTGCTTAAATCAATTCTTTTATCTTTTAATAATAATTTTATTACTTTAATACAATTATTATCAATTGCATTAGTAAAAACCTTATTTAAATTATATAAACATTTAATTAAATAATTGAAAATAATATAATTATAAATATTAATATCTAAATATAATTTAAACATTTTATTATAATTGAAAAAAATAATCAATTTTATTAAAGTAACTTTTTTAGAAAGTAACTTTTTAAGAAAAAGTTACATCAAAAACAAATATATTTAAATAAAAATTTTAGCAAAAAGTTACATTGAAAACAATTATAATTAAATAAAAATTTTAATAAAAATTTAATTAAATCAAGAATTTTAACTCGTTTATCTTTTGATAATAATTTAACAACTTCTAAATAACCATTTTTAAATGCCAATCTAATTGCTAAATTATTCTCATTACTTGGATTAATTCATTTATCTTTTAATAATAATTTAACAACTTTTAAATAACCATTTTCAGATGCCCATTTAATTGCATAATTATGATGATCATTTTGGATCAACTCGTTTATCTTTTAATAATAATTTAACAACTTTTAAATGACCATTTTTAGCTGCTAATCTAATTGCAAAATTATCAATATAACTAGGATCAACTCGTTTATCTTTTAATAATAATTTTACAACTTTTAAATGCCCATTTTTAGATGCCCATTGAATTGCATAATTATAATGATCACTTGGATCAACTCTTTTATCTGTTAATAATAATTTAACAACTTCTACATGACCATTTTCAGATGCCCATCCAATTGCTAAATTATTATTATAAGTTGGATTAATTCGTTTATCTTTTAATAATAATTTAACAACTTTTAAATAACCATTTTTTGATGCTAATTGAATCGCAATATTATTATTATCACTTGGATCGATTCGTTTATTTTTCAATAATAATTTAACGACTTCTGAATAATCATTTTTAGATGCATTAATAAAACTCTGATTTATATTATATAAACATTTTATTAAACGATTGATAATAATATAATTGTAATTATTAATATCAGAATATAATTTAAACATTTTATTATAATTAAAAAAAGAAACTTTTTAATAAAGTAACTTTTTAGGAAAAAGTTACATCAAAAAGAAGTATAATGAAGTTGTTATATTTCAACTCGTTTATCTGTTAATAATAATTTAACAACTTTTGTATGACCAAATTCAGATGCCCAATGAATTGCATTATTATTACATTTACTTGGATCAACTCGTTTATCTTTTAATAATAATTTAACAACTTCTAAATGACCGTTTTTAGTTGCCCATCGAATTGCATAATTATAAAAATCACTTGGGTCAACTCGTTTGTCTTTTAATAATAATTTAACAACTTCTGTGCATCCTTTTTCAGATGCCCATCTAATTGCTAAATTATAAGAATCACTTGGATCGACTCGTTTGTCTTTTAATAATAATTTTACAATTTCTAAATATCCATTATCAGATGCTAATTGAATTACTAAATTATCAATATCACTCGGATCAATTCGTTTATCTTTTAATAATATTTTTACTAATTCAATATAATTATTTCTAATTGCATCGTTAAATATTTCATTTACATTATTTAAACATTTTACTAAACGATTGATAATAATATAATTATAATTATTAATATCAGGATATAATTTAAACATTTTATTATAATTGAAAAAAAAATAATCAATTTTATTAAAGAAACTTTTTAGAAAAAAGTTTCGTCAAAAAATAATTATAATAAAAGTTTCAGCAAAAAGAAATGAGGTTTTTTTGTTTCTCATTTATTAATAATTTAACTCGTTCATCTTTTAATAATAATTTAACAATTTTTATATGTCTATTTTCAAATGCCCAACGAATTGCACAATTATTATCATCACTTGGATCAACTCGTTTATCTTTCAATAATAATTTAACAATTTTTAAATGACCATTTTGAGATGCTAATTGAATAGTATAATTACGATAAATACATGGATCAACTCGTTTATCTTTTAATAATATTTTTACTATTTTTGAATAACCATATTCAGATGCTAAGCGAATTGCATAATTATCGTCATCACTTGGATCCACTTGTTTGTCTTTTAATAATAATTTAACAATTTTTATATGACCACTTTTAGATGCCCAACGAATTGCACAATTATTATCATCACTTGGATCAACTCGTTTGTCTTTTAATAATAATTTTACAACTTCTAAATGTCCATTTTTAGATGCTAATTGAATTAAGTAATTATCGGCATCACTTGGATCAACTCTTTTATCTTTTAATAATAATTTAATTAATTTAATATAATTATATTCAATTGCATAGATAAATACCATATTTATATTATATAAACATTTAATTAAATGATTAATAATAATATAATTATAATTATTAATATCAGAATATAATTTAAACATTTTATTATAATTAAAAAAAATAATCAATTTTATCAAAGAAACTTTTTAGAAAGTAACTTTTTGAGAAAAAGTTACGTCAAAAAGAGGTACGATGAAGTTTGTTATAATTTAACTCATTTATATTTTAATAATAATTCAACAATTTTTGTATATCCATTTTTAGTTGCCAATTTAATTGCGTAATTATCACAATCACTTAGATTAACTCTTTTATCTTTTAATAATAATTTAACAACTTTTAAGTGTCCATTTTTAGATGCTGATTGAATTGCTAAATTATCAAAATAACTTGGGTAAACTCGTTTGTCTTTTAATAATAATTTTACAATTTTTAAATGTCCATTTTCAGATGCTATTTGAATTGCAGAATTATAACAAACACTTGGTTCAATTCGTTCATATTTTAATAATAATTTTACAATTTTTAAATAACCTCGTTGAGATGCTAACCAAACTGAGTAATTGTTCCAATTACTTGGATCAACTTGCTCATCTTCCAACAATAATTTAACTAATTCAATATAATTTTTAAAAATTGAATTAATAAAAACCTGATTTATATTATATAAACATCTAATTAAACGATTGATAATAATATAATTGTAATTATTAATATCAAAATATAATTTAAACATTTTATTATAATTAAAAAAAGAAACTTTTTAATAAAGTAACTTTTTAGGAAAAAGTTACATCAAAAAGATGTTTCAGTAAAAAGAAGTATAATGAAGTTAATGTAGTTTAACTCGTTTATCTTTTAATAATAATTTAACAACTTCTGTATGTCCATCAAAAGATGCCCAATGAATTGCATAATTATTATCCTCACTTGGATCAACTCGTTTATCTTTTAATAATAATTTAACAACTTTATAATGTCCATTTTCAGATGCCAATTGAATCGCACAATTATTTCTATCACTTGGATCAACTCGTTTATCTTTTAATAATAATTTAACAATTTTATAATGTCCATTTTCAGATGATAATTGAATTAAGTAATTATCGGCATCACTTGGATCAACTCTTTTATCTTTTAATAATAATTTAATTAATTTAATATAATTATATTCAATTGCATAGATAAATACCATATTTATATTATATAAACATTTAATTAAATGATTAATAATAATATAATTATAATTATTAATATCAGAATATAATTTAAACATTTTATCATAATTGAAAAAAATAATCAATTTTATTAAAGTAACTTTTTAGGAAAAAGTTACGTCAAAAAGTTTAAGTAAAAAGTCTTAAAAAAATGATTAGATTGTTATATTTCAATATCAAATAAAATAGTTTCATTATTATACTTTTTATCAATTATCTTTTGTTGTAATATAAATCTGTTAATTTTCATATTAAACATATTATATTTAAGAAATATTTCCATATCCATTTCATGTTTAATACAATTGAAACATATTTTTAATTTATTTAAAATATTTGAATATTTTAAATTATTAAGTATATGATATTTTTTATTGCAATTTATACATTTTAATGTATTAAACAATTTTTTCATAATTGTTTTTTTATATAATAATATCAATTTTTATTTTCGTAATTTTCTCATAAATAATTGTTCGATTCTATCATTTATATGGGATACACCATTTTTGTCATAATTTGCAATGTTATTAATATTACCATGAACTATGTCTAAATATGTTGGTATATTTGTATATTGTGGAGGTCTATTAATATGATTTGAATTATACCATTCACGTGTAGGATTATAACCACTATTTGTATTAAGTTTATTATTGAATTTAATGGATGTATTTGCTCTATCATATCTTTGAGCAATTTGATTTCGTTCAGTTCGTCTATTACCATATTCTTCACTTGTTGCAACATATGATCTATTTGTATTCCTTTTATTCAATATACTTCCATTGTTTTGTCTCCAATATGCAGATCCAGTTTGATCTTTTGGTTTTAATTTATTCAATGTACGTATTACTCTATGATCTTCTACAGTATGAGCATTTGGATGCTTATTTGTTGTCATTGAATGATAAGTTTGTTTTGCTGGATGCATATTTCGTCTTCCTTGTGGTTGGGTTGATGGTCTTGTTTTAAGATGAGTTTGCAATACAGATTGTGTTCGATGTCTTGGTACACAATCAACAGTTGCTCCACTTGGCTGAATAATACCATAATGTTTTTCTTCAATAGTTCTATTATAACTTCTTTTACTTGGCAAAAGTGGTCTAATTACATTTTTTGCTATTAATGAGTCTGGAATTCTAAATGTTCCTGGCAAATCACCAGGAGCTTGAAAATCTAATCTACCTTTTGATCTATTATCATAAAATCTATCTTGTTCTCTATGACGATTATTATGTCTTATGATTAATTTATTATCATTATATGGTCCTATTTTATTTCTATAAATATCATCATCCAATGGTTTCGGATGATAATAACTTTTAGCATTTCGTCCATTAATTGCTCTCATTTTCCATTCTGGTAATCGTGGTTTATCAATCATTGGCATTTCCATAAATCTATTATAATTTTGCATATTTCTAGTATTATCTTGTCTCAACATTTTTAATTAATGTTTATAAATCGTATATATATGTAAAATAAAATTTATCAATTGATATGGTATTGCTAATATTGTGATTATTAAATTTAATATTATTAAACCTTTATGAAGATCCTTACTTAAATATGAAAGAAACACATCTATTGATAAAAATACATGTATTAGTATTGATAATAATAAAGATATTGCAAATATTAATAAAAATATAGAAATCATAATATTATATAATTTAACACTCTTTTTATCTTTTAAAAAGGTATAGTCTTGAAATAATAAATATTCATCTTCATCATCTGAATTATTGAAAAATTCATCATCTTCATTATCTTTTACATACATAGAAACTTTTTAGAAAAGAAACTTTTTAGAAAAAAGTTTCAGCAAAAAGTTTTTAGTAAAAGTTTCAGCAAAAAGTTATCAAGGAAGGAGTTTTAAAGAGAGAGTTTTATATAAAAAAATAGTAATATATATTTAATAAATTAATAAAATTGATTTCTATAATATTGATATAAAATACAAAATGGATAGTATTGCACAAATTGGTTGGGATACTGTGTGTAATGATATAATAAAAATACAAACTTTATTAAAATCTAAAAATTTTGATCCAACTTTTAATGACAATTATCCATTGAAACAATCGATAAAAAATAATAACATTGATGTAGTTAAATTATTAATAGAAGATAAAAGAATAGATATATCAAAAATTAGAGAAGAAATGATTAAAATAGCTGAAAATTTAGCTTATATAGATATATTAAAACTTTTAAAAAATGATGATAATTCAGAATTAACGGAATATTATACTAAAAAATTTAAAGAAATCGCAAAGTTATTTCCTGAAAGAATACATTTTATCAAAGCATTTACGATAGCAATAAAATCATGTACACAAATTATGGTTGATTTATTAATTGGATGTATACAACATAAATATACAAATAAAGCTATATTATATGCATGTAAATCAAATTATGAAAATATTGTTATATTATTATTGGATGATGATAGTTTTGATGTTGTTACAGGAAATAATTTATTAATACATTATTCATATAATGGAAATTATAGATTAGTAGAATTATTATTGAAAAATAAAAAAATACAACCAAATTATAAAAGTAATAGATGTATTGTTGACGCATTAAAACAAAGAAAATTGGATATAGTTAAATTATTAATAAAAGATTCGAGACTTGATTTAGCTATGAACAAAAATTTTATATTTTATATGGCTTGTAAGTATGGTTATCTAGATATAGTAAAATTATTATTAAAAAATAAAAAAGTAGATCCAAATGATAATGATTCTGATGCATTAATTACTGCATTTAAATATAAACAATTTCATATTGTAAAATATTTAGCTCTATTTCCACATGTTAAATTTAATAGTTGTAATAATTTTATGTTTGTGAAATCAGTAAAATTGGGATATATTGATATAGTTAGATTATTGTTACAAAGGACTGATATAGATCCATGTGTCAATGAAAATGGTCCATTGAGAACTGCTTTTATTCATGGTGATTACAAAATGCTTAAATTATTATTAACTAATGATAGTATTCTTAATTATCCAATACAAAGATTATATTAATTAAATAGCTGTCAAATATCGACTTTTTAAATGTAATTTTTCATCTTTTTTTAGATATGGATATTCTGGAGTGTAAATATTTGGCAATTTAGCAAATGGATTATTTAAAAATTTATTTAATAAAAGTTTTATTTTATAATCATGTTTATTTGTATTTTCATAAAATTTTAATACATAATAAGTGTAAATTAATCCTGATATACTCAATTGTTTATAATTATCAACATCATTATAAAATATTTGTCCAATTATTGGAAAAAGTCTTATATCTTTTTTTATTTTTACACCATCTATTGGTATATGAGTATCATTTATTTCATTAGAAAATATATGCAATTCTCCAGTTTGTGGTAAATTAAATAATTTATTAAACACATAATCTCCGCCAACAACAATTATAAATGTTTTATTTATTTTTTCTATTGATTTTATAGTACCATTAGAAATTTTAGGTTCCTCATATCGTTGATTATTTAAAATTGGAAAATATTTTTCCAATAATAATATTCTTTTAAATGTTTTCTTAATTCTCCAATGAAATTGTAAAAAATTCATTGTAAGTTGCATATAATGATCAATTTTCATATATTGAGGATCAGTAATAAAATAATCTCCAATTTTAATTTTAATTTTATCAAGTATTTCTTTAGTTTGTAAACTTATATCAATAATTGCATCTTTTGATAAATTTATAAAAATTTTACGTGTATGACCAGTCATTCCAGATATTATTCTAATATTTTTAAAACCTTTAACTCTTAAAAGTTCAGATAATTCATTTGCATCTTTTACTGGATCGACAGAATAAACATCAAAATCTAATAAATCTGTTTGTTCATTATATATACCTTCATTTCTTTTATCTTGTAATAATAAATGTATAGCATATCCTCCATAAAATACTAAATTATTATTTTTTATATATTGAAGAATAATCGTTTTAATTTGTTCTTCATTTATAATTTCCTTATGTTGAATTTTAAATTTATTTAAAATTTTTTCAATATTTTTATTTGATAATCCTTTAGGAAAAATACCATTTATTACAAAATTCTTTTTCATTTATATATATAAATCAAAAATGAAAGTTGCACCTAAATCGATCGCAACACTTGATAAAGAAGATATCTTAGATATAAGTGATGATCAATTTAAATTATATATGAAATTACGTCCAGTAGAATATAATTATAAAAGTGAAAAACTTAAATATAATGATGAACAAAAATTAAAAAAATATAATGAAATGATGAAGAATCGTAAATTAAAAGCCATCGAATTAAAATTTAAAAGTGAAACCGGTTGTAGTACTATAAAACGATTGAGTAAAGAACAATATGATAAAATATCAAATATGATGAACGATTTAATTGATAATGATAATCCAAATATTGATCAATGGATGGAAATTGATGAAAATGATTTAAAAATATATCGAGAAATGGAAAATAACGTTAATATGACCGAACAAAATGAATTGATAAATAAATATGATACATTGAGAGAAAAAATATTGAAAGAAACTATAGAACCAAAATTAATTAAAACACATGGTTTTGTTTTACATGAATTGGCACTAACTAATCCATCATTAGTTTATAGTGATGAAGATGATAATCTTGATGGAATTTATTACAATACATTACACGCCCTACATGTTTATATAATTCAACAACAACAAAAAAAATTAAATGATCTTGAAGCAAGAATTTTAAAACTTGAATCTTAAAAATCATAAGGATAAAACCATAAAATTCCAGTTTTGTATTTATCTGCAAACATTTGCTTTTCTCTTAAATCTAATTCAATTAATTTACATAAAGATTTAATCGTTTCTTTTTTCTTAACTTGTACTTCTAATTGTTTACATATTTTCAATAAAATAGTTTTATCATTTATTTGATTACAAATAAATCCTTTTTTAATTTTTCTTAGATCAGAAGAAATATTTTCATTAGTAAATCTCAATTTAAATACCATTTTATTATTATTATTTTTTTCAATATATCCAATAATAAAATCATTTTCTTTTTTAATTTTTCTTGATTTTCTTTTCAATAAATATTCATTATCTTTTAAATTAACAAATTTATGTAAAGAATTATTATAAATTCGTGGCATCATTAAATAATGCCCTATGAATTTCTTGGTTTTATCAATTTGAGTAAAAGATTCTGTATCAAAATAATTATCTCCAATTGAATGATTAAAACCAATTTTTATCATATTTTCATCAATTAAGTAATTTTTATAATTTTTTAAGATATTGAAAATAATTTTAGAAATATTCTTTTTTGAATTAATATATTTTTCTAAGGCATATTCAAGTATGTTTTGTTGATGTTCAATTTGTAATTTGGACAAATGTAATGCTAATAATTTAAATTTTGTCATTGTTTTTAAATATTTAATTGTTTTATTAATATTGTAAAAATATTTTGTTTTTCTTTTAGAAATTATTGTTGTTATTTGTTTATTAATATTTATATTTTTATTTGGTTTTGTAAAATTAATTCGTTTTTCCAATGATAATGTATTATCATTTAAATCTATAGGATTGAATGCAAAAATTCCAGTAGATAATTCAATTAAAAATCCATCATTAAATATATTTTTATTATTTATCAATTCTTTAAGTGCTAAATCTATAAAACAAGTGTCAGAATATTTTTTCAATAATTCATGAATAATAGATCGTGATATTATTGTATATTGATTGATTATATCTATTATATATAATTTTGCTAAAAATACTTCATCATTTTGATAATATAATTTATATGTTAAATTTGGATTATTAGTCGTAATATTTGATGAATCATAAAATTTATAATCGATAGCAATAGTTTTTAATATTTTTTCAATTTGTTTAATTACGATATAATTTTTTTCATCTCTGGCATATTCTAATTCTTCAGATGACATAATTTTATCACTGTTTGGAATTGAAACAACATATTTGTGAATATTAACTATTTTATTTTCAATATCATCATGAGATTTAAATCTTATGCCCCGGCCGATAATTTGATTAACACGTGAGAAATTTTCTTGAACATTTAATATATAAATATCATGAATGCGTTTTAAATCTAAACTTTCTTTAATTAATAAAGATCCAATTATATATTTAATGATTTTACCATTTTTATTTTCTTCTGAGTTAAATATTTTAATTAATTTATTTCTATCAATTATAGAAATATCTTTATGTAAAATAATATATTTTGATGGATAAAATTGTTCATTTCTTTTCCAATCTTTATATTTAATACCATATTTATAATCAATGTTATTATTATTGATTAAATTAATTCCAACTATATATTCGCTTATTCCATTTTCTATCATTGCATTTGCAAATAATTTTATTCCACTATTATTTACAAATTTTCCAAATACAAATCCAAATGGTCTATTATTTTTCAAAATATCAGATATACATTTATGATACTTTGAAGAATAATTTCCTAAATTAGAAATATTTAAAACCGGTCCACTTATCGAAGATTTCATTACATTTTGTCTTGATAATGTAATTTTATATTTTTTTAAATAATCTATTGATACATATTTAAGTTCATTTTCTATTTTTGAAAAAATCATATCTGGTAAAACAAATTCACAAATTTTTTTAATTTTCATATTTACACTTCCAGTCCAATATTTTTTATATGCTTCAAATTGAATTTTTGATAATGGCACTCTGATAAGTTTAGTTTGTATGATTCGTTCATTATTTGGACCTTGTAATTTAAGTGGAATTGAACCAATATCTATTTGTGTTGGAAAATATTTAGGATCGTTGTACATATTGTAAGATATCATTCCAGCTAATCTTGATTTGATTATTTTATTAGCATTTGGTTTTAATTCATTGTCAATTGTAAATAATTCATATTTATCTAATAGATCGTTTGGATATAATAAATTTATAAATTCAACAATATCATATGGTTCATTAAACATTGGAGTTGCTGTCATAAGTATTAATTTATATCTTTTTGAAGTTTTCATCAATCTTTTTAACGCAATTGAGTAAGTATTTTCATTCAATAAAGAATGTGCTTCATCAATAATTATTAATGAATCAGTTATATCACCATCTCTATTTTTAACAAATGATTGATAATTTTGAAAAATATATCCAATTTTAATTAACTTATTTTCATCTTTATGTGTCAATGTATTATAATTTGCAAATGATCCACATTTTCCACTTAATTCTTTTATAAAATTAACACGAGCTATACTTGAACACACAATAAATATTTTTGGTGATATTAATGATAATCTATATTTTTCTGAGATTTGTATTGCTTCACATGTTTTTCCTTTCCCAGTTCCATGAAATAAAATTAATTTATTATACAAAGTCTGAGATGTTATAAAATTTTTAACAAATTTTTGATGACGTTGAATAATAAACTTATCTTTTAAATTTTTAATTGGTTTTCCAAAAAATTCATTTTTTGTTTTTATCAATGCATTAAAATTTTTATCTTTTATTTTTGGATAATAACTATCCATTGAAAAGAAACTTTTTAGAAAGAAACTTTTTAGAAAAAAGTTTCGGCAAAAAAGTTGATGAAAAGGTTGAAGAAAAGGTTGATGAAAAGATTGATAAAAAGTTTTTATATAAACCAATAAAATTAAAAAAATAATTTATTAATTTATCAATTTCATAACTCGTTTATCTTTTTTTAATAATTTAACAATTTCAAAATGACTATATTCACATGCAACTTGAAATAAAGAATTACCAATATCACTTAGATCAACTCTTTTATCTTTTAATAATAATTTCACAACTTTTAAATGTCTATTTTTGGCTGCATATCGAATAGCACAATTATCGCGATCACCTGGATTGACTCTTTTATCTTTTAATAATAGTTTAACGATTTTATAATAACCTTTTTCAGATGCACATAAAATTGCAATATTATCATCAACACTAGGATCAACTCTTTTATCTTTTAATAACAATTTAACGATTTTTGGATAATTAAATCTAACTGCATTTGTAATTGAACAATTACTAAAAATACTAGGATCAACTCTTTTATCTTTTAATAACAATTTAACGATTTTTGGATAATTAAATCTAACTGCATTTGTAATTGAATAATTACTAAAAACACTAGGATCAACTCTTTTATCTTTTAATAATAATTTAACTATTTTATAATAACCACAACAAGATGCTTTATAAATTGAAAACTTGATATCAAAATTTGATTTAACTTTTGATAAAAGATATTTATATATTTTATAATAATTATTATTATTTGCTATTGTAAATAACTTATTATTTATGGTTGTACTATCAATTTTTAATAATAATAATTTTATTGTTTTATATTTATTTTCTTTATACAAATATTCAAACAAATCTAAAATATTTTCATAATCTTCATAATATTCATATATAAATATTCTATCTATAATTTCACCGATATGATTACACATTTTAAAATTTAAACACAAATCATTGTATATTAAAAACATTTTATTTATTATTGAAATTTTTTAGAAAAAAGTTTCGGCAAAAAGTTTTGGTTAATGAGATTGATTTATTGAAATTAATTTATTGAGATTATATTTATTAATCAATTTTAATATTAAAAAAAATTAAAATTTTAATAAAAGTAATTAATTTAATTCAAGATTCAACTTAGATTTTACATGTTTTAATAATAATTTAAAAATTTTTGGATGTCCACTCTTAATTGCTAATTCTAGTGCTTCATTGTTATTATCACTTGGATTTACTCGTTTATCTTTTAAAAGATATTTTATAATCTTTAAATGTCCATTTTTTGATGCCATTCGGATTGAATTATTATTATGGGAACTAGGATCGACTCTATTATCTTTTAATAGCAATTTAACAATTTTATGATGACCATAAGCACATGCAATCCTTATTGGAAAATTATAATTCGAACTTGGATCAATTTTTAATGTAAATTTTGTTAAAAGATATTTTACAATTTTATAATAACCTTTCATACATGAATATTCAATTGGATCATTTTTTAGTGCTTCTAGATTAACTTGTTTAATTTTTAAAAGATATTTAAAAAATTTATAATTATTATAATAATATGCTAAATGAAATATTCGATTGTAATCAATAGAACAATTTGATACATATAGTTTTTCACTTGTAATTATATGATCTGCTTCAAAATTTGAACACAAATCATTGTATAATATGAACATCAAAGAAACTTTTTAGGAAAAAGTTTCAGCAAAAAGTTTTAGTTACAAAGTTTTATATATTTTATATTTATTAATCAATTTTTATTAAAGAGACTTTTTAGGAAACATTATTTTTGCTGAAACTTTTTTCTAAAAAGTTTCTTTCTAAAAAGTTTCTTTCCTAAAAAGTCTCTAAAAAGTTACTTTATATGATATAAAATCATCAATGGCATTGATAATATCAGCTGGAAGTTGATTACCAAGTTTCCATTTAGAATAATTTAATAGTAATTTTCTTGAATCATATATTATATGATTATATTTTTGTGGTACTTGATCATTATTTAATTGAGAAACTTTTACAATAGCTTTAAATTGTTTATTTTCTTCCCAGTTCTTGAAATCTGGAAATGAAATTCTTTTTTTAATAATAATTGATAATTGTTTATAATTTATCTTTCCCATTTTTTATAATACAAAAAATATTTTTATAATAAAAATGATTATATTATATTATATATTAAAATGTCTATTGTGATTGATAAATTTAATTTACAAAAAAATAAAAATATTTCTACATTATATGATAAATTTGTATCACCAGAAGATAGATATTCTTCAAAGGTTATGAGTAAGTTTGAAAAAAGTTCAGTAATTGCTGCATTAACTGAAGATATTGCCAACGGCCGAAAAATAGATATTCCTGTGACTAAAAATTACAAAAGTAAATTTCAAACTAATACTGCAATGTATATGGATTTAGCTATACAATTAATTAAGAAAAAGAAGTGTCCGTACGCTGTTGTGCGACCTTGTCCAGATAAAAATCGTTTAGAGTGGTGGGATGTTAATGAACTAATTATATACTTCTAAGAGACTTTTTAGAAAGAGACTTTTTAAGAAAAAGTCTCGGCAAAAAGATTATGTTAAGACTTTTTAGAAAAAAGTCTCGGCAAAAAGATTATATTTTTTATATTTTTCAATTTTTTTAAAAGTTTTAATATGTTCTTTTTGCTGAAACTTTTTTCTAAAAAGTTTCGGTGCATTCTTTTTGCCGAGACTTTTTCCTAAAAAGTCTCTAAAAAGTTTCTTAATAAAATTGATTTTTATTTTTTAATTATATAAAATGTCATATTGTTTAACAAATTGTAAAAATTGTAATAAAACTATTTCACATATATTACTTCCATTTAGAGCATATATCAATGATAAAGTATTGAATAATAAAGATCAATCAAATAATGAAGATTTCTTTATAAAAAATAAAATAACAAACAATTGTTGTAGATCCCAAATTGTTACTACATTAATTGATCCAACAATGGAAAATGAACTTGAAAATTCTTCATATTATAAAAATTATATGAATTATTCTGTTAAAATTATTTAATAGTAATATATTACTATTTTTTTATTTTTCATATATATATATATATAAATGTTAATGACTACCGTTGTTAAAGATAATATTAGTTGTGCAAATTTAAAATTAACAACAGGACATATTGAGATAACTGGAACAAATACATTTTATGGAGACTCAAATGGTAATGCAATTACCACTGGATTAAGAAATACATTTTTGGGAAGTAAATGTGGCAAAGTAGTCACAATAGGAGATGACAATACATTTATTGGTAATGATACAGGAAAATTGGTTACAACTTCAAGTGATTTGACTGTAATTGGTTCATCTAATGCTCCAATACTAGTAACCTCAACAGATTTGGTTGGTGTTGGTAAATCTATTTTAACATCTGCAACAAGTGCATGTAATAGTAATGTTTTATTAGGAAATAATGTTTTAGATCTAACTGTAACTGGAAGTAATGAAAATGTTATGATTGGACATAATATTGCAACTTCTGGTGCTGTTGCTTTTGTAAGAAATATATTTATTGGTGAAGATGTTGCCACTGCACATACTACTGGAAGTCCTAATGGAAATGTCATAATTGGCTATGGTGCTGCTAATAATCAAACTATATTGGGAAATGGAAATGTTGGTATTGGGCAGGGAGTTCTATCTAATACAACTGGATCATGGAATACTGTAATTGGAAATGCTTCTTGTACTGTGGCTGGAGGTGGTTCATATAATATTATTATTGGTGCTGGAACTAATGTAAGATTTTTTACATCACGAGCAATTAAAATTGGATTTGGAATACGTTCCTCTTTAACAACATTTATTGATGGAATTAGAGGAGTTACTACAACTGTTCCAGATGCTGTGGCAGTTTTAGTTGATTCAGATGGACAATTAGGAACAGTTTCATCTTCCAAAGTTTTTAAAGAAAATATTGAAACAATTGATAATAATGTTATTAATCGTTTTCATCAATTAAGAGCTGTCAGTTTTGATTATATTTCTCATCGTGAATCAGAAGATAAAAGAGAAAAAGAAGAAAAAACACAATGGGAACTTGATCAAATTAAAAAAGAAAAAGAATGGTATTTAAATATGAAAGATATCGATTCAAATGAAAAATATATAAGAGAAAAGTTTTTATTCAATAAAAAACACATTCGTAAACAATATGGTTTAATAGCTGAGGAAGTTGAACAATTATTTCCAGATTTAGTTGTTTGTAATAAAAGTGGAAAAATTGAAACAGTACAATATAATAAATTATTTGGATTATTAATTGCAACAATACAAGATAATAGAAAACTTATCAATAGACTAGCTAATATGATGAAATAAAGAGACTTTTTAGGAAAAAGTCTCGGCAAAAAAATTATGTGTTATATATTTTTTATTATTTTTTGTTGAGACTTGGAATGCCTGAATCTATAATAAATCCAAAGCTTTTCTATAACTTTTAGTATGATAAGTTAATTTTATATATTTATCATACATTATTATAATTTATGAATTAAATAACCAATTTTTAAATTATTTTTAAATTATTTTTAAATTTGATAAATAATTTTTTTTTATATTTGAATTTATTTACATCTTGAATATTTCTTCTTTTATCATCAATAAATATAAGATTATACTTATATCTTTTATCAAATCCAATATTTTTTTCAAAATAATCATATATTATTTTAACAATAATTCCTTTACTTCCGATTTTTTTTGTAAAAATCTTTGGAATTGATTGCAAGATTGGATTTTTATTTAAAATATTCTTATTGAAAATAATTCGCTTATCATTTCCATCATATGAACAATAAAAATAGTTATATTTTTTTCTTTTAATTAATGAAAATATATCTTTATTAATTATATTATTCTCAGATAACATTGTATTGTGAATATCAATAATACATAATGTTGCTTTTTTAAATGATAATTTACTCAAAAATTTATCAATTCGCTTTGAAAAATTATCATGTTTTTTGAGAACAATCATGTATATATAATGAAAAAAATAATAAAATAATTTTATAAATCATGAATTTCATTATTAAAAGATAAAAAAGTTAATTCAAGTGATAATGATAATTATGCAATTCAATTTGCTTCTAAAAATGAACATTTTGAAATTGTTCAATTACTTATAAAAGATATTCTATCAAAAAGAGACTTTTTAGAAAAGAAACTTTTTGGAAAAAAGTTTCGGCAAAAAGAGAGTATTTTATAAGTTTTTTGTTATTTTTTTTGCTGAAACTTTTTTCTAAAAAGTTTCTTTATAAAATTGATTAATTAATATAATATAACAATATGTATGAATTATATAAAGATATTAATCATTATACTTTCAATATTGATAAAATAATTAAAAATGTTGGTAGTATTGATGTTCTTTTCGGTAATTTATGTAAAAATGGTGGATATAATATTATTAGATATTGTTTATTGAAATATAAAATGGAAATTGATTTAAATGGTACCAGTAATTATGCAATTAGAATAGCTTCTGAAAACGGCCATAAAAAAATTGTTGAATTATTATTAAAATATGAAGAAGTTGATCCTAGTGATTGTAATAATTATGCAATTCAATGGGCATCTGAAAATGGTCATTTAGAAGTTATTAAACTGTTATTAAAAGATAAACGAGTCGATCCTAGTGCTGTTAAAAATTATTCAATTCAAGAAGCATCTAGTAATGGTCATTTAGAAATTGTTAAACTATTATTAAAAGATGGACGAGTTGATCCAAGCGATGAAAATAATCGTTCAATTCGAAAGGCATCTAAATTTGGACATTTAGAAGTCGTTAAACTGCTATTAAAAGATGGACGAGTTGATCCAAGCGATTGTGATAATGAAGCAATTATAGAAGCATCTAAATTTGGGTATTTAGAAATTGTAAAATTATTATTAAAAGATAAACGAGTCGATCCAAGCGATTGTGATAATGAAGCAATTATAAAGGCATCACAATATAAATATTTAGAGATTATTAAATTGTTATTAAAAGATAAACGAGTCAATCCAGGAGATGCTAAAAATTCTGCAATTCAAATAGCATCTGCAAATGGAAATTTAGAAGTTGTAAAATTATTATTAAAAGATAAACGAGTTGATCCAAGTGCTAGTAATAATTATGCAATTATAAAGGCATCTCAATATAAATATTTAAATATTGTTAAATTATTATTAAAAGATGAACGAGTTAATCCAAGCGATATTAATAATTCTGCAATTCAATTAGCATCTGCAAATGGAAATTTAGAAATTGTAAAATTATTACTAAAAGATAAACGAGTTGATCCTAGTGTTAATAACAATTATTTAATTCGAATAATAATTACAAGTGGACAGTTGGAAGTCGTCAAATTATTATTAAAAGATAAACGAATTGACCCAACTGATAATGATGATTATATAATTCGACATGCAGCAAAAAATGGATATTTAGAAATTGTAAGAATATTATTAAAAGATAAAAGAATTGATCCAAGCGCAAGTCATAATTATGCAATTCGTTGGGCATCTAAAAATGAACATTTAGAAGTTGTAAAATTATTATTAAAAGATAAGAGAATTAATCCAAGTGAAAATTATAATAATATAGTTCGTTGGGCATCTAAAAATGGTCATTTAGAAGTTGTAAAATTATTATTAAAAGATAAGAGAATTTATTATTCAATTACTAATTATAATAATATAGTTCGTTGGGCATCTAAAAATGGACATTTAGAAGTTGTAAAATTATTAAAAAGAAACTTTAGAGACTTTTAAAAAAAGTCTCGACAAAAAGAAGATATAAAATAAATATTTTTATTATTTTTTGTTGAGACTTTTTTCTAGAAAGTCTTTTTTTAAAAAGTTTTAATAAAATTGATTTTTTAATTTAATATAATATAACAATATGTATGAATTATATAAAGATATTAACTATTATACTTTCAATATTGATGAAATAATTGGATGTATTGATAATATTAATATTTTTTTCAATAATGCATGTAAAATGAATAAATATAATATTGTTAAATATTGTTTACTAAAATATAAATTGAAATTTGATCCAAGTAGTTATCATAATAAAGCAATTCGCTTAGCATCTGCAAATGGTCATTTAGAAATTGTAAAATTATTATTAAAAGATAAACAAGTTGATCCTAGTGATTTTTGTAATAGTGCACTTATGGAAGCATCTGAAAATGGGCATTCAGAAATTGTTAAATTATTACTAAATGATAAAAGAGTTAATCCGAGTGATTGTGATAATCGTGCAATTCGATCAGCAGCTGAATATGGACATTTAAAAATTGTTAAATTATTATTAAAAGATAAAAGAGTCAATTTAAGTGATAATGAGAAGTATACAATTTGTTTTTCAGTTGAAAATGAACATTTAGAAGTTGCTAAAATATTAAAAAAATATATTAAAAAAAAATAATAAAATAATTTTACAAATCATGAATTTCATTATAAACTTCGTTTATATCAACTAATGCGGATCTATATCTATCTTTATCAAATTGAACTGGTGTTAATTTATAATCCATTAACTTCCAATAAATTAATTCAAAATTATCATAATCTTTCAATTCTTCCATAAAACTATTTAATTTCATTGTTATTTTTGTAGGATATACATAAATGAATTTATTTTTTTCATCATCTTTAAATATTTTCGCGAATATTCCTCTTGTTAAAACATTTTCTTCTTTTTTTACCCAAACCATATATGATACATAAAACACGAAATCAAATGCTATAAAATGACAATCATATAAATTCATAACATATAATTGTTGTTGTATTTGCCACCAATATCCTGATGGAATTTTATCAAGACCAGCATTTGTAGTTGTCATTTCATTGTCTTTTTTCTTACTATATCTACAATCATTATATTTACTTGGACATTTTATTTCCAATCCAATAACATCATCAATTAATCCTAAATTAAACCAATGTCTTAATTCTTTTAATGTTGGTTTATAATTTGGTGGAACATTTGGAAAATTCTTAGGTTGAAACATAAAAACTACACCATCCGGTGATGCTCTTATAATTTTATTTTTCCAATGAGAAATTGAAGAAGATTCATATATTAATACTTTATTATTGATAAATCGATCATCATCATATTCTTTATTAAATAATGATTGATATAAATCTCTTGCAACTGGTTCTAATGCATTTCCTCTATGCATTGGACTTGTTAATTTATCAACTGATGTATAATATCTTGATGTTTCGACATCTATAGTATTAGAACTCTCTAATAATGCTTTTTTCTTTTTATTGATAAATGAATTACGTGATTCATATTTTTTATTCAATCCCAGTGCTGAAAAAACTTCACTTGCATTAATAGCTCCTTTTCTTATTTCCAACCATTCAGTAGTTCCTTGTTCGGGAGCATCTTTATTTAAATCTAAAATATCTAATACAATTTCTACTCTATCTTTATAAATTATATTATCAAGATTTATAGTTAAAAAATTTGTTATAAAATCTACAGCAACTCCTATTTCATTTTTTGTCAAAACAGTAATTTTTATAACTCCGTTTTGAGTTATTTCAAAATGTTGAATATCATGATCTGGGCGATTATATTGTATTTTAACCATTTGTTTTTTATCTGAAACATAAAATGCATTTAAGTTATTATTTTCATTTAAATTAACAAATTCAATTAATTTTTTATTATCAAATTTAAATTTAGTTAATTGTTTAACAACACATAAAATCATACTTCCTTTTGGTGGTATAATGTTAATTTCATTTTGAAATATAGTATTATTTTTACTATGTATTTTTTTCAATAATAACTCAATTGTATTTTTAAATTCTTTAAATTTATCAAAACTAAAGCCAGTTGAACTTATACTTCCGTTGCAAAATAATTTAACTGAAATAATATTTTTTGGATCAGATGTATATAATTCTAAAAATATTGCATTCTTAAATGCTAATTCTACTTTATTCTTCTTATTTTTTTTAACTTTAATTCCCCTTTTATATAAAACATACTCTTTATTTTCATTTTTGTATCCGTATCTAAAACATTTTATAATATCTGAATATTCCATAAAATTTTTATCTAAATACATTGCCAAGTCTAATAAATTAGTACTTTTTTTAACACCTCCATAATAAGATGTATAAATTGTAGTAGTTTTTGGTATTTTATTATTATCAAATTTTATTTTTTGTGTCGACATTTTTGATATTTATACTATTTAATCAATTTTATTTTTAATATATAAGAATGTTAGATAAATATAAATATGCAAAAGATATACCAGATTTATTGGCTGTTAATGGTAATAATCCATTGAGAAATAAAGAACTATCAGTTAAAATGCCATGGTATTTATATCTAAGACGATGTAAATTACAAGGCATTAAACCAACTCAAGTTAGAAATGTTGAGACTTTTTAGGAAAAAGTCTCGGCAAAAAATAATGTGTGTGAGTTTATAGTGTTTATAAGTTTATAATGTTTGTAAGTTTATAATTAATTTTTTATTTTCTTTTTGTTGAGACTTTTTTCTAAAAAGTTTCTTTCTAAAAAGTCTCTTTCTAAAAAGTCTCTTTTTAAATAAAATTGATTTTATATTCAATTGAATAAAATATGATATCTAGACATATTATCATAAATGATATAAATTTTAGAAATTATTGTAGAGGTACTATAAATTTTCTAGAATACATTGGTTATAAAGATGAAAATATCAATATTATTGAAATAAATTGTATTGAATATAGTATATTGACAAAATTGAAAAAAATATTTAAATTTAATGATTGTATTAAAAAAATTATTTTAAATTATAACAAAGATATACCAATTTGTTTATCAAATTATAATTTTCATATTGAAAAAAATTTAAAAATAATAAAATGTAAAAATAAAACAAAAATAATAACTTGTAAAATAATAATTTTTAAATGATTTTTATTTTTTAGATATAATATGAAATTAAAAGTACCAAAAACTCTTAAATGTAGCCCAGGTAGGAAAATTAAAAAACAATCTTGTTTTACTGATAAAGAAATTAAACAAATACATAAAATATTATTAAAACATAAAAAATTTAGTGGAAAAATACCATTAAATCTCGTTACTCAAATAAAAGATTTAAATGTTATTCTCAAAGATTCATTTCGGCCAGTGTCAACGTGGTCAAAAGATGGTTGGTTGAGTATTTATGATATAAATAATGTTATGAAACAATATGACGATATATATCCCAACTTTGTGTTTCTAGGAACAAAATTATCTGACTTTTATGAAACCAATGATTTAATACATGAAAAACTAGATAAAAATAAAAAATATGGATTTATCTTTAGATTAAAAGGAGAAAAAAATAATTGTAATGAAGCAGCACATTGGGTATCTTTATTATTGTATAAAAATAGAATTGAATATTTTGATTCAGTTCCACATATTTTACCAAATTCAATGATATATATTATAGAAAGAATATCATTACATTGGTTATTATTAACAAATCAATCTGATATAAAATTAAAAGTAAATACTAAACGTGTACAACATTTCAATGGTGATTGTGGTATTTTTGCAATTGATTATTTAGTAAAACGTATGTCAGGAATTTCTATGGAAAAATATATAAAAACAAAATTTACAGAATCATATATAAAAGATTTAAGAGATTTTTATTATAATAAAAATTGATTTATATTTATTATTAATAATATATAATGTTTATTCTTTTTGAAGGACCAGATAATTGTGGAAAAACCACACAAGCTGATTTATTATTTAAAAAATATTTAAAATTGAATAAAAAAGTAAAAAGAATATCATTTCCTGATCGCCGTACTGAGATTGGAAAAGTATTACATAATCATCTCAATTCTAAAATAAAAATTCATTCAAAAGAAGCAATTCATCTATTATTTAGTGCAAATCGTTGGGAGAAAAAAAATGAAATTGAAGAATTACTAAATTCTGGATATTTTATAATATGCGATAGATATATTCCATCTGGTTATGTTTATTCAATGGTAAATGGTTTAGATTCTATTTGGTGCAAACATGCGGACCAAGGATTACCAATTCCAGATATAACATTTTTATTTGAAAATAATATAAATGTTGATGGAAATGAATTATATGAAAATGAAACATTTCAATCTAAAGTATGTAATGAATTTAAAAAAATTAAAGGTAATAATATTTACAGGATTAATTCACATAAATCTATACATGAGATTTCAAATATAGTCTATGATACATTAACTAAATTGCCAATTGTGACCACAAGTGATACAAACTAATATATTTGTTGATCCTTCGTCACCGGATTTTTTTTGTACAGATGATTGATGTGAATTTCTATTTCCACAATTTGGGCATTTAAAATTACTATTAGCTGTCAATTTAAGTACAGATCCATGTAATCTTCTATATTTTTCTTTTTGAATAAAATCAGTCCAATATTCACTATTTTCAATAATAAAATCATTTTCATTTGAATTATTAAATGGTGTTTTTCTTTCACCGATAAACCATTCTTTATATTTTTTTGAAAAATTAGGAGAATTAATATCTACTAATAAAAATATTTTTTTACATTTTATTTCAAAAATATCTCTATCTTTACATTGTAAATAAATTTTTATTAAATACTCATATAAATCTTCATGAGTGTTTGTATTTTTCAATTCTTTTATATTTTCAAATAATTTTTCAGTAAAAAAATTAACAAGTTGTTTTTCTAATATATTCATTATTATATATATTAAAATATAAATCAACTTTATTAATATGATGGATGTTTGTTGATAACAATTCCACAATAATTGACAGGATATCGTTGATAATTAACATTTGTATAAATACCACAATTTGATGCACATTTCATCAACCATACATTATCTGCCCAATATGATTTAGTATGATTAAAACCGGCGTTTAATATGTGAGTTAATTCGTGCAATAATACAAACATAAGTAAATTATTTGGATATAATTCAGTATCATTTTTTTGCATGCACATATTTATAGAATATCCTTTGAATAAAGTATAAGTTTCTTTAGGATTCTCTACCATTGAATTACCATGAAATCTATTTAATATTCTCTTAGTTCTTGGATCATTTGGGAAATAGTTTTTTAAATATTTTTGTAATTTTACAGTTTCGTTACCTAATTCACAAAATTTATTTGCAACTTTTTGTTTTATTGAAGAATTTAGAACTTTATATGTTATTCCACATACTCCAGTTACTCTTGTATACTTATTGAATAAATTATGAATAATAAGTAATATTATTATTATCAATATGAAAATAATAAATTTTTTATTTTTCATTATATATTATAAAACAATTTTTTAAATTGTTCTATATAATATTTATTTTTTATATAATAATCATTATCATATATTATTTTTTTATCAATTTTAGATTCTATATCTATATATTTATTCAATAATTTAAAATGTACTTTATTTTGAAAAAATATTCTTTTATCTTTTAATAATAGTAATACAATTTTATGATGATTATTTCTAAATGCATTTTTAATTGCAAAATTATTATCATCACTTGGATCAATATTCTTTTGTTCTAATAATAGTCTAACCACGTTTATGTGACCATTTTTTGATGCATATCTCAATGCATAATTATTTTTTGAATTAGATTTAACTACTTTATATGTTAAATTTATAAAATCATACATATTATTATTCAAAAATAATATTTTACAATGTTTTTCATCTATTATTCTAGATCCAATTGATTTGAATGTATTATCTATAACAACATATTTATTATTAAAAGATTTAATAATTTCTCCATTATCAAAAATTGGTTTTATATAATTTAATAATAATTCTACTATTTTATAATAACCTTTTTGTGCAGCTATACGAATTGGATAATTTGAATCTATAAATGGATCAATTAAATTATTTGTATTATTCAATAAATAATCAACAATTTCAGTATTTCCATATAAACATGTAATTTTAATTGCATAATTATTGTTATCAAAAGCATTTATTTCATAATTTTTTATCATATAGTTAAATAAACACATTGTTCCATATTTTAATATCCAAATATAAATTACTTTATCTGATATTTTTTTCAATTTCATTAAATTATTCCATTTCAATATATTTTCACTAGTTTCATTACTATATTTTTTATTGTGATAATTTTTAAAATATTCAACTTTACCAAACATTATCAGGATCAACTTTATGATATTGTTTTGGTACTATATATAATGAACTAGTTTTTTCTTTTTTATAAAGATTTGTTGGCATTAAATTATCGTTGTTTCTAGTTTTATATTTTTTTCCATTATACATAAAATACAATGGACTGTACATACTTGGCAAAGATGTGCTATGATATCTTGAAATTAATTTAAGTTGCTTCATATTATATGTTACTTTTAAAAAGTTACTTTGTTACTTTTTCTCAAAAAGTAACATCAAAAAAAATATTATTCTTAAAAATAAATAATATTAAAAACTTTTTGCCGTTACTTTTTCCCAAAAAGTAACAAAGTAACCTAGATGTAAAATAAAATCATCAATATATATATGATAATGATTCCTAAATGAACAAACAATGGAAATTTTGAATCATGTTCTTTCATTTCTTTATAAATAATAAAATTGATTAAATTGTATTTTTATATTAATACTATATATATGAAATTTAAAAAAGAAAATTATTACACAGATAAAAAAAATGATAATCCGAATACATTTTATATAAGATGTCAAAAATTTGAAAATAGAAGATTATTACAATCAGAAAAAATAAAATATAATGATAAAATATGTTATAATGATGATTTTTATAAATCACCAGAAACAATTGATGATATTTTAGATTATGAAAGTGACTCTGAAGGTTATTGGGGATCACAAAATAAAATGATATTTAAAAATAGGAAAAGTAAACATCATAAAGAAATAAATAATTTTATCAATGGTTTATCTGATACTTCTTATAATTATGATAAAAAATATATTGTTTCAATGTTTGGAAGAACTATTTCTGGAAGAGATATATGTATTCATGTTAAAAATTATAGACCATGGTTTTTAATCAAAGTTCCTGAAGTATTTCATAAATCACCGAAATTATTTATGAATATTATTAAATATAATAATGATAATGGATTTTTATTAGATAGAGATAAAAAACATTTTAATATTGGATTTAGATATGGATATATTTGGAATATGTTAGTAGCAAAATATAATAAATCAATTGTTAAGATTGAATTAGTATATGGAAAGCCTTTTGAAGAATTTACTGGAACTGATATATTTCCATATGTAAAATTATCTTTCAATAATAGTAATGCTAGAAAATTTTATTCAATGAGAGTATTTGGTTCAAATAAACATGGTGATTATACAAAATTGTCATTTGTAATGAAAAATGGTAAATCTTTTATGGTTAATATAAAAACATATGAAGATGGTATATCTCCAAATATAAGGTTCTTTCATGATAGAAAATTAAACCCAGTTGGATGGTATAATGTAAAAAATGTTTTCAATATTCCAGATGAAGAAAAACTTACTAATTGTGCTATAGAATTTACTGTAAATTATGAAGATATTTCAACGAATGATACAATAATAGATATTCCAATGTCAATTAGTAATTCTTTTGATATTGAAACAAGTAAACGTATTTACAATGGTATTGGTCCTGAATTTTTAGAATCTGATCCAATTATTTGTATTGGAAATGTATTTAAAATTGAAGATAAAATATTAAATGTTTCATTAACATTGAATAAAGTTACCAATATACATCCAAGTAAAAATACATATATAATTGAATTTGATAATGAAACTGATTTGCTGTTATATTGGATTGAATTAAATAGAAAAATGTCTACAGATATTTATTATACTTATAATGGTCATTCTTATGATTGGGAATATATATATTTTAGATGTTTTGATTTAAATATTGTTGGTGATTTATTCAAAATGACGAAATATTGGAATGTCAAAACAACTATATATAAAAATGATACATATAGTTCTGGTGCAGGTGCAAACAAAACAGTTATGTTAAAAACTTCAGGAAGTTGGAATATAGATATATACAAATACTATAATGGCCAAGCTGATAAAGCTAAATATCCTGATTTAAAACTGAAAACAGTTTCTTCAATAATTTTAGAAGAAACAAAAGATGATCTTACATATGATGAATTATATAGATATGCTGCTCAATGTTTTTCAAATCCAATTGATGATAAATCAAAAGAGAAAAATACTATAATAAATAAATACTGTCTTCAGGATTGTGCATTATTGTATAAATTAGTAATACAATCGTCAATTGATTTAAATTTAATATCTAAATCCAAAATTACATCATTAGATTTATCAACATGTGCAAATTCTGGTCAAGGACAACCATTATTATCATTAATATCTAATTTTGCATTATATAAGATGAATTATGTATATTTTATACCAAGAAATACTAAAGATATTAGACCAGTTGATACATTATGGCAACAAAAATTACATAATTTAGATTTTCGTACAGAATTTGATAAAAAGACAGAAAGAAAACAAGAAATTGTAAAAGAAAAATTTTATAAAGGTTTTAATGCAGTAGGAGGATTTGTTGCTCCTCCAATCCCAGGTATTAGAGAAAATATTCCTTGTTTAGATTTTAATTCAATGTATCCGTCAGCTACACTTTCCAATAATTTATGTTGTACTTCAATTATAAAAAATGAAAAATATAAGAAATTATATAAATATACAACTTATGTGTATTCATTACAAAATGGTACAAAGAAAAGTGTTGATATTGCTGTAGATTATACTAATAAACAAAAAAATTTAGGAATTTTACCAATGGTATGTAAAACGTTATTAGATGAAAGAAATAAAATTAAAAAGAAAATGAAACAATATAAAGATCATTCATTAATTCAATATAAAATATTGGATGGAGATCAAAAAGCCATGAAAGTTTTGTGTAATAGTGTTTATGGTCAAACTTTATCAAAATCTATACTTTATGCTGCTCCTATTGGTGGAACAATTACAAATGAATGTAGAAATTATATTCATGCATGTGAAGATTTGTTATGTGGAGTCGAAATGACGGATATTTCTTCAATATCTAATAAATTTAAAAATAAAGATTTACATGAGGTAAAATATTGGATTGGAAATAAATTATCTGCATTTACTGATGAAGATGAATTTGATAAATTAGAATTGGAATTAACTGAAAATAATGTTATGTTTTATACATCATTTTGTTCAAAGTTAATAAAATTGGAAAAAATAACAAGTACAAATAATTTATATGTATGGAAAGGTTTTGTCCCTGGTTCATCTATTGTATATGGAGATACAGATTCAATATTTCCTCAATTTCCTCAAAATAAAACTTTATCAAAGGAAAATGAATTTTATAGAATTTGGGATTTGTCAATTAAATGTGAAAAATATATAAATAATTTTCTACATAATCAACTTGATTTAACAACAATGACAATTGAATTAGAAAAATTACAATCATGGATATTCTTTTATCCAAAAAAGAAAAAATACTTTGGTTGGAAACATGAACGTCGAGATTACAATCATAAAGAGAAATTAATTCGTGGTGTTAAAAGTGTTAAGAGAGATGCTACAAAAATTGAAAAAATGGTTGGAAATAAAATACAACGATATATGATGGATTTACAACCTAATAATGCGATAAGATATATGAGAAATATTATTAAAAAAATCTTTACGGGAAAATATGATTATACATATTTCTTAAAGAGTGCAAAATTTAAAGGATTTGATGCATACAAAGAAGAATCCATTGAAAATGTTGCTCATATCAAAGTAGCAAAGATGATACACGATAAAGATCCATCAAGAACTCCGTTGAAAAATGAAAGAATATATTTTTCATATAAACGAACAAAATATAAAATTGGATCACATGGTGGAGTTAATATGCCGCAAAAAAAGGATATTGTTATTCCAGCAATATTTATAACAGATAAAACAGAAATTGATTATAAAACATTTGTTGAATATATCATTTCTAATAATATTGAAATATTAAAATATGTTATGAATATACCAGATTTAACTGCTAAACAATATTTATTATCAGTATTAGATGATTATAATATAGATTATAAGTAATTATTCAATAATCTATTGTAAATTGAATTAATATCAACATATTCGTATGTTATATTTCTATTTTTATATAATTTTGATAATAAATCTTGTATCATCTTTTTTTTCATTAATGTTCTATCCAACATTTTTAAATAATTATCTACCAATACACATTCGTATTTATCCAATGGATAAAAATCTGAATTAATAATTATATCATATGCTTTTTCTCTTTTAGTTTTTGTATATTTTATTCCTCCAATACTATTAAATAATTCATTTCTCAATTTTTTTCTCATTAATCTATTCATAAATACATGTTTCAATAATTTACGATGGGTAGCAATAAAAACAACTGCTCGTGAAGCATTTTTTGACAATTCATTTGAAATAAAGTATTTATAATTGCCATGTAAATATCTAGGATAATCATTTATAACCAAATAATGTTTTTTTATAGTATTTACTTCATCTTCATTTAAATCTGGAAAATAATTTTGTTTAATAAATTTTATTACTAGTTTATCCATATTATATATATAACTTTTAAAAGAAACTTTTTAGGAAAAAGTTTCAGCAAAAAAGTAGAAGAGTAATTACAAGAAAAGTAGAAGAGTAGTTATAAAAAAAAGTAAAATAGAAAGTTTATATAAAATATAAAAAATAATCAATTTTATTAAGAAATTTTATATGTAGTTTTGACTCGTTCATTTTTCAATAATAATTTGACAATTTTATCATGTTTATTTTCAATTGCACATCTGATTGCACAATTATTTCCATAACTTGGATCGACTTGTTTATTTTTCAATAGTAATTTAACTATTTTATAATTTCCAATTGTACATGATTGTCTAAATAGATAACTTGGATCAACTCGTTCATCTTTTAATAACAATTTAATAACTTTAAGATGTCCATTTAATGAAGCCATTATAATTGCATAATCATCATCATCACTTGGATCAACTCGTTTGTCTTTTAATAACAATTTGACTATTTTATAATAACCATTTTCAGCTGCTATTCTAATAGCATGATTAATCTTAACACTTGGATCAATTCTTTTATCTTTTAATAATAATTTTACAATTTTATAATAACCATTTTCAGATGTATATTTAATTGCGTGATTATTATTGATACTTGGATCGATTTGTTTATTTTTTAATAAATATTTAACAATTTTATAATGTCCGAAATAGTTTATTCTTTTAAAAAAATTATTAAATCCATTATCTTTTTTATCAATGTATTTTATAATATATAATTTATTCAAATTGTATTTTATAAAATATATATAAATATTTAAATTTAATTGTAAATCATTATATATTAAAAACATAGTAGAAAGAATTTTTTTAGAAAGAAACTTTTTAGAAAAAAGTTTCAGCAAAAAGATAGTTGAAAAAGTAAAAGAGAGTTTATATAAAAATATAAAATAATCAATTTTATTAAAAAATGTTATATGTAGTTTTAACTCGTTTATCTTTCAATAATAATTTGACAATTTTATCATGTTTGTTTTCAATTGCAGCTTTGATTGCACAATTATTTTTATAACTTGGATTGACTCGTTTATCTTTCAATAATGATTTAACCATTTTATAGTTTCCAATTGTACATGATCGTCTAAATAGATAACTTGGATCAACTCGTTTATCTTTTAATAATAATTTAATAATTTTAAAATGTTTATTTTCATATGCCCAAATAATTGCACAATTATTATCATCACTAGGATCAACTCGTTTATCTTTTAATAACAATTTAAATATTTTATAGTGTCCATTTTTAGCTGCAAATCTAATAGCATAATTGCGACTATTACTTGGATCAACTTGTTTATCTTTCAATAACAATTTAACAATTTTATAATATCCTTCTTGTGATGTAATTCTAATTGCATAATTATTACAGCAACCTAAATTAACTCGTTTATCTTTCATTAGTTTAATAATTTTAAAATATCCATAATCAGCTGCCCAAAGAATTGCAACATTTTGCGTTTTATTTGAATTAATTCGTTTATCTTTCATTAATAGTTTAATAATTTTAAGATTTCCAATTTTAGATGCTAATTCAAATATATAATCAATATTAATAATATAATAATTAAAATGATATATTTTATCAATACTAGTTTTATTAAATTTAATTAATGAACATAGATCATTATATAACAAAAACATAATAGAAACTTTTTAGAAAGAAACTTTTTAGAAAAAAGTTTCAGCAAAAAGATTGAAGAGTAATTATAAGAAAATATTTTTAATTATTGAAAAAAAATAATCAATTTTATTAACATAATATTTTTTTAATGGTTTTTTAAATAGTATTACTATTTTTGGTACTTTAGAAAATCCAATAGCGCTACCATCTGCTCCACACATATTATATTGATTTTTTTTGTAATTATAGTAATAATCAATAACAATATTTTCAATTAAATCATCATATAATAAGAACATAGAAACTTTTTAGAAAGAAACTTTTTAGAAAGAAACTTTTTAGAAAAAAGTTTCAGCAAAAAGGTAATTGAAAATGTAGTTGAAATGTAGTTGAAAATGTAGTTGAAAAAGATAGTTGAAAAGTTTATATTAATAATAATTTATATTTATATTTAATACAATGAATAAAAATATTAAATTAATTATTGATTCGAGAGAACCATCAATCATAAAAACTCAATTAAATAATCTTAAAAATATACAAACAGAAACAATTAATTGTGATATTGGTGATTATATAATTAAATATAATGATATTGTTGTTGCTATAATTGAAAGAAAATCATATCCAGATTATGCAGCATCTATAAAAGATGGAAGAAAAGATGAACAATTTACAAGAATTCTCTCTTGTGGAATTCCCAATTATAAAATTTATTATTTAATTGAAGGTAAAATTACAGATGTTAAAAATGTAAAAATGAGAACATCAGTTCAAAATTCAATAATTCATAAACAAATTCGTGATTCTGTATCAATATTATTTTCAACAAATCCATACCATACATGTAATGTAATAAATGAGTTGATTTCTTCAATAATAAACCACAATTATTTTTGGAAAGTAAATTTAGATGATTATAATAAATTAAAACATAAAAGTGGTGATTATTTAAATAATCTCTCAAATAACTATATCAAAAATATAAAAATTAAAAAATCATCAAATAAAACAAAAAATGATGTTTTCATTTTAATGTTGGAACAAATAAATGGTGTTTCTTTCAATATTGCAAAATGTATTGTTGAGAAATATTTATCAATGAGTAATTTGATAATTAATTTAAATAAAAATAAAAATTTGTTATTAGGATTACCTATTAGTGAAAAAAGAAAAATTGGTAAAATTATTGCACAAAGAATTTATGATACATTAATTTATTAAAAACATAATATTATTTTATATATAATGTTTATTTCAAAAATTTATCTTTGGATAAAATATTCCTATTTATATTTTTTTCCAACTAGAAAAAATATAATAAAATATATTAAAATAAATGATAAAAAAGTATTATTCAAAGATACTTTATTATCAAATAAAAATTTAAAAATTATTGAGATAATTAAATGGGCAGATAAAAATTATGAAAATATTGATAAAATAATCGTTGGTTATTCTCAAATAGATAATTCTAATGATATTTTACATATGATAATACAATTACCAAAAAATAAAACAAAATATATTTTCAACAATAGATTTTTTTCAACTAAAAATGAAATTCCATATAAAGATCCAATGGATTATGAAGAATATTTTGATTATAATTTAATTATGATAACATCTGAATTAAAATTTGATAATATGAATTATTGAATAAAATTGATTTTGTTTTATAATATATAAAAATGAAATTTTGTAATTGTGGTACATTAATTACGAAAAAAAGACATGTAAATGGTTTATATTATGATTATTGTTCATTATGTAAAAATGAAATAACTAATACTGATTCATATGATTCATTATTATATATTGATAAAAATAAAGTCACAAAAACATCAATAAATTTAGTAAAAGCAATGATCGATGATCCAACTTATCAACAAATTAAAAAAAAATGTGCTAATGAAAAATGCTCTAATAACATTCTAAGATTTGATTATAAAAAATCTATGAAACGAGTATATGTTTGCCCTAAATGTGGTTTTTTTCAAGAATAGGATATTGTTCATGTTTTTTTGTTATTTTTTTTCTTCGTCCTTGAAAAGTAGAATTTGACTTTTTGATTTGATATGATTTACCCAACATTATATTATAGTAACTTTTTAAATAAAAGATATGTTAAAAATATAGTTATATTATTTTTTATAATTAACTTAATCAATTTATATTATTAGAAACTTTTTAGGAAAAAGTTTCAGCAAAAAGGTTTGGTAAAAAGTTTCAGCAAAAAGGTTTAGTAAAAAGTTTCAACAAAAAGGTTTGGTAAAAAGTTTCAACAAAAAGATTGTTTTTAGAATATTAAAAAAAATAATTATTTTTTTATTATTTATTAAGTGAAACTAGTTTATCTTTCAATAATAATTTAATAGTTTTATGATGTCCATTTTTATATGCTAATTTAATTGCTTTATTATTACAATCACTAGGATCAACTCGTTTATCTTTTAATAATAATTCTACAACTTTATAATGTCCATTTTTAGAAGCATTTATAATTGCATAATTATTCAAAGCATTTGGATTTACTCGTTTATCTTTCAATAATAATTCAACAATTTTATAGTGTCCATTTTCAGATGCATATCTAATTGCATGATTATTAGCATCACTTGGATCAACTCGTTTATCTTTTAAAAATAATTTAACAATTTTATAATGTCCATTTTCAGATGCCATCTTAATTGCAAAATTATAATCGTCACTTGGATCAACTCGTTTATCTTTCAATAATAATTTTACAACTTTTAAATGATTATTCATAGATGCTATTCCAATTGCATAATTTTTATCATCGCTTGGATCAACTCGTTTATCTTTCAATAATAATTTTACAATTTTCAAATGTCCATTTCCAGATGTTGCTCCAATTGTATAATTTTTATTATCACTTGGATCAACCCGTTTATCTTTTAATAATAATTTTACAATTTTCAAATGTCCATTTTCAGATGCTACTCCAATTGCATAATTATAATAAATACTTGGATCAATTCGTTTATCTTTCAACAATAATTTAACAACTTTTAGATGTCCATATGCAGATGCTAATTTAATTGTATAATTGTTATTAACACTTGGATCAACTCGTTTATCTTTTAATAATAATTTTACAACTTTATAATGTCCAGATCGAGAAGCTAATCTAATTGGATTATTATTTTGATTATTTGGATCGACTCGTTTATCTTTCAATAATAATTTTACAACTTTATGATATCCATATCTAGATACATAATTAAATACATCATTTATATCAATAATGTAACAATTAAAATAGTATTTGTTTTTAATTTTATAAATATTGTCTATATTAAATTTAATTAATGAACACAAATCTTTGTATATCAAGAACATAGAAATAAACTTTTTGAAAAGAAACTTTTTATGAAAAAGTTTCAGCAAAAAGGTTTGATGAAGAGATTTAGTATTATGTTTTTATAAATAATAAAAAAAATAATCAATTTTTTTATTATTTGTAAATTTTTATTATTCAAAGTATAATTCGTTTATCATTTATTAATATTTTAACAATTTTTAAATGTCTATTTTCAGCTGCCCATCGAATCGCATTATTATTATCATTACCTGGATCAACTCGTTTATCTTTTAATAATAATTTAACAATTTCTAAATGTCCGTTTCTTGATGCCCATTGAATCGCACTATCATTATCATCACTCGGATCAACCCGTTTATCTTTCAATAATATTTTTACAATTTTTAAATATCCAGATTCAGCGGCATGTTGAATCGCATAATTACTATTATCACTCGGATCAACTCGTTTATCTGTTAATAATAATTCAACAATATTATAGCATCCATATTGTGAAGCTTTATTAATTGCATAATTTTTATCATCGCTCGGATCAACTCTCTTATCTTTCAATAATAATTTAACGATTTTTATATGTCCAGATATAGATGCCAATTGAATTGGATAATTTTTATCATAACATGGATTAACTCGTCTATCTTTTAATAATAATTTAATAATTCCTAAATGTCCGTTTTCAGCTGCCCAACAAATCGCATAATTACTGTTATTACTTGGATCAACTCGTTTATCTGTTAATAATAATTTAATGACTTTTAGATATTTTTTTTCAAATAAATATTGAATTGCAAAATTTATATTAATAATATAACAATTAAAATGATATTTTTTATCAATATCTAAATTATTATTTTTAATAAATCTGATTGATGAACATAAATCTTTGTATATTAAAAACATAGTAGAAAGTAACTTTTTAGGAAAAAGTTACAGCAAAAAGATTTAGAAAGTAACTTTTTTAGAAAGTAACTTTTTAGGAAAAAGTTACAGCAAAAAGATTTAGAAAGTAACTTTTTTAGAAAGTAACTTTTTAGGAAAAAGTTACAGCAAAAAGATTTAGAAAGTAACTTTTTTAGAAAGTAACTTTTTAGGAAAAAGTTACAGCAAAAAGATTTAGAAAGTAACTTTTTTAGAAAGTAACTTTTTAGGAAAAAGTTACAGCAAAAATACAATAAGGTTATTTTTAAAATATCAAAAAAAATAATCAATTTTTTTATTATTTAATAAGTGAAACTCGTTTATCTTTCAATAATAAATTAACAATTTCAGTATGTCCTTCTTTAAAAGCTAATTTAATTGCATCATTATCATCAGCACTTGGATCGACTCGTTTATCTTTTAATAATAGTTCAACAATTTTATAATATCCACGTTCAGATGCCGCTTTAATTGCAAAATTATCATCGTCACTTGGATCAACTCGTTTATCTTTCATCAATAATTCAACAATTTTATAACGTCCCCGTACAGTGGCCCATCTAATTGCACAATTATTGACACTAGGATTAACTCTTTTATCTTTTAATAATAATTTTACAACTTTATAACTTCCTACTTTAATTGCTTGTAAAAATGCAACATTATTACAATCACTTGGATCAACTCTTTTATCTTTCAATAATAATTTAATAATTTTTAAATGTTTATTCATGCATGCCATTCGAATTGCATAATTATTATCATTACTTGGATCGGCAGGAGTATTTGTAAATAATAATTTAGCAATTTTGAAATATCCCTTTTTAGATATTATATTTATCAATTCTTCACTTTGCATTTTTAACTTATGTGTTTTCCAAAAATATTTTATAATTTTATAATAACCATTCTTGCAAACCCATTTATATGCATGACAATAGATAGAAGTATAACTTAATTGAAATTGTGGATCAATTTGTTTATATTGAAATAATAATTTAACAACTTTTAAATGTCCATTTCTACATGCCCATTTAAATGGTTCAATTAAAATGTATTTATTTGGATTATCTTTCAATAATAATTTAACAATCTTTAAATGTCCATTTCTACATGCCCATTGTATTAATAATTGCATTTGATTTAGATTTAAATAAAATCTTTTATGATATAATAATAATTTTACAATTTTATAATATCCATATCTAACAGAATATCTAATTGCATAATTTTTTTTAATATTTGGATTGATATTATTAATAGCATATTTTATAATTTCATATTTATTATTTTCAAATGAATATATAAATAATTCTTTTATTTTAGTAATATAATTTATTAAAAATAGTTTATTGTTTACATTTTTATTTTCAATATATATTTTGAAATTTGAACATAAATCTTCATATAAGAAGAACATAATAAAGTAACTTTTTGGGAAAAAGTTATGTCAAAAAGGTGGAAAGTAACTTTTTAGAAAATAACTTTTTAGAAAAAAGTTATGTCAAAAATGTTTTATGGAAAGTTTGTTTATAATATTAAAAAAAATAATTAATTTTTATTAAAACATTTTTTGATGAAACTTTTTCCTAAAAAGTTTATTTATAATATTAAAAAAAATAATCAATTTTTATTTATATATTTTTTCAATACTTTAATAATTTTATAATAATTATGTTTAGATGCAATTTTAATTAAATCATTAATACAATTATTTAAATTTATTCTTTTATCTTTTAATAATAATTTAACAAGTTTTAACCATCCATAACCACATGCTTCTTTAATTGGATAATTATAATATATATTTGGATCAATTCGTTTATCTTTTAATAATAATTTTAAAATTTTATAATATCCTCGTTTACATGCCCATATTAATGCAAAATTATAAAATACTGACAATTCGATATCTTTTTTCAAAAAATATTTTATTATTTTTATATATCCCAATTCATATGCATTTATAAATAATTTTTCATTTTTACCATTATATGTTATTAAAAACATTTGATTCGACATATTTTCAATAAGTACTTTAAAATTTAAACATAAATCTTTATATAAAAAGAACATAATAGAAACTTTTTAGGAAAAAGTTTCAGCAAAAATGTTTTATGGGAAGAAACTTTTTAGGAAAAAGTTTTAGCAAAAATGTTTTATGGGAAGAAACTTTTTAGGAAAAAGTTTCAGCAAAAATGTTTTATGGGAAGTTTGTTTATAATATTAAAAAAAAATAATCAATTTATATTAAAATATTTTTTGCTGAAATTTTTTCCTAAAAAGTTTCTTTATATTAAAATTCATCTAAGAGATCATCATAATCATCTTTTTTACCAATCATATCGCTTTTTCCAACAGTATAATTTGTTGGAATTATTTCAAATTGTTTTTCTTCCAATACCATTCCTAAAATTTTCATTTCCTTAAATGGATTATTTACTTTATAAATTGGTTTAATATTCATTTGCACCAATACTACGTCGGCAACATATTTAACATAATTTATCATCTTCTCTTGAGTTAATAGGCCGACTGATTTAGGAATTGCAGAAATTATAAACTTTTCTTCTAATTTTATTCCAGTTTTCCAAATATCTAAAATGATTTTTTCATCAATATCTTCTTTTTTCATATAATTCAACAATAAATGAATTCCCATCATCATATGTTGAGATTCATCTCTAGAAATTAATTCATTTGATTGTCTTAATCCAGGGAATTTACCATCTTTACATAATACATCAATTAATTTAAATAATGATGAAAATGCTATTCCTTCAATGAAAACAAATGCAGCTACTCTTTGCGCTAATGAATATTTCTTTGCATCCATCCATTTAATAATCCAATCATTTTTTTCTTTAATTATATCCAATGACATATGTTTTGCTAATAATTTAACAGATTTAGATCCAAAATATTCATGAATTGTTTTTGCATATGTTTCAGCGTGTATTGTCTCTTGATAAGACTGTAAATTAAACCATGCTTCAATTTCTCTGACTGGAAACTCTTTTTTGAAATTATCCATTATATTATCAATAACTAAATTATCTGCAATTGCAAAAAATCCTAATGTATGTTCTATTATAATTTTTTCTCCATTTATTACATTTTTCCAATCTTCAATATCTTTATTGAAATGAATTTCATCAACTGTCCACATTTGATCTCTTGAATCGCAAACAATTTTCCAAATATCATGATGAACAATTGGAAACAATATGACGCGTTTATCTTCAATATCTCTATTTATTTTTGACATTATATATTAACAAAAACAAAATAAATAATCAATTTTATTATAGAAACTTTTTAGGAAAAAATTTCAGCAAAAAATGTTTTAGAAAGATGTTTTAATTTATTTATTATATTTTTTATAGTTTGGTCATTTTTATCAATTCGTCTATCTTTCAATAATAATTTAATAATTTTATAATATCCATTTTCATATGCCAATTGAATTGCTTCATTATTTTTATCACTTGGATCAACTCTCTTATCTTTTAATAATAATTTAACAATTTTATAATATCCATTTTCGGCTGCCCATCTAATTGCATAATTATTAACATCATTTGGATCAACTCTCTTATCTTTTAATAATAATTTAACAATTTTATAATATCCATTTTCAGCTGCACATCTAATTGCATAATTATTAACATCACTTGGATCAACTCTTTTATCTTTCAATAATAATTTAATAATTTTTAGATATTTATTCATGCATGCCATTCGAATTGCATAATTGTTTTCATTATTTGGATTAATTCGTTTATTTTTTGATAATAATTTAACAATTTTATAATGCCCAGAAAAAGATGCCCAAATAAAAAATTCATTAATATTATTAATAAATTTTGAAATAAATAATTTATCAATTATATCATCATATTTACATTTTATTTCAATATTAAAATATAAATCATCATAAATTAAGAACATTGTATCTATATAATAAATATATATGTACAACTAAAAATAACTATTTACTAATTAAAAACGACTATTTTGATATCAAAAAATTTTATCAATTTTATTTATTTAATATTTTTTAAAAAATAAAATAAGAATAATATAAAAATCTGTTTATTTTTAATAAAAATATTAATTATCTTTTTAAAAATTAAAATAATTTTAATATTATATATTTTTTAATTTATTCATTATTTTTTTATAGTTTGATTATTTTTATCAATTCGTTCATCTTTTAATAACAATTCAACAACTTTATAATATCCATAATAAGATGCATATCTAATTGCATGATTATTATCATCGCTTGGATCAACTCGTTTATCTTTCAATAATAATTTAACAATTTTATAATGTCCATTTTCAGATGCTCATCTAATTGCACAATTATTAACATCGCTTGGATCAACTCGTTTATCTTTTAATAATTATAATATAATATTTACATTTTATTTCAATATATTTATTATATCTTTAATTATTATCATCACTCGGATCAACTCGTACATCTTTCAATATTAATTTTACAACTTTATAATATCCAAAAAACGACGCAGATTGAATTGAATAATTATTTTCATCACTTAGATCAACTCGTTTATCTTTTAACAATAATTTAACAACTTTATAATATCCAAATCTGGCAACCCATCTAATTGTATTAAAATTGGATCAACTCTTTTATCCTTTAACAATAATTTAATAATTTTATAATATCTATTTCTTGATAACCAAATAAATAAATAATTAATATTATTGATAAACTTTGAGATAAATATTTTATTAATAAACTTTAAAATAAATATTTTATCAATTATATTATTATATTTACATTTTATTTCAATATTTGAACACAAATCATCGTATATTAAGAACATATTAGTAACTTTTTAGCATTAAATTGCGGTAAAAGAGCTAATAAATCCAATATTTGACCGCTTTTAAAAATCAAAATTATTTAATCAATTTTATTCTTATTGTCTTTTAAAAAAATATTATAACGATTTTATTTTATTTACTATTTTGAAAAAAAAAGTTTTAAAAAAATAAAATACTAATAAGATAAAAATCCATTATAACTTTTTAAGAAAAAGTTATGTTAAAAAAGTCGACTTATTTATTTATATTTATTTTCAATACTTAAATATTCCTACATAATTAGCTCACCGGAACTTTAGGTAACAAAAAGTCTACATATTTCCCCGGTGAGCTTATTTATATTATTATTTCAATAATTAAGAAAAGTACTAATAATCTATTCTATTATTTCAATACTTTAAATATTCCTACATAATTAGCTCACCGGAAATTTAGGTAACAAAAAGTCGACTCGTTTATTTATTTATAT